ATGCGTCCCGATGGGATCTGGGCTGGGGACTAATGTGAAGCTGGCGTAGGCTGCCGTCGAGGCAGCCTACGCCAGCTTCACAACTATTTCATGATGGAGGTTGAAGGATCCCTCCCTGCTCCGTTAAATTGTCATGCAAGTTGAGTTGTCATTCTATGGAGGCTGGCCAATCACCCCTTCTCGTAAGTGGAAGGGGGAGGGCGCTCTTACTTGTCCCAAGTGCAAGAGCCAACGGATTTCCCTAACCGTGGAACGAGGGGCCTTCGGGACTGGCCCCGGCAACCGTTGGCGTATGGGTGACCAAGGGGGCCGGGAACTCGCTCTGTGCCAAGATTGCGGCAACAAGGGCTATCACATGGGAATCCCCAAAGCTGGTAGCCTTCAGGAGGGCTCGTTGGTAGCCTTCTCAGGTTGTCGTTGCACCTTTAGAGTTGCAGGTCGAGACGCCAACCACCCCTTGCATGTGGTTTTCACTCAGGTGAGCCACTGTAAGACTCGTGCGTGTAATCTTGCTGCGGGGCAAGAACTTTGGCTCTTTGAGGATGCCCCCATCGCAGGGGTGCCAGGAAAGCACTCCTTCCTTCTCCTGGGGTCGGATGGGGGGTAGCCCCTGAACCCTCTCAATTTTCCGTAGGGATATCCTACCTTTACAGAAAAGTGATCGACCTTGCATTTTTTCCCTTGCCAAGGTCCCCTAGGGGGTTATACTGCCCCTCGTTGTTGATGCGGCACTGCACCGGAATCTCCGGTCGGGGCGAACACAACTCACGGCTGGGCGAAAGTTTAGTCGTGAAAGCTTGGGTCAAGCCCCCAATTCGTTGGGGATAGGGTCCAGGCAATCTCGACTCCTTAAAGGGGCTCGGGGGTGTCGAGGGGACGTAAGGAACCTCGAACGGTGTAATCTTGGAACGTTTTTACGTTACGGGGTTATTTCGTGGTGGTGAGAGCCACTAGCTCACTGGGACCTCCTGAGGGAGGTGAGGTGCGAGGGGACGCAAGAAACCTCGCTAGTATGGGTGAAAAGCCTATCAAGGACTTCTTGAGAGAGATGCTCCAGGTTAGGCAGTCTATACTACCTAGACGAGAGTTTAGGGCTAATAAGCTACCGAAAGGTAGCCGAGATGGTCGGCGGGTGACCTAGAGTTGGAGCCTTAGGAAACTAGGGAAGTAGCTCTAGGGAGCTGGGAGCCTGAAAAGGCTTGCGGATTTCCCGCATAGAGATAGCGGAACATCTTGGCCAAAAACTAAGAAAGTGGTTGTCTCTAAAGTGTCGTGTCGCTTGTCAAGCTAACCCTTGGCAACCCCAACCTGAACCTGCGCAAGCAGGTGGGGTGGTCTCTGAAAAATGGGGCCAAACTCAGGACGGAGCCGTGAAGCCGAAAGGTTTCACGGCTTTCGTGATTTATGCGCCTGAGTCAGCATAAAATGGGCCAAGTTGCGCAGGTCTCTGTAGATGCGTAAGGTAGTACGCATGAAATCCGAACCTAAGACCAAGAAGAAGGCTCGCCGTAGCCCTGTCCCTAAGGGGCAGGTAACTTTGACCCCGCAACAGAAGTACATTGCTAGGCTCGAAGCCGAAGCCAAGAAAGCGGGGGGCTCTCTTGGTCATCTAGCGTCTGCTGCAAAAATGCGGCCTGACGACTTCTTTTCTCTAAACCCAGAGACTCAATGGGCCATCGACAAAAGTCTTGGCATCCTTGATTGGAACGGGGACTGGAAGAGTTAATTTCCCCCAAGTGGAGGCGCTTCCCGGTGTAATAGAGAGCTGACCCGCATAAAGCCCCAATTTCGGGGCGTGCGTTTGGCCCATAACGGGCATGGAGGGTCATCATGGCTAGTAAGAGTTTCTTCAGTCAAAAGGGCACGACTGTTCCGACGGCAACGGCAACAAACTACTCGGGTAAGCCAGCCTACAAGCTCTCGTCGAAGTACGCACTGGCGCAACTCGCCGTGACCGGCTGCTTCAACCAGACCTTCTACACGAGTGGCGAGGACCAGCTCCAGCAGGTTCTTGCACTCGCGAGGGAGTGTGAGCCCGAGTTCGTGGCGAAAGTGGCGATTTACGCCCAAGAGTCCGGCTTCATGAAGGATATGCCTGCGGCTCTCATGGTCTACCTGACCACGGTAGACTTGGCTGTCGCTCGGAAGGCATTCCCGAGGGTCATCCGCAACGGTAAGATGCTCCGTAACTTCGCTCAGATCCTTCGGTCCGGAGCGTTTGGGCGTCACAACCTAAGCGCGAAGGGAATCCAAAAGCTGATCCAGGGGTGGTTCGATGCCCGGACCGAGGACGAACTCTTCCGAATGTCGGTTGGAAACAACCCATCTTTCGGGGACGTCATCAAGATGGCCCGTGTTACTCCGAAAAGCAAGGAGAGGTCGGCTCTTTACGCTTACTTCATCGGGAAGACGGCAGCTCGATTCGGGACGGAAGTCTTCCCGATCGCAGATGTCCTACCTGAGCGGGTGAAGGCGTACGAAGAGTTCCTCAAGAATCCGCACCCAACGGAGGAGATCCCGGATGTGCCTCTAGAGATGGCGCTGGGGCTTCAGCTCTCCATTGAGGGATGGAGGACGGTTGCTCGTAGGGCAAGCTGGTTCCAGACGTTCCGGACGATGAACACCTTTGCTAGACACGGGGTTCTCTCGGATCCGGAAATGGTCGAGTTCCTCTCTAATCGCCTCAGGAACCCAGACTTGATCCGCAAGGCTCAAGTCTTCCCGTACCAAATCCTCATGGCCTACAAGGCTATCGTGGAAGGTCAGACCTCTTTCGGTAAGAAGGGGGCTAACGATGGCGACAACTATGGCGATCTAGTCAAGATCGCAGGGGCTCTCCAGGATGCCTTGGAGTTTTCTTGTGAAAACATCCCGACTTTGGAAGGTCAGGTAGTCATTTGTCCGGACGTGTCCGGATCGATGTCGTCTCCTGTCACGGGTAATCGGATCAACCCGAAGACCGGCAAGGTGGAGAGGCATACAACGAAGGTTTCTTGCGTTGAGGTAGCGGGGCTGATGAGTGCAGCCATTTTGCGGAAAAACTCGCAGGCTCGGGTCATCCCCTTCGATACGGAAGCTTACTCCAGCTTCCCCCTCAACCCAAGGGATAGTATCCTAACGAATGCCCAAAAGTTGGGTGCACTCAGAGGAGGGGGTACAGATTGCTCCTGTCCGCTCAAGTACCTCAACAAGGCGAGGGCCAAGGCTGACGTGGTGATCTTCATCTCGGACTACGAGTCTTGGGGCGGGGCCTACGGGGCATCTCGTGGGACTCCCATGATGGAGGAGTGGGGTAAGTTCCACTCCCGTAACCCGGGAGCGAAGTTGATCTGCATCGATCTCACCCCCCATGGGACGACGCAGACCCCGAACACGCCTAACATCCTACATGTAGGTGGGTTCTCCGACAAGGTGTTCGAGGTTGTCACGAGCTTCGCTAATGGCAAGCCCGATAAGGCTCACTGGACGAAGGTCATTGAAGACGTCGAGCTGTAAGTAGAGAGAATGGGGAAATGAAGGTACCGTAAGAGATTACGGTACCTTCAACTTTTTTGTCGGGTAGTGTAGGGTTGGCAACTCCGAAAATTCTTCTTATGAAACTAGAGAGTTAGCCTCTCTTGGGGGAGCGTATGGCCTTCTCATTAGACCACCTACTTGAAAGTGTAATCCCCGCTGTTATCACAGGCGGAGGCACTGCTGTCTCAACGATCTTGGCTTTCCTGCGGGATACCAAGAAGCGTTTGGATGACGTGGAAAAGAGAGTCGGGTCTCTCGAAGGGAAGTCGGGTCTTGTCTATTCGATGCACCTTTTGGAGGACTCCCTCAAGACCCTCCGAGATAAAGTAGGGGAGCCAGTTCGATGGCGAACCCCCTCTTTCCCTGGGGAGCAAACCACGGATTTTATCGAGGGAAAGCTAAGGGATTTCGAGCGCAGAATCAAAGACCTAGAGGAATGCCAAGAACGTATTGATGCCAAGATCAAGAAACTTGTATCTGAGGATGACTTTGAACAAGCTGATCGGCAGAGGGCTGATGAAATCTCAGCCATTAGGCATACCATGGCTGAAGTGCGGGGGCTTCTACAAGGACTTCAATCAGCTCTTGGGCTGATTGGGAAAAAGTCTAGGTAACCGAAATGGAGGTCACAAAATGGGTGCCGCATTAAAGTTGTTCAGGCGTCAATCTGGTCAATTCCAGGTCGTTGAGAAAGAGGCCCTGGAGATTCTAGATTGCACTCGAAGGGTGGTAGAGAAACTCAAGAGTGAGCCTCCTCCTTTCTTGGTTGAAAGTGAGCCTCCCCCTGCTGCGGATAGCGACACTCCTCCTCCTCTTGACAAGCTTCCTCCCCCGTCTATCAAAAAGCTACCTTGGGGTACCGGTTCTTACAGTGTAGTACCTAAGTTACCTGAGAAGGTCTAGCTGCTCGCAGAGGGCAGTATGAAGAAGAACTCGAACGATATTGTTACCTGGCGCGAAGCCACTGAAGCGGATGGGACTATCCATATGCTTCCGCCGACTGGCGGGCACGTTCCAAATATGGAGTGTCCGTGTAGGCCAATACGCAATCAACTAGCCGGGCCATCTGATAGCCCTTATGTGGCATCCCACTTTGATGGGCCTCTGATGGTTAGGAGGTTGATCCTAGCCGTCCAAGACTATATGACAGCAACGAATTCGATAGATAGCGGGGTAGCTTACTGGGAAGCTCGATGTGCCTTGGATGCTATTCGGGCAGTGTTTCGTAAAAGCAGCTCAGTCCCTCCTCCGTATTGCCCGGAATGTCACGAAGAGCTGCCCCAAAGAACAACCCCTCCCCCTTCTGAAAAATCTTAGTAATTACATGTTGTTTAGCCCCCACTCCAAGCTCTTGGTGCCCAAACCACATGGGTTTGTACAGGGTAACTTTACCGCCGATGAGATCCTCCCTAACCTTTGGCAAGGGTCGGTTCCCAATCCTCTCGTAGTGCAAGAGATGGGCGTACACACAGTGGTGCTGTGTGCAGAGGAGTATCAACCAGCTCCCGCACAATTCCAGGGGGTTGAACTTCTATACGCCCCTAACGAAGACGATTTCTCTCGCATGCCCACAAAGAGAGAGCTTGAGATCGCTTTCACTGCTGGACGTAAAGTAGCTCACCAAGTTACCTTGGGGAACAAGGTGCTTGTTACTTGCTGGATGGGGTGGAACCGCTCTGGGCTTGTGAGTGCGTTCGCTCTACACTTTTTGACGAAGAAGCCTGGGGCCTGGTGCGCTAGAGTGGTCAAGTTTGCTCGTCAGGGCGCATTACAGAACCCAGGCTTCAACAAGGTCTTGAATCGACTTAGGGCGCCGCAGGACTGACACAGGTCTCAGGCTTCTTTTTGCGGGCAGCCTCAATTTCCGCACAGGACTTCACCAGAGAAAGGCATCGCGGGTTGAGGAAAGCCCCGCGTTCCTGAGAGGTGCGGCAGAAGGCTTCGCATGAGACGTTGGGTACGTCTTTGGGGCCAGGGTGATCAGAGTCGTAGACTGGCTCACCTTCCTCGCACCCGAGCCCTCCTTTAGCTTTAGGCCCAAGGTGTTGGCACATCTTACCGCAGAGGTCGGTATCTGGGGGCTCAATAGGTGCGGGACTGGGGGTGTCTCGGGTAGGTGGGCAGCCGATGGAGTTTAGCGCTAGGACGATCAGAAGGAGAGTTAGAAGTTTGCGTCGCATACCCATCCGTGGCCATCAATAAACTTTTGACGTGCTCTCTTTGGGTGATGACCACTATGATGCCACCCTCTCCCTTTGGCTATAAACCAGACCCGCGTACGGGTACTGACCTCAACGGCAAGGAGTTCGACTGGTTCGAGAAGGACAAGGATTTCGACCAGGATCTTCTCCCTCGACTTAATCTGGGAGAAGGAGATGTGGATCTGTCAGAGTACACTACAGAGACCAATCAGGGAGGTCTCTCTTCCTGTGCCGGTAATGCAACCGGGGATTCAATCGAAGTTCTCAATGACATTGCAGAAAAGGCAAAGGCTGCCTCAGAAGGTCGAACTCCCGCCCCTCCTATTCAGGTAAGCAGGCTGTTCATCTATTCCATGGCTCGTGGGATGATGGACGATGATGGGGATGGGCAAGGGGACATCGACAAGGACGCAGGCACCTACATCCGTCTTTGCTTCGAGGTCCTTTCGCGTTTTGGTGTTTGCGACGAAAAGGTCTGGCCCTATGACCAGTCGAAGGTATTTGTCGCTCCCAGCATCAAGGCAATGCGTCAGGCTGTTGGGCACCGTATCCACTCGTACTACAGGATCAAGAGTACAGGGGACGACCGACTTGACTCCATTGTGGCGGCTCTTCGAGCCAAGCACCCCGTAGTTTTTGGGACGCTTGTCGATTACGACTTCATGCAGTTGAATGGCCCTTCCGTAATTAACCCCCCAACAGGTGCAACCGCAGGGGGTCATGCGATGCTCTGTGTTGGGTATGTCAACGGGAACTTTCTGGTCAAAAATTCCTGGGGTAAGCACTGGCGAGACAACGGCTTTGCCCTCTTGACTCCCGAGTACATGAAGTGGGCAAATACTTGGGACCTTTGGGTTCCCACGAAGTCTATGCCGTTTTGAAGGTGCCTTCTTGATCCTCGGTCTCGCCTCAACTAAACCTCGCACCGACCGCCAAGGCGGTGTGTTCCAACTGTATTTTGTGAAGTGTGATAGCGGCAATTCAACTCGGTGCAAAGGGGTGTGGTCGCGGAGGCTGACTCAGAAGATTCGTGACCAGAAGTCCCACCTTTGCAAGCCTTGCCACAACGCCTCCATTGCAGCAAAAGGCGGGGTCAAAGGGGGTCCTGTATCCGGCAGGCAGGCCGTCAAGACCGGCCAATTCGCGCAAGCCCTTCAGTTGGCGCACACCCCCGAAGCTTACGCTAAGGGGGAGAGGACCCGTTCCAAGAAAGGGGTTCTGGCCTTCACATCCAAAGTAGAGGGCTTTTTCTACAAGAGATGTCTGGAAAGCTACCCTGACGCGGTTCGTTGGAAATTTGTTAGGGTCACGGGTAACCACACGTCGATCGACATCTACATCCCCTCCCTTGACGCTTATATCGAAGTGGACGGTGTGTACTGGCATGGTCTGGATCGACCCTACGAGGAATTAGAACCTAGAATCAGGGCAAAGTACGACCGAGACCGGGTTCTTGATGCTGCGTGCCACGCTCAAGGTATTACTCTCTTTCGCATCACCGATCAGCAAGTGCGTGCAAAGGACTGGGGGTGGTTGTTCTCTGAACTACAACGCAGGCAGGTTCAACCGTGACGGACCTAGCTGTTCGTGTTGCCGCAAGGTGGATTCAAGCGGCGTACTTTAAGCCCGGCGATATAATTCTGTACGGGAAATACAAGAACCATCGCGGCAAAGTCGTGGGGTTCGGCAAGGATAAATGGGGCAATCCGACTGTGGAGGTCGAGCCCATCCCCAAGGGACGGAAGCAAAACAAGGTCTTCGGTCTCTTCAAGATTTGGCGAGCGGACGTGAAAGAGAAAGCCCTCGCCGAACAAGCGAAAGCCCAAGTTGGACCCGTGAAGGTTGGTGGGGTAGAGGGGCTCGCTCTTAGGGTTGCACGACTTTTCGCTCAAGGGGCAGAAGCCCATGATTTGAAAAAGTTTTTGTAGAATCCCCAAGCACTGTCCCCGCAACATACTTGAGAGAGTTCATACGAGGTCGAGATGGCAAAGCTGGCTACCCTTGGGGTGGGGGTCTGAAATGGGTCGCATCATTGAGAGCGCAGGGGTTCATGTCTTGATGGACGCTTTCGTCCGCGACGAGTCCGTTTTTAACGGAACCCTCCTCAAATCCTTGTTTCATGAGCTGGCTACTGCACTCGACATGACAATCCTGGTAGGGCCAGACTTTATCGAGGTCCCTGTAGACCCAGAAGTTCTTCGGAAAGCCCAAGAAACTGGCGTTTTTGCTGACGAAGGCGGGATAACCGGGATGTGTGTCATCAATAAGAGCCACATGTCCCTTCATGCTTGGCCCTTGCAGAAGTTTTTCAGCTTGGATGTGTTCTCCTGCGCTGACTTTGACCCAGAAATCGCCCTGGGGATCATTCGAGACCGGTTGGGTGTTTCACGCGAGGACACCCATGTCATCAACCGTAAGAAGCCTGTAGCGACCCACCACGGGCAACGGGAAGCGGTCGCTTAGCTCACCTTCGGGTCCTCTTGAAGATGGCTTTGCGGAGGAGGTCTCGCTTCAACCATGATAGGTTGCTCGCTACGGTCCAGCCGTTGAGGTGGTCCATCTCGTGTTGGATGACCACAGCGAGCGTCCCCTCTGCTTCCATCTCGAAGGGCTGGCCGGTTTCAAGGTCCGTGGCTTTGACCCGGACCTTGTTCACCCGCTTCTCCTCGAAACGCTCACCGGGAAATGAGAGGCAGCCCTCTACAGATCGGATGGTCTCCCCGAGCGGTTCGACCGAAGGGTTGACGAACACGTACGTCTGAGAGTCGACCTTCTTCTCAAACCAATCGATGTCAGCCACGAAGAGTCGAATGGCCTTCCCGACCTGCGGGGCCGCCAACCCGATCCCGTTGCCTTTCATCATCGTTAGGATCATGTCGTAGGCAAGCTGCTTCACCTCGGGGGTGATGGTCTCCACCGGCTTGCACATCTGGTACAGAATAGGGTCTGGGAAGTACCGGAGCGGGAGGGTCTTCGGGGGTCGACTTTCGACGCCGCAGATAGACTCAGTTGATAGTTCAAACATCACTTTTTCCAACTAGCGGCTGCGGTAGGGCCACGTTGGCCCTGGTAATGCGAACCAATGGTAGGCCCGTAGGGGTTGATGACTGATCTGTTCAGCCGGTAAAAGCTGGCTTGGGCAATCTTCATTCCTTCCCACAAGACAACGATCCAGGGCCCGTGGTTAACAATCTCCAGGGTAATCTGCCCCTCCCAACCAGGGTCCACAAATCCTGCCGTTACATGGATTGCTAAGAAAAGTCGCCCAAGAGTCGACTTGCCCTCAATCCTAGCAAGGGTGTCCATGGGACACCGAAGGACCTCGACTGTAGATGCTAGGAGACAACCCCCAGGAGGTAGTTCATAACCCTCCCCAATCGAGACTGGTTGTACGTAGTCTTTGGGGTTATCTTTGCGGAGATCGATCGTTCCTGGACCGTTTACTAAGTCAAATCTTGACTTAGTAATTGGAACTAGTGCTTCTGTAGCCAGAGTGAGATCGTAACTCGCTGGTTGAACTCTTTCAGGGGAAAACGGTTGAACTAAATGAGGGCGCTGAAGAAGGTCGTAGTCGGAGAGATGTCCAGGCATGTCTTGAGCTTACACCAAACTTTGAAGGCGTTGGAAGGGAATCTTGGTCGGCCGTTTGCCAGGTAGCGAGCCGCGTAAGGTGTAGGACACCCATCGTCCGTGGAAGGTAGCTAACCCCCCACCCACACCGATTGAAGTTTGGTAATCTTGTAATCAGGGCTAAGAGGTTAACCTCCATGTCAGTCCCTCTTGTGTGCCGAGTTGCAAAACGGTTCTCCATTCAAGCTGGTGGGGTGGACCTTCGTACCTTGAAGATTACGAGCGAAAACCTGGAGCAAGTGCTCAACGATCTCATCGCTGGGATCGAAGACCTTGAAGCGGCGGAAGAGAAGCTCGGGCTAAGCTTGCGTAACATGACGCAACTTATGAAGGAATCGGTCCATAACGACGACATCTACCACAATGGGGAAGATGTGTTGACCCATATTGGGTGGGTCATGGATGATGTGCACACGTTGTCGGAGCACATGACAGCCGACAAAAAGGCTCTCTTGAAGTTGACTGCGCTCTGTCATGACTTGGGTAAGGCATATACATACAGGTATGACCCTGTAAAGAAAAAACACACCTTCCATGGGCATGCGGAGAAGTCTGTAGAGATTGCCAAGGTTTTCCTGGCTCGCCACAAGGAAGCCCTTGGTGAGCTGTACCAGGATGTGTTGGATTTCACTCGACTACATGATGTGTTCTACGCTCTTGCCTACGAGCGAACTCAGGTAAAAGGTACCAAGTACGTTCGTCGTTTGATGAATGAGGCTATCTACCAAAAAGGTCTTCTTCGCGACCTGTTTGAGTTTGCCAGGGCAGATTCGTACCGAGCAAAGGCTCATGCACAAAAGCTCAAGGAAACGGAAGCCCTCTTTGAGGACCTCGCCGCTGAAGAGCAGTCAGCAAAGGAGGCTGAGCTTCTTGAGGTACAACGGAAGGCTTTCATCAAGTCCAAGCTGCCAGAAGTCCAGGCATACCTAGAGCAAGTAGCGCCTGATGCCGCAACTCTCCTGCCCAATATGGTTGAAGTTAATCAACTACTTGGGCGTACCCGAAGGTTTGACGTCCTCAAGAAGATTAGGAGTATGCTGACATTCCAGGATGAACGATTCAAGCTGGCGAGTGCGGCCCATGCTCGTTCCGTGGCTCTGATGAAGTTCCTGTCTCGTGCGACCCAAGCACTAGGAATTGCAAAGCATGTCTACGTCGTCGGGGGAGCTGTCCGGAATTGGATGCTCAACCAACCGATCAAGGATATCGATGTAGTGATCGATTCGATTGGGGCGAAGAAGGACTCCGAGTGGCTGGCAAAGCGTCTTAGGGAAGCCATCCCGGCTGGGACCAACCTGACCACAAATCAGTACGGCGTTGCTATCCTCACGGTGAAAGACTCGTGGGTGCTCGACGGCCATGATATGCAAGGTGAGGTTATCGAGATTGCTAACGCCCGTAAGGAAAGCTACGGGGGCGAAGAAGGTAAAGGGTACAAACCGCATCTGGTTGAACCTGCTACCATCGAGGAAGACCTAAGCCGACGAGAGTTTACGTTCAACACCTTGCTGTGGCGCTTACTTGACTTGGAGCATGGCCCTGACCGTGCTGAGGTGCTCGACCTGTTGGGGGTAGGTAGGCAGCACCTAGAACAGAAGGAATTGCGGACACCCGTAGACCCCGACAAGACCTTCTCGGATGACCCGACCAGAATGCTTCGGGCAATCAAGTTTACGGCTAAGTACAACTTCAAGATTCCCCCGGACGTTGTGGGTAGTATCCGACGCAATGCTCCAAAACTCAAGCAAATGCCTTGGGATGCTGTACGTAAGATCCTGGTAGAGGATATCCTTGAAGGACCTGCCCCACGGGAGAGCGTGAAGCTACTGAAGCACTTAGGGTTGAGCGATACGATCGGGGAAATGCTGCACGAAACTCAAGGGTTCGCTGCCGCTTTGGCTCGCAGTCTGTCTGAAAAAGAGACCCACCTGGTTCTAGACTTGCTTGACCTTGGGTGGACCATGAAAACCCCCGTGTCCTTCTTGGGGTCAACTGGATTGGTCCGGCTTCGCGAGATTCTTCTCAGCAGTGCGGAAGACCCAGGGTTTGCTGCTGCCTTCGTACAAGCACTTACAAAGCCCCCTTTGGATCAGCCTAAACTGTTCGTAGAGCTGAATATCCCGCTAAAAGAGCGGGGATCTTTAGTTCAGACAGCCCGTAAGTTGCTACTTAGCGACCCTCAACTTGCATTGAGGGGGCTGGAAGAAGCTGTGCGAAGAGAGCTGTCCTAAACGGGCCCTGGGGCCATCCAGACTCTAACGAAGAGTCTGGATGGCTTTGGGTCAGCGCAGGAAAGCCGGGGGAGGCTTAACCTTATCGCCCTCGAAGGGGAGAGGCTCTTCTTTCCAATCAGAGATGAGCTTACTCAGAAGGTCGATATCGCGGCTTAGGGCTTGGATCATCGATTCTGTCTTGTTGACTCGTACTCGAATGAGAGAAGCCCATTGGGCTGGCCCCTCGCTTTCAGGGGTCATTTTCCGAGCCTTTCCAAAAGCCCCTTCTTCGTAAAGTTCGGCTACCTCGCCAGACTTGAGCTTACGGAGCCAGTTCTTCTGGTCATCCAACTGCCTATTGAGGATCTTTACGAGGTGCTTAGTGCCTTCGGGGCTTAGCTCAAATGGAGGGAAGGCTACTCCAATGCATTGACCCTGTACGGAGCCCCAGCCAGGTCGTTGGTAGCCGTGAAGGACGATGGTTGGGTGATGGTTGCTCTGCGCCTTTAGTTTGATGTTGCGGAAACAGCATGGGCACGTGCCAGTGTTGTTTCGAGTACGAGGCGTTGTTTTCTCCCTACGCTCTTCTTCGTACGTAGCCATCCCAAGGTTGTTGGAGATTTGCTCCAGGAACTTTGTGTCCTTGCGGAGCCATGCCTTGAGGCCCCAGATAGGCATCTTTATCGGGTTTGGGTAACGGTTGTCCTGCGCCTCGAACTTGTTCGGGAGCAACTCGAAGACCTGACCCTCGGGAGAAGTGAACCGAAGTCCATTCGAGCCCATATACTTCTTGAAGTAGAAGCCCATACGCCCTTCGCCAAACGGCTTGATGGGCGTCACGTCCATCGTATAGCGCTGACCGTGCTTTGGGCTCGACGGGAAGCTTTGAACTTCATCCGCTTTGATCTTTTCCCAGAGGTATTGAATCCGGAGGGGATCGGAATCGGACTCTAGGTTAGGCTTATCCTCACGGATGTCCAAGTGCACAAGCCCAACAAAAGACTCTACTTTCCAGCCGCCAAGATAGTTGAGGGCCTCGATGAGTTGCTTCATTGAGACGCTGGCATCAGCCCCCTTCCGGAGTTTGAGGAGCAACTCCTTCATTTTCTCAGGGGCCATGCTTGCTGCAAACCTGGCTGCGACTCGATTTGCAATCGTCTGGTCTGTACGGGGCATGAGTTGGCTTCCTTAGCCAAGAGGAAGTTACAAGAACAAGTTGCACTACGCCGAGAACTACCCTTCCTGACCTGCAAGGCCAGTGATCTGTTCCCAGCCAGACCCCCCGTAGGTCTTTGAGGCACCTGGACCGTACCAACGATCGTGATTGTTCGTGGTGAACCCTCGCACCTTTTTCTCCGGCTTACGCTCCGTCATCGAAAAGCCGTAGCTCTTCAATTCGAGAATGATCCCGTGGTTGGATCGCTGAAGGATTTCAGCGAGTCGAACTACATCCGAGAGGGAGAACGACGTACGGTCATCATCCAGAAGGTAGGTGGCAAATGCTTCCACAGAAGCGTATTCTGGCTCAACTTCCATGGAAGGTTAACGTGGGGGCCCCATAATCTTCAACAAAAAAGTTGATAACTTGTAGGTCAAGACGTTGAGTGTCTAAAGGAGCCCCAAGTTGAGCACTGAACCCGACCTGTACGAGAAGATGCACCTCTTGATCCCCCCAGGAGTCAAGGGCGGGGTTTCGATCACCCATTTTACGGTGGGTGCCAAAGAGAGGGAGTGGACGAGTCTACGTGAAGCTATTACGGGAGGGAGGGAGCAAGCTGTCCCAGAGGGGACTTACGTCAAGCTGACCGTCAACGGCACGCTTATGATGAGTGATACCCGGATGGAGCAGCTCACCAATTTGGACCTGATCTATCGGGCTCAGGGAGATGTCCTTATCGCAGGACTCGGGATTGGTATGGTAATCCCTCCTCTTTTCAAGAAGCCAGAGGTAAGGACGGTCACCGTAGTAGAGAAGAGCCAGGAGGTTCTCGACCTTGTAGGGCCCTACTTGGTAAAGAAATACCCAAACTTGTACTTGGTACAGGGGGACATTTTCACCTGGAAGCCCAACCCTAGTCAGGTATTTGACCTGGCCTACTTCGACATTTGGCCTTACGTCTGCTCAGACAACCTTGTCGACATGAACAGACTAAAGAGAAAGTTCAAGCGTTACGTTCAGCCCAATGGCTGGCTAGGTTGTTGGTGCGAGAGGGAATGTCGATGGCAACGGGACCGAGATCGACGGCAGAGGGCGAGATGGTAACTTGACCCTGCCCCCAGGCAGCAGAGAGGATCTCCAGCAACTTAGCTTACTTCTGTTGGCGGGTACTTGGCCGGTGAAAGTTTACGCTTTGTTAAGCTAGGATTTTTGATCGATCGCCAAGTGGGTGCGACTCGTACCCCTTCAACGGAGATTAGCTGTCTGGGAGTTCCTTGTCGAGTGTCGATGACACTTGAGGTCACTCGAAATTCCCCCGAGACATTCAGAATCTCAGTCCTAGTGCCATGCTTACGAGTGAGGTTGAACTCCAGTAGAAGTTTGGCCCCTAGAGGAAGGGGCCCAGGTAACAGGATATTGACCTTGGGGGAGTTCTTTACATCGGAGAACTCTAGGATACTTGGAATGCTCATCAGGATTCTCCATGGGTAACCTAGGGAAGGCTAAGGGGGTCAACTTAGGGTCCCTCAGTGGGTTTTCCTTTGGTGTAGGGTGGAGCTACCCCTCAGGCGACAGAGGGTAGGTTATAGGGCTCCGTGCTCCCTAGAGGAGTCGAGGTAGAATCAGTGCTTCCTGTCTCTATCCCCGAAAAGACCCCGTTGTTTCGGTCCAGAAAGTCGCCAGTTGTTTTTCTGGAAGGTCTTCTCTACCCTCAGACACCATGAGGGGGTTTCCTCTTCGAGGAAATTGCTCCGATTCGGGAAGAAGCTAAGGAACCCCGAGTCGTCTCAGAGAAACGGGTTCATGTGGAAGGGAGTCCCATGAACCTTGGACCAAAGGGCTTGTCCCGATCGACCTTGAAGGATTACCCCCAACTCTGATCCTTCCTCTAAAGTTTTGATCTTCTTGATCTTCTCTTTAGGGTAGTGGCGAAAGCCGAAGCAAAAACAACTATACCCTGAACCCTTTCTTGACCCTCAGTAGTAAGTAGCTCAGTAGGTAGTCCAACCCCCTGTAGGAGAGTAGTAGGAGTAAGAGTAGTGTCCCGAGTCCCTAGTGTAAAATCCCCCGTCTCAAGTCCTAAATCATACATGATTATGGACCTTAAGCGAAACTGCCCCTACATCGATTGTGTCTGGACACAAGAGGAGGCAGAAGCTGAACTAGCAAGTCTTCTTCGCTATTGCCCTATAGACCGGGATTGGCACAAGAGACTAGTGGTAGTTCGTTGCTTGAAAAAAAGCTAGCTGCGTAGGTCCAACAGATCGGAGGGTTGGTGCTTGTGCCAAATTGGGAACCCACTGAAGTGGCCCTCTCAAAGAATTTCTGCGCTTCTGCTAGTCTTCCTTGAGTGAAAAGTTCGAGTGCTTGTGCCCAAAAGTTGAGACTGAGGGTTTCAGCTTCTCGGTCCGTAGCTTGGTCCCCCCCTTGCATTGTGTCCTTCATGAGGAGGGGGCTCCTTTTTTCAGTGGCGGTTACCCATCGCATCCAACTTGTTGCGATGGTGTTGAAGGTTTTCACTCGCCAGCCACCCTTCTTTGGGGGTTCGACGAGTGCTAGGTCTGACCGCTGAATCCCTAAGCAGTGCGACATGGCGACTACTGTTAGACGGTCCTCCACTGTTCGTTGGGGAGGTCGAATGTTTAGTGCGTAGCGGAGAAGAGCTTCAGCTCGGTCTCGCGACCCATTCCTAAAGTTTGCGTCAAAGACTGCCTCTAGGGCGTCCATTTCCGCTAAGATGACCGACAAGCTCTCGTCGTTTTGCTGGGGTAGCTCTACTTGGGACATTTTTGCTCTGTGTAAGGAGTACACCTTTACGTCCCTTTGAGTCAAGTCTTGGTTTTCTTAGGTACTTTTTTGATTTCTTCCCTCGCACCTTGACATCGTTTGCCCAGCTCAGGTACGGTTTTCCAGCTTCAGGGTGGGCTCTGTTTTGTAAATTTCGCGTCTTTAGTTGAAGGTCGAGACATTCAGCCGTTTAGGGGAAGAGGCTAATGGCGACATTGAAGGCAGATTACGTTCCAACGGATAACCGGGACCTGGTACGACACTATGGGTCCTTCGTGGCCCTACTGGTTCGTCGGTACAACCGTGTAGATGCAAACTTCTCGGATTTGCTTCAGCATGTCTGGATGAAGTTGATCGAGGTTGACCTTCTCAACAAGTACCATTTGTCGGGGGTTGTTGGAGACGCACAGGTAGCAGCGGCAGAGCCAACGGTTAGTGCGGTCCAGGCATGCGCTATCCTAGAGGTGACTTGGGCCCAGTGGAAGATGCTCCTCTGGAGAGGGGCCCATGGGGACGACCGTATCTTGAACAAGATGAGCGTGCCGAAAGCTCTGATGGCTGAGGTAGGGGCCCGAGATCATGGGGTGTGCCATAGGTGCTCCTCTGATATGTCTCGTCTTCAGACTGCTCTGAAGCAGTTGAAGAGGTGTGACCTTGCGGCTTGGAAAGCTCTTCGTCAACAGATGGCGGCGAAAGGGGTCGCAGCGAACAAGAGGGTTCTTTGGGTTGCAGAGCGAGTAGCCCCTGGACTTTCAGCGGGCAGTTTTCGGACAGTCTGCCTTTTCTGCGTGTATAAGAACCAACCCCCGGTTCTAAGGAAATCTGTATGGATTCCTGCTCCAGTCGAGGGGGCTCTGTACTCCGAAGTAGCGCGGTTCAAGCTTGCGGACATTGAACGGCTTAGGGCTATTCGAGCAGCAAACCCTCGATGTGTTAGGCACTCTGGGCTTGCTGTTGCGGAGGGGGTGCCTCTTCCTCCTAGGGTTTCTGTCGTTCAACCTGAGCCTGAGCGTTCGCGTGGTCCCTTCAAGTTGTACTTGGGGCGGGCGGTACACAACATCTACGCGAATTGGTGTCGCACCCGGTCTCGTAGGTACAAGGAAATGTACCTTGCTCCTGCGGAAGATGGGCAGGCTTGGGAGTCTTTTTTGGAAGATACTCAAGCACCAGGACAAGAGACCGTTGCGACTCTGTGTCGTGCGGTTCGGCGCATTGCCGGGGGAGAGGCGAAAGAGCAGCAGGTGGTTAGCCTTCTTGCCGACGGTTATTCGTTGGTTGAGGTTGTCCGGATGCTCTCGTTGCCCAAAACGGTCCTCAGGGCGTTTGCTAAGGGGGGGGTGAGGTGATGGATCCTTTTATCTCGTCTTAGAGACGTGGGATCCTTTCACCTTATCCGGGCTGCACAGAATGTTCACCGTCGTGTGTTTGCGAGTCTCCCTTGGGGGTATCGGCTCGCGAGCCTGTTGACAGTCCTGGCCTCATCCGATACGGCTGGTCTGGGTCGAGTAACTTACGGCTTGTTTCTGATGTATGACGTGACAGGTATGCCTCCCATCAAAGGGGAGGACCCTGCTCTATTTAAGCCAAGTACTCCACGAGAAATCGAACGGAAGATTCCGCCTGGGTACGGTGCAGACTTCGGTAAGAGGGCTTACAACATCCTACTTCGACGCTTCTCGAAGCATGGCGTTGACTTTGTAGACGAGGTTCTCAGCGAGGGAATGGTCAAGATGCTTCAGGGGGACAAGGCCCTTGCCAACTTGATTAGAGGGAAGAAGCTGAAGGAAGCTGAGAACATCTTTTTTACCTCCTTGGTTCACCTTGGGACCGACCTTGAGCGGCGGCGGAGCCGGGAGAAGTCCTTGGTGGATGATGAGGGGGCTGAGGCAGTCGTCGAGGATCCCCGAGCTTGGCAGGCTCTTGAGAGTCACCTCCCAGAGAGCGAGATTGATTCAATTCGGGAGGAACTGTCTAGAGTGAATCCCCGACTTGCTCCTGACCTCCCGCTTTACTTCGACTTGCTCCTTGAGGGGTATAGGGATGCGGACATCATTCGGGATCAGATGCTCCCGTTCTTGAGGGACAACCCAATGAGTCAGCAAGCTTGGAGTCAAGGGTACAAGTCTAAGATCAAGGAAGTTCTTCGTCGACACCTACTAGACTGAGGTGTATACCTCCTCGTGTCTATCACCCATGTTACGTTCGAGGATGGTCTAGTCATAAGGGGTAGCTTTCCGGACCAGGAAGTTCTGGACTTGATTCAGAAGACTCTTCCTGGGGGCAAGACGGGTCTTTGTATCGCTGACCCGCCCTACGGCAACATCGTCGACAAGGAGTGGGACCGGATCGAGGTGGACGACCGGGAGTTCTGCCGTTGGATGGTCCACTGGACCAAGATCATCGAGGCGATGAGCCTTCCGGGCGCCGCTCTCTACGTCTGGGGAGGCGTTGGGCTGCCCAGGGATGGTAAGAAGCCACCTTTCCGCCCTTTCTTGAGGTACCTTGTGGAGGTTGAGCTGGAGACCGGCTACAGTGTTGGGGACCTGATTACGTGGGCCAAGAAACGGGCCTACGGTACGCAAACTCGACTGCTCTTTACACGGGAAGAGTGTGCCTACCTTGTCCTAGGGCACTTCAAGAAACCTAGGAGATTCAAGGTACCCTACCTTGCAAAAGAACGTGGTTATGCCGGATATAACTCACTCTACCCTGCTAGGAGTCCATTCTTGCGGCGTACGAACGTCTGGACGGATGTGACCGAGCTATTTCGTGGGAAAGTCCACCCCACACAGAAGCCTGAACGGCTCGCTGAGATTATGATCGAGACGCATACGGATACCGGAGAATTTGTTCTTGACCCATTCGCAGGTTCCGGCTCTACAGCCTTGGCTGCTCGCAAGCTAGGTCGCAGGTTTGTCCTTGTTGAGCAAGACCCGTCCATGTTTGACTTGGTTGTCGAGCGTTTGCGGTCTCCGGCGCATAAAATGGACGAGCTTTTCAAGCTCGTCGAGTGACGCATCGTTCTTGATGCGGTTGGCACGAAGAGAGATCACCTGAACGTTCCCCCTTACGTAACCTAGGGAGTTGTCGATCCGGTCCAGGGAGGGACTTCGCTCTCGGTCGCCCGTGACTCTCTCTAGTTTGAAGCCAAAAACGGGACAGGTGTCAGTCCAGATGGACTTGAGGTAATCTTCGTCCAAGTCAAATTCCAATCCGCGAGTAACCGCAGATTGCTTTGCCAGTCGAAGTGCGTACTTGAAAGGGTTCTTTTGCACCCACTCTCTGGCACGCGACTTCCAAAGCTCAGGGTCCTTGCGGTACCTTTTCTGGTTGTACTGGCGTTGACGCCCAGGGTTAGCTTGGTTGCGCTCCTTATCATAGCAAGAGCGGCACATGCCCCGCGCATAGTGCCGAGCGTCGTTGTGTCCGCATGTCGTATGCTGTGCGGGCCGTCCGTTAGGGTTCATACTTAGAGCCCCTAACAAGTGAAATCCTTACCTTCTACACACGTGATGAAAGTCCCCTCTGAATGAGCAGGAGCTTCTGGGCTCGGGAGAGCTTTTTGACGGCTCGCTCCCGGCGTAGGGCGTCCCCTTTGGGCCCGACATGCTCCAGGTAGACGATCACCCAGGGACCCCCGACTCGGGTGAACTTCGCCCCCTTCCCAGAGTTGTGTTTCTTGAGCCGAGCTTCCGGGTCAGGGGAGATCCCTGTGTAGAGCTTGTCCGATTGTTGACCCCGGATGACGTACACCTGCCATGGCATGGTCAATAGATATGCCCGGCTTCGGTTAGCGCCGTGTAGACGGCCTTGATGATCTTGGCCTCGTTCATGGAGTTCAAGTGGGGGCTGATCTGCTTCCACTTGTTGCTCGTATTCATGAGCTTGGTGACGAAGGCGTGGTTGTTCTTGGGCTCTATGCGTCTGAATCCTCGTGCCTTTGGCATGATCTCATCGAGAATTTGTTGCATAAAGGCTCGAACTTCGTGGGGGGAGTTGTAGTACCCCTTCATGTCCTTCGGTTGGTCGTTTTGATCCACCTGGTTCACCCCCTTCTGGATGAACCAAAACTCAGCAACATGGGTAAGTTCGTGTACTAACTCGTAGTTGATTAGGTACTTGAGCCCTTTGGCGCCTTCATCGTCTGCGTCTGTGAAGGCGCTCATGGGGAGGCTTCCGTTCAGACCGATTCCGAGGGATACCTCTCCATCCTCTAGAAGGTCTGCCGTACGGACATTGGCTTCAATGATTAGGCTAGGGGACTTGCTGTACTTCGAGTAGAAGTAACCGTAAACTTGAACAGGTCTTCCGGTAACGGTCGTGGTCTTCCAGGTCCAGTCGAGAACCTTGGAGTCATTCCCCATCAGCATGTCTTGGTGGGGTTGTTTCGCGGCGTAGTTCGCTACCTGCTTCGCCAAGTCTTCGGCGAGCTGCTTGATCGCTTTCTTGTCAAGCGGAATGGGCCGTGTAGCTTCAAGAAATCGAGTTGCGATACGGCTGATGATTCGGATTGCCTTCACTTGAATGTTTGGCTTTCCTTTATCATGACGTCAACCATAATCTCCGCCACTTCCTTTGGGTGGAGATTGGCCTCTTGCATGCCTTCCCACATGTCTTTGTGTTTCTTCTTCATTTTGTCCACTGCCGCTGCTGCGAGTTCCAGCAAGTCGAGATCCTCTTCCTTCATGCCGTAGTAATGGAAGGGCCAGTGGTCACTTAGGTACCCAATGATTCGCAACTCCCATCCCGACCTAACCCCTAGGGATTTGGGGAGTCTTGTAGTCCCAGCTTCCCGGAAGAATTTGTAGGGGGCTTCTCGGTTGTGTTCCTCGACTTGGCCGAGGGGCTCGTTCCACATCTGGGTGCCCTTCACCACGTAGCAGTTGCCGAGGTCCCTAGCCTTTGCCTCAGCCTTCGACTTGCTGTCGAAGACTTGGACCTCGGTTGCGTACCCGTGGTCTCTACCTAGGGTGACGACGGACCAAGCTTCCTCTGACCCATGCTCTCGCTTGAGTTGACGCTTGAGGTCATTCACGATGTCGTCTGCGGCATCAAGCATCGCGTCCCCCATTTTGCCCAGAGGGACTTGCTCGTGGCGCTTGCCTTTCCAGACTAAGTTGGAAGTGCTTACTGTCCCTGACTTCTTGTCCGGGTCCCAGTAAAAGCTGATCCCTGGACGGTACGCTGCATTGACCTGAGGGTGATCGAAGCGGAGGAAGAATGTGGCGTGGATGCCGTCGTAACGGTCCGTGTTAATCGGCTCTTGTGGGTTGTACGTGATGATTGACCCCAGGCCCATGGTCCGGACCCCATCCCCGACTCTCTTGATGGCTTTGATGATCAGGCTTCGGAACAGGTCCGCCGTAGGCTCTTCGGCTTCAGGCTTCACTGGCTCCGGCTTCGGGGTCTCTTGCTTGGCTTGCCACTGGTCGAGTTGGATCGGCCGCTTGGTAGCGGGGTCGATGACCCATCCAGCTCTTTGAATCGCTGGGACAAGGGTCCCCTTACACAGCGACATCATGTGTTGCTCGAACTTTTCCGGATCGGTCTTGGGGTTCGCGATCCGGTCGAGTTTGTCGAGATGGATGATGTTGTACCCGGCATCGTTGTGGAACTTCGGGGGTTGGCGCCGTTCGTCCCAGGCCCATCCAGAATCCCCGTTTGTCAGGAAGATGACGAATTCGGCCTTGTCCCCTTGAAGGCTTGAAATTTCAACGCGCTCAACTTGGTCGTTGAGCCCCTGTGGGATCAGGGTTACCTTGTTACCTGAGGTTGACTTGATTCTAAGGTAAGACTTAAAGGGTCCGCCCTTCAGGTAGTCCACCAGCCCCTTCACAACTTCAGGGTGTTTTACTCTGGTTGCGAACTTCTCTGCTACTCGTTGGATGAGGCTCTTGGTTACCATGTGAAGTTTCCTTCGGCCTTCTTGTTCCTAAGGCGGGCGATTGTTAGCGGACCGTATGCCATCATGGCGTAGACCCCTCCGGCCCAACGTTTTCTGTCATAGTCGTTACCTGTAGTAAAGGCACGTTCTCGCCGCATCTTGATGTTGAAGGCCGCTGCGTCTATGGTCTGTTGGCGGAACTGCTTGTAGATGGGGGCATGGGCTAGTACCCAGGTCGCGTAATCAACCTCCCCTTCGTCGTAGAAACAGTCTTCCGACGGGAACTGGGCGAGGGAACCATGTACCAACTCGTGGGTGAGCTTTTCTAGCGTCTGGCCTGGGTTACCTTCGACTGAGGAGCAGATTTGGATCTGTCCAGTACTCATGTTGAAACTGGCGGTCGCTCCGCTCATGTGCATCCCATCAGATAGCCCTAGGATGGTGGGAAGGGGCTCCCTTCCGAAAGGTCCAAGGGCATGAGTCAGGAATACATAGAGTTGGGGCATCCAAGATTCAACGAATTGGTCCCATTCGGAACCAAACACTTTGCAGTGAAATGTCTTCATCGAAGCAGTCCTTGTATGCTTCGACGCAATGTCTAGGTAACGTTGGGCGTCTTTGGGTAACATGTTCGGTAGAGTGCTCTTACAAGAACAAATGTGTTCAGTCGTGAGAGGGCAAAAGGACCTCCATGGCTTTTTCCCTCACGTCGTCAATTGCCCAGTTGATCCATTGACCTTCGGTCTCTACGTCGACCCCGTTCTTCCTTAGGAAGTCCGTGACCTTATCAAGGGTCATCTCTCTAAGAAAAGTTTGCGTTATGACATGGGTGACCATTTGCCGCTTGCGGGTTGCGGGGTTTTTCTGATCGGGGCCGTACAGCTTAAACCCTATAGGAATCGCTCCCCGTTCGATGTGGTCAATCTCATAGTTCAACTTGGGTTCAACGAAACGTGTGAAGAACGTTTGGACAAGCCTGTCCATCCTCTTGGTGCTTTCGTCCTTGTTTTCCTCCACATAGTCGGCCATCCAACTTGCTGCGTCCTGTTGTCGGTCGCGCATTTCGTTTTCGATTCGACGCATTTCTTCATGCGTAACTCGGTTGAGCTGGCTCTTTTTGTCGAGTTTGATGATCCTTGCTTGTTCAGACCGAGCTTGGTTGTAGAGCTTCTCGTTACCATCTGAGACCCGCCACATGGCGAGGTATTGTTTCTCTGTGTCGTAGGCCCAGAGGTACTTCCACTTGGTGCTTTGGGGGGTGCGGATGATGCGTGGGTTGTCTATAAGCTCGTCGTCTTCACGATCTCCTAAGGGCCCCCCATCAGTTGATAGGACATACTTCTTGCCGTTGATTGCAAGGGTTGGTACTCCTTGTTTGGGCTTGAAGGGTAGTACTACTGCTGTTGCAGAGAGGTACCTGGCTGCAACACGTGCTGCAAGTAGGCGATTGTCCATCGTGTGAGATTTTCTATCGGAAGTTTATCTGAAGCGGTGTAAGGGAGGGGTGTCTGAGTTCGGTCAAGACCCTCCCTAAGGAAAATCGACCAGGGGGTCAAAAAAAGTCCTTGACCCCACCCTACTCGGTGTCTTAGGCTTCAGAGACCAACCTACTTCAACTCAACCCTTTTCCATTTAGGTCATGCTTTCCCTCCAAGCCCTCACATCCAAAACGAGTCTCTCGCTAACGGCGGGGATGGCGTTGTGTGGGCTTAGCCTGGAAGCTCAGGGTCTCTTTCAGGCCCAAGATTTTTCCTGGTACCCCACCTCCAAGCGTCACGTCAATCCGGAGGTGGGACCTTAGAGGCGGCTTAGCTGAGATACGGAGTACCCGTACTCACACGAGGGCCGCCTGGGAAACCAGAGCGGCCCTCAAGCGTTTCTACCCCGCAAAAGATTTTTGGTTGAGAAGTTGCCCCCTGGTTCGTTGAAGGGGCAAGGAGAACGGAAGAAGCGGAAAACATCATGCCTGTGTAGCTTGAAGGTCAAGCAGTCGGTTCTTACCCGATCGTTGAGGGTTCAATTCCCTCCGCAGGCACCAAAAGTCGGTTAGTTTCGGAGGTTTAGTGTATGGGGTGTGATTATGGCTCTGGGAGTGCCAGCGTGGCTGTAAACCACGTGCCTTTAGGCTGAGAGGTTCGATTCCTTCCATGCCCCACTAGGAGAAATAATGATGAAACGGAAACCTAAGCCCGCAAAAGACGGGCCAAAACAAGAAAGGGGGCGTTAGCTCTGAGGTAGAGCAGGAGACTTTTAATCTCGCAGGTACGGGTTCGACTCCCGTGCGTCCCACCAACCCTGGAGGGTTAGCGTCAAGGTGACGCACTCTTACTCGACTTCTTGAGTAAGAGCTTATACTCAGACCTTGAGTATGAAGGTCTGCACGATCTGCAAGGAAACCAAGTCCCCCAACGAGTTCAACACAAACAGCCGGAAGAAGGACGGCAAGCAGAACTACTGTAAGGAGTGTGGAAAGAAAGCTCACGCAGCTTACTACAAGACGAACCGAACCTCTATGCGGGCTCAGATCAACGAGCGGACTAGGCGCGTGCGGGCTGAGTACCGACAGAAGGTTTTCAACTACCTAGCAGCCCACTCCTGTGTGGACTGCGGGGAGTCTGACCCGATTGTCTTGGAGTTTGACCATGTTCGGGGTCAGAAGCTCGAAGCAGTCGCCGTTCTTGTTCAGCAGGCTGTAGCTTGGGGTCGTATCGAAGCTGAGATTGCAAAGTGTGAGGTACGTTGCGCAAATTGTCACCGACGCAAGACGTACAAAGAGTGTGCGAGTTACAGGGTTACAGGGTGACTTTATTCCGGTCTCGTCTAATGGCTAAGACATTTCGCTCTGAACGAGATGATCGGGGTTCGATTCCCTGGACCGGAACCAAGCTTCTCCTAGAGAAGCCCGTGTTCCTTGAAAATTCAACAGGATAGAGCCGTGTGCCTTGACCCTTTGGGGTGAAGCAGCCGTGCCGTGATCGACTCCCGATTATACTGGGGGGCTTCAGCGACCGGGCCTGTGGGGGTGACGTATCTATCCTGCAATTGAGAAAGAGAAGAACGGTAGTCGAACTCTGTATGGAGGGAGTCTACCGGGGGAGGTGCGTGGTAACACACGTTCCTCTTTTTTGTCCGGTAGCCAAATGGTAAGGCAGCGAGCTGTTAACTCGTATATGTGCAGGTTCGAGTCCTGCCCGGACAGCCGCCGATAGTAAAGGTCAGAAATGACCTTTACAACTCGGCCAATGTACCTGAAGCTCAATGGTCGAGCAAGAGCCTGTTAGCCTCTAGGAAGAAGGTTCAATTCCTTCCGGGTACGCTGATAGTAGGTTGAGGGGTATTCTTGTTGTTCGTTTAGTGTGGGTATGAGCCTTGTGAAGCGTGTGGTAGCTCGTTGGGTTGCAGCCCAGGTTGAGGATGACGAGCGGTAAAGCCCCATTCAAGTGGGGCGAGTGACTCGACGCCTCCAAGGGGGCCTTCCAGAGCAAGGTTAAGAAGACCAAAAAGACGGTCACGCAAGCGATCGTCAACGTAGAACGTGTTGATGGCAAGCGGCTCTCGCATGAAGAGCGCGAGCACATCGAAGACAAGATGCGGCTGAAGTAGTTTTGCCCGTAAAGCCTAGATGGTGAGGCGCCGCTCTCGTAAGGCGGAGAATCCGGTTCGATTCCGGGTACGGGCTCTACTGCGTGCTTCTCCCCCTTGGGGGTTGAGGGCGTAGGATTGCGGATGTAGCTCGAAGGTCGAGCAGAACGTTGCCAACGTTCAGGAGGGGGTTCGATTCCCCTCATCCGCTCTGCGGGCGAGTGAAACGGTTTACACCCACGGCTCATAACCCTGGAACAGCAAGGTTCGACTCCTTGTGCCCGCAACTAAATGGTCCCGTCTGCTAAAGGTAGGCAACCAGATTCTCAATCTGGGAATGGTGGGTTCAATTCCCCCCGGGATCACTAGATCGAATGCTACACAGGACTACATCCGATTAATGCATGTCTTGTGCACTACTTGTCGATCTTTTGCTCCCTTAGACTACTGGCTAGGTCGGCGCCCTTTCAAGGCGTAGGAACGGGATCGATACCCGTAGGGAGTACTGGGTGAGGTTAGAAACGGCGGGGTAGGTGGAGTTCGCACCTATCTGACACAGACCTCCTAGCTAGGGGGTAAAGTCTGAGACCAATATGGGATAGACCTCATCCAACTTGTTGAGGTGTGATTCAGCAGAGGGTCTGTTGGGTCACAACGGGTGTCGAGAACTCAACCGGCTGCTGGGGCCGTACCCGTACCAGCACTTTTGCGGGTATTACTCGAAGGTCGAGTGTCTGCCTTCCAAGCAGAATGTGAGGGTTCGATTCCCTCTATCCGCTCCGTGGTGAATAGGCTCATTCTTTTGCTTCTGGGGGTTCCAATGATCTGCATGTACTGCCTGGGGTGCTCGTTCTGTTCTGATCGCGAAGAGTCCCTCGCTGAGAAGAGAGAGCGTGTCCGAAAGGAAGATGCCGCCATGCGAGAGCATGGCCTCCCCACCCTCAGTGTGAAGATGAAGGAGTTTTTCATTAAGCCCAGAACATAACCCCTGACTTATGCCAAAGTAGCTCAAATGGTAGAGCAGTGGACTGAAAATCCGCGTGTAGTTGGTTCGATCCCAACCTTTGGCACTGCGATGAATGCTTGGAGGACTACATCGACCTGAGGCTTACGAGCCTGGTTCCTTGCGGGGGCAGATCCCGCCTTGACGGCGCAAGCCTTCAAGACCGGCACTTAGAAGGGAACCTGCTGTCCTCTACTTCTTGTCGTCGCAAACTTTCGTGGTGAATGTCGAATGGACTACATGCAATTCAAGCCGGTAACGTTGGTTCAAATCCAACCTCCTGCTCCAACTTATGCGGGGGTCGTCTAGAGGTAGGACACCGTAGGGTCTTTTCACTTCTTGTCATCACGGAATTTTCGGGCGTATAGCCTAGTGGTTCTGATAATCTTTCGATGGGTTTATCATGACTGTGAAGGATCAAAAATACTGCCCACGGTGCGATACCACCAAGCCTGAGAGCCAGTTTCACAAGCGGGGGGCGTTCCTGATGGGGTACTGCAAGCCCTGCCAGTGTTCGTACGTGGTCCAGACCAAGAAGAAGCTGTTGGCTCATTTGCGAGGCATCGTCCGGTCAGCCAAGGACAACCCATGTTCCGACTGCGGGGAGCGACACCCGTACTGGGCGATGGACTTCGACCACCGAGACCCCGCTCTCAAGAAGTTTGAGATCGGCCAGCTCGGAAGAATTTGTCCCTCTGAGGAGCGTCTCAGAGGAGAGCTTGCAAAGTGCGATCTCGTATGCGCCCTTTGCCACCGCTACCGAACCAACGGGCAGCGGAGATCACTGGCACGTAGTTCAACGGTTAGAACGCACGTCTGATAAGCGTGAGGTTTGGAGGTTCGATTCCTCTCGTGCCAACCAGGTGTTGTTCAGCGGGTCCTCGGGGAGCTTGGAGCCCCGGTGATCACTGAAAAATACCTGAATACCGAATGTCAAAGGGACTACAGCCCCCGCCATGAGCCCCGGAGTCGTCTCCGAGGTTCATGGGGGGCTTCGGTTGTGGTCGCCTTCAAAAAGCGAATCGCCTCCGAGCGAAAGTCTCTGAGGTTCCTTGTCGGTATTTTTGGGGAATCGTCTAAAGGCAGGACGCGGGATTTTGATTCCCGCTATCTAGGTTCGACTCCTAGTTCCCCAGCTACATAGAGGTAACAGTCATGGTGACGGCGGAGCCTCCAAAACTCTAGCGAGCGGGTTCGATTCCTGCTACCTCTGCCACGGGTCTCAAGCAATTGTGGTCAATGCGCTGGTCTGAAAAGCCAGACAACTCGGTTCGATCCCGAGGGGGCCCACCACGACGAATGCTGTCGAGGACTACACCGCACATAACGGGGTGGTCGCGAGGTTCGACTCCTCGCTCCCGTAGCCAAGCCTTCAATTTGTTGAGGGCTTGGCTACGGGATAGCTCAGTGGTAGAGCACCTAAAAGTTGTCTTCGCGATCCTTGTCGTCGTAATCGGGGTGTGGCTCAATCTGGTAGAGCATTCCGTTCGGGACGGAAAGGTTGGACGTTCAAATCGTCTCACCCCGACCAGGGAAAGAGCAGAACATCGGGTAGCTCCGGTGTTTGTCGGGCGGTGAGTGCTCACCGACAGCTTGGACCCTGACCACTTTCAATGCCTCTGGAGCCAGATGGTCTGGCGAGGCAAAGGACCTCCTTGGAGGAAAGGCCCCTGAGACCCCGGGGGAGCTTGGAAGAGGGGCTTGCTCTCCCGCTCCGTGAGGCCGCCAAGGGCCGTCGGACGGGAGGGCGGCCCCTAGGGGTCACTTTATCACTGTGGAGAAATTGGAAGCCTCGCAGCAGCCCCGCTGTGCTCCTTTGGGGGCGTCCAGGTTCGAGTCCTGGCGGTGACACTTTTTTCGGCTGGTGGTTGTGTAATTGGTGTATCGTTCGTTGATCGTTCGTTGAGTTCAGATGGCGGAATGGCAGACGCAGTGGATTTAAAATCCACCGCTCCTCGTGGGCGTGAAGGGTTCGAGTCCCTCTCTGAACACAAAGAGGTGTGCGCACACCTCTTAGAGCCGAAAAGTCCCAATTAGGAGCTTGGCTGCAAACTTGAGGTCACTTGGTAGTGTGGAGGGCTTAGATCCTCCTCTTTGGTTCGATCCCAGTAAGGGCCTCAAATTTTTGCTGAGGTGTGTGCAACACGTTTTGGCTCGATTTGCTCAGATGGCGGAACTAGGCAGACGCGGCGGCTTCAAACTCCGTTGTCCTTGTGGCGTGAGGGTTCGATTCCCTCTCTGAGCACCAACTAGATCGAATGCATGAAGGGTTTACATCCTGCCGATTAGGAAGGCGTGGTTCGATTCCACCCTAAACCAAAGGGGGCTGGTGCCTCCGTAACTCTTCACTACTTGTCGATCAAGTTGAATCTCGGGGTGTAGCTTAGCCTGGCAAAAGTGCTCGTCTGGGGGACGAGAGATCACAGGTTCAAATCCTGTCATCCCGACTGTATGGGCTGGTAGTTCAGTGGTAGAATGCTTCTTTGACACGGAAGAGATCGGCGGTTCGACCCCGCCCCAGCTCACTGTCTCGAATGCTGATTAGGAGTACATATCCATAAAGGCCCTAAGGTAGCGATGTTCCCGCGAGGGACTAGCGACGGCACCAATCCCAGACCCCAAGCGGTAATACGCCGGGTCAGAGACTCTATGAGTCAAAGGTGCGGGACGAGCGGTGGCCATCCCACAAGGAACCACAATGCGTCGGCGGAGCGAAAGCTCCTTCTCTTAATCGAACTTGTCGAGATTTTTCAATGCGCAAATGGCGGAATGGCAGACGCACTAGCTTGAGGTGCTAGCGGTTAACAACCATGGGGGTTCAATTCCCCCTTTGCGCACTACTACTGAATGCAGTTGAGAGTACATTTCGGTACATGCCTCTCAACTATTCTTGTCAGTGGTATCTTGCTCAAGTGGCGGAACTAGGCAGACGCAGTTGGTTCAGAACCAGCCGGGTAAAACCGTAGGGGTTCGATTCCCCTCTTGAGCACTCACCGTGAATGATGCTTTGGACTACATGTAAAATTCAGTCTTTGAGGGTTCGAGTCCCTCTCTGGCTCTTAGGAGTCAGGTGGTGGAATTGGCATACACACTGAAAGCCGAAAGGCATGCGTCCTTGGGCAAAAAACTTGTCATGGTGAATTTCGGAGCGTAGCTCAGTCTGGTAGAGTACATGCTTTGGGTGCATGGTGTCGCTGGTTCGATTCCAGTCGCTCCGACTAGGATGATATGGAAAGCCTGTCATCCGTTTTTTGGATGGTAAACTGGCCAGGGGCCGGGCCTACCTCGAAAGTAGTGCGCACCTCGAAAGGGGTGTGGGGTTCGAGACCTCTACCTTCCGCTGGTTATTGGAGGATGATCCTAACAGGGTTAGGGCCTGCCTGGAAAGCAGTGCGCACCTCGAAAGGGGTGTGGGGTTCGACTCCCTCGTCTTCCGCTACTGGTGTTCCCAACAGGGGATACAGCGGGGTTCGTAGATATCCAACCCCCCAACCAGTACCTTTTCGTTGCTGAGTACTTTCCGGTGGGTCCTTGTGGCGCTTTGTCCGCAAATTGAACACCGGGCTTGGAGACGGCGAACTTCGTTCGCCATGCTGATAAATTCTGGCATGGGTCCGAATGGTGCCCCAAAACAGTCTAAGTCTAGGCCCGTAAGAATGACGGTTGTGCCGTGGGCAAGTAACTTACCTACAACTTCGATAGCTTGAGGCTCAAGGAACTGAGCCTCATCGATTGCTACAGTTCCCCCTGGCCATACTTGGTCCAGTCGCGGGGATACCCAACTAGCAAAGACTTTACGCCCTGCATGGGAGATTACGTTGGTGGTATTGGAGTGTCGGGTATCGATGGTGGGCTTGTAGACTCGTACTACATCTTTTGCAGCTAGTACTAATTCAATTAGCCCTTCCGTTTTACCTGCGAACATAGGACCACATAGGACCGTGAGCTTGCCGAGGGTCATCGAGGGTCCTTGGGTATCAGTAGATAATGGAAGTAGAATCGGCCATGGGGCCGAGCCTGTTTGCTAAACAGTGTCGATCGGCGATGAGTCGATTGGGGTTCGAGTCCTCCTGCTTCCGCTATGGGTGGGTTGTCTTTTCCGGTCTTGTCATCGCTCTTTCGGGGGTCGATGAATGTTGGTGAGGACTACATAAGCAATCGGTACCACCCTGGGTCGGCCTTCGGGCCGACCCCCGATTCCTATGGTGAGTATCGCCTTCTGGAGAGGGCGCCTGGTTGTGGCCCAGGTAAGGCGGGTTCGATCCCCGTTGCTCACCCCGCAGTAAATGCTGATAAGAGTACAACCCAATCATAAGTGCGAGTTCAAGTCCCGCTCAGTACGTAAGTGCTGATAGCTCAAGTGGTAGAGCATTGATCCCAAACCTCTTGTCGTCTCTTGTTACTGCAATGCCCTCGTAGCCTAGTGGATAAGGCGCGAGTTTCCTAAACTCGTGACGAGAGTCATCGTAGGTTCGAGTCCTACCGAGGGTGCTAGAGTATTCTCTTGTGTAGCTTTTGAAGGGCAGCCGCTTCAATCTGTCGAACTCGTTCTCGGGTAACCCCAAGAATAGCTCCGACTTCCTCCAAAGTCATTCCTCCTTCATCTGCTACGTCTAGTACGCAGGAGTAGGGGGTCCCTTCGAGGAAGTACCTGCATTGGGGAAATGGGCATGGTCTGGATTCATTGGGTCCTCCGGGTAGGCAGTCTCCGCGAACCTGAGGGAGGATAGGTAAGTGCATAGCTTGGGTCACGATTTCCACCTTTACACCAGGTGGGTGACCTTACGAGTGAGGTAGGGTGATTTGGGGATGTAGGCATCAGGTGAGGCCGCTGGCTTGTCACGCCAGTGAGGCGGGTTCGAGTCCCGTCGTCCCCGCTACTATTGAGTTGAATTGGGGTTCCCCTTAGCTTAGGGGGTTTCAGTGTGTTTTGCCCTCGTACGCATCTGGTGAGGCGGCTCCACTGTCTATGGAGCGAGGTCGGTTCAATTCCGGTCGGGGGCGCTACGGTAATCTTGTCCTAGGGTGTTCATGGGTAAAGCCATGGCAGACTCGGATAATCGAAATGGTGGTAACTGCACCGGCAGCAAACCTAGGTGTACTTCTGGGGAAGACTTAGATAATGAGGTTAGTCCACAGATAGAGGAAGACCCTTTCTTGAAGTGGGCAGAGGGGGACCCTGTTACGACGGAGGACTTACGCGAGGGTTTGGTAACTTGTTCAAAGTACGTGCAGGCATCCCTGCAAAGTACAATCAAACTCTCTAGTGAGTTACGAAGGATCCTTCCATCGATCCAGGTGATGTCGGATCAGATCAAGGTTCTTGGTCCAAAAGTGGAGTCTAATGCTCGGTCTGTTGACCAGTTGGACCAAGAGTTGGTCAGTATCAGGCGAGACCTTCATGAGGTTCGTAAGGCAGTACAGGGTTTGCAAGTAGACATGGAGTATGTTAAAGGTCGCGTAGACCTTCTTCCTGGAATCGCATCCTTGTTAGGTGAGGTTATTGGGCGTTTGCCTAGTAAGTAGTAGTGTTACAAGGGGCTGTAGCTCATCTGGGAGAGCGCCTGGTTTGCATCCAGGAGGTAAGGGGTTCGAGTCCCCTCAGCTCCACTGCGGGGATTGGTTATTCGGGTGTCGTTCAAGGGTAGGACCGGAGACTTTGAATCTTCAGATCGTGGTTCGATTCCACGCGCCCGAACCACTAGACTTCTTCTTGTAGGTGCTGTAATGTACGGCACGCCGGTTGAGAGCCTGGTTGGGGAAACTTCGGTAACGGTCTAAATCGTGGTGAAATGGGGCTGTAGCTCATCTGGGAGAGCGCTTCCATGGCATGGAAGAGGTAAGGGGTTCGAGTCCCCTCAGCTCCACTGGGGTCAAATGCTTGTGGGGTCTACATTCAAGGTAGAAAACAGACTCCGCTGCCACTTGTTGGCCCTAATCTGCGTCTCCAGCACAACGGAGGGCGACACCTGCCAAAGTGGTGTGGCCGCTGGGGAGAGTCCCGCCAATGGGGCCGTAGCTCATCTGGGAGAGCGCTGCCTTCGCAAGGCAGAGGTGGAGGGTTCGAGTCCCTTCGGCTCCACAACGGGCGTGTAAGCTCAAGTTCCTCGGGGTTCGCTCACGTGGTTGATGGCGCCGTCAGCACGAGGGAGGGTAGAGCTAGGGCCGAAAGCCCTGTGTGCTGGTTCGAGTCCGGTCACGTCCACTGGTGTAAGGGGTCCTATGACTCTCGATCAAGTTCAGACGGTTTTAGTAGCCTATGAAGAGCGCCTTCGTGAGCTGGAAGCGGATCCCAAGAGGGCCGACACAAGCCTCACACGACCTTCTGAGGCTCAGGCTCTTAGGCATCTGGCTTGGATGTGTCAACAGATGCGTGAGGTTCTTAAGTCGGACTCCCCGAATTCTGAGAAAGTTGCAAGGTGGCTTGGATTTGTCCAAGGGGTCTCTTGGATGACGGGGCTTTTTTCGATTGATGAAATGCGGGATCACAACCGCTGAAATGAGTTTGGGGATGTTGGGGAATTGGAACCCCACCGAGTTGTCTACTCGATTTATGCGGGTTCGAGTCCCGTCATTCCCGCTGTGTCGTGTGTTCAATCGGAGTGTGGCGAAGTCTGGTATCGCACTGCGTTCGGGACGCAGGGTTCGGAGGTTCAAATCCTCTCACTCCGACTGGTTCTGGTGGGGCAGTTGACTGCCAGAACCTACTTTCTGCGCGAGGGCGGCGGGAAGTTTGATGGGGAGCCTCTGCACCACATAATTGTCAGATGGATGTAAGCTCCCAAGTCCTCCGGTTCTGGTTTTTATACCTGAACCGTTTTGGGCTTGTGTAGAAGGCTACCATCTTCCCTCGCACGGAAGGTGTACGGGAGCGTTACCCGTCAGGTCCACTAGGAGTAAGTAGTAGGTTTGTTGACTTAATTTCGCCCACTTAGCTCACTTGGTAGAGCAGCGCCCTTGTAATGCGCAGGTAGTCGGTTCGATTCCGACAGTGGGCTCTGTTTGCGGGTATCGTCTAGAGGCAAGGCCCGAGCCTTCCAAGCTCGTGACGAGGGTTCGACTCCCTCTACCCGCTCTGTTGGTAAACCTCTTGTGGTTTTACCATGCTTGTGAAGACCTGCAACCCGTGTGGTCGAACCCTACCTGAGACTGAGTTTCACTGGCGCAGCAAGGCCAAAGGGCTTCGGATCTCTTGGTGTCGTGAGTGTGCAAGCAAGAAGTCGAAGGCGCACTACAAGACGAACAAGTCAATGTACTTGCGGAAGACCGCGAAGCACACCAAGCGGATCCGCGCAGAGCTAGCGAGCAAGATTCTCGATTACCTCAAGGTACACTCGTGCGTTGACTGCGGAGAGGCTGATCCCGTGGTGCTCCACTTCGACCATGTACGGGGGAGGAAGGCGTTCAACATCGCGAAGGCGTCTGCGAAGGGTTTTGCTTGGGCGCATGTTGAGGAGGAGATTCAGAAGTGTGATGTTCGGTGTGCCAACTGTCACATGAGAAAGACGGCTAAGGACTTCGGTTGGCGCAAGCTACTTTTTGCCCGTGAGGCTCCTGTGGAGGAGCGCCATCTTGGTAGGATGGAGTCAGAGGGTTCGACTCCCTTCGCGGGCTCTGATCCGAACGAATGACCGTGGGGCTACATTGACTTGTAGGTTCGAGTCCCGGATCCTCTTGTGGTTCGGGTCAGGTATGATCTATGAGTACCGTGCTAAAGCTTTCCGGGTTGTGGATGGAGATACAGTTTGGCTTGAGGTGGACCTTGGTTTCCATGTCCGAGTTACCTTGGAGTTTCGCCTTGAGGGGTTGAATACGCCAGAGGTACTTGGTCCACAGAAAACAGCCGGGTTGGCAGCTAAGGACGAATTGTCACGACTTCTTGGTTTGGGTGACCTTCGAGTGGTGTCTAGTAAGACAGAGAAGTATGGGCGCTACCTTGCAACGTTGTATGTGACCCCTACAAATCAACCAGAGATTAACGTCAACCAGGCACTTCTAGATGGCGGTTTCGCAAAACCTTATCTAGGTTTAGGGCCGAAGTTGTAGGTCTTCAAGGTACCAATGGTGGTACCTTGGGGTGGTGGACACGGCGGGTAACCGTCGCCCCCGAAGGGTCGGAGTAAAACCCGACCCTTCATTTGCGGGTGTAGCTCAGTGGTAGAGCATCGGCTTCCCATGCCGAACGCCGAGGGTTCGAGTCCCTTCGCCCGCTCTGAAGTGAATGCAGGTAGGGGGTACATTTGGTTCGATCCCGAGATCCCGGGCTCTATCCGGGATCGCCTATTGGGGGCAAACTCTTTGCTCCACTTGTCGCTTCAACATGACGGGGTGCTCCGGCGAGTAACGCGGTCTGCAAAACCGCGCAGATGTGGGTTCAACTCCCCTCCCCGTCTCCGGTGGTGTAGTTCAAGGCGTGAAGAAGAAGACCTTCGACCCGAAGTTCGACCCGAAGACGACCACGCTCGCTCAGGCCCAGCAGGTCTTGAAGGACCACGCGGTTGAAGGCGCCGTCTGCCCCTGCTGTCGGCAGCTCGTGAAGCTTTACGCGAGGGAAATCACTTCCTCGATGGCGTACGTGCTGATCCTGCTGCACCGTCACTTCGAGAAGGCTCCGGACTACATCCACGTCCCCAACTACCTCTCGGGCATGACCAAGCTCGGCTCGATGATCCGTGGAGGGGACTTCGCCAAGCTCCGCTACTGGGGGCTCCTGGAAGAGATGCCCGATGCCAAGCGCACGGACGGGAGCAAGAGAGCCGGGTTCTACCGGATGCCGGAGAAGGGTCACCAGTTCGCGAAGGGGGAGATCAAGGTCCCGAAGACCATCTACCTCTACAACGACACCTTCCTTGGTTTCGGCCCCGGGGACACGAGCATCCACGAGTGCCTCGGGAAGGACTTCAACTACGACGACCTGATGGGCCGACTAGGCGGCTTCCTCGTCTGACTTCATTTGCCCCTGTAGCCAAATTGGATAAGGCAGCCGTCTTCTAAGCGGCAGATTTGCAGGTTCGAGTCCTGCCGGGGGTGCTAGGGTGGCTCGGGGTCTTCTGTGAAGGAGATTTCGTTAAGCTCGTTCGGGTCGAAGAAGTAGGTTAGCCCTCTTTTCACATTTTCACGAGCCTCCTCCTTAGTCTTCCCTTCAGCATGACAGCCTGGTACAGTGTAAATACTGGCTAGCCAACCGCCCTCAGACAATCCATATGTGATGTGGAAGTTCCGAGTTGCCATCTTGGTAAGAGCGGTCGTATTGGAAGTTTTTCAACTTGACGAAGGGGTAGCGTTACCTTAGCTTCAGATGGTGTTAAAGGGAAACAAGGGCTTCTTTTTTAGCTTGAAGAACCCAAGGGCTATTCGTTGATAGAGCATGTTTTCTCTCCGTCGTGACGGATACACGCACGGGTCTACGAAACCCGTTGACTAGGTTCGACTCCTAGCGGAGAGACCATGAGTAGAGACCATGAGTAGATTTTCAATCCATAAGTACGGTGAAAGGTGGGACTTATGTGCTGAAACAGCACACTGGAGGTCCCATGCACATCAATCACCGTCGGAAGAATTTCTATAAGAGTTACCATCCTCGTTGGGGGGTTTCCCTTCATGAGTGGCGACGTAGGTACTGGAAGGCTGAACGTTCCCGAGTCCATATTGCTATGGCTCAGGCGCAGTTCGATGATCTTCTGGCTAGGCACCCTCAAAGCATTCTTTGGGATGTGTTTTGAAATCTTGGGTCGAAAGGCCCATCTGTCCTCGTAGCCTAGTGGATGAGGCACGGGTTTCCGAAGCCCGGTTACGCAGGTTCGATTCCTGCCGAGGACACTTACTTTTCAGCCTTTGCGTCTGTGGCCCCCACTTCGACATAGGGGGGCTCTTCAGGGAGGGTGCTTGGGCTGGTGGTGTTGACGTACCCGGTGAGGGTCAGTGCGATTACTAATCGTTTGGTCCACATGTTTGCCCCTGTAGCTCAACTGGATTGAGCGTCGGTCTTCGGAACCGAAGGTTGAAGGTTCGAGTCCTTCCAGGGGTGCCGTGCTGAATGTCTGTTAGGACTACATCGTCGAATTGATACTCGATCTAATGATGTCTTAGCAACTTCCTTGTCAGCACTATCGCGGCGACCCATTGGACGGGGCCGGTCTCTCATAAGGATCTGGAAGAGGTTTCGAGCACCTCCGTCGCGACTGTTTACACACTCTTGTTGAGGTACTGATCGTACATGATGTCTAGAGAGAACAAGCCTGGGTGCGAGGCGAGCGCTACTCCAACAGGGGTAATTGCTTCGATTTTCATCGACATATAGTATTGAGCTGCAAGTCCTACTAGAGCTACACTAGAGGTCCGATGTACTAGTCGAGTTGTAGTTCCAGCGTCGTCGTAAGTGTCTTCGACTTCAGCTACTGTAGGGGTGATCGCTGCATCCCCAGAAGTTGTTGGGGATGAGGCGAAGACTACATAGGTAACTCGCCAACGGACAGCTTTCCCTTGTTCGTTAGCGTTGCTGGTTTTTGTCCAGTGTAGGTGAAAGGTCCCATTGCCTGCGTAGTTGGATGGGATCTTGAATTGCCTGAATGCGGCGTCGTTGTTCAGGGAGAAATCTAGGTAGATAAAAGGGCCCACTACTGCTGGGGTAGGGGTGGTACCTGGTAGCCCACTGTAGTAGCTGGCGGTGACGATAGGTCCATGGAATGTCCCGATTTCGTTTTCAACCGCAAGTAGAGCTGGGTTGATATCGCGACGGAGATCCGCTTTGGGTAGCGGTTTTCCGAATTTGGACCATACGGGTGCGCTCATAGTAGGTATTGGGGTTCTCCCCTACTGTAGGGGTGTCATCGAGAGACTATCGAACCCTTTACGGTCTACACGCTCCATCGACACATGTTTGTACTCCACACAAGATGGCTTGTGCCCAAGCTCCTTGACTCCCACAGGTTTCAACGATGTTGACGGTGACACCCATGATGACAGTGGTGGAGCACCTTCGGGAACCTGGGGCACAAGTACCTGTACATTGTGCGTCTGGGTTGAGGGTGCACACATAGGGGCAAACCGCGTCTGTCTGCCAGGCTCCGAGTCCAGTACAGGTTTGATCTTCGTTGCCTAGACAACGAGTGGCCCCAGGGTTGCATTCGTAGCAGGCCCCGCTCAAACAAATTGGGGTACCTCCTGCACATGCTGGGAGGTTGGTCCAATTCCCAGACCCATCGCAGACTTGAGGGGTGCCCAGGAGGCACCTTCTGGTGCCTGGGTTACAGACCACACATTCCCCTCCGAAGCATAGGGCAGGGCATGCGGGTAGGTCGTTCCAAGTGAACCCCTGTGCATCGCAGACTTGTGGTGTAGTAGTGCCAGAAGAACACTGCTTGGACCCTGGGGTACAGATGGGAAGGGGAGGGGCTACATCGGTACCCGCATCCTCTGCATCTGTTACTGCATCTGTTCCGACTTCTACAGCGGCGTCCTCTACCCCGGCGTCGTTTTTTCCAGCGTCCCCTCCAGTTTCTTTGCTGCTACTGTCGGAAGCTTGACTAGCATCCTTTCCCTCAGGGGGGCTGTCCGCCTCAGCGTCGTTCGGTTTAGCTCCATCTGTTTGGCTTGAAGCTACTGCTGCCCCACCTCCCTCAAATTCTTCTTTACTTGCTTTTCCCTCTGTATTACTAGGGGTGGAGTCTCCGAATGAGGAGCATGCAACGATAGCGGAAACACTTGTAATCAGTACGTGTCGTCGTTGGAACATGGTTACTTAGACCTCTGAGGGAGAAACGTAGTAAAGCAGTTTTTCTTCAAAAATCTGGTTGAGCCTTTGGGGTTTCAACGTTAAGCTTACATACATAGAGCCGGATTAGTTCAGTGGTAGAATGCTCCTTTTACACGGGAGATAGGGGGGTTCGATTCCCTCATCCGGTACTACGCTCGTGTGGCGGAATGGCAGACGCATCGGATTTAGGTTCCGACGGGTAAAACCGTGAGGGTTCGACTCCCTCCACGAGCACCAGATTCTTCTTGTAGCTTCCTCTTGAAGGAGGGGTTGAATCTCCTCCTTGGAGGTTTTTGATGAGACGCTCAGGGCGGGCGGTGGGCAAGCAGCCCCAGCAGAGTCGAGAGGCGAAAAAACCTAAGCAAAAGAAGACGTTGGAGGAGGAGTGTAGGATTCGGATCACTGCGCTCCATGATGCTGTTCGTGATCGGGCAGCATTAGCCAACAAAGAAAAGTACCGTGAAGCTGAGGATGAGGTGCTGAGGATGGTGTATGGTCCTAACTGGAGGACCCTTGACCTTCCTCATGACCCTAAGCCATCTAAGGTTGCCGTCAATGCGGATGTGGAAGATGCAGAGCGCAAAGCCGGGTGAGGCGTTTAGCATATGAGGTAACTAACTGCTTTTTGGGCCGTCACCTAAGCTGCTGGTCGCAGTAACACGTCTTATGAGCGTGAGGTTTGGGGGTTCGACTCCTCGGCGGCCTACTAAGGGATGTAGATGAAAGTGAGGATCAAATGAGGGTTACAGGTTACGCCATTCGGGAGGCAATTAAGCAGTGGGAGCTACGTAGGGATACGGCGGCGAGGGCTTTTGATGGCTCCCTGAAGGTATTTGATGAGGAGAGGGGGACTAAGGAGTCTCCTGATCAAATCATCCAAGCCTTTCTCAAGGCTGAGTTGGCCATTTCTAAGCTTCAGGTCGCTCAAGCGAGGTACAATCTTTGGGTGCTCGTTGACACCCCTGAGCGCATGATGAGCCTTTCTCAGGCCATCAAGATGGTAGGGGGGGTAGCTAGGGCGGAAAAGATGTGGCGTTCGGCTACGGGTCCAAAGAAGGAACGTTACGGTTACAGTGACGACGAGAGGGACCCGAACAAGATTGTGGCCAAGCCAACAATTACGGTCGCGCATGCTGTGGCCCAGGCCACTCTCCTGGGTAAGCGGGCAGGTAGCTTTCGAGCAGCTATCGCTGTTGCCAATGCTAAGGAGCTTGAAATCGAAGACTTGGATGAGACACTCTTTGAGTAGTCTCATTTGAGAGCCCTGAAAGGGGCTTGGTGAAGAGGACTTCCTAAGTTAGTGGTGAGTGCCACTGGAACGGATCCAAAATTCAGCCGAAGCTTCCTAAGTTCATCTAACGTCTTTTCTTGGTGTGTTTGCACTGGGCTGGCGGGAGAAATAAGCTATCGCTTGAATGGTAACCTTTTCTTGCTCCTGTTTCCTCTTCATCTGGGCCTGTCTGCTCTCTCGGGTAGACAGGCCCGCCTAATTTTAACGTTGTGTACCTAACCCTAGAGGTGTATTGTTTGAGTGTGTGTTTGGGGCTGCCAGGTTTCGACACAGGAAGGAAGGTAAAATCTGCGTGCGAGCGGCCCTCGATCCGCTCTGACCAATCGAGGCGAATACGACTGCCAACGATAACGGCACTGCTTTCGCGGCTGCGGCCTGAAAGCCGATCTCTAGCTGGGTCGTCCTAGCGGCGAAGAGATCGTCACCCACCAGGGCTGGCTGAACCTCCGGGTTTCCGGGAGATAGGCGAGTTCAACAGGAAAACTAGGTCTCGGCCGAATCCGAGAGCCCAGCCGACGGGGTTACTTCGGCTACGCACGTAGAAGATTTTCCCAGATGTCTTGTGGACAGGGGTTCGATTCCCCTCAGCTCCACCCCTTGAAAGAGTAGTATGAAAACGTTGGGCTCATTTTCCCCTCCTGCGGATGGGGTTCAGGCATTCGCGATCAACCCCAGCATTTTCCAGGCGTATGCGATCTGGAAAAAAAAGGCTAAGGTGGAAGTTCTCCATCGAGAGGTGGTTTTAGGCCAGGGGGGTACTGGGGCCCTTCTTGTGTGGTATCGGGTTAGGCCGAAGAAACGTGGTAGGTCGAAAAGTTCGCTAGAGGAACCGTCTGTTAGTTGAGAAAACCTACTCTGTACGTTGATTTGGTTGGGCATGATGTGCCCAACATGTGTAGGAGAAGGCGAAGGTAGTCATGGAGAGGGCGTTACTTTTGAACTCGTGGGGTCTTCCTCACGCAGTTCTTAACTGGGATGAAGCGATTTGTCTTGTATACCAAGACAAAGCTCTTGTACTAGAGGAGTACGATGAGACGGTGAGTTCCCCGTCTACGACTTACTTCATCCCAGCCGTACTTCAACTCAGGGAGCCGGTCCGAGGGTTCAAAAAGGGCGTAAAGTTCTCCCGTATCAACGTCTTCACCCGGGATGGGTTTCGGTGTCAGTACTGTGGGGTGCGTCGTATGATGCGTGAGCTGAACTACGACCACGTGCTCCCCAGGCGGCAGGGCGGTAAGACTAACTGGGAGAACATCGTGACTTGCTGCTACCCGTGCAACGACCGTAAGGGTGGTCGCACGCCGGAGCAGGCAGGGATGACGTTGCTCCGCAGCCCGGGGAAGCCTCATTCTCTTCCTCTACACCCGGTCTTTATCCCAGCAAAGGGGATTCCTCCCGTTTGGGAGGCATACCTGGATCTGTCAAAGGCTCTTCCACATGGGGAGGGGTACTACCTGGTTGGGGTTTCGGCTTAGCTAGTAGGCTGTAGCTCCCAGGAAACGGGGTCTCCTTTACGGGGTCCCCGTTTTTTTGTCCCAAAGGTTTTGTGTTGTGGTGTAGACTCTATTGGGAACCGCGCTTAGGCTTGGGTTCTTTTTCGACGAGCCGCACCTTTGGGTTTGGGCGTAGTCGCGGACGTATTTGGAAACGTTGAGGGATTTGAGAGATTTGTCCATCTCTGCATCCCTAACTCAGACCCCACGTTCACGGTGAAAGCTATGGAAATCAAACCCAAGTTTACGTTCGAGTCCGTCCGTTGTGACCAGAGCAATGACCTTCATTTGGTTGTTGAGCTTACGGCCCCTAAGAGCGACTGGCAGGTCAATCGTCCGCCGCTCTGTATTGTTCCAGTTCTCGATATTTCTGGTTCGATGGCAGGTCCGAAGCTCGCCTACGCAAAGCAGTCAATTCTTAAGCTGATTGAGCACCTGTCGTCGGACGACTACTTCGGGATCGTCAGTTTCTCGTCTGCTGCCCGGGTCGATGCTGTCCCACGGAAGATGACTCCTGAGGTAAAGGAGTCGTTGAGGGTCCTAGTTAACAATTTTCAGACAGAGGGTGCGACCAACTTCTCTGGGGGGATGCTCCTTGGGCTCAAGACCGCTAATGAGATGGACCTCCCCGAGTCTACCATCGTTCGGGTCATCACGTTTACGGATGGTCAGCCGACCCATGGGGTGACTGATCCTAAGGGCCTTTGTGACCTCTTGGAAAAGCAGGTAGGGCGAGCGAGTGTTTCTGCCTTTGGTTACGGTTCGGACGCTAACCAAACTCTCTTGAGTGACTTGGCAACCAAGGGCAAAGGTAACTATGCCTTCGTGCAAGAGCCTGATGCAGCTCTTGCCGCTTTCGGTAAGGAATTGGGGGGTCTTCTGAGCATGTATGCTCAGAATATTCGCGTCGACCTGACACCTCGTAATGGGCACCAGATCATGGAGGTCCTTACGGATGCTGATGTGGAGGAGGAGACTACTGGGGAGGTCGAGGTTAGGCTTCCGCAGATTCTTAGTGAGGAAACTACTAATGTCGTTGTTGCGGTGAGGCTTAGCGAGCAGAAGCAAGCAGGTCCTCGTCAGGTCAATGTGATTGACGTGAAGCTCCGCTACCAGGTCATCGATCAGGATGGGAAGCTCACGGAGAAGACTGTGGAGACCAAGGCGAAGGTCCAATTCGTCAAGGCTGGTGACGAGCAGAAGACCCCCACCAAGGAGGTTGACGAGATCGTTGCCAGGGCTCAGCTCGTGAAGGTGCAGATTGAAGCGGAGGCCCAGGCTAAGCAGGGTAACTTCTCCGCAGTCACTGAGGCTTTCAATGGATTTAAAGCCTCAGTTAAGACTCGTGGTCTGGGCCTATTGGCTGAGATTGCAAACCACGTTGGGGGGTACTACCAACCTCAACAGTATGCAGGGTCTGCTGGTAATCGGGTAGGGCTCCGTCGGGCTATGACTCGTGGAGTAGGTACTTCAGGTCTAGCCCTAGAAGATCAGGTTGTTCTTAGCTCCTGTAGTTTTTCGCTTGCCAATGAAGCTCAGGAAATGACTTCTCAAGCATTTTCTGCCGCTGGGGCTCCTCCAGTAGCTCCTCCTCCAGTGGAGGGTCCTGTAACAGGGGCATCGACTCCTCCCGTTGTTTTGGGGAGGAACTTGAGCAAGCGTAGGAGTTCTCGTTGGGCTTAGTGTCTCCGGACGTCGAGGACCGCTAGGGGTTTTTTATCCACGTGGGGGGTGTGTGCCAGGGTGTGCACACACCCCCACACAGTTTGATCGTAAGCCCGTTCGTAGGGGGCTAGCCTATGTCGTATCCTATCTTAGGTAACATTGAAGCTACCTCCTTCTACGTTCGCTATCGAGAAGAGTTTCCCGACGGTGAATTGTGCGATTATGCTCGTAGGGGCATGTGGACGCATGGAGTAGAAACGAGACCATTCTACTGGGCCGATGACCTTACTGAGAAGGTAGACCTAAGTCCGACAGTAGGGGTCGCTGGGTTCATTGGGGATGTCCACGCAGGGTTAAGGGCTATGGGTAGGACTCCACCTGAAAATGTGGACTACCCAGAGGAACTTCAACCCTACTTAGGTCGTACGCTTGGTACGGCAACCATGGTTGAAGTTCGCTCCAGTATCGAGCCTATCTTCATCAAGCCAAAGGAGCACAAGCTCTTTACAGGTCTGCTTTGGATTGGAGATGTGGAGTCTAGAGCCAGGACCGTAACCGTGCCCGATGACACTCTGCTTTGGACGTCAACTCCAGTGCAGTTTGTAGCTGAGTACCGAGCGTTTATCCTGCAAGGGCATATTCTAGATGTTCGCCTGTATCGTGGGGATTGGTCGAAATCCCCTGACAGATTCATTATCGAGCAAGCTACAGCCGTACACCAAGAAGCTGGGGCCCCAATCGCCTATTGTTGCGACTGGGGGGTAACCGCTGACGGGCTAACCTTGCTTGTCGAGCGCAACGAGGGGTACTCCTTTGGGCACTACGGCCTTAAGCCAGCGGATTATGCTCGAATGTTATCGGCACGCTGGTTCGAGATGGCAGGGGGTATCTGATGAACGTGTACGTGGATGGACTCCACCCCCAACTAGCAGTCCTAAAATGTCCCTGCCGTAAGCTGTTTGCGGTGTAGGATTGGATTACTCCCTATGATGGTTGACCACTACGAAGTTTACGTCAGCACTGACATCGAAACGGACGGCCCCATTCCGGGACCGAATTCGATGCTCTCCTTTGGATCAGCCGCCTTCACATTGAATGCGGGTAAGGTTGGCACCTTCTCGGCGAACCTGGAGACCCTCCCTGGGGCGTCCATGGACCCCATCACGAAGACGGAGTTCTGGGACAAAAACCCGGAAGCTTGGGCGGCTTGCCGCACGGACTTGAAACCCATCGAGCCGACCATGAGGGCCTACGTCGAGTGGGTTCGTCGTCTGCCGGGACGGCCAGTGTTCGTGGGCTATCCGGCCACCTTCGACTTCATGTTCGTGTACTGGTACATCCGGAAGCACGGCCTCGAAAGCCCCTTCAGCTTCTCGGCGCTCGACATCAAGAGCTACGTGATGAGCTACTTGGGCACGACCTTCCGGGACAGCACCAAGCGGAACATGCCCAAGAAGTGGTTTCCTGCAAGTCGTCACACCCACATCGCCCTCGACGATGCTATCGAGCAGGGCGAGCTGTTCATGAACATTTTGCGAGAAAGGCGAGAAAGATTATTTAGCGGTTGACATTCTTTCCTAAGTGGCGTAGGGGTTATGTGTAGTATATTGGAAGGCAAACCGGCCAGGGGTCGGCACCGTTTTGAAAACGGATGGGCGCTGAAAGGCGTTGGGGTTCGAGACCTCTGTCTTCCGCCAAAGGGTGTAAGGTTTGAGTCGTTGTGCCTATCCCGATTGAAGCCCACACCTGGGACCAGGAGAGACTCTTACAAGAGATCGCTGTTCGTCTTCCAAAAGGTTGGGGGATTGAATTTGGGCAGGACCCGGATTCTTTCCTATGGTGCGTCTCTCTTCTCAAAGAGGACCGTTCTCTTGTTTGGGAATCGGAAGAGGTAGCCCCTAACCTTGTTCTCCTCAATGCCCTTGGTTGGGTTGAGCTGCGAGCCGCGAGATCGGAGCGAGTGCCCTCCCCATGGGCACCTAGAGTTGCGGAGATAGACCCTCGGAAGCTTCACGAGGTGGTTTTCCGATTGCAGTCTGAGGACCCTCCGGATCTTGACCCGGGGGAGGTTGACTTGATATACTCTCGGTTTCCACGAAAAAGGTAAGGCAGGCACATGGCTATCAAACAAGGGACTGATATCCGGTCGAAGCTCCAAGCTGGCGTTGGTAAGCTTGCAGATGCTGTAACCATAACGCTCGGCCCTCGGGGTCGTAACGTCTGCATTGAAAAGGCTTTTGGGGCGCCCCTCATCACCAAAGATGGAGTGAGTGTCGCTAAGGAAATTGAGTTGTCCGACCCTTGGGAGAACATGGGTGCACGGCTGGTTCGAGAGGTTTCCTCAAAGACTTCTGACAATGCTGGGGATGGTACAACAACCGCGACAGTTCTTTCGCGGAGTATGTTTGACCAAGGTATGAAGTTCATCTCTGCTGGTTACGCCCCAGTCCAACTTAAGCGAGGGATGGACAAGGCGTGTAGGCTTTTGGAGGAGGCAATCGTTGATCAGTCGCTTCCAGTTAGGACTCAAGAGGATATTGCGGGGGTGGCTACCATCAGTGCTAATGGGGATGAGGAGATTGGGAGGATCATAGCTGAAGCGGTAGCGAAGGTGGGTAAGGATGGGATCGTTAATATCGAGGAGGGTAAAACAACCTCCATCTCGATAGAAGCCTCTGATGGTATGCAGATTGAGCGGGGCTGGCTCAGCCCCGCATTCAAGATGGACTCTGCAACCTACTCTTCTACGCTGGATAACCCCTATGTCTTCGTTACCGATATGGTGATTAGTGACATCAGGCCATTCCTTCCTGTCTTGGAGAAGTTCGTTGAGTGGGGTCGACCGGTACTTTGGGTTGCTGCTGACTTCGAGGGGGAAGCTCTAGCCGTTCTGTGCAAGAATTTCGGAGCAAAGACGCTAATTTCGCAGCTAGTCAAAGCCCCGTCTTTTGGGCATCAGCAGACGGAGGTGCTCAAGGACCTTGCAGTGCTGACAGGGGCAACCTTCTTGTCCAAGGAGATGGGGGCAACCTTTGAGAGTGTGGACATCTTGATGTTCGGTTCAGCTCGTTTGGTTACGGTTACGGATCGAACGACTACCATTGTGGATGGGGCTGGTTCGGAAGACAGTCTGACCGCACGTATCTCGCAAATTAAAGCGGAGATTGAACGTACTGGCAGTGAGTTCGATCGAGAGCGTCTTCAAGAGCGGCTAGGTAAGCTGCTGGGGGGAGTATGCTCGATTAAAGTGGGAGCCCCTACAGAATTGGCTCTCAAAGAGATCAAGGCCAGGATGGAAGATGCTCTGTATGCGACCAGAGCAGCTATTGACGAGGGGGTGGTACCTGGAGGGGGTATGTGTCTCGTGCGGGCGTCTTGGGCTGTTCGGGATCGTTGGAAGAGGCTACAGCAGCTCCCCCTCTTGGAAACTCCTGACGAGGAAGTGGGGTTCGGTATTGTTTTGGATGCTTGTAGGGCACCATTTGATGCCATCCTGAGTAATGCCGGAGTGAAGAACCCTGATAGGTACTTGGATAGGTTGGCTGAGGATGATGCAGAGTTCAGTGGGGTTGATGCTCGGTTGTTGGAGATTGTAGACCTCAAAGAGGCTGGTATTTTGGACCCTACCAAGGTTGTTCGGACAGCTCTGTCAAATGCGGTTTCCTTGACTGGAACCCTCCTTACCACTGAGGTAGCTATCCGAAAGGTCCCTAGCCCTGGTCGCGACGAAGGGGTGGCCCGTGGCTGATTTGGTGAGCGGCTACCGAGCACGCCCGCACGATGGCGCGGCTGGGCCTTGGCTCTACGTCGAGGCCCTCTTTGAGTTGGAAGACTACTACTCCGAGCACGGCTGCACACTTGTGGTCGAGCGCTTCGATATGCCGCGCGACGAATACGAGAAGCTAGGAGACTTCGATGGCTGGTAGCTTCGACTGAGGGAGAGTGGGTCGTGAGCGAGAGGTGGTAGCGCGGTGAAGTAGTTATCTTTTTGGTTGTGTCGTGGACAACCGAATGCAAGCTACTTACGGGGTTCGGCCTCATCGACTCACTAAGAATGAGATCCCTGCTCTCACCAGAGCTATCCTGGCATTCCAGAGGCGTCAGGCTTCTGTAGGTAAGTATGTGCTACAGGGGACCGCTTGCATTCGGATCTACAATGAGGCTGGTATCAATGTGATGGTCCGGGCAGACGATTGGGCCAAGATCGTTCCTTATCTTAGGGACGGTACGTTTAATCCGAATGTCGTCCCAGTACCTAGTCCGTCAGTTATGCACCCAAACCAGTATAGAGATGTGTCGGTTTTGGATCAGAATGAGCCTGAGTTGTACCTCAGGATCTACGCAGTTCTGCTGAGATTGTTTCCGATAGAGTTCCCAGTCTCCAACTTGTAGTGGAGGGAGTTACCATGTCCGCTTTTGACCCCAAAGGTACTTCTCCAGGTTTGACGCAAAGTGCACCGGAGCGACCAAAAGTCTTTCAAATGCGTTGTCGAAGAGATGGTTGTACCTCCGCACGGGCAGTCCAGATTCAGGCTGGTCCACGTGATGATGAGGCAGGGGTTGCGCCTTCCCAAAGGCTCTATCAGTGTGTGGAGTGCAAGAACACTTGGGCTATGGCCGTCGGAGGGGCAGTCTCTTTCTGATCTTCGATAGTCTCTTTTTTGAGCTGCTTTCTCAGCTCAATGATAACCCTTCAAGACCTTCAGGCGTTCGAGGCAGATACCGCAGCAGTAGTCCCGGGGTTCCGGATAGCTTGGAAGAATGAGTCCACATTTCAGAAGCTTGTGGGGTTGTTCGCTAAGCCATTCAACCCAGATTACTGTACGAAGTACACAACGACTATAGGTTCGACAGTGTACTTCCCTTCCCGGCAGTTTTACGAGTTAGACCCTAGGCGCTCTTTTGCGATTTTGGCTCATGAGCGAGTCCATCTTCTCGACTCGAAGAAGCACCCTTTCTGGTTTCCAGTTTCCTATGCTTTCCCCCAGATTTTGTTTCTACCGTTAGTGGTTATGGGGGTTGTTCTGGCCTTCTTCGTAGGTTGGTGGTCGCTCTTGGCTTTTGGGTTGGCTCTTGTCACTCTTGGACCTTGGCCTGCTCCTGGGAGAGTCCATTGGGAGCAACGTGGCTATGCAATGTCCATGGCATGTGCTTTCTGGCTCTTTGGGGGCATTCTTTCCTTCCAGAAGGAGTCCATTCGCAAGCAGTTTCTCGGGTGGGCTTATTTCCGTATGAGTTGGCGTGAGGCGGCGGTTGATGACTGGCTAAGTCGAACCGAGAAGTCTATTCGTAGTGGTGTTTTGCCAGTAATAGACTCCACTTACGGGGATGTTCTTAAATTCCTTCGTGCCTCTGGGAATGTATCGTGAGTGGGTCCAATATTGGGTTGCTACGGTGTACCAGGTCCGGGTGTGTAGGCATCTTGGGGTCTAGTGGCCAGGAGGTATACCGTATGGTCTGTGGGAATTGCGGGCAGAACTATTTTGTGGTGCTTCAGGTGACCCCAGTTGAGTCTGCTGACCGTCGGTTAGAGGGAGGGGTTGACTTGCAGGAACCTCTTTCCCTTCCGGTGGGTCGTGTTGAGTGATGTTGTAGGGCAAGAGGAGGGGGTTGCCTACTTACGTCGCATTGTGGAGGGTCAGACCCAATCCCTTATTTTGGTAGGGGAAGAAGGGGTTGGGCGTAAGTTTGCGGTTACTCAGGCATTTAAGGAAATCGTTGTCCGGCAACGAGGTCTGGGTAGTTCCGAAACTACGCAGGTAGATCGCGGGGTTCATGCTGACTTTACCGTGGTCACAGCACCCGCAGAGAAAGAGATTGGGGTGGATGCGATTCGTGAGGCGGTGGCTCAAGCTCTTTCGTACCCCTCATCAGCACCCTGTCGATTCTTCGTAATCGACGGGGCGGACCGGCTAACTGATGCTGCTGCGAATGCTCTTCTGAAGACGTTGGAGGAGCCTCCTGCACTTTCCCGCTTTTTTCTGCTGGCAGAATCCTATGCCCGTGTGCTCCCTACCATCCGATCGAGGTGCGGGAGAGTTCGATTTCGGAAGCTCCCTGAATTGTTCATCCTCGATAAGATTGCGAAATTTGAAGAGGACCGTGATAAAGCTCTTGTCTACTCTCGTATGGGAGAAGGTTCGGTTGGGAGAGCTATCCAGTACTGGGGAGCAAACCGAATTAGCGTTAGAGACCAAGCTCTAGCTGTTTTGCGAGCTGGAGTTGCGGGGGATCTGTCAGGTTCGTTCGCTTCGATTGATTCTTTTGGGAAAGACCTACTCCCCTTAGGGGTTCGCTTTCTGTGCTTTCTGACTCACGACCTTTTAGTGAGTGGGGTTGACCCTCAACGAGCTATCAATCTGGATATTCTTGACGACCTAACTAACATGCGTGATCAAGCCCCCAGAAGTACTTGGTTTAAGCTCTGGAGAGAGCTGAAGGTTGTTTTGGGACGGTATGAGTCCGTCTACGTTAGTTTGGCGTTCCAGGCGAAGACAGCACTCGCATCGACCTTCTGCGAGTAGGGGTCTCCCATGGCTTTTCGCTTTGCTACGCCAATCGTCGTGTCTTTTGGAGAGGAAACTTTCTTCCTAGACCGGGATTTCAATCAGTTTTGTGCCCAGCCTCAGTATACGGTTGTGACTCTGGATGGGTCTGACTTGTCGGACGGGGAGTTGATCTCTACCTGCTCTACATTTTCAGTAGATTTGGATGACCCTTCCAGCACGAAGTCTCGTGTCGTTGTTGTGGACGATGCCCACAAACTCAAGGCTGGGAAAGAACTAAAGACATACCTAGAGCAGAAGCCATCAGACGAATATGATTGCATCCTAGCTCTTGTCTTCAGGAGCGAGAAACTCCCTTCTTTCTGGTCTAAGTTGGGTAGTAAGGTAACGTTCCGGGAGCACAAGAAGCTCAAAACTTGGGACAACAACAATGAGGTTGTCAGGTGGGTACAGGAGGAAGCGAAACGTTTGAAGCTTTCGCTGGATGCTAAAATGGCTTGGGGGATGTTTCAGCTTGCCGGGGATGACTTGTACCGGCTGGCTAGTGAGCTGCGAAAGTTAGTCCTGTTGGTTGGGCCTGGGGTTCCCATCACGATAGAGCACTTGAAGCTTGTGCTTTCCCCAGGTACGACTGCTGAACCTTGGACCGTGGCTGAGGCAGCTTTCGGGAAGAGCCCCCAGAAGGCCATTAACTTACTTTCTTTACTCTACCGTTACTCTTCTGACGATCCTTCTATCCCTGTGATGGGTGCGATGATGCGTCAAGCGGAGAAGTTGTTGCTTGTAAGGTCCATGCTTGATCGGAATGCGTCTCACGAGGAGATCGCAGGGCGTCTAGGCATGCACCCTTATAGGTTTAAGATGTCTCTTTTGCCGCAGGTTGGGAAACACACTCAACGTGAACTTGTTCGTGCTATGCGAAATCTATGTAAATTGGATGTAGACCTGAAGAGTACCAGTCGCTCTCGGAGAACTCTCTTAGAGTTGGTGGTCATCGGCCTTGCAAGTTAGGAAAGAGGAGTTGGGGTCCCATGGAGAACGTCACGGTCGCAGCCATCCCTGAGAAAAAGAACGAGCCCGTTTTGATTGGGCGTCATTTCACGAAGGGGTCCCCTCCAGTGAAGTGGGAGCAACGCACTGCTAAAATCAAGGACCCTGATGGTTCGATCGTGTTTAGCATGGATAACGTAGAAGTGCCTTCGTTTTTCTCTCAGCTTGCAACTGACATCGCGGTTAGCAAGTACTTTCGGAAGGCAGGGATTAACGGGGATCCGAAGAAAGGTGAAACCTCATTTTCTCAGGTCGTCTTCCGTGTAGCTCATTCAATTCGGAGGGCTGGGGAGGAGCGTGGGTATTTTGAGAGTCTTGAGGAGGCAATTACTTTCGAGAGTGAGCTAACCTATATGCTCACTCATCAAATCGGTGCGTTCAACTCTCCTGTATGGTTCAACTGTGGTCTTTGGCAGCAGTATGGGATTAAGGGGAATGGTGGGACGTGGGCGTACAATGAGGAGTACGATGCAAGTTTGAACGGGCAGAACGAGAAGCCTGAGATCATGGAGATGTCCAACGCTTATGAGCGTCCTCAGTGTTCTGCGTGTTTCATTCAGGCCGTGGATGATGACCTGATGTCAATCTTTGACCTGGTGAAAAACGAAGCTCGTCTGTTCAAGTATGGTTCTGGTACGGGGTCGAACTTCTCGAATCTTCGCTCAAAGTATGAGAAGCTTTCTGGTGGTGGTCTCAGCTCCGGGCTTATGAGCTTCTTGGAGGTGTTTGATCGTGGGGCGGGTGCGACCAAATCCGGAGGGACTACTCGGCGAGCAGCTAAGATGGTTTGCCTTGATATGGATCACCCGGAGATCGTGGACTTCATCGAGTGGAAGATGCGAGAGGAGAAGAAGGCAAAGGCTCTTATCGCGGCAGGGTGGCCTTCAGATTTCAACGGTGAGGCTTACCACACGGTGTCCGGACAGAACTCGAACAATTCAGTGCGAATTACAGATGAGTTCATGAAGGCTGTCGAGGCCAACGGGGATTGGCAGACGACTTCTCGTACGACAGGGGAGGTAATCCATACCTACAAGGCGAAGGCCATTTGGGACAAGATTGCGGAGGCTGCCTGGGCTTGTGCAGACCCTGGGGTTCAGTACGACACCACTATCAACGAATGGCACACGGTACCCAATACAGGTCGAATTCGTGCAAGTAACCCCTGTAGCGAGTACATGCACCTTGATGAGACTGCGTGTAATCTCGCTAGCTTGAACTTGATGAAGTTCTTGAGGGGGGATGGAACGTTTGACGTCGAGTCCTATCAGCATGCCATTCGTGTGTTTTTCGTGGCTCAGGATATCCTAGTCGACTTCTCGTCTTACCCAACAGCGAATATCGCTAAGAATAGCCACCGCTATCGTCCGTTGGGGTTGGGGTATGCCAATCTTGGTTCCTTGCTCATGGTCTCGGGGGTTCCTTACGACTCTGATAAGGGACGAGCAATTGCTGGGGCTTTGTCAGCGATTCTTACAGGGCATGCGTACCAGACCAGTGCGCAGATTGCTACCCGTAAGGGTCCGTTTGCTGGGTTTGCGAAGAATCGAGAGCCTATGCTTCGGGTGATGCGTAAGCATCAGCAGGCGGTAAGTGGGATTGATGCCCAATATTGCCCGGATCTTGTCAGAGCTGCGGAGCAGGACTGGGAAGAGGTGGTCCGGCTGGGGGAGCTGCATGGCTTCCGAAATGCCCAGGCTACGGTTATCGCACCCACGGGTACGATCGGTTTGCTGATGGACTGCGATACGACAGGGATTGAGCCCGATTTCTCGCTAGTTAAGTACAAAAAGTTGGCTGGTGGGGGGACAATGAAGATTCCCAACCAGTCTGTGGGTAAGGCGTTGGCTCGCTTTGGGTTTGGCCCTTCAGACGTCGCAAAGATTTTGGCTTATATTGAGGAGAATGAGACCATCGAGGGCTGTCCGCTCGTGACGGATGTGATGCTACCGGTCTTTGATTGTGCCAATCGGTGCGGTAAGACTGGGGTTCGGTTTTTGTCGCCTGCCAGCCATGTGCGGATGATGGCCGCAGTTCAGCCATTTGTCTCTGGGGCAATTTCTAAGACTGTGAACTTGCCCAATGAGGCGACGGTTGAGGAAATCCGAGACCTTTACTTTTTGAGTTGGAAGCTGGGGCTCAAAGCAGTTGCCTTGTACCGTGATGGGTGCAAGTCTAGTCAGCCTCTTAGTGCTCAAGAAACTAAGGCTCCTGCAAAGAAAGAGGAGGCCAAGGCTTCATCAGTTGCTCGACCTTCTGGAGTTAGGGTTCGTTTGCCGAAGAAGCGTGGGGGTTTCACACAAGAGGCTTTGGTTGGGGGGCACAAAATCTTCCTCCGTACAGGGGAGTATGAGGATGGCTCTCTTGGTGAGATTTTCATTGATATGCACAAGGAAGGCGCCGCTTTCCGTAGTATCATGAATTGTCTCGCAATGGCAGTAAGCCTTGGGCTTCAATATGGAGTTCCCCTTAGCTCGTATGTGAGACAATTTGTCTTCACTCGGTTCGAGCCCGCAGGTCAAGTTGAAGGCCATGCGAACATCAGGATGGCCACTAGTGTTGTAGATTACATTTTCCGAACTCTTGGGATTGAGTACCTGGATCGTCATGACCTTGCTCATGTCAAACCGATGGCAGCTTCGACAGCAGACCCAGGTGAGGTAAGTGCTTTGGGTTCTGTGGAGTCGGCCTCTCCTACTTCTAACCGGCACTATGCGGAGTTGATGGGCGATGCTCCTGCCTGTGATCAGTGTGGGCACATTACTGTTCGTAATGGTACTTGCTACAGGTGCCTAAATTGCGGTAACTCGATGGGTTGCTCGTGACTTAGACCCTAAGATAGTCAGTAGTAAAGGGAGCCCTTGTCTGGTGTAGACAAGGGCTCCCTTGTGTTCTGAAAGGGGTTTGGTTTGCGTAAAGTCATTCTTGGGGACAATCTTACGGTCTTAGCTAGTTTGCCAAGTGGGTTTGCTTCGGTCATCTATATCGACCCGCCATTTAATACAGGGAGGATTCAGAAGCGGGATCGGATCAAGACGACCGTAACGGATGGTCCTGGCGATCGAGGCGGCTTTGGCGGCCGTCGCTACAACGTCGAGAAGGTAGACAGCAGCACCTACGAGGACTCGTTCGAGGACTTTGAGGGCTTCTTGATGCCCCGCATTGAAGCGGCCCTTCGGTGTCTCACCAAGACGGGCCAGTTGTTCGTTCACCTCGACTACCGAGAGGTCCATTACATCAAGGTGGCCCTCGACCGCATCCTCGGGCGAGACCGCTTCGTGAACGAGATCATTTGGGCCTACGACTACGGTGGTCGACCGAAGAACCGTTGGCCCGCGAAGCACGACACGATTCTTTGGTACGTCATGGACCCGAGCGACTACGTGTTCGACTTCGACGCAATCGATCGGATCCCGTATATGGCGCCGACTCTTGTGGGGAAGGAGAAAGCGGAACAGGGGAAGACCCCAACCGACGTTTGGTGGCATACGATCGTCCCGACCAACGGTAAAGAGAAAACGGGCTATCCGACGCAGAAGCCGTTTGGCGTGTTGAGCCGCCTTGTGAAGGTCCACTCTCGTCAGGGCGACGTAGTGTTGGATTTCTTCGCGGGAAGTGGCACTACGGGCGAGGCGGCTGCGAAGAATGATCGTGGTTTTGTCTTGGTTGACAGCAATCCGGAAGCGTTTGCGGTTATGTCAAAGAGATTAGCTCCATTTGACCCTGAGTTAGTAAGGTACGAGCTTGAGGTATTGGTGTAGGGGATAGACCCCAGGAGGTTGTGTATGTCGTCAGAGGTTAGTTTCACATTCCTAAATACGTACCTTGTTGAGGGGGTTGTGGAGTTAGACCCCATGGCAGATCGTATGACCATTAGGACGGTTGATCCCAATGGAAACCCTTTTAACTTTGACCTCCAAAAGGTTCTGAGGGCTCTTCATGGGCAGGAAGTCCGGGTAATAGTTGCCCCTTTGGTGGCAGTTAGAGAACTTGAGCAAATGGTTCAAGCCCAACAGGCTCAAGGGGAAAGCGTTGTTGTGGGGGAACCGCCCGCAGAAGGCGGTAAAATTGAATTGGCTGCCTCTTTGAAGGGAGGGAAAGGGGGTCTTACGTCATGACGAATGAGGAGCGCCAAGTACGAATTTCAGAGTTGGAGAGTCGAATCTCAAAAGCTCGTGAAGCGTACTACAATGGATCCTCCCCGATCATGACAGATGCGGAGTACGACGCTCTTTCGGATGAGCTTTTTGAGCTAGATGCGATTAACCAGATAGCCAAGTCTATAGGAGCCCCCCCTCCTGTATCTGAGTGGCAGAAGGTCCGCCACGAGCACCCCATGGGTTCCCTCGATAAGGTGAACACTATGGAGGAGTTGACCAACTGGGTCAACTCCCGTTGCCCCAGGGAAGCCCTGTTTGTCACGGAGAAGCTCGATGGGATCTCTGTCCAGGTGAAGTACGTGGGCGGCAAGCTTGTTCAGGCGTTGACCCGAGGGGACGGAATCACGGGGGAGGACATCACCCAGAATGTCCTCAAGATGAAGGGGGTCCAGCCCCGGCTTTCCCAGAAGATTTCCGCGACTTTCCGAGGGGAGATCCTTCTTTTGCGAAGTGATCATCAAGCCTGGTTTAAGGAAGACTACGCCAACACTCGTAATGCAGCCGCAGGGATCACTAAGAGATATGATGGTCGGGGGTGTGAGCACTTGACTGTGATGTTCTACCAAGTGGTTGATGGGTTGAAGGTCGCAACTGAGGAAGAGCAGTTTAAGTTCTTGGAGGATCTTGGGTTCAATACCCCGAACCGGTACTTTTCTGGCATAGAGGTAAAGGCGTCTCATGCCCTTTGGGTCGATTACCAGCAGGGTAAACGAGATCGCCTTGATTATGACATCGACGGGCTTGTTGTCCGCATTAATGACCTCACAAAACAGGCGGCCCTCGGAGACAAGGACCTCCGACCGCTTGGTGCGGTGGCCTTCAAGTTTGCGGCAATCACTCGTGAGACTGTCGTCCGTCAGATCCTTCGTCAGACGGGTGGGACGGGTCGTATCACTCCGGTCGCTGTGTTCGACCCGGTGAGCCTTCTTGGGGCGAACGTCACCAACGCCAGCCTCTACAACTGGAAGTACATCCGGGAGTTGGGCTTGGACGTAGGGTCGCGGGTGCTAGTCGCCAGGGCCAACGATGTCATTCCTCGGGTAGTGAAGGTTACCTGGAGCACCGATACGATCAGTCAGCCCCCGGAGACCTGTGATGCTTGCGGGACGGCGGTTGCGCAGGATGGTGAGTTCCACGTCTGCCCGAACCGTGAGACGTGCCCTGCCCAGGTGACGGGCCGCATCTCCCAGTGGATCTCTTCGCTCAACATCTTGGAGTGGGGGGACACGCTGCTAGAGAAGCTCGTCACGACTGGCCTGGTCAAGTCGGTGCCAGACTTGTACCGCCTGACGACCGAGCAGCTTGAAGGCTTGGACCGTATGGGTCCGAAGCTGGCTGAAAAGCTCCTTGCCAACCTCCATGCTGAGAAGGTGCTCCCGATGGAGGTCCTCCTGGGATCCCTGTCGATCCCAGGCATCGCAGCCTCTTCCATCAAGATGGCCATGGATGCGGGGATCGACACGCCTGAGGCGTTGCGTTCGGCACCCCTTGAGGCGCTGGGGAAGATCCCTGGGTTTGGTCCCGTCAAGGCTGAGGCCCTCTTCAACTGGCTTCGGTCCTACGGTCAGATCCTCGACGAGCTTGCGGGAGTAGGGGTTACGGTTAAAGAGAAGGTGAAGGGTAAGTTCAATGGGATGAGTTTTTGCTTCACTGGTACGATGCGTAACAAGCGTCCCGACTTGGAAGCGATGGTTCTGGGCAACGGGGGTGAAGTGAAGTCCTCCGTCACCAAGAAGCTCACCTATCTGGTCTTGGCTGATCATACGACAACGAAGGCTGCTACCGCTAAGAAGTACGGGACCAAGCTTTTGACGGAGGAGCAGTTCCTTGAGGCTGTGGGGCAAGGATGAACCCTAAGAGTTTTGCCGCATGGCTTTTTTGGACGGGGTTTCCTATAGTTGTCGCTATACTTGGAGTCCTCTGGCTGGCTCATGACATCGCGGACCTTCGACGACAGAAGTTGGAACTAGAGGTGGAACTCAAAAGGGTAAGATCGTCGTGTCCGTGTGCCCTCGAAATGGGTAAGTGATAATGGAATCCCTTACGGGCAGAGTGCGGTCTGTCATTCATAAGTCTGATGATTTTTACATCTTCTCTGTTGAGCCTTCTGAGGTTGGCTACGACCGAAAAGTGGTCTGTAAGGGACGCCTTTTTGGGATCCAGGGGATTGCTCCTGGGGTGCCCCTAGAGTTGTTTGGGGAGTGGACTTATCACCCGAAGTTTGGTAGGCAGTTTGACTTACACGGGTGGGGGGTTTGGGCTAACTCTGAGTCGGGGGTGGAATCCTTTTTGCGGGTTTGCCTCGGGCTTGAGGAATCCTTGGTCCTTGCTCTGGTCGATGCTTTCAGTCTGAACGTGTTTCAGGTTCTCAATGAGGAACCTGAGCGGCTGAAGACGGTTCCTGGGTTTGACGAGGGAATCATTGAGTCTTTTAGAGACCTATGGGTTCTTGCTCAGATTAGTGCCGAGCTTTCCAAGTTTCTTGCCGACCACGACGTGACGGCGGCGCAGATGAAGGCGCTCTACGACACGTTCAAGTCGGATTCCAAACGTATCCTCCTGGAGAATCCCTACCGACTCCTGGAGGTCGAGGGGTTCCACTTCGTCAAGGTTGATGAAATTGCAGAGGGTAGGGGAGTTCCTAGGTCTGATCCCCGGAGGTTTGAAGGGGCGGTTCTTTGGGTTTTGAGGGAGGCTGCTTCGGCTGGACACCTTTGTGTTCGTCGGGGTGGGATCTCTACTCAGCTTGAAAGTCTTAGCAAGAAGGCATCTGAGGTTCATGCCTTCGAGGCAGATGACCTTGTTAAGGAGCTGAACCAGGCAGTTGATAGGTTGAGTCAGAGAGGCGTTGTCAAGATTGACCCTGATGTAGGGGTTTACCTAAGTTCTCACTTTCGGCATGAGAGGGAAGCCGCAGAGTACCTTGCCCGGCTCATAACCCCTCTTCAGCTTGATGTGGAGGTTGGGGAGTTTATCGCTTCTTACGAGACCCTCAACCAAATCAAGCTATCTGTCGACCAAAAGCAAGCTATTGTAATGTTGGCTCACAGTAGGGTCCTTGTCTTGACTGGGTTACCTGGGACAGGGAAAACTACAGTTATCAGGGCAGTGGTCAGCTTCTTTGAGCAAGCTGGAATTTCATTTGTGTTGATGGCCCCAACTGGAATAGCTTCTAAACGACTGTCGGCTGTGACGGGTCACCCCGCAGCTACGATCCATCGTACATTTAGGTATGATGGTAAAACCTGGGGGTACGATCGTCATAACAAGTACCCAGTTGGGGCGGTTATTGTCGATGAGATGTCGATGGTGGACCAGGAGCTTTTCTATCGGATTCTCGACTCTTTGGAGGAGGGGACGATTCTTGTCTTGGTTGGGGATGATGCTCAATTGCCTTCTGTTGGTCCTGGTAATGTCCTGAGGGAGTTGATCAGGTGTGAGTCGGTTCCCACGATTCGTCTGACCCAAATTTTTCGTCAGGCTGAACAAAGTGACATCATCCTGAACTCCCATCGGATTAATAGAGGGGAGTCGATTGGGACAGAGGGCAAGCTTTCTGACTCTGACTTCCGATTTGTTCCGATTGCAGACGAGGATGTAATTGCGAATCTAATCGTGCAGATGGCCCATAAGCTTAAGGCTAGGGACGCCAACTTCCAGGTGCTTTCACCGAAATACGATGGTGCTGTTGGGGTCAGTAACCTTAATGACCGATTGAGGGAGATGCTTAACCCCCCAATGGATACGAAAAAGGAGTGCGCTGTAGGGCCTTTTAGATTTCGGGAGGGGGATCGTGTGATGGTCGTGAAGAACGACTACGAATTAGGGATCTACAACGGGGATATGGGGAAGCTTATGTCGATAGCCTCAGATCACTTCATGGTTCGGGTCCATGGGGCTGGGGAAGACGGGCTTGACTTGTATGTCAAGATTCCTCGCAAGGAAGTCGTTCAGAAGCTTCGGTTGGCCTACGCCATTACCGTCCATAAGTCTCAGGGCTCTGAATTCGATACGGTTATCTTGCCTATGGTCAAGTCCCAGGGGCGTATGCTCCAGCGTAATTTGTTCTACACGGCAGTTACCAGAGCCAAGAAGCAGGTTTTCCTTCTTGGGGAACGCAGTGCGGTTTCTTGTGCTATTGCTAATGACCTGGTAGTGCAGAGAAGTACTGGGTTTGAACGGGCGGTTCGTTTGGCGGTTCGTCGTCAATTGGATGGGAGTAAGTGATATGGAACCTTCTTGGGTTGAGCGGGTTTACGATGAAATCCTTACTATGGGGATTGAGCTTGATCCTGACCCTACCATCCTAGGCCCTCGTTACCTTAATGAGGTTTTGTCAAGGTGCCGTAATTACCTGAACCGTGTGACTTTCATTCTCCTGGAGCTTCAGCGGGAGAAGAGGACGCTCACTAGAGCGTTGGCGGGGGAGGAAACATCCTACAAGATGGAGTTTGACCAGATTCTTGCTGAGAATGAGTCCATCAAGCGGCTCCCGAACATTAAGGACCGAGAGTCTTCAGCGAATGTGCTTCTTGCAGGTCGAAGGAGGGCTATTGCGGACTTTGAGTTGCAGATTCTTGACCTTGAAATGGTTGAGAAAACTGTGAAGTTCCGGCATCAGGAGTTGGTTCGCACAAGTGAGAACATTCGGGTTCAACGTTCTCTTCTTACTGCGGACCGAGTAACCGGAGCTGGGTATGGGGATGAGTTTGATGGTAATAGGGACGCTAAGGGGCGGAATCTTCCTTCGGGAGACTCCATTGATGAAGAGGAATTGGACCGTATTTTGAATGGGGCTCAGGAGGAGGGGGGAGGAGCAGCCCCATCTCCCCCATCTCCCCCACCTCCCCCATCTCCCCCACCTCCCCCTGAAGCAGCCCCACCTCCCCCTGAAGCAGCCCCACCTCCCCCTGAAGCAGCCCCACCTCCCCCTGAAGTCCTTCCGTCTCTTCCTCTTGAGGAAGATGTCGCTAACTTTCTCTCTAGTGTTGGGCCAGAAGGTCCACCTGCACCCGTGAAGTCTAGCAGCAATAAGGGTCGTTCTGAGACCCCTACCCCTGCAAAGCCTAGTAGTAGCGCTGGGGTTGTAAAGCCTAGTGGTAGTCTTGGAGGTGACGAGGACTTTGATTTTTCTGACTTATTGAGTAATCTGTGATTGAGTTTTTTGGGATTCGGGGTATACTGTATTTGCGGTGGCGTCACATGACCATGCCCGGGGAAACCCATGGCCCTGTCCAGTGACGCCCCGCACTTCCCCAAACCAGCCTGTTCCCGGCAATACCCAATTGGAGCTATCCGGGCGGCATGTTCAGGAGTAATCATAAATGAGTGACGAAATCTTCGATATCGATCCGAACGAGAACATTGGTCTTGGTGACGAGGACAAGGGCAAGGTTAATAGTAACCAGACCGAGTGGTATAAGGGAGAGAAGGGCCGTACCGACCGCGTGGCCCTCGTCTACTTCAACTCCATCGACATGGCCCAGCTCATGAAGGCTTTGCGGGCCAAGCCAGACCTCAGCGATGCTCAGAAAAAGGAGTTGGTCGAGAAGGTCCGGGCAGCGCTGGCCCAAAAGCTCGGTAAGGCCCCTGACCAACTCGATCAAGTCGATCTTCTTGATTTGAGCGAAGCCCGTTTTAAGCCGTGTTCAGGCTACTACAAGCAGGGGGTTGGGTACGTTAGTCACCCCAAAGGGCCTCTCGCTCCGGAAGAGGCCAAGGTCTGGGCAAAGCTCGGTGAGAAGAAGGACTACGTGACGACCCTTCTTCTGATCTACCCCACAGATCGCGACGGGGAGGTCGACAAGGATGCTCTCGGTCGCAAGTGGCAGATCAAGCCCTGGCGCATGTCGCCGGATAAGTACGAAGTGTTCCGGAAGATCAACCGGGGTCTTTTGGAGGGCGGGTCTACCATTTCGGCTACGGACCTTCATTTGTCGTGTTCTGACACCCAGTACCAGAAGATCACGATCACCCAGGCAGGGCCTGCGATCTACTTGCGTAACGAGGCGTTCAGGCGCCAAATTCTTGCTAAGGCCGTGACCTACTACAAGAAGTTGAACCCGTTCCGGGACATGACCACGGACGACCTTCGTGAGAAGCTTGGCTTGGCTCCTACTGCCGGTGCTTCCGTTTCGGTGGGTTCTGACTTCTCTACGGAAGACCTTACGAACCTCCTAGGCAACGTCTGACTGGGGGCTTGAGGGTTGAAGGGGGCTGGGTGGGCATTCTAGCCCTGCCCCCTTCTCCCTTGGGAAGGCGCCATGCTTTGCATTGGGCTTGACCCGTCGATGTCGGGCTTTGGGTGGTGCGTCCATGACGCCAACGCCTTCGGAAAGAAGCGTGTTGTCGATAAGGGGCGCTTTGCTAGTCCGTCGTCCGACGTGTTCGTCGAGAGGTACATGGGCCTTCGGGCTTGTGTCTCTGACTTGCTTGACGATTGGCCTGAGGTGAGGCGAGTGGGGGTAGAGTCCCCGCCGTTTGGTGAGCTGTGGTCGGAGGGGCTCTACGGGCTCTTCTTGTACGTCAACGAGGCCATCTACACGAGGCGCCGTGATGTCGTGTACTTCGACCCTTCCATCTTGAAGTTCCTCACCAAAGAGGATCCGGAGGTCCGTCGAGGCAAGATGTTCAAAGCTGACATGGTGGCTATGGCCAAAGCGGATACCGGAATTTCTAGGTGGAATTCGGATGAAGCTGACGCCTATCATATTGCCAGATTCGCGGCTAGGTTCTGGATGCTGTTCGATGGTGTGATTGAGAGCGATGTTTTGCTTCCTACCGAGCGGGCCATTTTCCTCAAGGAGAAGACGTTCTCTAGAGGCAAGCATGCCGGGGAAACCCATCAGCTAGGTACTGTTTTTCGTGAAGATGACCGTTTCTTTAGATTCTCACAAGTTCCGGAGACTAGATGAGCAAAGTAGCTGCCGTTAACAAGTCTAAGGTCGTTGCAGGCGCTCTTCTTGCTATCAAGAAGATGACCGGGCAAACACCAGTGGGGTCGACGCTTACAACGTTCCCACATATCCCCTCTGGAATTGTTCAGATTGACAACCTTCTTGGGGGGACCCTTTTGCCGGATGGCAGTGGAATGGTTTGCCCGGGATACGCTCGTGGGCGTATTATTGAGGTGTATGGCGCGGAGTCGAGTGGGAAAACAACACTGGCTTTGGGGGCCATTGGCGCTGTCCGTAAAATGGGTGGGATCTCGATGTTCTTGGACTTTGAGAATGCTCTCCACTATGGGTACGCTCAGAAGGTCATGGGGGGACCTTTCAACGATACCGACACTATTTGCTATGCCCCAGACACTCTTGAGGAGGGGTTTAAGATGCTTTACGTGGCCATCAAGTCAAACTTCGACCTTGTAGTCGTTGACTCGGTAGCTGCGATGATCCCCAAGAAGGAAATGGAAAAGAAGCTTGGGGATGCTGCTGCTATCGGGGCTTTGGCTCGTGCTATGGCTGAGAACATCAGCAAGTTGGTCCAGTGGCAAAAGAAGTCCCCTAATACAGTCCTCATGTTGCTTAATCAAATTCGGTCGCTCATTTCTGACCATGGGGGTGATGAGACAACGACAGGGGGTAAGGCAGTCAAGTTTTACGCAACCCATCGTCTCAAGCTGACTCGCGTTCGCTCGGACTTTGTGGAGAAGGCCGATCCTGTGACTTTCAAGAAGAAGCGCACTCCGTACGGTAACGTCACCCAAGTGAAAGTTGTCAAGAACAAGCTTGACGGTAAACAGGGGCATACAGGGGAGATTTTCATCCGCTACGGGTACGGGGTGGATGAGTACCAGAGTCTCATCGAATCAGCCATTCCGCGTAAGATCATCGTGAAAGAAGGAGCCAGTTACACCTTCAACGGGGAGAAATTCAGGGGCAAGGAACGTCTCCGCAAGTACCTTGTTGACAACCCTAAGGCAGTTGGTGACCTTCGGGGGAAGATTCAAAAGGTTATGCTGTCTGAGAAACCTGAGGCTCTTAGTGGGGCGGATGAGATCGAGGACGATGATATCGTATCGGATCTTCAAGAGGGGGTTGCGGATGATGACTTGGCGGAGGGGGTAGATGAAGAGGCAATTGACGTGGCTTTGTCTGAGGCCGAAGTTGAGGCCCCTTAGGGGGGTGTCCGGTGAGTCCGGTGATTAACGTTGAGGTACGGGGTTTTCAGTCTATTGAACATGTGAAAGCCCACCTTGATGGTTTCACTGTTCTGGTTGGCCGGTCAAATAGAGGTAAAAGTGCCGTGGTGAGGGCGATTAAAAGCGCCCTCACCAACTCTACAGGGACAGCCTTCGTCCGCCATAACCCGAGTGAGTGTGCCAGGGCTTTGCGCAAAGCCAAGACCTGTCGTTGCCAAGCGAGTGTCCATATTCAGACAGAAGGGTTCGACCTTCTGTGGGAAAAAGGGGATGCCGTTAATCGCTACACTTACAATGGTCAAGTGTACGATAAGCCTGGGCAGGGGATTCCTGAATTTTTGACCTCTAGCGGATTTTCCCCGGTTCGGGTGGGTGGGGAGTCAGGGCTTATTCAAGTCGCGGACCAATTCTTCCCCATCTTCTTGCTTAATCAGTCGGGCCCAGCAGCAGCAGAGGCCATCTCGGACGTTTCTCGGCTAGACCGGATTAATGCTGCGACTCGATTGGTTGAGAAAGATCGACGGGAAACTCTTTCTGAGAAGAAGGTCCGAGAAAAGGACTTGGAGGGGTTCCAAGAACGGCTTGACTCCTATGCTGGCTTGGATGGTGCTCTGGGCAAGGTGCAAGCTGCTGTTGATGGTTTGGCCCTAGTTGAGTCTCAAAAGTCAAAAGTAGACCAGCTTACAGGGTACATGTTGGCTTCAGGGGCCTTGGTAGACCGTATTCGTGCGATCTGGCAAGTGGGCTCGGTTGTAGTTCCGGACGCGGTTGCACTTGAGGGTTTGGCTAGTACAGAGCTAACCCTTCGTCGTTACTTGGTTGAGTTGGTGAAGCGAGAGGCTGCGTGTAAAGCCCTACATTGGGTTGAGGGCTTGGAGGCATTGCCCTTACCTGATTCGTTACTGGAGGTTGCAGACCGAACGAAACGTCTGAATGTGTGGGTAGAGAAGCTTCGGTCCTATAGAGACCGGTTCTTGCACTTAGCTAAGGTAGACAGCATCCCGGTACAAGAGGAAGGGGGGCTTAAGCACAATCTCAATGAGATGGCTGCCTATCTCGCACGTTATGTGGCGTTGACTAACTCTGTTGCAAAGCTAGAGCAGGAGCTGGTTGAGGTGGAGAAAGAAGAGGAGCTTGTCCAAGAAGAGGTAGCTGCTATTGGAGTGTGCCCTACCTGCACCCAACCCTTTCACGCTGGACATCAGCATGCCTAGACTCTCATTCCTGTTTCGTACGGACACTCATGTTTCTGACCGTAACCCTTTATCTTGGAAGGGGGATTACCCTTCGGAGATATGGTCGAATCTTGAGCAGGTTGGGAGGATCGCTAAGGAGCGAGAGGTCACTGCTGTTCTTGATGGGGGTGACTACTTTCATGTTAAAGCAGCTTCCAGGAATCCGCATCGTCTTGTAGAGAAAACAGCTAGAATCCATCGAGCCTATACGTGCCCAACCTTTGAGGTAGAGGGCAATCACGATATTGCCTACAACAACCTCAGCACTTTACCGGACCAGCCTTTAGGGGTTTTGTTCGCAAGTGGGGTATTCCAGCCTCTTCGAGAGGAGGTCTTTGTGGATGGGGACCTACAGATTCGGGTGGTTGGGGTTCCGTATAGTCCTGTACGACGGTTGGATGAACTTTTGCAGATCCAAAAGAAACCAGGAGACACGCATCTCCTTGCCGTGGTGCATGGGTTAGCTGCGAAAGACCCTCCCCCTCAGGTTGAGGACTTTTGGAATGAGCCTGTCTTCTCTTACGAGAGCCTTGTAAGTCGGAACGGCCCAGATATTTGGATGTTTGGTCATTGGCATAAGGACCAGGGGATCGAGACGATCCGTGGGAAGCGCTTCATTAATCTAGGGGCTCTTTCCCGAGGGTCTTTGGTCAGAGAGAATCTGAAACGGGTCCCTAAGGTAGCTCTCATCGAGGTGACTTCTGGGGATTTGAGTGTCACGCCAATTCCTCTTTCTGTCGCTCCCGCTGAGGATGTTTTCGACTTAGAGCGAAAGGCAGCCCAAGAAAAGGAGCGGCATGACATTGAGCAGTTTGTTCTTCAGCTCGTTAGTGACGGGGTGTCGGACCCGGAAGCCAGCGTTGAGGACAATATACGATCTCTTGGGTTTGCTGATGAAGTTCGGGACGAAGCCCTTCGGTACTTGGAACTTGTTGACTCTGTGGGGTGATGCTCATGTACGTGTCTTACTCTGGATTCAAGACTTATGAGCAATGCCCTTACTCATACTGGCACAAGTATGTGAATAAGACCCATCTTTCAACGCCAGACAACGGCGTCAACGCGCTCTTTGGGACGATCGTTGGCACGATCTTCGAGTCCTTCTACCGGGACCGAATCTGGCGCCACCCGGACTTCCTCGAACGCCTTCAGGGTCTTGTTGAGCCCCACTACAACAACGCTATCAAGTCGCAGCGTGGTCGGGTCTACGACTGGAACGACGAGAAGGCCAACTACCACTCGAAGGAGGAGCTTCTGGTTGATGTCCGGGAGGCTCTTCCTCGTGGGGTGCGCATCATCAAGGAGCATCGGCTCCTAGGCGCCCAGGCTGATCCAGAGGTGAAGCTCGACACGAAGTTCGGCAACCACATCATCGGCGGTCGAGCTGACTTCGTGATCCGACGGATTGAGCCCCACAAGGACCTCGTGATCCTTGACGGGAAGGGGTCGAAGCATCGCGAGAAGTACGTCGATGGGCAGCCCAAGAAGGCTGGACAAGAGGTCGAGGGTACTCAGCTCAAGTGGTATGGGCTTCTCTACCGTGCCAAGTTCAGCTCGATTCCAGACAAGATCGGCTACGTCTTCTGGCGGTTCGAGGGGGATCAGGCCATCGAATGGGTTCCGTTTGTCCCCTCAGACCTCGATCGTTTGCAGCATGAGGTGCTTACCACGATGGGGCGTGTGGAGACCTCAATCTCAAACTTAGAAGGAGTTTCAGGTCAGAGGAAGGTCTATGATGAGCTTCGACAAGAGCTTTTCCCGGCACAGCCTGGAGGTCATTGTCGATTCTGCGTATATGCCTCTACGTGTGAAGAGGGGAGTGCAAAGGTCAAATCTTTTGACCGTAAGAGACCCCCTAGAGCTACCCTTCCCGTGGACGGTGTAGTAGACCCTGGCATGAGCCTCGATAGTATTGAGGATGAGTGAGAGAGGAAAAAAAGCGAATGCTCTCCCCGGAAGAACTTCAGAATCGAATTGCGGATCTTCTTCGACGTAATCAGCGTGTCCTCAAGCGTAAGACAGAGCTTGGGGGTGAATTGAAGTCGAAGAAGGCCGAACTGGCGAACCTCGTAAAAGAGATTCAGGACGCTGGCTTTAATCCTAAGACCCTTGTAGCAGACCGAGATAAAGCCCAAGAAGAACTAGAGTCTTTGATGGATGCCTTTGAGAAGGGGTTGTTGGAAGCTGAGCAGTCCTTGGCTGATTACGATAAGTGAGAGAGACAAGATGAAATTCAAAGTAAATGTCACGGACTTGAATGCAGCCGTAGATGTAGCCAAGATTGTCACCCCCAAGCCCGTAACCTCTAAAGGAGGGGCTGGCTTCTTGTTTGTGGTTAAGGGGGATCGTTGTTTTGTCTACTCACGGGATACTCTCTGTGTATCCCGTGCTAGTTTCGGTATTTTCGAGGCAGACGGGGAAGGGTCATTTGTGTACCCGGCTGAGTACATTGATTCCTTCAAGTACTTAGACGGGCACACCTGTACCTTTGAGGCGATGGCTTTGGAGGACGATAAGTTCTTAGTTCGGTACGAGGCGTCGAATGGGGCCAAATCTGAACGTATGTCCTTTAACCCCCAACTCCTCTCAACTTGTGACGAGGACTTGACAGCCACTACTACGAGTTACGATTTCCCTTCTGCGATCCTTAGGGATGCGATTGGGGCAGCTCGCCCTTTCATGGTTAAAAGCGATCGGGGAGGAGAAGACCATCTCAAAACCCTTCAGATTTTCGACACCTCTCGGCCTGAGTACTCCCGGGGAGATGGGAATCTGTATGCTTCCGACAGCACCCGTATGATTTGGTACTGGAGTGAAGCCTTCATGGGCAAGGGGATCTCCATCCATGGGCAACACCTTTCTTCGTTGGTGGGGTTCCTTGCGAAGAGCACGGATAAGGTCACTGTTCGTGTCGGAGATCACTTCACTTTTGTCGAAAATGCTGAGGGTCATGTTCTGGGGTGGCCTAAGCATTACAAGATGCACCCCAAGTACGCTTACTACTCCACTGATAGTGACCTTTATGTCCTACTGGTTGATCGGGTCCCTCTTTTGGGGGCTCTTAACTACGTGAGGGGAGAGCTAGATAGCTCTAGGGACACAATCAAACTTCATTTCGACCATGCTCGTTCCGTCCTTCGGTTTGTTATCTCGGAGGGTAGCTCTAAGGCAGAGTACACCCTGCCTGTGAAAATCAAGCCTAGGGTTGTGGAAGAAGAGGGGAAGGAAGTAGTAACCCCTTGGGCAGAAGCTAGTGATTGGGCACATCCGGTAAGTGTCAATCACCTTATGGACTTGGTGCGGGAGGTTCGAGGGAATCAGGTTGAGATTCGAGTTATTGCCTTCCAGAAGGGGTCAAAGAAGGTCGCTATGCTTCGCACTATCGACGACTTCCGACTTGATGGGCAGGGCAAGGTTGTGATTGAAGCAACAGAGGGGTCTTACCCATGCAGGGTAACACGATTCATGCCCTCGAAGGATTGAGCCCGGCAGCTCGTGTTCGGCGTTTACAGGATGTCTCTACTCGTCTTAGGGCGGTTCGAGATCAAGTCCAACAGGACCTAACCAGCACGAAGCAAGAGATTGAGGTTCTTGTCCATCGGCAAGAAGTCTTACAGAAGGTAATCGAGTTGTATCGGGTCCTTATGGACCGGATGTTGTTGGGTCAAGTGCGTAACATTGAGGCCATTGTGTCTGAAGGGTTGCGTACAATCTTCTTCGACCAAAACCTTAGCTTCAAGGCGGAAGTCTCCTCGAAGTACAACAAGGTCAGTGTAGACTTCTTCATTTGCGTAGGTGACCCAGAACATGGTGGGATTAAGGGGTCTCCTTTGGACTCCTTTGGAGGCGGGCCCACTAGTATCGCTAGCCTCATCCTTCGTATCCTCACTCTGCTACGCCTTAGGCGTAAGAAGCTTCTTTTGCTTGATGAAACTCTTGCGGCGGTCTCGGATGACTACATTGAGACTACGGCTAAATTTCTCCAGAAATTGGCTATTGTGAGTGGATTGACAGTTCTGCTGGTCACCCATAAGGCAGCATACTTGGAGCACGCCAAGACTGCCTACCAAGGGGATTCAAAGGAATCTGACGGTCATGATGAGTTTGTGATCAAGAAACTTCGAGGGGCCTCATGAAGACGAAGATGGACATCGAGCATCGTCTCAAGGTTCTTTTGGACGCGGAATTGGAGCAGAGACTTAAGGTGCTATCTTTGCGTTTGCCTCAGAGTTGCGTTCACAATCACCGTCAACCTCTTGACCCCAGAAAGAAGGTAGGGGGGGAGCCCAATGAGGAGTACAACCGCATTGTAGGTAAGAATGCCCTTCCTGTTGTCCAAACTATCGGGCTTTGTATGTTAGGGGCTGAGGACCCGGAGACTTGGCCTGGGTCCATTTGTGAGGACCCCTTGGATGCTAAGCGATGCTCGTTTTTTACCCATACTCAGAACAAAGCTCAGGTTATCCAGGAGTTTTCGGAGCAGCTTAGGGATTTGGAGTGGGTGAAGACGCACTATCCGGAAATCTACACTCTTTTGTGGGTTCTGGAGGAGACCAAACTTCTTCAGATTCCTTGGTGGAAGCGTCTGTTGTTGAAGTTACGTGTGATTCGTCTGGAGCCCGTAACCCCTTCGATTGACCCCACAAAGCTTTTACCGGGGTGACATGTTCTCGGTTCTTTCCCATTTGTTTGTGACGGAGCGCCATCGAGCACGGGGGGCTCGATCAGGATTTGTCTCCGTCCCAGCGATGATGGAGTTGGAAGGGCCTAAGGGTGAGGCGGATCCGGTCGTAGTTTCAACAGCCCGGGGGAAGTTTGTTCAAACACGGAAGACCAGTGAGGGTCTCTACCGATTCGCTTTTTTCCCTTGCTCTCTCGAAGAGGAGGGTGAAGTACCCGCCCAGTTGCTTAAGTCCCTTTGGGCTATGTCTCTGGGGTCAAATTGGAGTAATCGGCATCGAACAGTGTCTGAAGCCATCCAGGTCATGAAAGAGTCCCCTTTCAAGCCTAAAACGGTTGTATTGCCTAGAGCTTTAGCTGAAAGCTTCGCAGGGTGCACACTTCCGGAGGGGACTCAAGCTTTTGTGGTGGGTGGGCTTAACATCTTGATTGCTTCGCTCCCTGAACAATCTGCGATAGTTGCGACCCACCCGGCTTGTCTCGGTGTCTATGCAAGAATAGGTGACCACATTGGTCTCCAACTCTATGGGGTCTCTCAGACATTGAGGCTTGTCTATGCCGGAAGCGAAGGGTTGGGTTGACGTTTTCGTTGACTATGCCCATAGGAGTCTCAATTCAAATGAGGGGGCTCGTGAGATTCTTTGGGCTCGTGGGGCTTCAGAAGAACAGCTTGCCTTGTTCAAGGTAGGGTATGTGGAGGAGGAGGGGGGCCTTCCTCCTGCGGAGTACCCAGCTCATTTTCTTGAGTGGTCTGGGAGAGGGCAAAAGCTCGCGGAGTGCTTTCTCTTCCCTTTGACGAATGGGCTTGGGGAAGTTAAGGGGTTTCAGTTTCGGCATCGAACCAAGAAGGAGTATATGGACTTCTTTTTGGTTCGATCTGAGCCCGTGTTCTTTGGGCTTGGACAAGCCTTGCCTGCTATTTGGGCTAAGGAGGAAGTAGTGTTGGTTGAGGGGGTATTTGACTTGTTCCCGACTCAACGAGTGCACTCAGGTACTGTGTCGACATTGACGGCTAAGGTAAGTGGTGGTTTACTCCGAACTCTGCGTCGGCTTGTGCGCAAGGTCTTCCTGTTCTACGATAAAGACCAATCGGGTCGGCTAGGAGCTGAGAAGTTTTTGGCTAGCCATGGTTCTGAGTTTGAAGTAGCTCGATCTATTCCCTATCCGTTTGGGGTATCTGTTAAGGACCCTGCTGATCTCTGGGAGGCTTGGGGCGATGAGCGCTTCAATCCATATCTCACGAAGCAATTGGAGTAAGTTATGGCTCAAGTCTACGAAAATGCTGAAGCGGTTGAGACCATCGCGAATAGTCTGATCCCTACCCATCACCCTGACTTAGCTACTGCTAAATTTCGCTTTATTTTCAAGGAAAAAGCATCTAAGAAGGGGGGTCGTCCGGTATTGGGTACGGTTAAGAAGTCGAGTGACTTGCTCTACTTTCTTATCGACGTTCACTACCTTGTTGAGGTCCCCCTTGAGATATGGAATACTCTGGAGGAGGCGAAGCGTGTTGCTCTAGTTGACCACTTACTGGAGCGATGCTTCGGGGAAGAATCTGAAGAGTTGGGTGGGCAGATGGTGTGGAAGATCCGTGAGCCCGAGGTACAGGAGTTTGCTTCCATTCTTCGTCGTCATGGGGCTTGGACCGAAGACCTCGTAAACTTCGTGTCAGTAGGGCAGTCTATTGACTTGGGCTATATGACTGGCGAAGAAGTCAATCGAGTTACGGTAGAAACGAACTAAGGGGGCTTGTTGTGTGGGATACCAAGTACAGACCTCTTAGGTTTTCGGATGTACTTGGACAGCCAGGCGCTGTCCAAATTCTCAAGTCTAGGTTGAGAAATGGTACTGCGCTTGACACCAGCTACTTGTTCTGTGGGGGGCCGGGCCAAGGGAAAACAACCTTGGCCCGTATCCTTGCGAGAGCAGTACTTTGTCAACAGCTCAACAAGGAAGATCCCGACCCGTGTAATGAGTGCGACAATTGCAGAGCGGTTTTGACAGATACCTCAACAGCCTTTGTTGAAAAGGATGCTGCTAGTCAAGGTACGATCGATCATATGCGTAGGATCGTTGAGGAGCTTCCCTTTGCGGTCTTTGGGGCGCCTAAGCGGGTCTATCTTTTTGACGAGTGCCATCGAATGAGCAAGGATGCTCAGGATGTTCTCCTCAAGCCTCTTGAGGAGAAGAAGATGGTTGGGATGTTTTGCACTACGGAGCCTGAAAAAGTACGTGGTGCAATTCGCTCACGTTGTGAGGAGTACGCCATCCGAAAGGTGACCCGGGAGGACATCCTTGTCCGAATGCGGGGGGTTCTTCAATCAGAGGGGGTCGAATTTGAGGATGATGCGGTCCTCATTGTGATTGATTACTCCGGAGGTCATGTCCGTGACGTGTTGAACCGTCTGGAGATGGTGGCTCAGATGGGGCCGGTGACTGTAGAGAGCGTTAGGGACCATCTGAATCTTTCAGTCATTTCAACATACTATGAGATTCTCCTTAACCTCTTTAGTAATACTAAAGAGGCCCTTATCCTTATTGACAAGGCGTGTGAGCGAGTAACTCCAGAAGAAGTTGCTTCTGGCATCGCTGAAGCCGCAATGAATGCCTACCGTTTGGCTTCGGGGATGGTTGCAGACTTTACCTTTTCCGATAAGGCTTTGGGTGCTAAAGCTCACCAACTATATGGGGATGGGTTGGTTAAAATAGCTGAGCATTTTGTGCAGTCTAGGCGTAATTCAACCCATATTGGGTTGGTGTGTGATGTTGTAGCTCTTGCTGGGGGGATGCCCGTAGCACCTTCCCCCGCTTTTTCTGTACCCCTTTTTTCTCCTCCTTCCCCCGGTCCTTCTGCAAGTCCCCCTCCTAGCCCTTCTGCAAGTCCCCCTAGCCCTTCTGCAAGTCCCCCTAGCCCTTCTGCAAGTCCCCCCAGCTCAGGCCCTTCCCCTAACCCTCCCTCAGGCCCTGCATCTCCTGCTAGGGTTGTAGTTAGTCCGTCTGGGGCCAAATATGTCCCTCAGCCAATAGTGGCTACTGTGGGAAGGCCCGATGGAGTTGGTAACCTTTCTTCCGGGGACCCCTGTGCTCTTAGTGAGTTAGACGCTGAGGTGATTCAGGTTGGGTACAAACCGAATGGTTCCCACACTAAGAAGCAGCTTATCCATTACGGTCAGTTTCGGGCGAAGGATGGTCGTGACATCTTGCCCTCTTCAGTATGGAAGAGAGGTTTTGAGTCCCTTTGGTTGACTCGGGGGCAAAGTGACTCCTGAGTGGGTAGTTCTGGAGCTTAGCCCACAAGGAGAAGAAGAGGACCCCGAAGTTCTTCTGTCTGCGTTGAAGCGGCGTCTCCGAGTGGAAGTGGAAGTCTTTGTTCCAGCCTCGGTTTCGATTGTGGGGGACAGTCGCATATCCCATAAGTTGATTGACAACTATGTGTTTGTTCGGCGTACCCTTAGGGACTCGGCTTACCTACAGCTAGAGGGCACGAAGTATGTTTCTTCTGTCCTGACTGCTAGAAAAGGGCGTGTCCGTCACATTGTATGTGTGACGGACAAGGACATCGACCAGATGCGTCGCCAGATATCGGTCGAGACAGAGCAAGGTATCAATGTTGGGGACGAAGTTCAGGTAATGAGTGGCCCTTACAAGGGCATCAATGGCAGAGTCATCGAGGAAATTCCCGAGACGGATTCTGTTCAAGTATACATTCAACTCAGGTCGAAACAGGCAATTGTTACCCTCCCTCGATCCTTTCTTTGGTTCGTCTCTAAGGAAAACAGTGCGGAGGTGCCTGTTTTCTCTCCGTTCCTCAATAAGATCATTCGGGTTCGGGAATGGGTCAAGGGGATCAGGCCAGTAGTTCTGTGGACCTCTAAGAATTGGATTCCGATTGCGGCACAGCTTTCAAAGCATGCCCGGATTTCGGAGTGGGTTGAGCGTGGGGCCCGCCTTTTTAGGGAGCTGCAAGCTCCTTCTGTCGACTCCCTCCAGCGGAAGTACCTAAAGGTTCAGAGGCAGACAGAGCTTATTAGTAAGCTCCCTGCTTTTTTCGAGCTTTTGTCGCTAGGTCAGGGGTTAGAGAAGACTCAGTTAGTTACGGGGGCGCTTAGTGCAAAGCTAAAAGAAGTCCAACGATTTCATGACGTTATGTCTCGTTTCGAGGCTATACAGGAGGCCGTTGGGGGTATAGAGGCAGCTCTTGTGGAATGGAGACTCGATATGGTGGAAAATCTCTTGTTCGATGGTCATAATCTTGCCTATCGGGTTATGTATGCGTTGGGGGCAATGCGTGTACCTCTAACCGACCCTGAAGGTCAGCCTACGGGTATGATCTATGGCTTTTTGAAGAGTTTGGCAGGGTTCAAGAAGCGGTTCCCTAATGCTAAACTGCATGTAATTTGGGATGGGTCCCCTCAACGTAGGGTGCTCCTATACCAAGGCTACAAGGCTAATCGACGTAAGGCAGATGGTTCTTCGTCCTCTAACCCTCAAGCAGATACTCAGATGGCGAGGCTGCGGGGCATTCTTGGCTCTCTGGGGGTTTACCAGGCGTGCAACCAAGATGAAGAGACTGATGATGTCATTGCTTGTTTGGTCCGAGGTAAGCTCAAGGGGCAACGCAACATCATCGTTTCGACCGATCGTGACTTCTTGCAGCTAGTCACCTACACAGACCTACTTCTAACCCCAAAAGTTGGAAATCGTCCGGAGACCCTTTACGACCGGGATAAGGTTGTGGAAGAATATGGGGTCACTCCTGACCGTATGGTTCATCTCCGTGCCCTACTCGGCGATTCGTCCGACAATATCCCAGGGGTTCCTAGGGTCCCCACAAAGGTTCTTACAGCTCTTGTGAACACACACGGAACCGTGGATGCTCTATGTGCCTCAAGTTTGGCGGGAGTTACTCCTGCTCAATATGAGAAGATTCGGGCAGCGGAAGAGCAGATTCGTCTGAACGTTGAACTCATGACTCTTCGTACCGATCTCTCGTTCGAGGAGAGTCCAGTAGAACCAAATGCCCCTCGTGTGTCGGAGTTTTTAGGGGGTTTGAACATTCAAGCCGAGCCAATCATCGGGCCGTTTTTTCAAGAGGGTTCCCAAGGTTTCCTGAAAAGTTCCTAGTTAACCAAATGGACGTGGGAGGAGAACGCGATGGGTGGGTATGTCATTTCCGTTGATCCCGCAGAACTAGCCAATCGGTTCTCTACCCCTGCAAAAGAATTTGAGGAAGAGGAGGAGAAAGTCAGTTCAACGGCGATTCCTCTGGACTATGAAAGTCAGATCGAACCCCTGTTGTGTCGAATCCCTGAACGTGAAGCGGATCTGATATCCCTCTACTTCATTCAAAAGAAGCGTCAGGCGGATATTGCAGAGATTTTTGGGGTGACTCAGGCTGCAATTAGCTACCGTCTCGATCGTGGTCTCCAACGAATCCGATTTCTCTTGTCAATCCCTCAGGTCACTGAAGAGGAAATGCGAGAGGTTTTACCTGAGGTGCCCTTTCGGCCTATTGATGTGGACATTCTGATTGGAATGTGGGAAACAACCTGTCAATCAGAAGTCGCAACTCGGTTGGGGCTTACTCAGGGTCGAGTGAGACATCGGTTCTTTGGGGCAGTGAAGACTCTTGGGAAGCGGGCTGAGGAGGATGAGCGATTCGTCCCTTACAGCAAGGTCTTTTCTGCTATCGCTTCCAAGAAGTTCAATATTCTGCGTGAGGTCAGGTTACCTCAGTGGGCTAATCGAGGTGGTGACGGCTGTTTTTAGGTAGCGGGGTGGCGAGGCTAGGGTTTCCCAGTTTCTTCTTATGCCTTGGGCTTTGAAGAGGAACCGTGCTCGTCACAAGCCTACAGAGTCACGATTACAAGTTCGTGTTTGACACCCCTGCTGGCAGGTGGAAGTGGGTAACTCGCCTTGATGTGTCGCAGGCAACCCCCTCCTTTTCTGTAAGGGACATCGTTTCACCTTACGGGCTACTTCGAGATTCAATTCCGATTCCGGGTGAGATCATCACTGCGATGGCGGAATCGATTACGGAACTTCGGTCTAACTTTACGCCCTCTATCTTGGTAGGGCCTCCCCCAGCTCTTACCTTTACGGTGGATGAGGGGCGTGGTTTTAGTCCGGGTGTAGCTGTAACCCTCACGAATAATGGGACGTATGGTTCCATTCTTGGGGCAACGCTTACGAAGTCGGCGTCGTACTTGCGAGTCACTCCAGCTAGTGTGGGGGGTCTTGCCATCAATGAGGCAGGGCAGTTTACTGTTGAGGTGGACTCCACCTCTCTCCTAGCTACTTCGAGCCCGTACAATGAGACTGTTACAGTACAGGACTCGGCAGCGAGTAATAGCCCCCAGGTCTTTCCGGTTACTGTCGTAGTTAGGCCGAAGGCTACAATTACTGTGACCCCTACTGCGCGGTCTTTTAGCGTAGTCAAACCCCTCACCGGAGCGTTTCCGGCAATCGCGGACCAGACCTTTGTGGTTCAGAATACGGGGCCTGCTGGGTCGGTATTGAGTTTTCAAATTCAGAAGCTTACGGGCTTGTCTGATTGGTTGGTGGCCTTTTTGCCAGCTTCAGATACTTTGAGTTCGGGGCAGAGCGATACCATTACGGTTAGTGTACAGCCTCCAAGTACAATGTTGCCTGGGACTTACACTGAAAAGCTGAGGGTTTCTGGGTATAGCACGAACTCTTACGTGGATGTTGATATTCAACTTGTGATTACGTGAGGGCAGGATGTCTAGGGACTACGACCTTGGTTTGTTTGAAGTTCAGGGCTCTTCTGGGTTGGATTCCTTCTTTGCCAGAGAGCCTGAAATTGTGACTCCTCGTTCTCGGCGTAAGATTGCGTCGATTCAGGACCTTTCAGCTTTTGTCCGGATCGGAGCTGACCAGTTGGTTCATAAGGCAGATAGAGACCTTTGGGCAATCAAGCGTGATGCGCAAGGTACCCTATCCATTGAACGACAGTTTGACGATAATGGTCAACCTCTACGCTTTTGAGGGGTTTTGAGTGAACACTCGGCAAAGAGTTAGGGTAGTTGTTGCAAGGGAGGGAGGTGCGCCTCTTCCTCTTGATTCTGATGGGTCGTCCTCTGGGAAGCGAGCGATCCCGTCTAAGCATCGCTTTGACCCTAAGGCTTTAAAGTCTCTAGCGAGAGCCCTTTTCTCGGCTAGTGTGGCTTTGGGGCATTCTGTTACAGCGTACAAGGTATTTGCTCGTATCAAGTCGGCCAGCATTTCTCCTGATGGGATGCTTGGGGGTCGAGGGTACGTTCTGCAAGTTAAAGAGGTTCGGGCGAAGCTTCAGCAGGCATGCGAGCTTCTTTCTGCTGTTACTGATACGATGCATGATGAGATTAATGCTCCGCATTGGAAGCCTAAGCTTGGTGAGCTTGGTGCAAATGATGCGGAGGATATCCTTGAGCTTCTTGGTGAAGCGGACGATGTTCTGAAAGACCCTGAGGCATTTGGCGACAAGGGTCTGGAACAGGTAGAGGAAAAGAATGATGGCCCTAAGGGTACTTCTAACGCTTTGAAGTGGAAGGACACTGAAGAGGGATCTCAAATGCCTGGGGGCGAGGAATCTCGCCCTCCCAAGGAAACCTCTAAGTTGGCCAATAGTTCGGTCCCCGTGACAACTCTTCCGGGACCCCGAGTGGATCATTTGGATCGTGGGGAGCAGCTTGGTCCAGGGGGGTCTTATAATAGGGATGAGCCCCCGGTAGAAGATGCTTGGGGTCTTCCAACTGGGGATGAGATTTACGAAGGGTCAAGTTCTTTGACCGGGACCTGGGGTGTTCAGCTCGCTGCTGAAGGGGCTTGGGGTGCAGCGGCCTTGCCTGACGGCAAAGGGGATGGGACAGCTACCCAGGCAGATGATTTTGGTCTTGGTTACGGGGCGAAGGGTCAGGGTTCTCAAGGGTATGGTACCCGTAGCCCTGATGGTCATGGTGTGTGGGGCCCTGCAAGTGGTTTGCCCCATGACCCTAAGACTCCAACCCGAGACCCAGAGGAAGGTGCTACGCCTTACCTGGATGGGATTGGGCGTAATGTATGGGCGTGTGATTCTGGTTGCTCTTGTTCCCAATCCAAGTTGCCTTTTGACGGACCTGACGAGGTTGCTCGATCAGACTACTACAGGGAGGATCGGGGCAACCAGTTCAATGTGAACCGTTCTGCTTGGCGTCCTGTGGAGTCTGACTCTACTCTACCTGGGGATCAGGGCTCTGCGTACAACTTTGACCGAGATTTACCTGATGTTGGGGGTAAGCTGGAACGACAGGATGTGCCCTATGTCAAGTACGATTGGGGTACCCATCAGTATCGCCATGATAAGCAGGATCTTTGGGGCGTGACAAAGTAAGGTGCGTAACAATGTCTACTGAGTTAGACCTTTCTGAATTTCTGAAGGCAGGCGCGGTGTCCAACCTGGATTGGTTGGAGGTCAACGAGGAAGACTACCGACGTCTAGACCGTCTGCCAAAGCAGAACCTTGATTTTGCTCCGGATCTTGAGGCTATGTGGGCTCATGAGGGTAAGTCTGCGAGTGCCCACCTAGTTCCAAATTCGGGTGCCCCTCGACCTGCGGACTTGAGCGAGGTGGGAGTCTCGAAGGAGTCTTCAGAGCAGGTCCTTAGAGTTGCTCGTCTTGCTTTGATGCAGTCGAGAGACCTGCAAAAGTTCAAACACGCCTTGGTATCTCGGTTCGACAAGACGGTCCTTCGAGCTTCTCGGGGTGCCCTCGCTTCTCTACTCCAAGAGCGTGGGCTTCTTGGGTCGTATTACCTCGATGCGGCTGACTTTCCTGGGTGCCATCAGGCACCCAAGAAGGTGCTCGCCTTCGTTAGGAAGTACGCGAGTAGCTCACTGTTTGTTGTCTCGAAGAGTCAGTGCCAAGGTTGTGTCCATGCCGGGGACACCTGTGGGGTGTTCCAAAAGAAGCTTGTTTTGGAGGTCCCTTACTCAGAGAGTCTGGCAAAGGCTGTTGAGCGTTCACAGTCGTCTAAGGGTAAGCAAGTCCAAGCTAATACGACCGCCGACCCTAAGGATAGGATTCGTCTAGCCTTTTTGGCGGATGATGTGTCGGTAGTGGGGTCTGCGGAAACCCCAAAGCCAATTCTCAACCCCTCTCAACAACTCCGTGAGGTAAAGGCTCCTGGTAGGGTTCATCTTCCTGTACTTAGCTCAGAGCAGCAGCGTCTCATTGAAGCTGAACAGGCTTGGGAGCCCGAGATTGCAGCGGGCAAGACGGCTTCTTCCAAAGTTAAGGAAAGCAGGACAGCATTCGAGATCGTAAACCTTCTTCGTCGTGAAATGCTTAGGGGTCGAGGTGAGTCTGAGCTGTTGCAATCCTTGAAGCTTTCCTTCAGCTTGGCAGATTTGAAGGCAACTCGGGCTTCTTGGGAGCCTCTTTTCAAGCAGGCAGGCTTTTACGGTACGATTTATGCAACTCAGACCTCATTCGACGATTGTCCTACGGGAGCTGACTTCCTTGCGAAGTTTAACCCTAGCCTCAAGGTGATCGTTGCTGGGGGTAAGTGCCAGGGTTGTTTCTACAACAAGATGGCCCGGTGCATGATGTATGGGCGTCCTTTGGTAGCTCGGGCTGAGGATGCTTTCACTCCTGAGGTGGTTCAGAGTGTTATTTGGGAACACCGATTGGCTGGGCGCTTGAGTACAGGGGCCGATAAGGTTGTGTGGGGCTCAACTCCACAAGAAGCACTGAAGGCAATCTACCGAGTTGCCTCGGAAGCTAATCAACCGAAGAAGTCTTCGTCAGTTAGGTCGTACGTTGAGCAAGCTTTTCGTGGGAAGGACCACAGGCATGTTACAGCAGGTCTCACGAAGCGGGAGATTCTGAGGGCTACAACTCGGTATCTCAATGAAGGTCTGTATGGTGCTCAACTTGAAGAGGCTCTTAGGCGTCGGTTTGACCCTAGAGATTTGGTTGCCTCTCGTGAGGACTTGAAGAGTGTTATGGCTGAGCAGGGGCTACAGGGGATTTACTTCGTAGACCCTACAATTTACGAGGACTACGCTAAGGGTTGCGAGGAAGGTGCTCGTCTTCATCGGGCTCGCCTGGTTCCGTATGTTAAGTTGGGCTCGAAGTGCTCGACTTGTATTAGCCAGTCGAACCCAGGGACCTGTTCCAAGTATAACAAGCCGCTTGTTGTGGATCCTCCCTATGCGGACAAGCAGGCTCAGCAACGTGAGATCCTTGACTCTGGCAATTCTACGGAAGTCTCTCTTGCTAGCCTCATGAATGGGAGCAAGTCGATTGTGGCTGAGTTTGGAATGCAGAGCATGACTATTGATTTGGACCCTGAGCCCGTGAAGGGCCCACAGGTTCAAGTGGAGCTTGGTGGTACCAAGTTTGATCTATGAGCGATGATGCTCTCATTCTTCGGGTTGCAGCTCGCTTTCTTCACGCTGATCAGCCCCCTGGTCAGCGTCGTCGAGACAAATCCTTAGTGAAACCGGTCAACCCTCCTAAGGGGATCGACCGTAGTATCGCTAAAGAACATGGTCAACCCATGGAGGATGCCCATGATGAGGTGGTATCTCCAGATCGTCGAGACCTCCGTCCTATAGACTTGTTTGTCCCGAAGCCAGATCAGGTTAGTGTCCGAAATTTGGCTGAGACTGGTCGTGATTTGGCAAGAGCTATCCAGAAACAGATTCCAAAGGACAAGGGCTATGCTACAGTAAGGAATCTGTCTCAGTATCTTATCGAGACTGAGGGCGGTGGCGGTACTCCTCGAATTCAGTGAGGTTAGCTATGAAGGACGGGACTGTTGTGGATGAGACTACTGTGGAAGAAGAGGGGGTTGATGCAGTAGGCTCTGTATTGCAGTTTGTACCGGTTCAACATGCCCCTAGGACTGGCAAAAACGATCTGAAGGTCAAACGGGGTCCAGGTCGTCCTAGGAAGGTTGAGCGTGCTCCAACAGTTAGTGACCTGGAGTACCATGCGCTGATGGCTGAGGAGCGGCAGAAATTCATTGGTTCTGACGCACTAGTTAAAGCTATCGAGGAACATGGGGATGCGCTTGGTATCCTTCACCTAATCAAGAAGGAGGTGGCTCGTGAGGCTGCTAGCCTTCATTTTGAGCGGATTGAGACAGAGAAGCGAGGCCGGGACACGGGTCAAGTCTCGACTCGTCGTGTTGAGGCGCTTAAGAAGATCGCGGACATCGAGTTGAAGATCAAGGAGATTGACTCGGAGTCTGTCAATCTTTCGAGTGAACGGATGCAGAAGGTCTTTAGCCTTTGGGTTGAGACCATGCGTGAGGTTGCCCAGGAGATCCTCCCCCAAGAGACATTAGACCTCTTTTTCAATCGTTTTGCGACTGCAATGGATGGTTGGGAGGAGCGAGCGGCGAATAAGTTGAGGTAGTATGCCCCCGAAAGTTAAGAAATCGGCGGGTATCTCACACCTTATCCGAAGTGCGGGGCATAAAGCTCGTGCAATTGCGGAAGAGCGGTCAGATCAAGGTGATGTTACAGAGATCACTGTAGACGGCCGACAAACCCGCATCTTCAACGTCCTGAACTACGTCGAGTCCCCGTGGGGGCTGAACATGACGCTGTACCCTGTACAGCGTTTCATTGTGAAGCTTTACTACAACTTACCTCTCGATGACAAACTGCCCGAAGAGACGAATCGACGGATTCGGATCTCGGACATGTTCAACACCAAGACCCTATACACCTTCACCGAGAAGGAGTACCTGCAATACCTCTACAACGAGGGGCGCTGCAATATCGGGGAGCAGGACCACATGCGGAGGCAACTGACGCTTCCCATTGGGAGAAGGGCGGGGAAGTGTTGCTTACATGGTACGATATGTGCTACATCGGAGGGGTTCCGAGAAATTCAAGACCTTGGGGACCCAAACGGTCCTGAGTATCAGCCTCTTAAAGTCGGGGTTGCTCAAGAGGGATCAAAGAGGTCAACGTCTGCTTACTTCTATAATGGAGGGGTGAGAGACACGATCCGGGTTCGTAGTCGGTGTGGGTATGAGATTGAGGGTACCCCCAATCATCGTATCCGTGTGATGGCCGAGGACGGGACCATTCAGTGGCGGTTCCTTGGAGACATGCGGGTAGGGGACCGAATTGGAATCCACCGTAAGACGGATCTTTGGGCGTCCGCCCCTTTTGAGACCTCGGCGTACCATCCCCCCTTCAGTGGCAGAGAGATCGAACTCCCAGAAGTCATTAATGAAAGGTGGGCTACTCTGCTCGGGGTGCTTGTGGGGGATGGTTCTTGGAACTACCCTTCAACGTTGGAGGTTACGGTTGGCCCTTACCAGGAGTGGCTCACACAGGTTGAGGAACTGTTTCGTAGCACTTTAGGTCGTGTGCGAGTGATCAAGGAATCCCATCGTGATGTTTTTAGAGTCCGATGTTATTCCCTCAGAGCCCGACAGTTTTTTTCGGGTATTGGCTACACACTCAACGTAGCCAGTGATGCTAAGCGGATCCCGTGGGTTATTTGGCGTTCTCCGAAGTCGGTTGTTGCAGCATTTCTTCGAGGTCTCTTCGAGACTGATGGGGGTGTTGAGCGGGGCGGTCGTATCGTTTCCTTTTCCACCGCCAGTCAGAAGCTCGCCAGTGAGCTTCAACTTCTCCTCTTGAACTTTGGAATCGTCTCTCGGGTCAAACCTCGTTTCAACAAGCGGTACTCGAAGACGTACTATCATTTGACAGTACTTGGCGCGGAGTCTGTTAGGCTTTTCTCCAGTGAGATCGGCTTCCTAAGCGAGCGAAAAAACGCCCTTTTGCGGGCTCATATCACCAAGGGGGATCTCGGGAACAAGAGCCCTACGGAGTCAATCCCATTTCAACGTGTATGGTGTCGTCGGCTTCTTGAGTCAGTCCCAAAAAACACTGGGGACCATGCGAGAGGTAAAGCGCTGGGTTGGAGGAGAAGCCTTCTCCGTGCAGCTCTTGGTAACGTCATCAAGAGCACGACGGAAGACCTGTCTTATCCTCGTCTTCGCGCTGCTCTTGCAGTGGCTCGTGAAGTTGGGGCTTCACAGGAAGCTGTCGCCCATTTTGAAACCTTACTTGGAGCTGGTTACTTTTACGACGAAGTAACCGAGATTACTCCAAGTCGTGGGAGGGTCTACGACCTTACGGTCCCCGATGGGGAGTCGTTCGTCGCCAACGGCATGACGAACCACAACACGACCCTATCCGCCATTTTTGCAAGCTACGAGCTGTATCGGCTTCTTTCCTTGGGGAATCCCCAGGACTATTATGGGCTTCCGAATGGCAACCGTATCCAGATTATCTCGGTTGCAACCGACAAGGACCAGGCGGGTCTGCTCTTCAATGACGTGACCTCGCACATGGCGAAGTGCGAGTTCTTCAAGCCGTACATCGCGAACAACACCCTCTCCTACGTTCAGCTTCGGACCCCCTACGACATCGAGAGATACGGTCCGACGGTCCGCCACGAGAGCGGCAAGTTCGCTAGTTTCAACGGTAAAGCGTCTATCCGTGTTACCTTCAAGGCGAGCATCTCGAAGGGTCTTCGTGGCTCGGGTAACGTCGTCATTATCCTTGACGAGATCGCCCACTTCCAAGAAAAGGGGACTAGCTCAGCCAAGGACATCTACGACGCCATCACCCCGTCCGCTGCTGCTTTCTCACCCAAGGATCCGAACGATTCAACACGTCCCGTCGGTCCTGTTGAAAGCCGGATCATCTGTATCTCGTCGCCCCTCAACAAGTCAGGTAAGTTTTACGAACTGTACCACCTCGGCATGAGCCGAGCTGCTGGCTCGGAGAACATGCTGGTCATCCAGGCTCCAACCTGGGAGGTCAACCCGACGATCGAGTCCTCCTACTACCGCGAGAAGTACCACGAGGACCCAGCCGTCTTCATGACGGAGCACGGGGCCCTGTTTTCGGATCGGGTCAGGGGTTGGATTGAACGCGAACAGGACCTTGTTGATTGCATCCGAACTGATCTTCGTCCAAAAAGTTACGGGCCTCCTCGGTTCCCTCATCAGATTGGGGTTGACGTGGGTATGGTGGGTGACGGTACGACGGTCGCCATTACCCATTGTGAGGGGCCGAACATCGTCCTCGATTACCATGAGGCTTGGTACGCGGGCGTCCCGTGGAAGAAGACGAACCCTCACTTGACGGCTCCCTTGGTGGAGTACGCCAAGACGTTAGAGTCGGTTGATCGTCTTGATTTTGACGAGATTGCTAACTGGATTTTCGAGCTGTCGAAGCGATTTTACCTGACTTCTGGGTTGTTTGACCGATGGAATGGTCTCCCGTTGGAGCAGGCTCTTCACAAGAAGGGTCTTAAGCAGTTTCGCAGCGAGTTTTTCACTAGAGACGACAGAAGCCGCATGTTCCAGGCCATGAAGCTTATGTTGTTTGATCGTAGGGTTGTGTTGTATGACTGGCCTTTACCAAAGGAGGGGGAGGCACAGTCAAAGCACTCTCCTTTGATCGAGGAGATTTTGAGCCTCCAGGCTCAACAAATGGCTCGTAACCAGATTTTGGTTGAGGCCCCTAAGATTGCTGGGGCTCATGATGACATTTCAGATGCTTTGGTTCGAGCAGTTTGGCAGTCTCTTGAGAGGATTTCGACCCAGAAAATAACGGCCCCCCTAGGGGATTTCCATCCCCAGTCTCGTGGTATTAGCCTGCCTCATTATCAGTTGATGCGTGCTAGGAAGCATGGGATCCATAGGGATCGTCTTGTACCTCGTTCCTTGAGGAGGAGATGACATGGGGCTTGTTTACCTAGACTCAATTGCACTTCGAGTGGCGGCTCGGTACAAGTCCAAGAAGACTTTGGAGTCTGGGACGGTTGTGTACGAGTATGGTCCTCGCCAGATAGCAAATCGCAATCGCCAGAAGGCGGAGCGGGTTGAGAAGCTTCGGCAGTCTATCAACAAGCTCCGAAAGAAGGTCATGTCTGACCTCAAGAGTGATGACCTGAAGACCAAGCTGACAGCTTTGGCTGTGGCCCTCATCGACCACACTTACGAGCGCGTTGGGAACGAGGACTCGGCTGAGGGGGGTCATTTTGGAGTCACGGGCTGGCAACGTCAGCATGTGACCTTTGGGAAGGGTACCGCGACGATCAAGTACGTTGGGAAGTCTGGTGTCAAGCATGAGAAGAAGATCAAGGACGGCACCATCCTCTCGGCTCTTCGTTCGGCTTACGACGCTGTTGAGGAGAACGAGAGCAGCATCTTCGCCCACAAGGACGCAACCGTGTCCTCGAAGGAGGTCAACGAGTACCTCAAAGACTTCGACATTACGGCTAAGGACCTTCGCGGGTTTCATGCGAACCGTGAGATGCAAGAACGGCTGAAGGGTATCCGGAGCAAGGGCCCCGAGCTTCCTCGGGAGCGCAAGGCAAAGGACAAGATTCTCAAGTCCGAGTTCAAGAAGGCTCTTGAGGGGACTGCTGAAGCGGTCGGACATGAAGCTTCAACTCTACGGAGCCAGTACCTCGTCCCTTCTCTGGAGGAAGCCTACCTACACGACGGCTCTGTTATCGAGAAGTTGAACGAGAAGGTGGCTATGGAGTGCAGCCCAGACCCGCCTTTGTTGTTCGCAGATCGGATCATCCGTCAACTTGTGGACCATATGTTAGGGGCTGATCTCATTGTCGAAGAGAACGACTTCCAAGTCATTCGTTCCGTTTTTCGGAGTTGTAGTGGAAGTTGGGAGAAGATTCTGAGTGGGGATCCCGTTCACAATGAGTTGCTGAAAACGGTGGTTACTTCTTGGGGTCAGATGCCTGGGCGCAAGAAGGACATGGAGCGCGTCTGATGGAACTGCCCCGGTCTAGAGATTGTATCGCCTTGATGAAAGGTGATGCCTACCCGGTTACGGTTTCGACCGCTATGGCTGTTGGCGGGTGGCAGGGGGGTCAAGGAGTTCAATGGGTATCGTCCTCTAAGGATGAATTCCTGGTGACCTACTCGGATGGGTATTACGCCGGGTTCATGCTCTGGGGGTCAAATGAGGAGGGGGACAAGCACACGGCGATGTCGGGGAACCAATCATTCTACCGATTTGCCACATGTGGTGCGGGGGGCTGGCAAATCTCAACTCGAAGCTATGAGAAGTACACTTACGCCTCTAGGATTGGAGGTGGGCCCCTTGTCCCCATTACCTACAATGCGAGTGACCGACTTGTTTTTAGTTTGAGGGGTTACTGGACGGTCCAGGATGAGTGGACCCTTTCGGGAGACCCTCGGGGGGCTAACACCTATTACATAGGGTTTGTGTCTCAGGTTCCAAGTGCGGTGAACAACTTTTACTTAGGCATTCAGGTAAGCATCTAGGAAGGAGCTAGTCTCATGGAAGAACGTTGGAAGGTTTCATCAGTAGATGAGCTGTCTGTGTTTGTCACAGATGCTAAAAACCTAAGTAAGAAGTATATTGAAGATAGTGTACGTATGGTTGACCAGTACCTTGCAACGGTAAAGCCAATTTTGGCTAGATTAGGTGCTATGCCAGAACGTGCTTTGGGAGGTGAAAAAGCTACGCTTGAGGCGATAATGAGGTCTGCACAAGAGATGAAGGTCCTTTTCAACTACGAAGCTAATAGCATCTCATTTACCTACCTAGTCAGGGTTGAAGAGACTGCACGTAGGCTGTTACAGAAAGCAAGGCGTTAGCCACGATCGTGAAGCTGGCGTAGGCTGCCTCGACGGCGGCCTACGCCAGCTTCACAACTATTTCATGATGGAGGTTGAAGGAACGGTAGGGCATAGGTAACCAGATGAATATGCAAAGCTTCCCACGTAATCGAGATTGTGTGGTCCTTTTCAAAGGGGATGCCTATGCAGTTGCAGTGTCTTCCCAAATGCGTGCTCAGGGGTGGCAGGGAGGGCAAGGCGTAAGATGGGACTCAAGTAGTCGAGACGAGTTCCAGGTTACGTTCTCTGATGGCCTCTATGGGGGCTTTTTGCTTTGGGGCTCTAGTGAAGATTCGGATCAGTTTGTTTCTCTGACAGGTGCGCAACCCTTGTATGGGTTTGGCCTCCTTTGCACAGGCGGGTGGTTGATTTCCACTCGAACCTTTGAGCGGTACACCTATGCTTCGAGGATTGCTGGCGGTCCTTTGGTTGCATTGAACTATCTGGTTGGGGAAAGAGTTCGGTTTTCCCTTCGTGGGTGGTTTACGAAGGAGGACGAGTGGACTCTTTCGGCGGACCCTCGGGGGGCTAACGGTTACTTCGTTGGTAGTGTTGTCCAATCTCCGTCTGTTGCTGCTAACTACCTGACCTTGCAGACATCTATATGAGGTTTGTTTGATGCCTGAGATCATCCGTTCTCGTGACTGCGAGGTCTACTTTAAAGGTGACACTCAAACGGTTGCTGTTGATGCAGCGATGGTTGCTGGGGGTTGGCCTGGCGGGCAGGGGGTGCAGTGGGCTACCTCTACTCTGGATGAGAGGGTGGTGACCTATTCCAATGGCCTTTATGGGGGCTTTTTGGTTTGGGGTTCTGATGAGGACGGGGACAAGTTCACATCAATTACACGGCAGCAGCCTCAGTATCGCTATGCCACCCTGTTTTCTGGGGGCTGTCTGATTTCAACTAGCAGTTACGAAAGGTATACCTATGCCTCTCGGGTTGGCCCTGGACCTCTTGTGCCCCTAGTTTACCAAGCCCAGGACATACTTTACTTATCTCTTCGTGGCTTGTGGACCAAGCAAGATGAGATGTCTCTTTCTGGGCACCCTCTTGCTCCAGCTTTTTTCACAGGCTTTGTGGCCCAAGTACCTAAGGCGAGTAATCGATTCTTCTTGGGAATTCAGACTTCGATGTGAAGTGGGGTCCAATGCCTTCTAATCAGCAGCTCGAAGAAAGTCAGATGGAGGTTGGGGGTCAGACTCCTGAGGAGTTGTGCGTTGAAGCTCGCCGACTAAGGGGGGTCATTGCTTCAGCAGCCGAGCAGCTTCACCATCTCTACTCCTTGCTATACCATCAGGCCCGCAGAAGCAAAGCTACCGAAACCACCTACGCTTACATCAATGTGGCTAACTCTGGTCGTCGTCTTGCAGGGGCTGTACTTCAAGGCATTCGACGGGCGTCGGCATTTGATCGTGCACTAGAGGTTGCTAGGCAGGAAACTCAAGATCGGGAGTCTCGTGAGGAGAAGGCATCTCGTGAGGCTGCCCGTGGTAAACGAGACCTTTCTGGGTCTAAGGGTGCGACGATTCGACAGATGCTTCAAGACACTCAGGATGATGCTGCTTTGTCAAATGACCTTGATAGCCTCTTCGGACAGGAGGAGGGCTGATGTCATCGGATCGGTACACGAATGTTCGTAGGGGGGTGTCTGGGGCCTCTCAGCTTCAACAGGGCCCTCGTTATCACGCTCCCTATACGTCTAAGGGGGGTTTCTCAACTTTGACCGAGAAAGAGAAACTGGCTCGCAAAATCACGAAGACTGCGGTTAGTGGTAGTGTCTCTGGCACGAATACGGCGATGTCTGGGACGAGTTCATTCTTCTCGCCTCAGCTTTCTACTGACTTCTTGGAGTTGCCTCAGAGCCTACGTGAAAAACGAGAGGTTTTCAGGCACTTTTACAACACGGACCCGATTGTAGGTCAAGCTATTGACCTACATACAGAATTACCCCTCTCCAAGATTCGTCTGGCGAAGCCAAAGCCTCGAACGTGCCCGGAAGCCTTTAAGAGTCCTGAGGATTACGGCAGGTACATTCTCAGCTTCTTCCAAAGGATGACTAAGCGGGTGAAGTTGTTTCAACGCTTGATCACTGCCGCACATCACTACTACTTGGATGGCAACGTTTTCATTTTCGCTGAGGATGGGGTTGTCGATGTGCCTCGTGAGATTGGGCATGAGGTAACTAAAAAAGTATCGCGGACATTGGAGGAAGATGGGACGGGTCGTGAGGAGGTAGAAGAGAACGTTTCCGAGCTTCCCGACCGGGAAGACCGTGAATTGGCTTACTACCAGAAGCATTACAAGGGCTGGGATAAGCTTATCATCTTGCCCATTGATCAAGTAAAGCTCACTAGCTTTAGCTTTGTGGATAAGTTTACCATAGACTTGATCCCTTCAGATCGGGATAGGGCGCTCATCGAGCGAGCTAAAGCTGGGGATGAGATTTCTGCCAAGATAGTTGATGAGATCCCACCGGAGGTAAGGGACTTCATTGAGTCTGGTAAGTTGATTCCTCTTGGTACGGATCCTGATGAGGGTTCATTTTGCTTTCACCTGAAAGCACGAGCTGGGGCTGGAGAGGAGCTTGGCGCAAGTCTCTTAGAGCGTTGTCTTAGAACCCTTTACTATCGTGAGAAGCTTCGTCAGGCTCAGACCCTTATTGCGTCTCGTGCAATGACTCCCAAGCGACTTGTCTGGGGTGAAAACCTTTCGGACACAGATACCGACGACCTTCGTGAGCAGGTGGACCTTGCTCTTGTCGACCCAGACTACTCGATCGTCACGAACTACGAGGTCCACTGGGAGGAAATTGGAGCCCGGGATAGGCTTCTTGACTTGTCGGGTGAGTATGAGATCACGGATAAGCAACTCTATGCTGGTCTTGGGGTGACAGAGAGCCTTCTCAACGGGGAGAGTTCCTTTTCTGGTGACCGTGTGAAGTTGGAGGTTCTCAACACAAGGTACCTCCTCTTTCGCGAGGTCATCCAGGAGTACGTTGAAGAGTACCTTTTCAAGCCGGTTGCTAAACGGAAGGGTTTCGTAGAGACCGATGAATGGGGGGATGAGGTGGTGCTTTTCCCTCGTCTTTCGTTCACTCGGCTCGCTCTCCGCGACAGTCAGGATACGTACGACGCTCTCTTCAATTTGTATCAGAAGGGGAGTGTCAATATCGATCTCATTCTGGAGATGTTCAATATTGATCCGGAGGACACCAAAGAGAAGATTGAGCGAGACATGTTCACGGTTAATGACGCCGTGTTCAATGAGGTTCTACGTGGGGTCTATGGCGAAGTCGGTAGGCTACTAGCTGAGAAGACCGACATTGTGGACCGAATCGCTCAATACTTGGGGCTCCAGACCAAGGCTGAACCGGCTGCGGAAGAGCCGGGTCGGTTCTGATAGTCATCTTGTTTGGTCGAGTGATCGACGATGGATGTCTTAGCTACAAAAACCTTTGGGGAAGTTGAGGATGAAGAGGCAGAGCGTCTTGTACGCCCACTTCCTAAAAAGAAGCCTCCTCGTAGGGATCGTCGTCGTGAGGAGATGCAAACGGAACGAGATCCTGATGTAGAGGGGGATTCGGATCTCAAAGGGGACCCAGACCTGTCCTTGAATTACAAGTCGGTTGGGGGTTCTATGCCCCGTCGAGTAGCTCGTAGATTCTTAGGGCAAGAGGACAGGACGATTTCAGTCCGTCGTCGAGACACGGGTCGAGTTGTTCAGGTTTCTGAGGAGACGCTCAAGGAAGAGGGTAGTAAGTACGAGAAGCTGGAAGAAGAGGAGAGGGGGGAGGGGGGCTCTAAGGGGGATGCTCTCAGGGACTTGGCCAAAGACAAGCCTCAACTCCAGTCGGTCTTGAAGGACTTGATGAACCCAAGGTCAGACCTTGGGGGTTTGGCGGAGGGAAATCCTAACCTACCTGCTTCTACAGTCGTCAAAGGGGTACCTCTTCCCGAAGGGATCAAAACTCTTGGGGACCTAGTGAAGGCTTTGCGAGCAAAGCCTTCCAAGCCAAAGCCAAAGTCTAAGACCCCCTCTGCTCCTACGCCTCCTCAGGCTCCCTCTGAGGCTCCTACGCCTCCTCAGGCTCCCTCTGAGGCTCCTACGCCTCCTCAGGCTCCCTCTGAGGCTCCTCAGGCTCCCTCTGAGGCTCCTCAGGCTCCCTCTGAGGCTCCTCAGGCTCCCTCTGAGGCTCCTACGCCCCCTCAGGCCCCCTCGCCCGAGGGGAAGAAGCCAAAGTCTAAGCCCAAGCCTGAGCCTGAGGAGAAGCCTGAGGAGAAGCCTAAGTCTGCGGTGGACTTCCCACCTCCACAACGTAAGCCGCCAACAGAGCAAGAGATTCTGGAGGCAATGGATTTGGTCCATAGCACGAACCTCCCTCCTGGGATTCGGGCTAAATTGCTGGTCCTACACCCAGCCGACGTGAAGGAGGTCCTTGCTAGCTACAATGGCTTCAATTCCTTGGAGGACCCTAAGGATTTCAAGGAAGAGCTTGAGGCTGCCGGGAGGAACTTTACCTTGGACCCCAGCAAGGTCACTTCTTTGCCTACAAAGGTGACAAATGCGAAGGGGGAGAAAAAGCCTTTCGAGAGTTTGTCAGAGACGGAACAAGCGCAGGCTGTACAGGCACATCGGAATGCGGTTGTAGCTGCAAGCTTAGCCTCACAGATGCGCGTAGTTCGTTCAATGGTTAGCTCGGGGATCCCCGAGTACCTAGCAGCTAAGCTCTCCTACTTTTCGCTGTCGACTGCAAACTACCCTCCGGAAGTGCGAGAGCGTAAAGCACACGAAGCGGCTCTGTCCACATTTACGGAGGCGGTTACCGGGTTTTCAGGTAAGGCGGAAGAAGAGGACGAAAGATTTGGGTCCTTTATCCAAAAGATACGGCGTAAGCTTTTCGGGGATGACGAGCGTAGGAAGTACTTGAAGGCTATTGAAAAGCTTGACCCTCATACGCAGATGGCTGCGGTGGCACACCTTCAGGGTGAAGACTATAGGTCAATTTCAAGTCGATTTCTGAATTCAGATTCGAGAGATAGAATCTCTGAGTTTGACTCTCCGCAGAAGATTAGCCGTAAGCTCTCATTGGCTTTGGATGCCTTTCGGAAAGCGAGTCGGCAGTACCCCTCTGAAGTTCGAGCCGCACTCCCAGACCCTTCAAGGGTTTTTCGGATCGTGGTGCGCCAGTCCTTGAGGGAGCTTGATCCTGAGAAGGCTAAGGCAGTCAGTAGGGTTATGCTTGAGGTTGATGCTGACGCCTACGATAAGGCTATGATTGAGTACAAGGAGGAGGAAAAGCTCTTTCAGAAGGCTTACAAGGAGTACGAGCGGGAGTACCAGTTGTGGGAGAAAGCCAAGAAGAAGTACGAGGCTCAACAGTTGAAGGGTAGTCCTTATCGGGTTGTTACGGAGCCCTTTAATCAAAGCCCCCCAGAGCTTCCGTTGAGTCCAGAACTTCCGGTTAAGCCCATTGGGTATGAGACTGTCCGAAAGACATCCAAGAAGGATCGGGAAGAAATTCAAGACAAGCTTGACGAGCTTCGTGGAGGTAAGACCGCTTCTCTCTATTCTTCTTATGCCAGGCGAAAGCAGATGACGTCAGCTATTGCTCCTTATCCAAAGTGGCAACAGGCCCATCAACGGGACCTTGGGGCTAAAGATTTTGACGTGATCTTGAAGGCTGCCAAGGATTGGCTCAAGTCCCCTATGCTTTCTACCCATATTGAGGGGATGGTCCCTGATGCTAGGTTTCGAGCATCGCTTGATTTGGCTATCCAAACCTCTGAGGACGGGAAGTATGCGAATGCGCTAAGTCCAGTCCTCTACAATATGCTTCTTGCCAAGCTCTCGAATCAGCCTGAAGGTGAGACTCTTTTGACGGTGCGCAAGGCACAAAGTGAATTGAAACTAGGAACCGCTGAGGGAAATGCCATGACAATCAAGTTTGCTAAGGCTCATGCCAACAATATCCTGGCCCGTCTGGACAAGATTGCGGCAGAAATTCAGGACAAGTATGCCCAGTGGGGCATGGACTTTGATGATGCCAAGCGCATGGTGAATGACCTCGATCAGGCTGCTGACGCGATCGAGAAGGCAGCTTTTGGCGAGGAGTCGTTTAGGGCTCGACAGATTGAAGTTCTCAAGTCCGCAAAGGTTATCCAGCAAGATTCAGATGAAGGGTATATGGGGACATTCAATGCCCCCACAGCACCTCATCAGTCTGATTCGGATGAGGAGTACATGAGCCTTTACAAGGATGACCAGACGCAGGGTGTGCAGAGTGGCAAGTCGTCAACAGGCCGCCCCCTTGCTCCTTGAGTAGGGTGGCATTCTCCTTGAAGTAGCCTAACTCTCGCGCGGGGTTTCACAGTGATTGACTACTGGCGTCTTGTCAAAGAGTTTTCCCAAGGGGATGCGGTCCAAAAGATCGACGTTCAAACGGGACAGCTCTCCCCGTATGTTGGGAAGGTTACAGCCGTCCATCGAGGGATTGGGTGTCTTGACGTACAGTGGCCATTCGGTAATGAGCGAGTCTTTCCTGATGATGTGGTAAGAGTTAGCCCTGAGTTTATCAGGTATCTACCCCCTGCCTTTGATCAGAGCTACAACTCAATTGAGATTGAGAATGCGAGAAAGGCGTCGACCCCCCTCTGGCGGCATACCCAATTTTCGCCAAGTCTATATGTCACCTTAGCTAAGTACTGGCACAAGGGGGCTAATGAGGTCCTCGCGTATGATGACCTCTATCGAGCTTATGCCCCCAACATTGATGATGAGGCTCTTCGGGATGAGGTGTCGAAGTTTTATCGTTTCGCTACTAATGCTGGGGAGCTTCGGATTCAACAAGCCATTCAAAAGTCTGGGGCTTATTGGGTAGCTCAAAATCGGCAGTACCGGGCAACAGGGGAAGACCTCAAACTCGGGAAACCGGCTTGCCCGAAGTGCAGTGCGAGGATGCGTCGGGCAACGTACAAGATGCATGAGGGGGCGAAGCACAAGGTTTTTGCTTGCCCTAAGTGCCTCTATCTAATTGACCCTCAATCGATTCTTGGTCCAACTGGAGAGCCTCATAACTGGTTTGGGACCGCTTTACCCCCCATCAGGGCTTCGGTCCGCCCTTTTGTAGCCGAGGAAGAGGAGACAGGTAAAGGTGGGGTTCCAGCACGATGGCAGGAATGGTTGGATTCCGTACATCAGCAGGGACGAGAGAAGGTACCTAACCCCAATTTAGCTACTAAAAAGCAGCACCCACAAGTCAGCTTTTCAACTGCATTGAAGGATGAGTCTGTTTTTCGCAAGGCGCTCAAGGATTACCACGAGTGGGCGAAAAAGAACCCTGGTAAAGGGGAGGCTTCTACGTCTGCTGAGAAGTCTAGTGCTAAGGGGCTTACGGTAAGTGTCAAGGTTGTTGAAGGTATACTTGAGAAGCATAAGTCCAAGTTTGAAGCCATTTCTGCCCTCATGCGGTCAGACCTAAAGGCATTTGAGAAAGAGCTAAAGAAGCCACCTCAAAGCTCTATGGCGAAAGCTGGGCACAAGTGGGCACTCAAGCAGTGGGAGAAGTTATCTGAGCCAGAGAAAATGATGGTTGCGGGGGGGCATCGGGTTGCTGAGTACTTTGAAAACCATGTGGTGAAGGACCCTGAGGCCCATGAAGAGTACATGGGGGGTTGGGCAGGCTCTACGGGGGGTGAGGCTGCTCAAAAGATATGTGGCGCATTAGCTGCAATGGGGGTTAATGGTAGCCCTTCCCCTACTGATAAAGAGGATGCAGAAAAGCAACGTAGGGAGGGAGCTAAAGCCAAGGAGCTTGGTAGCTACCTTGAGGAGCTTTATGCCTTCACCCAGGCCCATTTCAAGTATATGGGTCTGAAGTCTATTAAAGGGTTCCGAGGGGTCAAGGGGCAGGGGTTGGATAAAGACCCTCCTTCGGAAAATGACGAGGTGCAATTCAAAACAAGAGAAGCTTCCTCTTTTTCCATGAACCCCAAAGTTGCAGTAGGTTTCGGGCGGGTAGTAGAGTACAGTATTCCTGTAGAGAAGATCCTTGCTTCTCCTGGTACGATGGGTCAGAAATTCAAAGGGGAGGCTGAGGTAATTATGATGGGGGCTTCAGATATGACTGGTAAGGTAGTTAGCGGAGCTAGGGTATGAGTAGTCCAAAAAAGAAGCCCCTTGAAGTTCATTTGGATGAAACTAATGAGGATTGGCTTGCGGGGATGCGAAAGTCTAAGAAGGCTGGCTCCCAAGTTAGGGTTAACCGTATTGTAGCCAAGGTGATTAGGAATTGGGTTACTTGAAGGTAGTTGAAGATGGGATTCTCCAAGTACGCTAATGCAACCATCCTTCAATCCTCTATCAATCAGGGGGTTTGGGATGAGATTCGGCAGTCGGCTTTGGGGGCAGGTTCCGCCTTCGAGAGTAGGCAAGCTGCTCAAGTTGTATTGGACCAATACGACCCCTCTAAGTACCTTCTTTCCCACTGTTCGATTGTTGCGTCGGTAGATACCGAAAATCCCCAAGGGAACCCCTTGGGGATTCAAATGGTGGATGGGGTCCAGATCAATAGGAAGTACCCTGATTACTTTGTCACTGTTGGGACTAGCAAGTACATCAACAACAACAATGACTGCTGGGAACGTAAGCTTCTGCTTTCGGCCTACAAGACGTTCATTGGGGCTGAGAATTACGTTGAGCACATTCAGATCCCCGAGCTGAGCAAGGGTAAAATTATCGACACTGCTGCTAGGGATATTGGGGATTCAGTCTACGTTGACATCCTCATTGCTACGGACAAGAAGCACAAGCCTCTAATTGAGGCTATCTCCAGTGGTCAGCTTACAACCCTTTCAATGGGTTGCCACGTCAGTTTCACGATTTGTACGAAGTGTGGAAACGTGGCCGAGGACGAGATTCAACTCTGTCGGCACATCAAGTACCAAAAGGGCAATTGGTTTATTGACGCAATGGGCCAGCGTCGAAAGATTGCTGAGCTTTGTGGCCATGTTAGTGCAGAGCCAGGCTCGGTTAAGTTCATTGAGGGGAGTTGGGTAGGGAACCCTGCTTTTACAGGAGCGGTTCTTCGTAACATCCTTGACCCCACAACGGCCCAGATGGCAGACCAGACGCGGGAGAAGATCCAAGTGGCCTTCTCCGAGCCCGCTCGGGCAGCCAATCCTCACTTGCTACAGAAGGCAGCTCGTCTTGCCCCCATTGGTGTGGGTCGAAGGGCCACCCCCGCAGATCATCTTCCAAGTCTTTTTGGAGCTGCCCCCTCGCTTGGGAAGCTTACTGCCACGAAGCCTTTCTCGACGCAGGCCAAGGCGGAAAAGAACCTCGTTGAGCGTCAAGCAGAGATTGCTGAGACTCAAAGTCCGGAGTTTATCGCTCGTCAAGAGGCGGAGACCGCTCTGTACTGGGCACGGAGGGCTCAGGAAGACTTCCCAGGAGAAGGAGGGGGACAGCAAACTCCTTCTGAGCCTGAGGCCCCCTTCAAGAAGGTTGTGGAGGATCTGTACACAACCATCAAGAAGCAGGTTGAAGACCGGGTTCGAGAGGACCTGGCTAAAGGGGAAGCTCGAAATGTACGGAAGATTCTCGATGAGAATCACTCAAATGAGTCCCTAATTAAATCTGCCTTGCGCTACCCTAAGTGGAGGGTTCGGGCAAAGGAGGTTTTGGCTATGGTCAAGACTCCTTCTGTGGCTCGTACCATTCTTGCCGGGTTGATTCTCCATGACTGTGGCGGATGGGAAGCTGTACGCCAGGCTAAGCGGTTTACTGGTCGTGAGATTTTGGTTGTGTCTCGGTTGCTTGATCGGATGACTAAACGATCGTCTAAGGCAGGAGATTCAAGACTGTACCAAACCGTGATCGCTGTTGGTGGTACCGGGAGATATGCAAATGTGAATGCCTACCTGACAGCTTGTCGTCAGGTTCTCGGTAGAGCCCTCCTTGAATCGGAAAAGGCACAACTCCTAGAGAAGGGCACGTTGTTTTCATTCGGGCTCTGAAGAAGTTTCTATATGAGTCCCCTATCAAGGAAAGGATCCTCCGATGTCCCGTGAGCGTTCAAGCTGGAACCGTACTGAAGTGGCTAAGCATGCTTCTGCAATGAGGAAGACTGCTGACCCCTATCTCATGAACCAGGATCGTACTAACCCCCCCGCAGATAAGTACGTGATTGGAGACCCTTCAGACTTTGGGGAGGATGTCCATCCTTCGGCTAAGACCTGGGAGGCGGAGTATAGTGGAGGGCAGGTCAAGCGGAATGAGATCGGACTGCCCGAGTTTCGGAGTGATACTTTCAATCACCCTGAGAAGACGGCAAGCGAGGAGCTTTTGACGAAAAAGGCTGCCCTTTGCGTGGCGATTGCTAGGTCCGTTCTCCCTAAGACAGCTTCCGACTATGATCTTGAGGAGCAGAGCCTTGCGTTCATGCACCTTCCTGATGCGGAGGTTATGTCGACCTATGCTCGTCTTGCAGCGGATGAGTCTGACGATGAGGGCCAGGATGATGAGGGCCAGGACGATGAGGGCCAGCAGCAGGGCCAGCAGCAGGGCCAGCAGAAGCAGGCTCAGCAGCAGTTGATGGCCCAACTGGAGCAGATGCAGGCTCAGCTTCAGCAGATGCAACAGCAAGCTCAGGGGCCTCAACAGGCACAGGTTGCTCAGATGCAGCAGCAACTGGCCCAGATGGTCCAGCAGGCTCAGCAGCAGGCTCAGGCTCAGCAGCAGGCTCAGCAGCAGGCTCAGGCTCAGCAGATGCAGCAACAGGCTGGTCAACAGCAGGGGCAGGCTCAGCAGGCTGGTCAACAGCAGGGGCAGGGTCAGCAGGCTGGTCAACAGCAGGGTCAACAGCAGTTGGCCCAGATGGTGGAACAGGCGATGCAGCAAGGCATGAGTCCTGCTCAGGCAGCAGCCTATGCCGCGCAGCAGCAGGTTCAGCAGATGCAGCAGCAAGCTGGTCAGCAGCAGGTGCAGGCTGAGGGTGATCAGCTCATTGACCAAATGCTTGCTGAAGGCGATCTACCTGGTGATAGCCTGGCTGATGATATCCAGATCGACCCCTCGGTTATGGATATGGCGGAGACGAGCCTTGGCCCAGAGGATGATGTCCTCAAGGCACTCTTTGCATCTCAGGAGGAGGGCCAGCAGCAGGAGGGTCAGCAACAACAGAAGCAGGCTCATGCTGTTCGCACGGCTGCAACCCGGACAATTGGGACTCGCCCAACTGGAGGCGTTACCGCGATTGGGGGAGCACCCGGGGTCTCTAAGGGAGGGGAATTGGGTAAGCTTAGTTCACTCTGGAACTCGTCTCCAGACGTGAAAGATGTCTTCACCTGACCCTCGCTCATCAATAATCCTTCAATCACTCCTCTAGGGGTGATTGCTAAGATGTAAATGTAGATGTGAAGAACCCAACTTTTTCCGCTCTCAGGAGAACTCAAAATGAGCCTTCGCGGTCAAAGCTCGGGTGACTTCAAGGAAACGTCCGGCCGAGTTCATCTGTTTCATGTGGTTACCCGTAACTCTATGGGTGCCCTTACAGCAGATGCGTTTACCCAGGCAAATCCTGTCGTCTACACGAGCGCAAATCTCAAGAGTACCACTCTCGCCAACATTACAAAGGTTGGCGTGCTTGGTGGATCGGTCGCGTTTACGCGGCCTCAGGCAGGCAACAACCTCATTGGTGGGCCTTCGGTAACTGCGGGTCCCGTTTTCCTTGCAGGACAACGCCCCCTTGGCATCTTCCTTAATGATGCCGTGGGTAATGCCTATGAGAACACTCCCGGTCCGGCTTCCGGGCGTGGCGCTTACGTGTGCGGCTCCGGCTCCACAATTGGCGTGACGATCTACGAGACCAAGATCCTTCAGGCCACGGGCCCTGGCAACGCAGGTGACAACCTCACCTACTCGGCAGGCGATCTGCTCTACGCTTCGGCGAATGGGCTCCTCACCAATAACCCCGATGACTCGTATGAGCAGCTCTTTGCGGCTGCCGCGTACGCTGCTGCATCTTGGGTTCCCACTATTGTCGGCGTTGTCAAGGCAGCTCCCGACTCTAACACCCCCATGCTCGTGCTGGATCTCCGGATCTGAGCGGAAAGGTAAAAAGGCACGAACATGGTATCTAACGAAATTAAGCAGCAGATCATCGGCGAGTACATCAAGACGGCCGCAGGTCGTGCGAAGCTCGCTGCTTCGATGGTCCAACCTCTTCGTAGTCGGCGTGACTACTCGGCAGTTGGTCGTAAGACCTTCCTTGTTGAGCAGCTACCCGATAGCGCGATTCCAATCTACGACAAGGACCCGGATGTCACGGCCTATGTCGTTGGTGAGGAAGGCGAGAACATCCTGGCGATCCAGAAGCCGCGTCGCGTGATCTTCCCCCTGTTCGAGATCGCCTCGAACCCGGAGATCCCGCTCACGCAGATCAAGGAGCGTCGGTTCGACCTGATCGAGCGTTCGCAAGACCTTGCGAAGGCTCAGATCCAGGCGGCAGAAGACGAGCGTGTGTTCGCGGTCCTCGACAGCATCGCTGTCTCGGGCTTCGATACCCTCCCCGGCCAGACGAACCCCGACATCAACGTCGTGGCTCCGATCTCGCCGTCGGTCCTCGCGGACGCCTTCGCCGAAGTGGAGCGTCACGACCTTCGGGTTGCCCGCATCTACATGAACGCGACGGACTACGCGGACATCCGCAAGTTCGGCCGGGACATCCTCGACATCGAGTCGCAGGCGGTCCTCCTCAAGACGGGCCTCCAGGCCACGCTTTGGGGCGCCCAGATCATCACGAGCCGCCTGGTTCCGGCCGGGTTCGTGTACATCTGTGCGGAGCCTGAGAACTTCGGTCGGTTCCCGGTCCGTACGGAACTGACGGTCCTTTCGGCGGATGACCCGAAGGCCCGCACCATCGGCTTCTCGTGCTTCGAGAACATCGGTATCGGTGCCTTCAACCCACGTGGTCTCACGCGGTTGGTTGTCACTCGTCTCTGATAGGCTGAGGGACTAAAGGTTAGAGGGCTACTCTGGAAACAGGGTAGCCCTCTAGCTTTTTCTTCTTGTACCTTGACATGGGTAAGATGCCTAACATTCTCTACCCCTCTGGTATGGTTGGTGACCTAACAATGAACCCTGGGTTACCTATGGTGGGCGTAGGTATGGCCCCTACGCTTGTAACCCAACCCTTGCCTGGGTTGGGTTTTGCCTCAAGTGGTCTTGGAAAGACCTCTGTGTCTACGCTTACGGGACGTCAGGGGGCTTTGGAGGTGTGGCTCACGACGGGAGCTACTGGTTCGGCTAGGTCTGTAGTTGTATTGAGTGACGGGGGGGCGAATTACCTAGAGGTTCTTTTGGACGCTAACAATAGAGTTAGCCTCATCCATAAGAATGACGCAGGGGTGACTATCGCAGCTCTAACTTCGCAGTACTCGGCTGAGGCTTCAGGGGTTCGGATGCGTCTTCGGTACACCTGGGATTCAACCAAGGCGATTGATGGTTCTCGATTCGCTTTGTTCCGTAAAAATGGGGAGGCTGCTAGTACTTGGGCAACAGACCCCACTTCAGTGTGGTCTGGGTTTTACCCTACGGTTGTCTATCTTGGGGTTGGTGGGATCGGCACCGGGACGTCTTTTAACGGGTCCATCGATAAGGTTCAGGTTGGAACTCAAGTAGTTCTGGTGTAAACAGGGGTTATGCCGCCTGACAACAGTAAGTTTGTGACCCCGTTGAGTCTTCTTGCCGAAACGCTCCATCTCTTTGGTAAGGCTGTCTCGTCAGACAGTCTCACAAAGGTTAAGTACGAGTTTTTTCATTCGGGAACAGATTTGGCATCTTTCCCTATGTGGACCTTCTCGGTCACCCTTAGGTGTCTCAAGGGTATTATTCCTCAGGAAGAGGGGAACTCTCATGAGGATACCCACTATGTGCGTACTTGGGAGGGGGAGGGGGATACAGAGTCGGAAGCCTTTGATAGTGCGGTTGCCCAAGTAAGGAGGGACCTTCATAATTATCGGCTTACCCGAGCTGCTGAGCTTGAGTACCTTAGTCAAGCGGAAGGTTTGTTGAATGCGGCAGATAAGGGTGAATGGAAGACTCCTCATCCTGGTCTTTGGCGTAGGGCTCCAGAGGATCCCCCAAAGGACGTTCTTGAGGCTCTTTGGATCCCCACCCCCCCAGAGGTAACCTCAGCTCCTCCAGAGGAGGGTTCGACTCCAAGTGAGTCCCCAGAGGCTTCGTGAAATGACTGCCCTTTAATGGCTCTTTGGGGTATGTCTTTGGTGATCCTCCTCTTGCCCAAAGTGCTCAGTGGAGATTTGTTTACTCTACTGTGATTTTTTTCTGGCTTAAGTGTAGTAGGTGGGTTAAATTGACCCTCTCTCGGGGGCACTCGCCTCATTGACGTCAAGATCAAAAGTAACTCAGAAGGAACCAAGATGACTAAGACTCAATTGATTGCGGATTTGGCAGCAGAGATGCCTGGAACCACCAAGACCCATGTCAGGGCATTCCTGAATGCCCTGGAGGCTGTCGCAGCGAAGACGCTCAAGGCTAAGGACGGCAAGTTCATGATCCCTGGGATTTTGAAGATTCTTGTCGTGAAGGTTAGCCCAAAGCCTGAGCGAAAGGCCCGGAACCCTGCAACAGGCGCGGTCATGACTGTTCCTGCAAAGGCCGCAGGTAAGCGACTGAAGGCCCGTTTCCTGAAGCGACTGAAGGTGGCTGCGGGGCAGATCCCTCAGCCTGAGGGTCGCAAGAAGAAGTGACACTCCCTAAAGGGGGCAAAGCAGCAACGGCTCTCTTGGACCCGTTGCTGCTTTTCATTTAAACCACTGCTGTCAAGGGGTGGTTATGTCTGGTCTAATTGATCTTCCAGTTCCGGACCTGAGGGGCACGTACTTCATTTTGGTGGAGCCTGATGTAGTACGAGTTGGGTCAGGTAACCTAAGTGTTCGATGGATGCGTCGGTTACGAACTTCAACGCATCGTCGAATTGCATTGTTGGCGTGGTCAAACTACCCGCAAAAGAGCCCTCAGCTATCTTTTGGGGAGGATTGGATTACAGGGGAGTTTTTCTGGCTCTCTGCTAACCTACTTACTCACATCAACAAGTGTAGAGTTTCGGCTGGATTTCCATCTGTTGAGGAGTTTGAGCTTTGGGAGTTCGGGGTACCAATTTCACCTCAGGCTCAAGTTGTGCTTTCTGCGGAAGAACAGGCTAAACGAGGTCGGTTCCATACTCATGTACGGTGGCATACTCACAAGCCTAACTCAGCTTGTGAGTTTTGTGTTGCCTCAGAGCCCGTAGGACCCCTGAAGTCTTTATAGGGCCCCTATGGGTAGTGGGGGGCTTTCTTTCCCTTCCCGCAGGAGCACTATGGAGACCAATCAGATCAGATACCGTACTGGGCAACAATTGACCTTCTTGGCAACAAAGAGTTTTGCCCTCGGGAATACCGGGTATACGATTATGGAGGGGCAAGAGGTTCTCTTCGATGGTACCAATGTCGAGGTAGGGGGGAATAAGTTTTCGCTCCCTTCTCTTCGTGGGGCGGTTAGAATGGGGTGGTTGGTCCCCCCTGAGGACTATGATGCAGCGATGGACAACCCTCGTCCTGCTGTGGCTGCCAACATTCAGGTGCGTTCGGCTAATGACCTTGGTCAGAATCCTATGCAGCCTGTGAGACGAGCTGCAATTGTGACTACTGCGACGGATGAGCATGTGATCATGAATAGGGCGGCGCGGGCTGAGGCTGCTGCGGATCAAACTCATTTTGTTCGAGGGGGTCGAGGGATGGAAACCCATGCTAGTTCGGAGGGGGTTCCAGTTGCGCGAACCCTTCTGACGCGGGCTCGATCAGAGACCCAGGTAACCCCGGATACAGTTGGTCAGGCTATTCTTGCAGCCGACAAGGTTAAGGTCCAGCCCGGACAAGGAATCTCTGAGGATGAGATGCTGCGCCGGATGTCTGAAGAGGACCGTGCCAAATATGTTGAGGAAAAAGCGCTCCGTAGGGAGGAGGTACTGAGTCGCACAAAAGACTATTCTCTGCCCCCAGCTCAGACAACCAATCTTGCGGCCTACAATAACTCAACTCAAGTTGTGGCAAGGGTCCCGCCGCAGCGAGCGAAGGTTACTGAGACGGAGGGGGCCAGGGTGTCTTTTTCTGTTGGAGGGGGCACTGAAATTGCTGACTTTACCGGTAGCTCTGAAAAGCCGCCTCAGGAGAGTATGGTTACGGCCGAGGGGATGACATTTCGGAACACCAATGGGCCAAAGGTTGCATTTCAGGCTCAAGCTCAAGTAGAGCCTAAGCCCCAAGCTGCTGAGCCTAAGCCCCAAGCTGAGGAGTCTCGGATTGACAAGGATGGGACTGCGGAGGCCAGAAAGCAGATTGCAAAGACTCTCTGCAAAGACTTTCCTGATGAGTACAGCTTTGCGGATCATTGGAAGCGACGGCTAGCAATGATCCGGTTGCACTACGAGGGTCGATATGATGTGATTCGTGCGATTTTCGCTGCTGAGTCGGATGACTTCAAGCGAACCCTTCTTGAGGAGTTCCCCGAGGCGTTTCGTTCGTAGCTCCTTACATATTTCTCTTGTAGCCCTGCTCATCTTGCAATGGGTATGGCTAGCAGTTTGAGGTCAAGGGTAGGTCTGCATAGCACAGACCTACCCTTTGTTTGTCTGGAGGTAGTCAAGTGACCACGGAGAAAGAAGCGGGGGCTCTCGTATACCTCCAGGAGGAGCTTACAGATGCTCGTATGCGCTGTGACCAGCTCAAACGTCTTGTGGACAAGGCGGTGAGATTGATCGCAAAGTCTACTCATAGAGACCACTTCTACGAGGTGGCTGGAGACATCATTTACGGACTCCCGGACACTCTCTTTCGTTTGGACAAGGCTCTTGATGCTACGGCGCTTGCTGCTTCTCGTCTGGATTACGAGGAGCTGAAGCAGCAATTAAGGCCAGAGAAAGTTGAGGAGTTGGAATTGGCCCTTAAAGATGTTCGGATTAGGCATCTTGATCGTCGTTCTCCAAATCTTCAACCCCAACCTGTTGCCCCCCAACCTATTGCCCCCCAGAATGGAAAGTTAGCCATGTTGAGACTTGCTTCGACCAACTTCGTTTCAGCGGCGCTTCGCGGTCTTGCTGACTACATCGACGATAACCCTTCGCCTAACCGTCATGTCATCATCGGGGGCCTTCATCGGGTCAAGATGGCGCTTTCACAGACGGCTCAAGAGGCAGTAGAAGCGATGGGTCCTCTTCAGGCTTCTTCGCGTGAGGATGTCATGGAGGGTTTCAAGAAAGCTAACCCTTCTCTCTCGTCGGAACAGCTTGAAGAGATTGCGGATCATTGGGAAGCGAACAAGGATGTAGTCAAGGACAAGCAAGCTCACGTTAGCAAGCTGGCTAGCTATCCAAAGGATTGGACTATGACTCGTCGAATGAACCAGCTTTATGCTGACTTCAAGGGGGATGTGGAGAATGCCCTCAAGGACATGGAGCCCCAGCCTGGGGTTGCACGGAAGGTAAAGTTGGTTTGGGCTCCTCAGAGTTCTGGCTTTTCGTGGTTGGTTGTCAGTATGGAAGACGCCAACGGGGAAAGTAAGACATTCAAGTTGCTTCCAAGTGAGCCCAATGTTGTCGCAGGGGACATTCTGTTCAAGTATGGGGGCTACTGAGGCGTGCAAGTTCTTCGCCCACCCTACGGTACAGCGGGAGGCCCAGCGCTTTCGGAGTCCAAGCTCCCAAGCGGCGACCCTGCTGGGAAGGGGATCTCTCTTGACCCGGAGATCCCTGGGGCGGCGACGTATGCCAAACCTTCCCAGGAAGGGCCCCGGGAGCCCCCGAAGAACGACCAGTCGATGTACCATGTCGACAACGCGGACGACCTTTTGAAAGGTCAGGGGCGAGGTGACGAGATCGATCACCAGTATGCGAAGCCGAACTACAATGGGTTGGGGGTACGTCCAGATAACGACTACTCGAAGACGAAGTACCCGTATCGGGACGGCATCCCCAACCGGCACAATGCGAGCATCATTGCTACGGTTACTCAGTTATGGCTTCTTCGGACGTCCCATGAAGTTCCAGTAGCATTCTCTGGGCCTGTTAAAGTTGCGGTTCGGCTTTCGGAGATCGAACAAGGTCTCAACCCTAAGGTTCGTGACCGAGCAAGCACCTGTAAGGCTACCCTCAAGCGAGCAGACGTTAGAAACCTTCGTTGGATCTTCTCAGTTGATTGTGGCAATGGGCCTAAGATGGTCAGGTTGAAGGCCCAACGAAAAGGGCGGGTGGTTGCTCTTTCCAAGATGGACCTACACTTTTCTTGTTCCTGTCCTGCTTGGCGTTGGCTTGGTTCCGAGTTTCATGCCAAGGAGGAGACGTATCTTGACGGTAAGCCAAGAGGAACAGCCTCCCCTCCAGATATCAAAGATCCTCAACGTGTAAATCGGGTTTGTAAGCATGTTGCGGCAGTGCTTACTCAAGTTCGCTCGTGGGAAATTCCTACATCTAGATGAATAGGAAAGTCAGATGCCTACATATCAGATTGAATGTCTTGAGTGCGGTAAAGTTCGGGATGAGCGTCTCACCTATTCTGAGTATGATCAGGTGAAAGCTGGGACCATGGAGCTTACCTGCAACGTCTGTCACCTTCGTGCCGTCATTGGATTTACCCCCGGTAACCTTGGATTTGTTCTGAAAGAGGGGGTGTCTGGGGGGTGGGTTAGCAAGTCTGGTAAAGAGAATGCCTATCGTGCTAAGCGGCGAGAGGAGATGGCTCGGCGGGAGAGAGACCACGTTTTTAAGCCCACGCTCCAGGCTAACTACGAGGGTATCGAAACGGGTTCGTGGAGAGAGGCTCAAGAAATGGCTCGGCGGGAGAAGGGTGAGGCGTCTGCGGCTACCTATGATCCTCTTGTTACCCAGGAAAGGGTGACCCCATGAAGGATGGATTTACATGAGCGTCCCCCGTCGATTTTCAGTCCTCCGTAGGGCTCCTGGGCTGATTGACATCATCACGCCACTTCGTCCTGTTTCGGAAGGAGTTGAGCAGTATAGACTTAAGGCGGACACCTCTCCGACTGGTGCTTTTGCTACAACTGTGATGACGGTCCCAAGGACTGGGAAGATTGACCCAGCTTTTCAAGGACCTCAGACTGTTATCCAGCAAGGTGAGAATGTCCGGATGGTGTTCAAACCATCTGATTACACCCTTTCTGATGATGCTCTTTGGTTGAAGCTTGTTTACATCAATGCGGCAGTTGCGGAGATGGTTTCGCCTACTCCAAGTGCTCCGACATTGGTTTTGCCTCCATTCACAGGGCCCGGTCTGTTTGGGTTTACAGCCACAGCTTCCGTAGGGGCGAGTTTTGCGAACTCCCTACAAATTGATTTGCCCCGAGCTATGGAGAGTATCCGAGTGATGAACAATGATGGGGCTAACCCACTGTTCGTAGCTTTTGATGGTGGGGGTCCAGAAATCAAGATCCCAGCAGGTAAGGACCTCATTGGGTACCTTGGAAATGCTGCTTCTATTTTTGTGCGTACCACAGGTGGACCTGCTGAGTTTACAGCTACGTTTGCTTACGCTTTCCCCCGTTAGGGGTGGATACGGTTCTCTCTCTTGATCTTCTTATGTGCTGTGTTCGATGAACAAGGAGTGATGAGGAATGCTGAGGCTCACCCATACCCAGGTTGCGCAGAGTGCGCTGTACATCCCCGATATCGATAGCGGTCTTCCTCGTAGGACTGCTCGGCGTGGCATTGGTGATCCAAAGCGGTACGAGACTGATGGTTCTGTACTGTCTGGCTCGGACAGGAGCACTAAGCCTGGTATCAACTACAACAAGCAGAAGTGCTATGTCCCTCGGGTTAAGCCGGGGGAAACTTCAATTGCTGGGTACATTGATATCGTAGAGAGCGATGCGGTTCTGATGTCCCAGTCTCGTGGGACAATCAAGGGCCTCCAGACGGCCGGGCACCTGACGGTCACGTCTTTTGTCTCTACCGATGTGGCTGCTCCGACTCTGACTTTGGCTGACTTTGGGGCGCCTGGAGTTGCCGACCTGACCCTCACGGGTACAAATTTCACCTCCCTTGCTCCAGACATCACTACGGTCATTATCACGGGTACTGGAGCAGTCACTCTTACTCAAGCGCAGATCATTGCAGGTGGAGGCTCAGTTGCAGCTACCTCAATTGTAATCCCTGCGGCTTTGGTACCAGGTATCAACGTCACGGTGTCTTCGGCTCAGGTTCGAGCTGATGGGCAGCTTTCTGCTGTTGTTGTGATGACGTGAGTGTAAAAACGTGGCGCTACTTGATTTGTTGGAGCAAGAGGCGGGAGCCTTCAAGCAGGTTGACAATCGTTGGCGACCACAGAACCTTTTGTTTGAGTTGCAAATGACGGAGTTAATGAACGATATGACCCGACGATTTCTTCGTCTGAAGGAATCGGAGAAAGAGCTGAAGACGCTCGATCGGGCTGAGTTGTTCATTAAGCACCTTCGGCGGATGGGTCTTATCCTTAAGCGTGCGAACTTCGTTCGCCGGACTAATGACCTAGCGTTCGTTCAAGCCGTTTCAGACTTCTATGCGGCTTACGGAGAGGTGTTGCGTTACCTCAAAATTGATCAGGCAAGAGGTCAGTTACAGCCCGGCTAGGGTGGTATTTCAGGAGGACTTACAATGCGTGTCGCCGTTATTCGAGGGGATCTCAGCAGGGCTCTGTTCATTGCGGATGTAGAGCCGAAGTCGCAGCATGGTGCGGGCGATTCCACTAGAGGTAACTCTCGGTATGTGGGGCGTCCGAATGCTACTGCTATTCAGACCTATCTAACCGCTCAAGGGCTGGCTGCTTCGGCTACAACGCTGATCACGGCTACGGTCCCTGTAGGCGGTCCAGTGAACGTAGCGTCAGCTACAATCACTGCTGTCGCGGGTCTTGGAGGAGCTACGGCTGCTCAGGTAGCAGCTCTTCAAGAGCTTCTGGCTCCTCAGTTTGTGGAGACGGATGCTTTGAAGAAGAGCTTTCTGTATGGCAATCTTGCTGGATTTAGGTCTGCAAACTTCAATCCAGACCCTCGTCGATCGCCTGCTCTTTCAAATGGAGCGGCTATTACTTGCGTTCAAGATGATGGGGTGACAGCATTTTCTGTCCTTCCTCCAGTTATCACGCTTGCCGACAAGGATACCCCAGTTGCTGGGGCTCTTCGTATCACGGGTACGGGTCTCGTGGCTTATGGGCTCTACCAATTGACGGTTATCCTGGAGGGGACTGGCGCGAAGAAGCTCACTCAGGCAACTATCGTTGGGGGTGGGGGCACTATCAACTCGGCGGGGACTCAAATTGACATCCCTGCGGCTCTTGTCCCAGGCATTGCTTTGACTACCACTACAGCTCGTGTCCGAGTTAACGATATGCTATCGGCAGCCGTTGCTTTGACATGAGTTCAAGGTTTCTAATTCAGATGTAAACTCGTAAACTAGACCCAGATGAGGCTGAAATGACAAAGAACTTGAAGGAGCAGCGAGAATTCCGTACGCCAGACCTATACTTCGCGGCTTTTCTTCAGACGGCTGGAGTTGAGTTGAAGCGTACAGATCGGGAGAACGCAAGAGTCTTTTTTGTGTTCAGTACGGAAATCGCGGACATTGAGGAGTTGAAAACGGGTTGGTTCAACAATACAGCCAAAGTCGCAGCTCAACCCTATGCAAACAACGTGAAGTCTCTCAAGTCTGTATGCCATATGGGTTGAACCCTTGCTTTTGGTAAATCCCCAGAGGGTGAGTAATGGCTGCTGTAGATATTGACGCAACTCTAGGTGGAGGCGGAACCCTGGTAGGGGGGGCTACGGCTCTGTACGCCCTTGGTGGTTCTGCCCTAGCTGGAGGCGGAACCCTGGTAGGAGGAGCTACGGCTCTGTACGCCCTTGGTGGTTCTGCCCTAGCTGGGGGTGGAACCCTGGTAGGGGGAGCTACGGCTCTGTACGCCCTTGGTGGTTCTGCCCTAGCTGGGGGTGCAACCTTGACGGTGGACGCGAAGGTGCTGCTTAGCGCTATTCTGTCGTCAGCCGGTGCGGGGCAAGTTACAGCAGTCTTGTTCCTTTCGCAGGGGTCTTCTGTGACTTTCGCAGGGGGTGCAACGTTTGTGAACGGGGACCTTGGATGGACCCCTCATCCAAATGCCCCTCCCCCAAAGCCCGCTGTCAATGCTGCGGCCACACTCCAACAATTCATTGATTCAACAGGCTCAGGCAGGGCTGCTACTCGGACCCCACTGGCCGGAAACACTGTAGTAGATCCAAACCCCCCACGTAAACCGCCTAAGCCTCAATGATTGAGGGATTATTAACCAGCAGGAGAAACGACAATGACCGCGAAGACTGATTACCTTGAGGACCGTGTTCTTGACCGCGTTCTCAAGAACAACACCCAATTCACGTACACCTTCCCCGCGACTGTGTACGCGGCTCTGTTTACGGCAGACCCGACGGATACAGGTTCTCAAGCTTCGGAAGTCGCTGGGGGCTCGTATGCCCGTCAGTCGATTACCTGGGGTACGATTTCTGCGGGTTCGGTGTCCAACTCGGGTGCCGTGACCTTCCCCGTGGCCTCTGGGTCTTGGGGTACGGTCAGCTATGTTGGGATCATGGATGCCCTTACAACAGGCAACATGTTGTACAAGGGGGCCCTTACGACTGCTAAGGCTGTAGGTATTGGGGATCAGGTGTCGTTTGGCATCGGGACCCTTACCGTTACGGAGGGCTGAGGTAGCCAGTGCCTTTGGTTAGCGTCGAAGCGAGCCTGGTTGGGGGCTCTTCGGTCACTTCGGGGGCGTCCCTTGCGCTTCCGTTGGGATCGACCCTACCAGGCAGCTCCGATTTTGTATCCGCCTCTTTGGTCACCAGAGGGGTCGTAGCTTCCCTTAGTGGAGGCTCGACCTTCTCAGCTTCATCACTCCTGAGTATTCTGACCGTGAGCCTTGGGGGCGGGGCAACGTTCAGTCCAACAGCTACTGCAACGTTTGTGGCCCGAGCGACTGTATCGGGTGGGGCTGCTTTAACAGCCGCGATTGGTGTTGTAGTTGGCCCAGTTGCTCCAGTTCGCTACATCCCGAGTCGACAAGCACCATCGTCGAGGATGGTCTTCGACCAAGTAGACTTGTTTTTGGTGGACGGAAAAACTAGAGCCCAGGATGTCCGAATCACGGACCTGTACCTAAGGGTATACTACAATGGGGTTCAGCTCCCTTGGGTTTTAGCTTCTGGGGCGGGTATTCCGGATGTACGAGTCGCTGCTGGAAAGGTCTATTGGACTGAGTTCTCTGCGGGATTCTATAGCATTCGATTCTTCCCAAATGCGGTTGGAATTTGGAGGGTTCTTGTAACCTATCCAACTTACGACCAAGCAGTTTCACTTACTTACGATGTGGCCCCTCAGGACTCAGCAGCAGGGAGCGTTGGGCTTCGAGCGTCGTTCCTTCGTCCGTAGAGGGAGGGGTAGATGACTGCCACTAGCAGCCCAGGGGTGTTTCGAGTCGGGCACGTGTTTCAGCGTGGCGACTTGCCCCTCTTTGTTACAGACCTAGCAGGTAATGCAGTCACCCCGTACAAGGTGACCTTCACGATTTTCTATCAGTCAAGTGGGGATGTCTGTGCTAGGCAGGTCGGTCCCAGTGATCGGACCCCAGTCCAGGCAGCTATAGGGGAGTACTACGTCTCTGGTGTTGCGTGTGGGCAGTCTGGCCAATGGTATGTGGAGTGGAAGCTTCAAGAGGGGGCAAGTACTTCCCTTGTGTCAGAGCGTATGGGCTTCCAAATTTTCGACTCCTCTAGACTTTCCCCAAGTACTTACATCTCGGGATCGTCTTGTGGGTGCTCTTGTGGGTGCTCTTCCCATGCAGGGTGTCAGTGGGGGTGTCGTAACCCTTGTCTTCGTACGACTTCGTGCGGAAAGTATGGGTGGTGACCAATGAGTGTTGGGTTCCTTCGAGGACAACAGCTTGGTCGGGATGACCTGAACATCTTTTTGACAAACGCATCGGGGCATCCTAGCAATGCGGCTGAGATCAGCTATGCCATCTATGACTATACGACAGGGCAGGAAGTCCTTGTGGGTTCCTCTCAAAGAACCCCTGTAAATCCGTCCATTGGGGAGTACTACGCGAGTATCATCGTCCCACTTGACGCTAACTTAGGGGACTATCGTATTCGGTGGGTCATGCGGGAGACTGTAGGGGGCCCCATTCAAACGGTTGTTCAAGAGTTTCACGTCCGGGATCGTGAAACGGTAACCCCAACGTGTTTTACGGTAGCCCAGGCTGACTTGATTCGTCGGCTTCGTATTCTCCTTCGAGACCAGAATCCTGATAAGTTCTACAAGTTTCGGCCTCCTGCTCACGAAGAAACTGTTGACCAATTCAGTCGAGTTTTTGGCTATATTTGGGAGGATGAGGAGCTTGCGGAGTACTTGGAGCAGTCTCTAGGTATGGTGATCTCAGCTCCTCCTCGAACTCCATTTAGGGATGTGGATGACTTGGTTGTCTCACGTCCAGAGTGGAAGACGCTTCTGCTCACAGGGGGGATGTTCTGGGCCCTTCAGGCACTCCAGATTAATTGGGTTGCGGATGAGTTTGATTACTCGATTGGCGGAGTTTCTCTGACCATTGACAAGTCAAGCAAATACGAGTCCCTTAAGCAAGGAGCCTCTGACCAGTTTGACAAGCAGCTTGAGAAGGCCAAGGCCACTATTAAGTACATCAAGGGACTTCAGCAGCCCAAGTATGGGGCTGGCATTCGTTCTTCGTTCGGCCCTTATACAGGCCGTGGGACACTGACCCCTCGTAAATTTTTGGGGTAGTCCTGGTCAAGTGTGCAGTATTGCTGTGTAATTGGCTCAGCCTTAGCTTGGTAAGGTGCCAATCACTTGCCCCCACTGTCAAACCCATTTTCCCAATTCCGATAGCACCAACGCCCGCCACAAGGCCGTGTGTGCGGGGTGGCAAGCCACCCTTGGGGACCGTAAGCCCCTAGCTTGTCTTTGCGGACACGAGTCCACCTCGGGAACGCAGATGAAGAGGCATCGAGTTTCCTGCCCTACCTGGAAGGCTAGGCATCGTGGCACGGTCCAAATGGCCCGGCTGGCCGAGACGCTCCAGAAAAACCATGGTGAGGGTGTCCTAAACCCGAGGCATCTTGCGAGCGCTGAAGAACAGCGAAAGGCTACCCTCAAGGAACGCTACGGAGCCGAAAACGTTTTTTCGAGGGAGTCTTCTCTTTTCAATACCGTACAAACGTCTCTCGAAGGTAAGCGTCCTGTTTTGAAAGGACCAGACAACCCGTTCGCGTGGCCCGAGGTTCAAGAGAAGATCCGGCAAGTCCACTTAGAGAAGCGGGGTGTTGAAAATCCTCAACAGGACCCAGAGGTCCGGGCGCGTACGCAAGCTACCAATTTGGAGCGTTGGGGAACCGAAGAGGTCCTTGCTTCACCTTTCATTCGGGAGCAGATAGTAGTTACGAACCAAGAGCGATATGGCGGCCCGGCTCCGTCATGTTCATCAGAGATTGTTGAAAAAGCTCGTCAGACGAATCTTGAACGTTGGGGTGTGGAGTGGACAGGCCAACATCCCGAGATCCGTGCTCGTCAGATGCAAACGCATCTTGAAACTTACGGGAGTCACTTCTTTGCGTCTGAAGAGGGTCGGGCCGCTGTCAAGACGGCACTCCAAGAGAAGTACGGAGTGGACCATCCCGCCAAGATTGAAGGCTTCTGGGAGCGCATGGTGGCGACGTTCATGCGTCGATATGGAGCGGCTCATCCTCTCTTGCTGACCGAGTTTTTAGAGAAGAGACGCCTTACCTGTCAGGACCGCTTTGGAGTAGACAGCCCTCTTCAGAGCCCAGAGGTGTATGCCAGGCTAGTAGCCACGAACATCGCAAAGTATGGTTTCCCTCACCCGATGATGAATCGCGAATATGCCCTAGCTCATCTGGAGAGGATGAGGCGTCCAGGGCCAAATCTTCCCGAACGCTTGCTTGGTGCTCTTATCCCAGAGTTGTTGTATACTGGGGACGGCTCTTTCTGGCGTTGGCTCCCTCTTCTTGGTCACCACAAGAACCCAGACTTCATTCTTCCGGGTTCAGACCTTAATAATCCCAAGAAGGGGGTCATCAAGGTCGTCGAGTTGTTTGGAGACTTCTGGCATTCTCGTATGTTCACCGGGAAGGCTAATTTCGAGCACGAAGCTGAGCTGGTCTCCGCGTACGCAGATATTGGTATTGAGTGCTTGATCGTCTGGGAGAGTGCGGTTAAAAAGACTCCGAATGAGGTCCAAGCTCGTGTGAAAGAGTTTCTCAACAATAGACCTCTGGTGTAGTATACTTTCTTCCGAATCCTCTTATCCCCAACCTTTTGGTGCCTCGATGTTGGGGCCTCGATGTTGGGACTCAAATCAAGATTCACCCTGGAGAAGATGAAAATGTCAACTGACCAATCGCAACCGTCCGAAACGAAAAAGCTTACTGTCGAAGACCCGCTTGACCCTGATACTTTGGAGAAGTTCAAGCAACTACAGACTGCACGGCTTCAGTTGGCTGAACGTTTACTGGACCTAAAAGAGGAGGAGATTCGGCTCCTTCGGTTGGCAGGTGGCGTTGCTCAGGAGCGAACTAAGCTTTTTGAGACGGTTCTGGTCAGTCGCGGTCTCCCTCCGAACTTCCCTGTTGAAATCGATGCGGTTACTGGGAAGTTTACTCTTGTCCAGCCTCTTCCCGAGTCGGCCCCTGAGCAGGTTCCTGCGGGCGCCTCTAAGCACTGATCCCCTTATGGATCTGCCTTGGTAAATGGCAGATGTCGGACAACGAGATCGGAAACCGGACCTAAGGGAGATTACTAAGCTTCCTTGGCCCGCACCTCCTTTGAACTTGTTCATGCTGGATGGGACACGCGGGGTCGTAGACCTTCGATGGGAGGACCCCGCGAACCTTTCCCTCAATAGTACGTTTCGGGTGCTTGGGGTTAACATCTACCGCTCATTCGATTCGGAGTTCGGCCCATTTCATCAAATCTCTGACCTTCCGATAGGCTCAACATTCTGGCGGGACCAGACGGATAATGAGCTAGTGGTGGAGGAGGAGATTCCCTTGGGGGACTTCATTCTGTTCGGGGTGAAGTCCACGGGGTCGGATGCCCCTCGGTATGTTTTCAAGACCCTTCATTACCCCATAGTTGCAGAGGGAAGTCGTAACGTCCCCTCTAACAACCCTAGTGATGTTCGGGTTTTTGTAGATGGGGTGGAGGCTCGAATTCAAAAGGTCTCCGGGGTGACAGGGGAGATTGAGATTGACGCGAACACGTACATTGATGTGGCGCGTCAGAAAACCTTTCCCCCAGTGGTACCTACAGCACAGAGTCGAGTGACGTGTACCTATCGATACCCACGTAGTTTTCTCAAGACTGACTTGAATCAGCGGGTCTTCTACCGGGTTACTACGGTGGGGGTACCCGTGTCTTTTGACTTGTCTGTTCTTACGCCCCAGGATCTCCTTGAGACTCCGTTGGAGCATGCAGCGGCCACTAACACCTTCGAGATTGAGAAGCTTGACTACATTTGGAGGGAGGCCATTCGTCGTAACCGTTGGATCCTACAGCAAGGTGGGGAACGAGTTAGCGTCTTCCTGAGAAAAAATGTAGGAGTGCCGTGTCTTTGCGGCTCTTTTCATCACAAGCAGCCTCAGTCCGATTGCTTGAGTTGTTATGGGACTGGAATTTTGGGTGGGTACGAGGGGCCTTACGAAATCCTCGTAGCTCCGGATGATGCAGAGATAGCCATTCGCCAAAAGGATCTTGGGCGTATGGCTGAACATACCTATGAAGTATGGACAGGCCCAACTCCATTGTTGTGTCACCGTGATTTCATCCTGAAAATCAACGGAGATCGGTACTCGGTAGGCCCAGTCAGAATGCCATCGAATCGAGGCAACATTCTTCAGCAACACTTTTCGATATCTTCGTTTGACGACAAGGACATTCGATACAAAGTTCCAGTGGACCCCATTCGGCATTCTGCGGTTCAGTTTGGTCCGTCTGGGCCTGAGTTAGAAGCTAGCTCGAACATCACGAACAACCCCAACATTGGGGATGAACGTGAGATTCGTGGTCGTACGCTCGCTTGGAAGAATCAGAACTACTGATGGATACTCTGGGTACCTTCTACGGAAAGCCTCTTGTTAGAGGGATTGGGGCAGCTCAAGACCGAGCCCTTAAGCTTCTACGTACAGAAGTTCTGAAGAGGGTTCGATCGAAGTTGGTCCAGTCGACCTTTTCTGACCGGGCGAAGAGGGCTTTTTCTAAAGCCTTGTCTGTGCGAATTGGTCCTTCATCTTTGACTTTGGTTGCCAAGCACCCAGCATTTGCGATGATGCTTAGAGGTCAAGCTAAGGGTCAGATGAAGTGGCTTGTGAAGGCCAAAGCTCCTATTCCTATCATTACTGAGTCCGGAGAGTTGATTTTTCGATCAGCTACCGCCCGATCTATGCAGAATCGTAAGTGGATTCACCCTGGGAGGGGACCTCATGATTTTGTGGAGAAGGCGAAGAAGGAGTCGAAGGAAGCAATTCGGGAGCGGTTGGTAAAGGAGTTGAGGTCGGCTGCGAAACAGGCTGCTCTAGATGCTCGGCGGGGGCGTAGATGAATCCAGGTGATTTGGTTGTATGTGGGGTGGTTACAGACGTTCTTCTGGAGGACATCCGTATTTCTGTGCCAAAAGGGCATGCTGTGACAATACCTGCGGACCTGGCACTTCGTTCTATTGACCTTCACCGTCAACTTTCAGCGGGGACCATTTTTCAGCTTAACGTAAACAGCCTTCTTAGCCTCAAAGTTCGACCAGAGCCAGACGTCCCCAGGGAAGAGCAGCAGCAGGTTTCACAAGGCAGGGTCCCTTCTCAAGAGGCTTTGACGCTTCAGGCGGAGGTCAATAGGCTTCAGGCGGAGGTCAGTAGACTTCAAACTGAGAATGCTGACCTTCGAGCCTTTAACGAAAAGATCAATGCGCGGTTTGATGAAGTTGTAGGGATGCTTCGACACCAGCAGCCTTCTTCATCGTCGGCTCAAAAGGCATTGGTTTCCTCCTTGAGAGAGGAGGAAGGTAACGTTCCATTGTACATTCCAGCCCAAATCCGTCCCGAGGTAGACGCCCTGCGAATTGAAACTCAAGAGAAAACTTCGGAGTCTGCTGGGGTGAATCAAGCTGCGGGGGCACTAAAGCGGTTCAAGAGGCAGTTGGGGACGGGGGGGTCGGGGACGGGGGACCAATAAAGTTCTTTCGGGTAGGGGCTAACAGGAACCATCTTTAGGGAGAGACGCCAATGCACACTCTTGTTCGAGCCCGAGACCTTGCCTGGAAGGTAGCTGCTGTTGTTCTTTGGAAGTACACGGACGACGACGGCAAGGAGTTCTACCTCCCGGAGAAGAAGACCGGGACGATGAAGAGCCCCTACACGGGTAAGAGCTTCACGGTGAAGCCGGAGAAGTCGTCCCTCAGTGATGTGAGCAAGGAGCTGAAGGAGGAGGATGCCAAGGTTAAGGGGGCCCTCTTCAAGTACACGGACGACGATGGCAAGGAGTTCTACTTACCTCAGCGGGTGACGGGCACGCTCAAGAGCCCTTACACGGGCAAGAGCTTTACGCCTAAGGCGGAGAAGTCGACCCTCAGCGATGTGGGTAAGGAGCTGAAGCAAGACGCGAAGACGAAGACGGCCACCTCCGAAGAGCAGTGGGAGCTGGCAGCCGAGATCCTTGACAAGGGGGAGGCCCACCCAGCTATTAAGGCTCTTAAAGTTCAGTACGACAAGATCCTAAGTGGTATCAAAGAGGCTGCTGAACGTTCCGCTAGGATGAAGAGGGTGGGGGTAGGTCGTACTGAGGACCCTACTCTTGTGCTTGCTCACGTCATGCCTGAGATTAAGGAGCTGGGTGAAACGGCTGAGGTTATCGCTAAGCAGATGATACAGCGATTCAAGCCGAAGAGTCCGGGTTGGTGAGCCATATGAAGAACCTTCTCGCATGGAAGAGTAGGTCTGCGTCTGAGATGGCGCCTCCCGCAACTTACCCAGGGATGGCTCCGCTTCCTCCCTCCAAGGGGGATGCAACCCAAGTTATTTGGCATGACCCTTCCACCTATGACCCTTACTTCCATGGGCCCCCGTATCTACCTGGGGTGCAAGGCCATCTAGATCGGACAGCTTCAATGAAGAGCAGTGCAGAATTGGTTGTAGCGGGGCAAGAGCTTCCCGTAGCTTTGACGTTGCTACGGGCTCTTGGTGTTGTGCATCAAACTCACCACTGGCTTACTAAGGGTCCCAACTACTATGCCGACCATCTCCTGTTCGAGAGGGTTTACAGCCCCCTTGCTGAGGAGATTGATAGCCTTGCTGAAAGAGCTGTTGGGACTGGCTCTCCTTCAGTCCTTCTGCACCCCGCTATTCAAGCACGAAAGGCAGCAGAGATCGTTGAATCTCTGTGTGATGGGGTAGACTATGAGGAAGGTGCAAACACAGAGTCCTATGTGGCTGCCAGCCTAAGAGCTGAACAGTGGTTCGTTTCTTTCATGAAGAAAGTTGCTGAATCAATGAAGGCATCCGGGACGCTTTCTCGGGGGATGGACAACCTACTTGCTGGCATTGAGGATAAGCACGAAGAGCATATCTATTTGCTTTCGCAACGACACAAGACAGCCTCTGACCCGTGGAAGATCACTGAGTAGCTTGAGTAGTAATACCAGATGAAAAGGAAGATGAGTATGTCAAACGAAGAATCAATGGAGCCTGGTGTTGGGCTTGATGTCGGGACGATGAACATTGTTTCCGCCCGCCAGGCGGAGGACCGAACTCAAACAAGACGAGTTCGGGACGCTTTTATCGACTTAGACGTTGAAGCTAAACGATCGCTCCGAATGTCTAAGGTGAGCTACATCGAGAAGGGGGGTCAGCTCATTGTCATTGGGGATAGTGCCCTGGACATGGCCAACCTCTTCAATCGGGAAGTTCGTCGTCCTCTTGCTAAGGGGCTTATCTCCCCTGGGGAGTTGGATGCTCAAGAAGTTCTATCCTTGATGATTTTTCAGGTTCTTGGCGAGCCTCTCCGGCATGGGGAGCATTGCTACTACAGTGTTCCTGCTGAGCCTGTTGATGTCCCGGACCAAGATGTGGCCTATCATCGTGAGGTCTTCAAGAGCATCATAGCTGAGCATGGGTACACCCCTCACCCAATGAATGAGGCTTTGGCAATTATCTACAGCCAGTGCGCTCAGGAGCAATTCTCTGGGTTGGCCATTTCGTATGGCTCAGGTATGTGCAATGTTGCTCTGTCTTACCAAACGATGATGGGGCTTGACTTTTCAATCTCTCGGGGTGGGGATTGGATTGATCTTCATGCTGCTAAGGCGTTGGGGTCTACGGCAGCTCGTATGTGCTCCATTAAGGAGAAGGGGGGTTTCAATTTGGCAAGTCCCCCGAGAGGCAATCGGGAGGCAGAGGCCCTCTCCCTTTATATCCGAAGCCTTATCTCCTACAGTTTGGAGAAGATTGCTGTCCAATTCCGGAAGGATTCAGGGAAGGTGAATCTTCCTACTCCGATTCCATTCGTGGTAAGTGGGGGGACTACGAAGGCTGAGGGGTTCATGTCCCTTTTCGAGGAGGAATTCGCTTCAATCAGGAAGAGGGGGTTCCCCATTGAAATTTCGGAAATTCGTCGGGCTAAGGACCCTATGACAGCCGTTGCAGAAGGTCTTCTGGTTCTTGCTTTGCAAGAGGAAGAAGAGACTCGTGGGGCCTGATGTACTACTACCTGATTTCGTCTCTCAAGCGTCGTTTGATCTTGGAGCTTCAGGATAGCTTCACACGGCACCCTGTTTACAATAAGGCTGTACCCTACATACAGAACAAGTATGCATTTGAGGAGAGGCCCCAGTTTGGCATTGTTGTCAAGGGGTCCTCTGCCAACAAGGTTCAACTGTCTAGCGAGAACTTTGTTGGGACAATTGAGAGTCATATCATGCTCTCCTATATGGAGACTCCTGCTTTCCTTGTTGAGTGGGCAAGGGAGGATTTGGCTAGGGTTCAGGAGAACAATGGGGTAATGCCAATTGCCCCTGGGGTTTACTACCTTGAGTGCCTGACAGTCCCTACCCATGCGGGGGAGTCGGGTACTTTTGTGGTAGACCCTCTTTTGTCAGTCGTGGATGAGCCGTTGCTCCTTGTGCGGTCTGGAGTTGAAACGGAAGCTGTTCTTCAAAATTCGCCCGTCGAGCAGACCTTGCGAATTTGGGAAGACCGGAGGATCCTTCTGACTGAGGGTCAGGATTACTCTGTTGACTACCTTACAAGAAGGGTGACTTTGAAGAGTCGCTTGCCCCCCGGTTCAGTCTTGACGGCTGACTATAGGTATGCAGCAGATTCCATTGGTCCAGTTGCGTGGAAGTGGAACACTGCTGACTTCAACACTCTACCTGGGGTTGTTTTGGCGTTTGGGAAGCGAGGTAAGCCTGGGGATAAAATGGCACTTGTAGTCTACGCAGATCGAGTAGACACCGCCCTAGCTTATGGTGGTAGGTCTGACGTCAGTTTCGATCTGGATGTTATTGCCACGGACCCTAGTCAAGCGGAGGAGATGGCTGACTTCGCGACAATGGTTCTTTGGGGCGAAAAGCGTTCTCGTCTCTCTGCTGAGGGTGTCGAAGTTGTTGACGTTTCAATTGGAGGGGAGGCGGAGGAAGCGTACGATGAAACGGCCGACCACTACTACTATACAATTTCATTGTCGGTCCAATTCCAAGCGGATTGGGAGGTCCATATCCCACTTCCGCTCACAATCAGTAAGGTAGTAGCTGCAACTCGTCAGGCTGAGGAGTCTGTTACTGTGGATCGACGTGGGGGTGCTTCAAGTCTTATCCCTACTGAAGGCGGCCTGTTCTTCGCTACGACCCCAGTGCTTGTTGGGCGAAACAACTTCTACGAGAGAATCACATGAAGACAGATGGAGAGTCCCCCAATGCCGAAGTATGTTTTTGAATGTCAGTTATGTTCGGTTCGTTTTGAGAGGACCTTGAGCATAGGGGAGCACCCAACGCATTCTTGCCCTAAGTGCAAGGAAGAAGCTCCTCGACTCTTTACTGGTTTCATGTTTGCTTTCGCAGCAGGTGGTTCTTCCCCCGCTAATTCGGGGGTTCATGATCATGACTACCCTACAGCGGATAAGATTGTGGGGCGTAGCGCAGTAGAGCGTTGGGAAGAGTATCGAGAACGGGATAAGGTGAAGAGAAAAGTCCGTGAGTTGGGGGGTACAGAAGCTCTTCTTCGAGTGGATGGGGATGGATTTGTCGAGTATGACGCTATGACCCCAGATGATAAGAAGGTTCGAGAGACGGTTGTGGATTATGCTGTCACCATGGAGCACCAACCTAAACTCGACGGGGGTCAATAAAGCATTGTTTTACCCCCTACGGGTAGAAGAGAACCCATCCGGCTTATGGCTCGGGACTTCGAGGCACCGGATTTAGATGTACTTCAGATCAGACCCAGATAAGCCCCCTTTCGGGGGGAAGCCTTGATAAGTCGTATAGATGCAGACCCAGATGCATAAGGCTCTGACCTGAGGAGAATCGGATGGCTCTCGGACCGTTTGACCCGTACGTCCCCCCTGGAGTGTACAGCCGTAGTTTGACGGAGGCTAATGTAGCGTCGTTGATCGCTGGCCTTCGTATCCCAACTCTTATTGGTGTTGGCCAAGAGGAATTGGAGCAGCTTGACCTGGAAATGGTTAGGGGTTCTAGTTCTACTTTGGACCAGAAGGTCACCAATGAGGACGTGACGGCTCGTTGGGTGGTGAGTGACGTCAACCCTCAAAACCTTGTCCTTGGGGTTAACAGTGGGGCTTTGACTCGATTCGTTGTGCGAAACTTCCCCATTGTCGATGGGCAGGGGTTTGGCCGTACAACGAATGATGTTCGGTCCGTGGCTGTCACTGTGGATGGGGTCCCAGTGGCAGTGGGTGCGGTTCGAGGGGCAACGGGAGAAATCATCCTTCAAGTCCCCCCTCCCCCCGGTGGGGTGGTGCGATGCACCTACTTCTTCCACCGTGGGGATACAGCTTTTACGGATGATGTGTCTAGTCAGGTGACTACGACCAATGCGGAGATCACAACCCCTGGGTACGAGACCTTCGCTATCGTATCTGGCTCCAACGACATTTTCAAGATCAAGGTCAATGGGCTAGAAGCCACGGTGGTTTTTGTGGCTGCTGCGGCGGCTACGGCTTCGTCCCTCAAGACTCAAATCGATGCAGCAGCTATCCCTGGGCTTGCAACCTCGGTATTTACTGCTAACAACGGTGCTCTTCAACTGAAGTTCTCAGCCACCACTTCGTTGGAGATTGGGGATGGTACGGCTAACGGCGTCCTTGGCTTGTCCGCAGGTCAAAAGACTGCACGTAACGTTAGTTTCCGCACCTTCCAGCGTCCCATTGTGGATGGGACCTCTGGAGGTATTACAACTACGGATACCTCCAAAGTTGTTGTTAAGGTCAATAGCGTACAGGTCATCCCTACCTCGGTAGATGGGACGAATGGCGTTGTAACTCTGCCTACAGCCCCGCCCCCTGGGGCTGTTGTCCAGATTACGTACTTTGCCAATACCTGGCAGGATACGTTCGACTATCTCCCAAATACTTTGGTCACCAATGTGATCCGAGCTGGGATTTCGTCTGGGCGTTCGGATTACATTCAGAATCAGGACTTCGTGATCTCAAATCCGAGTCCAGATGTCTCGATTATCCATTGGGGCACCAGCTACTCTATTTCGTCAACCTTGCGGTCCCCTGGGGCAGAGCCCTTTGACGACTCACAGATTACCCCTACGCTTGTAGATGACAAGCTTTGGAATGCTTTGTGTACGAGGTACGTAGACACCTCAGTTACACCAGCAAAGACGTCTTCTACTGAGTTCTTGCTTCCTGCTGTTCCTACTACGGGCAATGGTCGGGATTCGGTCCTAGGCCAAACACTCTATAGTACGGTAACGAATAGTCGGCAGAGCAGCCTTACAACCTCTCGTCCGGATCTTGTCGTGGTTCGTGTAGGTCGAACCCTTCGGGATGCTCTTGGGCGCCCAGCAGCCAAGGTGCTTGCGGTGGACGGGCCTAATCGTAAGGTCACATTGAAGGATCCGGTCCCTCCGGATTTCAATGCTTATGCGACATTCTACTACAATCGAATCACGGACGACACCTTCATTTTGACCAACAAGACTCCTGGTCCAATTGGGTCTGGGCAGTTTGAGGTCTTCAGCACCCTGTTCAACACGAACCTGATGCAGGTCCGGTTCGGGGTGAAGGGTGGCGGTCTGGTTGACACGGTTCAGTGGCCACGTGGTGTGGAGCAGATTCCAGATGCTTTCCATTTTGGGGGCACCCCGGTTTCTGAGACGGTCACGGTGACCTTTGGGACCTCGGCTGCTACAAGTGCCGTGTACACCAATAAGGGGGCAGGCCCCTGGTCGTTCTACACTCCGTCTTCGGCCACTTGGCGCACCATCGTCAATGGGGTGACAGTTACGACCAGCCTTGCTGTGGCGACAAGGGGTTACCTTGTCTCGCAGTTGGTGGCTCTTTCGGGTGGTGGTTTGGCTATCACTTTGGGCACCAATGACCAGTTGGAGCTTACAATTGATGGGACCAACATTTCGGTAACTCTGCCGAATGGTGTGGCCGTTACCCCTGCGGCAATTGCAACTGCGGTCAACGCAGCGATCGACGCAAACATCGCCTTCTCTGGCACGGCTCCGAACAATCTGTTCACGCCGGTACCCAGCACGAATGCAACGTACTTTGTCCTACGTAGCTACTCAACCCCAGCGGCGCTTCCTGGGGGGTTTGACCACAAGTCTTACGCTTCGATCCGGCAAGGTACTGCGGAAACGACGCTTGGGTTCACGACCTTCCAGCGTGCAGACGGGACTCCTACAGCGGTTAATAAGCCAGCTACGTTGCTTAGCTCGTTGGCTCAGCCCTACGCTTTTACGAGTGGCGTAGATGATACGTTCAAGGTTCGGATTGATGGTGTTGACTTCACGGTCACCATCAACCCAGCCTCGACGACAGCAACCCTTGTAGCTGCGGACATCAATGCCGTCATTGCATCGAAGGGTGTGGCGAGCGTAGGTACGCTCGGCAACTTGAACAAGATCCGCATTACGAGCAACTCGAACTCGGACCAGTCGTCGGTGCTCATCCTCAATGGGACGTCAAACCCAATTCTAGGCTTTAGCGAGGGAAGCTTCGCAAGCCAAACTCGGGTTGGAGTCCAAGAGGTAGTGGATCGGCTCATGGACACCGTGAACTTTGCGGTGACCACGTGGTCTCCCCCAACTCCCCTTGCAACGGGCGCAGTGGCGTATCCTTCGACGATTGGCGGGGCCACCTACCTAACAATTGCGTCGGTGGTCGTGGGTACAACGTCTTCGATTGGATTTGCTACAGGAACCAACTCGGCTTTCAATGTCCTTACCGGCACTCAGATTACACCTGGGACGGACGGGGATACGGGCGAGGCAGCCTACGACAACTTCGTGGTCACCTCTACGAACCCAATTGGGTCGGCAGGTGTGGGTACCCCTGGGCAAACCTACACGGACGCTCGTACAGGGCTCCGGTTTACGGTTCTCCCTGCATTGGATGGGTCCTACAATACCAGTGGTTACTTTACACTGGATGTGTCCCCTACCTGGAAGGTGAACCCTTCGGTTTCGTACCTTTCGGTACCTGGTCTGGAGTTGATTGTTGCGAACACGGTTAACGTGGGAGTCAACGATACAGCTCAACTCCAAACCTTCCACCCGTCTGGGGTGGAACCTCGGAACGGGGACTTCTACTTCGTATCGTACCGGTTTTTGAAGCAAGACTACTCGACTCGAATCTATCGTCAATTCAAGACGATCGAGGCGAACTACGGGCGTCTTTCCCCTGAGAATCGGGTTACTTTTGCAGCCTACCTCGCAATCCTCAACGGGGCTGTTCTTGTTGGGATCAAGCAGGTTCTAAAGGTCCCCAATACGAACCAAGGGAGCGATCAGTCGTTTATCGACGCGATCGGTAAACTTGCAACTCCCTTGCCGGGTAACATCAAGCCAGACATTCTGGTTCCTTTGGCTACCTCGACCGCAGTTTACTCGTATCTGACTCAACACTGCGAGGTGATGAGTAATATCCGTAACCAGTCGGAACGAATGGGCTTTATTGGTTTTGCAAGTGGCACTTCTCCAACGAATGCCCAGACGATTGCCAGGAGCCTTACGAGTCAGCGAGTGGTAGCGTTCTACCCAGATTCGGCAGTCATCACTCTTTCAAATGAAGTAGGTGAGACGTTTGAAGCTCTGGTGGACGGTAGCTTCTTTGCAGCAGCGTTCTCGGGAGCTGCTGTAAGCCCCACTCTTGACGTCGCAACTCCTTACACCCGTCGTAGAGTTCAGGGGTTCACTCGTATTCCACGCATTCTAGATGTGGTGGATATGAACCAGACAGCAGTGGCTGGGGTCACTCTATTGGAGGATTTGGACCCGATCATTCGAGTCCGTCAAGGTCTCACGACGAACATGACCTCGATTTTGACTCGCCTTCCAACGGTGACTCAGATTGCGGACCATGTGGGTATCAACTCGCGGTCTGTACTTGACGCCTTTGTGGGAACCAAGTTCTTGTCGAGTCGCGTAAACGAGGTTGAGGTCTCGATGACCAACCTCTTCAAGCAACTCATTCAACAAGAAATTGTTACTTCCTTCACTGGAATTTCAGCAGTTACAGATGTTGCGGACCCGACTGTCCTCAGGGCAGAGGCGTACTACCAGCCGATCTTCCCGCTCCTCTATCTGGTCTTGACTTTCAACTTGCGAGCAAGAATCTAGCAGGTCAGGAGGGCAAGGGGCATCCAGCCGTGACATAGGTCCGCCGCTAAAGCGGCACCTGTCACGGCTGGTGTGCATTTTGCCTCAGACCTTGTTCGTCTTGCCCTTTCCCGCTCCTCGGTTTGAAAGAGAGAAGCATGGACGTTCTCAAAGCTCTAGTGGCGGTTCGTAAGGCTATTCGGGTTGCCACCATCCGATTGAACGAAGTTGGGGACCGGGTAGAGGTCTCGGGGCCCTATAGCGAGATGGTAGCTATCAACCCTAAACTTAAGTCTAGGGGATTTTGGTGGGACCCCTCGAAGAAAGTTTGGTGGATCTCTAGGGGTAAGTTGACAGACCGACAGATGCAAGGGCTAAATGACCTTCTGTATGGGAAGTCTAAGAGCAAGGAAGAACCAGCAAAAGACACCACGCAGGAACTCACTGATCTGTTTGACCAAGCCGCAGGAGAGAAACTTGTTGGGTTTGACTTTGTGAAACTTCGTGGGGGGTTGACCCTCTCTGGGCGTACCTTTGACTTGACAAGGGAAATCAAGAAGGCGGGAGGCTTTTGGCGGGCTGATTCCAAAGAGTGGTGGTTCTCTGTCAGTGAGACGAATCTCGATGGTTTCAAGCTATTGTTGCGGGACCTAAAGCGTGAGTCGAAGGTTTTTGAGGGTCGTCAGAAGGATGTCCTGGACTTGGTGGGGGGCCAGGATCGGAAATGGCCCAGACTTAGAGTTTGGGTTCAAGTAAGTCCAGATGGGAAAGGTATTCCTCAAGTAGTCGTTGGGGGGGACACTAAACCCGTGTACTTGCTAATCAAGGAGTGCCTCTCAGAGGTTCGTTTCGGAGGTTCGTCTTGGTCGGTACCTGCATTAGCAACAAGTAAAGACGAGTTGACTAGACTCTTTTCAAAGCTTGACAAACAGGAAGCGGCTAAGGAAGAGGTTGAGGGAAAGGCCCCACAGAAGCGAGAAAACTCCCGAGGGGCCCATTGTGAACGGTGTGGAGTTTGGGTCCCTCCTGGGGAAGGCTACCTTCAACAGGAGCTGAACTCAGATGATGAGGACTTCGTGTGGAAGGTTTTCCACAAGGATGTGGAAGTCTGCAAAAAGCGTCTTGAAGAGGTGAAGCTCCAGCGGGAGTTGGCTCAAACGCAAAAGGAAGCGTTTCGGAACCTCCACAGGCTAATTGCAACTCCAGGTAACTACGTGTCTGGGAAGAACATCATCCCTCCCGGGCAAGAGATTCCGTTGTCAGGTAGTGGGTCTCGCCTTTATGGGGGAGGGACATGGCTTGTTCTAGAGCCTGATGGCCGACATGTGTGGTATGTCCAGAACAACGGCGCTGATGGGGATGATTGGGCACGGAATAATATCCAAACTGGTGGGGCTGGCGCCATTGGGTGGCGTGCGGCTGTGACAGATGAGCTTCAAGTTTTGATTGACGCTGTTTCTGGGAAGAAGACGGCTTCCTATTCCTATGATAGGACAGCGAAGTCATTTGACCTCCAGAGATGGGGCTTAGGGGGTCTTCTTCAGGGGGAGCCCGTTGTTTTGTACCACGGTACAACTCGAACCTTCAAAGCGTTTGACCTCTCGAAAAGTCGGGAGGATCTCGTCAACAAGTACTACGGCAGGGGTATTTTCTTGGTCCCCTCGAAGCGGATTGCGGAACAGTACGCCGAAGCCAATCGTAATATCGGCTTTGACCCTTCGATTGTTGACGACTTGAAAATGCGCAACCCTGGTGCGGGCAAGTTCATGGAGGAGTTGGTTGCCCGTGGGGATGATGTTTGGGAGGACCTCACCCCTGATAAGTTAGGGGTGGAGCCTGGTGAACAATTCCAGGAGGCTGTCGTTCGGATGGTTGGAGGTGTAGACCCTAACACGATTGCGGATGTGGCTAGGTACGTCCTCGGCAGTAAGCTCTCCCTCTCCTTCAGTGAAGAGCCAGTTCACATTTTCAACATGAGTACTGGTATGCCTGAGTACATGTACGCGAACTTGGATGAGTTGGGTTTGGATTCAGAGGTCTATCGCCCGAAAGTTTACAAAGTGGCTGTCAAGGTAGAAAACGTTCTTGTCACAGCTAGTAAGTCTGAGGCTCGTAAGGCGCAGTCTAGGGGGTATGATTGTGTCGTTTTCCATGGTTCGGATCTTGTAGGTGGTGTCCCAGAGGTTGCGGTCTTTAGCCCCCATAGGGTCAAGATTCTTGGTTATGAAGTGGTGTAGTGAGGATCTTTCTATCTCTTAGGTAGTAACAGAATGAATGCACTTGAAGCTATTCGTAGAGTGATCTCTCATCGTCCCTCCGTGGCTTCGGGGTCCGGCCCCGGCCCCGAACAAGAAGACTTGGGGGAGGTTCAGGTAGCCGAGTACGTAATTCTTCTGCTAGCGGTGGATACTTACATCCGCTATGTTGAGGAGGCTACTGGGCAAGAGGACCCGCTCGACGAAGTAATCGACAAGGGCATTCGCCTCATTAGGCTGGCAGATGCGAACTTGGACAGCATCACTGCGTTCATGTCTGGGCACTTGGCGACAGACTCTCACAAGAAGATGCTCAGTAAGTACCTTGCGATCCGTGGGACAACTTCCCAAGGGGTAGGGCGCCGGGCACTAGGTCTTCGTACGGTTCTTTCGAGGGGTGGCCCTAACACACTTCGGGGGGTTTTTGGTACTTCCAACAAGGCGCTCAAGCAGGTCCGTGAGGCCATGGCTGCGGCGATGATGGATGACCCAGATATCGCGCTTGACCAGTTTGCGAAAATCCCTCTTCCCAATATGAGGGTTCGGGGGTGGATTAAACTGGCGGCAGATACAGCCGTGTCTAAGCAACTCCCCGCAAATGTCGTGGAAGTTGGAGCTAAGGAGGCAGTTGACGAGAATGCGAAGATTCTTGCTCAAGGCGTAGAGCAGGCAGCGGCCTCTGGGGCAAGTGCTAGCAAGGCAGCTCAAGATGAGCAGACTCGTCGACTTCAGAAGGTCCAGGAGGAAGCGACTGCGGCAGCCCAACAGGCCCTTGCGCAGTCGGGGGAGCCTGATGTCCCACTTACCAAGTCCGAGGTGGTAGGGGTGGCTGTAGCAGCGGCTACGGCTGCGTTGAGTGACCCATCAAATCCTCAAAATATCCCAGAGTCTCTACGTGGTCTCGATGATGAGCAGCGAGCAGCCGCTCTGACGGATGGGCGGGTTGGGGTTTTTGCTGGGGCTGGTTCGGGTAAGTCCACAACGCTTGTGGCTCGGGTAGCTTACCTTGTTCGGGATCGTCGAGCTACACCAAGTAAGATTCTTGTCACTAGCTTCAACACCAAAGCGGCTTCGGAGTTGAAGGAAAAGATTGGCCGAGCTGCGGGTGGGGATGCCCTTCAGCAGATGTCGGTTGGGACGATGCACTCCCTTTTCCGTCGGTTCGTAATCGAATTCGGTACGCCAGTTGAAAAGACTTCGTTGACCGTTGGGTTCGTTCAGGGAGGAGAAAGGGTAGCTTACGCGGTTCAGAAAATTTGGGAGGAGTGCTACGGCAATAAGGAACCGCCCCCCAAGTTGAAGACTGCGACGATGAGCAAGGCCAAGTGGTCTGGGAATGATATTTCGCCTGAGATGGCAAAGAGCCAAGCGACTTCTTCGGAAGAGGAATCCCTCGCTAGGTGGTACGAAATCTACGAGGGGCTTAAGGGCACCTCTGGCGGCGATTGGCAACCTCCTTGTGTGTCGAAAGCCTACGAGAGCTTCATGGCGAAGTATCGCTCTAAGGTTTCTCGTCTTGGGGATTTCACGGATATGCTCAAAATCTTCAGGGATATCCTTAAGCGGAATCCTGCTGTGCGAGCTAAGGTCCAGGGGATGTTTGACCACATCATTGTGGACGAGGCGCAAGACCGGAATACGCTTATGTCAGACATCATCGACATGATGTCTGAGCACATTACGGACGGTTCCGACGGCAAGTCCGTGTGGATCGTCGGCGATGACAAGCAGGCCATCAACTCCTTCCAAGGCGCAAAGGCCCAGCTCTTCAAGGAGTTGTTCGACAAAGAGGGCTGGAAGACTCGTACCATTCGTACGAATTACCGCTGTGAGCCGGAGATTGTGGACGCTGCAAATCGTCTCATTGGGAATAATGAGGGGAATGTCCCGATCCCTCAAGTTCCGGCACCCGGTCGTAAGCGGGGGGTAGGGAGCATTCAAGTTCGGAAGCCTGGAGATGAGGCGGAAGCTGCCATTGGAGTAGTTGCTGAGATTAAACAGAATCAGGTTCTTGGTGGGGACTTGACTGACAACGCGATTCTATGTCGAACCAATAAGGAGCTTCACTCTTACGAAACAGCCTGCATCATTCGAGGTATCCCTTACGCTCGTCGGGGTGCGGGTTCGTTTCTTGGATCTCCCGAGACGGCTGCTGTGCTTGGTTATGTCCAAATGTCAACCGGTACAGATTACGAGAAGATGCAAAAGTCTCTCGGTCAGGTCATCAACAATCCAAATCGCTTCTTTTTGTCTGACTCAAAGAAGAATGCGCCTGAGGCTGTTGAGCAAGCCCTTTCTCAGTACGCTAGGATTACGAGGCGTAGTGTCAAAGAGATCAACCCCATTGAAGCCCTTGGGGACAGAACATTTGTACGACTACTAGCGGATTCCCTAGCTAAGTTCACACATACAGGTCGTGGTTTCAAGTTTGAAGAGAAAATTTACGACTTTGCCGCAGCCCTGCAAGACCTTCGTGCGCGTGCAACGAGTGAGGATTACACGACAAAGGACCTCTTTGATGACATCCTTGGACTAGAGGGCGTCGCAATTGTGGGCGGGAAGTTTGTCACTCAAACGTTCAGAGAGAGTCTCCAGGCTAATCTTCGTGACGCTCTAGGTAGCGAAGAAGAGAGAGTAGACGAGGGGGAGGAGGATGATGATCCTACGAAGGGTCTAGGGAACGTATCTTTCCTTTACAAGCTGGCAGAATCCGATCCAACGGATGAAGAGGACGCGATTCTTCCCCCTACGTCTCCTGTAGGATTTGCGGCGAAGATGTCTCGATATGCCAATAAGATGCGTGATCTGCGCACGGATATCGACAAGTGGAACAAGGAACAAGATGCGCTTCCTCCTGAGCAGCGTCGGCGACCACCTGGGGTGTACATTGGTACTGTACACTCGGTGAAGGGCGCACAATGGAAAACCACCTTTGTGCAGATGCCAAAGGGCAAGTTTCCCATTGAGATTAAGCCTAAGCCGGGGGAGCCCCCGCCTGATCCTGCCAAGGAACAGGAAAGGTGGGAGGATGAGCGTCGGCTTGCCTACGTAGCCCTCACCCGAGCTGCCCAGAATCTACGTGTGGTTTGTCCTACGGTGGTTGGGGGTAAGGCTGCTGGGGTCAGTTCGTTCGTGTCTGAAGCTGGGTTGGTTGTGGGTGAGAATGTGCCTCGGCAAGCTCCCGATGCATCTCCAGCAGAGACTCCAGCAGGCCCGGATGAGGGTCCGGGGGCAACTCCGGATGAAGTTCTGATGGGTAAGTCAGCATCAGCGGATTGGGACTTGTATCAACACCCTTGGGGCGACGCTTAGAAAGACGACCATGGCAGCTCAATTTACAGAAGTCACGCTGGAAGAGATGGACAAGTTCCTTCGGCGGAGCTGGCGTGCGCTCCGCCCAAAGCAGGGTACAGAGCGGCGAGAGGTCTACTATGACCTCTCAGTGAGCCCTCATGTGGTTATCCGAGTATGGACCTCTATTGGAGTAGGGCGTGAGGTAGGAGCTGATATTGGTTCGGATGCTATCCGAATTCAGCTACTTTCTCGTAAGGGGTTTTCGCTTACAAAAGGGAAGTCCCCAATTGTCAAACGTACACAGGGGTGGCGTAACAATCTTCAAGAGCGGGTTGAGGACTACTTGGAGTTGTATGACGACCGGGAGGAATACTTTGAGGAGCGTGCTGTAGGGGAGCGGTCGGCTCCAGCCCCTGAGCCTACTCCTCCTCGTCGTGAGCAAGAGCGGGAAGAGCGGGAAGAAGAGGAGCGGGAAGAACGTCCTTCCTCCTCTCGCCCTGAAGCCAAAGCCACCTTCACTCGGTTGAAGGATGGTTCTTGGGGGCTCAGGGTGGAAGGCAAGGTTCGGGAAGGCGATAGAGTTATCGCAGTTCGCCAGAATGGGTCTTCCCAGGTTATGACTTGCGGGACTGTTGTTTGGAGTGGCCCTGATCGGCACACCGGGAAGTACCTAACAATTACCACAATTGGTGGCTCTAAGAGAGCTAGCAGTGAAGAAGAATGTGGGTGTGAGGAATCGGACAGCGACGAGGGCTATGACTACAGCCGACGTGAGGTGTAGACCTATCCTTTGATGCAAGCAGTTGAGCTAACCTTTCAGGTTTTGGTAGATGCTACACATCCTTCAGTTAGGGAGGATGTGATCTCGTTCGAGACTGGGGCATCGAGGGCTCAGACGCAGGACCCAGCCCTATTCGCCTATGAGCATCATGGTCCAGAGTTTGGCCCTGGGGATCCCGGGGCTCTTACTCGATTTTACGAGGACTTGGTGCTCGGTGTCCCCTTGCCATTGACGATGGCACTTCGAGAGGTCAGTAGGGTTGACACGGTTGTTGCGGTTGCCCTTTTTCTGTACCGAGACCTTCCAGTACACCCGACAACCCCTGGGTTTGTAGCTGCTGTAGACCTCATCCATCGCAGGGGGCCGTCCTTCTTGGGGCATGTAGGGGCGGACCTTGCTCGGTTCCTTCAGGGGCTGGAGATGTTCTTTACCCCTTCTCTCTCCAAGGAAGAGCGTGGAGAACGTCTTGGGGTGGCAGCTCAATGGATTCGAGGGTACATATTGGAAGGGGTTTTGCCTAACTTGGGCCCTAGAGCCCCAGAGGTGAGAGTCCTAGATGTGGGGACGAATGGATTCGTTCTTGCTGAATCTATTCGTCCTGGGGTTGAAGCGTGGTCCGAGTTGTACCGACAGGGACATCTTCGAGGGGTTCTTTTAGGCCCCTTGAAGGGTGAATCCCGTGTGGTACAGGCTTCCAAGAAGAGCGAGAGAGTTCCATTTGACCTCTTTCGGGCGGCAGTTGTATTGAATGAGTTGGAGACCTTAGGGGGAGGAGATCCATCTTGGAAAGTGGAAGGGTTAACCTTGTTTAGCCCAGAGGATGGTACGGACCTCCTCGTTAGCTATCTTCTTGAGGTCTTCCTTCGAGTGTGAGGATCTTGTTGTCTAATCTTCCTGGTGCATGGGAAGTAGAACCTTGGTCACTGTCGCAACGGATGGTTTCCGCGATTACGTGGAGTTGCCAGATGGGCGTACCCTAAATCTGGGTTCCGTTTCGGTTCTCAACTTGATAGTGAGGCTAGTGGACAGCTCGGCCGTTGCACGCAAGGCTTTGGACCTGTTTCTTGCAAATGGGCACACAACTGTTGCCGTAGATGTGCAAGCGTTGGAGGAGCTGTTGCGCCCTAAACGAGCAAGATGGTCACATGAGAATCGTTTTATCTCACCTTGTTCTCAGACACCTCTTGACCTTGGAGCTAAGAGTTACCCCATGTCCTCTCAGGATCTATTCCTAACCAAGTTAGCGGCTCTTGATGACCTTCTATCGACCTTTGGGCAAGGCAAACCGTCCGCTGCTCAATTTGGGAAGTTAGGTTCCCTTTCACGTTCGCTTCTAGGTACGGCTATTGAGGCGGCGGTAGTGGACGAGGACTTGAAGTTTGAATTGCAGGTGTTTCTGGACAACGAGGCCAAACTCTACAACCAGAAGAAGAGCATCATTGCTAACATCATGCGTAAGCTAAAGGCAGGGAAGTACGACCCTCGGCTGGCGCCTAAACTCTGGCTGTATTGGGTTGATGCAGGGGCTAAGTTGTATCAACAAGAGATGGACCTTAAAATTCCAAGGAATGTGCGTGAGGCGCTAGCAGAAGAGATCGCGGATAGCGAGTATCGACGTATTCAGGATGGGGAATACGGCAACTTGGCCAAGATGGCGACTGAAGAGAAGGAGTCTCGGTTTGAGGAGGGCAAGCCTGCTGACCCAACTGAGAACATGTCTCCTGAGGACGCTAAGAAATGGCGAGAGGAGCACTTGAATAACAAGGATAACTTCAAGTCTGCCGCAGAGGTTACCGCTTCTCGAACTAAGCATCTTCCTGGGGAAGATGAGGACCATACAGCTTGTGGGGAACAAGCTCGGAAGGATACGCTGGTAGATTCCGTGAAGGACGCTACTTGTTACTACTGCAAGCAGGCTTGGGAGAGGAAGCATAAGGCAGCATCTTTTGACCCTAGGTTCGCTTCTCGCTCAGCTAATGAGGCTTTTGCGACAAACTTGTTGGCTGAAATCAATTCTGCTCTTGTGGCTGTAGAGCAGAGCAAGAAGGCGAATGGGGTTCTTGCCAAGAAGGATCTTCACACTATTTCTGAGAAGTTAGTGACCGCTCTTCAGGAAGAGTCTCCTTCAAGTCTTGGGGCAACCCTTTGGGACCTTAGGGCTAAGACAGCTAAGATTTACACTCACTTTGCTGGCGCAAAGCGAGATACGGACAGCGAAGCTCGTCACCTTAATACTGTCGTTGAAGAGGGCATTGCAGCTTTTGGGCAAGTTGTTCGTAAAGACTCTCAACTCACGCTAAAGAGGGGTTGGGAAGATACCCTCTATCCGGTAGCGGTTAAGGTTGTACAGCTCAGTAAAACGGCTGCTAACCACTCGTTCTCGACTTTTCCTGAAGTACTCAAGGGAGCTTGGGATGCTCGCCTCCAAGTGCAGCAGCTTGATATGGCTTGTGCTAGATTGGCTAATGCTGATTATGCAGAACTTGGGATTGATGCAGATTCCGAGAGCTTCAATCGCGCAAAGGAGGCTTTCCGAGAAGCTGAGGGAGCCCTTGGTAGGGCGCATGCTATACTCAAGCGGATGGGGATGTGATTCACATTGGTCTTGAGTGGGTTTGATTCTTGAAAGGCGGAGTGTAAGATGGGATCTCCTCGTGAATTGGATAGCTACATTTACCGGATGGGCACTGCGCCCAACACCCGTGTTGCCGTTAGCCAGAAGAACAAGGTCTATGGCTACATGGTGGGCAAGCAGAAGTTCCAGCAGATCGGAGTGATCTCGGAGTTCGGCTTCGACGAGTCGAGGACCATTGACCCGGTTCGTGGCGTCGGCTTTGGTGATCAGGTCGCTGAGCTGGTGCCTGGCGTCACGGAGCCAATGACACTCACGCTGAACCGTACATTGCTCTACACCGTGAACATCTTTCAGGTTCTCGGGTACAAGGGTGGTGTTGAGGGTCTTGTGAGGTCGCTCCGTCATCACCGCTGGCCGTTTGACCTCAAGCAAGAGTTGGTCTTCTCCGAGATCAGCTCAAGGGATGACGTTGTGGGGGTCCCCGTTGCCCCGAAGCAAGCTGTTCAACTTCCCAGTGGGGTTCAGAACCTTGCTACCAATGCCATCAAGGCGCTTTTCACTTTCTATGAGGGCTGCTGGCTCAACAGCTACAGTGCCTCGTTTACATCGGACGCCGCGATGGTTGCTGAGAACAGCTCCGTTACGGTAACTGACATCATTGACGGGTTCTCGAACTACAGCGAGTTCATGGACACGGGGCTAGCTCCAATTGGTTCCAATGGGGCTGCTGGTGCAGGGTACTCTCTTCGGTTCTCTGGTGGGGCGTCGCCTAATACAACGGTTGGCGCGTAACTTTAACTAGAGACCTTCGGTTTCCCCCTAACAGAGAGTGGACAAGCGGTTGGATGTGGATGTAGATGTATACAGACAAACCAGACCAGATTTAGATCGGTTTCCTTCGGTTTTCACCTAGATTGAATCCAGATGTACACCTACCCCCTCCTTCCCGCTCTGTCCTTCTCCACACCCTCAACTAAGGTGCGAGAGAATGGCAACCCTTTCGGCAAAGAAAATCAAAGATGCGCTCAAGAAGGCGCAGAACGTTGGGCAGGTAGAGGAATCGATTACCATCGACGGGTGTGAGATTGTTCTTCAAAGTCTCACACCGGATGGCTATGCAGCAGTCAGCACGGACATTGATGAGATTCCAGAAGGAATCGGCTACCTCAATGCATTCAAGCGCGAGCACCTAGCCCGGTCGCTTGTGGAGGTCAACGGAGTTAGTCTTCGCGGGGTGGACCTGGTTGAGGTTGAGGTTGAGGAGTTTGACCCCAAAACGCAGCAGCCTGTTCTCAAGTTGGTTAAGGTAGAACGGCATGCTTTTGTCCGGGACCATGTTATCAATACATGGGCGCGAGAAGCGATTGACGTTGCGTTTCGTAAGTTCAACGAAGTAGTGGGTAAGGCTGAAAAGCTGGCTTCTGCTGGGGTGACTTTTTCGATTCCAGATGAGACCGAGGCTGAGAAGTATCGTCGGCTCCTTGTTGAAGCTAAGGAAGTTGAAGGGTCTATCCCAGTAGAGGTCTCTACTCGAATTCGAGGGGACCTTGGGTTTATCGTCTCACCCCAACCTACGGAATATGCAGCAGCTACGGACAGGCTGTCTAAGTTGGCGGAGCAAGAAGGGGGTAGGCCAGAGGAGCGCAAGACCGTTGAGGGGTCTTCTGATGCCTCGCAAGGGGCTCGGGTAACTCCTCCTGCCCCTTCCCCCCCTCCTCCTGCCCCTTCCCCCCCTGCTCAGGTCGAACAGGAGGTGTTGCTTGTTCGACCCGCAGTCCCTATCCCGGGTTATACCCCTCCTACCCCTGAGGAGTTGATGGCAGGGAGGCAACCTCTCAATCGGGTTCCAGTCCCAGTTCCAGTCCCAGCCTCAGTTGCTACAGCAGCAGCCCCCCCTCCTAACATTCAAGTTAAGCCAGTCCTCCCAGCCTCTGAGGCAGCTCTTCGGAGAGCGGCTGAAATTGCAGCCCTGGAGGGGGAAGTTGGAGGCGACGATCCTTCTGCCTATTCTGTTGAAGGCGGGACGTGGTTTCCTGGGCAGAACCCTGGGGGTGGAAATTCCCAGGCTATAGAGTTGTCTCGTCAGCAGCCTAAGCTAGACCCGAAAGAGGCTGAGCGTATCATTGACCAACCCCCTATAGCGGGCATTAACCCTAGATTTCGCCCTCCGCCTAGGATTTGAGAATGGGTTCGTCTCAAATCAATGAGGCGATTAATCGGATAGTCCAAGGGGAGGAGGAAGCAGCCCCTCCCCTTGATGACGAAGGTATTCGTATTCCCATCTCTAAGGAGCCTGAGGTAGACCCTAAGGTATACCGGGATGTGGAGAGCCTCTTATTCCGTGGGTTCCTGACCTTTTCGGGGGAGGTCAATGGCGTTTCCTTTGTGTTCAAGTCTTTGAACCACCATGAATTTGAAACGGTCCAGTGGATTTCAGGGGCAGAGGTCGCAAACGAAAGATACTACAACACTTTTTTGGCTTTCGGCGTCTTCATGCTTGAAGGACAGAACATCCTTCTTGAGAGGGAGCGTTGGCTCCCAAGTATCATCGAGACTTTCGGCAGTCTCCCTTCTGTAGCTAAGTCTAAAATCGTTAGGTATCTCAGCGAGGTCAATAGAAGGGCGGCGAATGCGGTAATTCTGACTGAGGCGTACCAAATGGAGCCCTTTTCTAGGTTTCGGTGGGCCCAATTGCACGGTATTGACTTGGGGTCTACTGCGGTTTCGGGGATCCCTGGGAGTGCGAATCTTGGTATGAACTTTGGGCAACTCGCATGGAGAGCCCTCAACTATTACGCGGACCTGAAAGACCGGGCAGAGCGTGAGTGGGACCACGCGAAGTTTGTGGGTGGATGTTTCGTGGGCGGTAAGGAAATCCGTAAGATTCACAACCAAGACCAGGAACGTCGTAGGAAGGAGAAAGAGGAGAAGGCGGAGCGGAAAGACAAGCTGATCCGGCAGATCCTACTTGGGGAGGATCCCGAGAAAGAAGCTAAGGATGGGCCTGTCAGAATTGTGGCGAGGACGGTTGAGGAGTTGGCGTCTCAGTTGGAGCGTGACCTTCGAGGGGAGCGTGACTGGCACGATGAGATTGTAGCTCGGGAAGAGGAGAGGATTCGAGCTTCCATTCGGGATCGTCAGGTAAAACTTCGTCAGCTAGTTAAGTCTCGGGAGGCAGAGAGCCGTTCTTCGTTGGCGTCTTCTACTGATATGTCCGGGTTGTCGCGTGAGGAAGTGCAGGAACGCATTTTGAGACAACGCCAGCTTCAAGCTCAGCAGGCAGCGTCCCAACTTGTGTACCCTGAAATGATGGATGAACGAATGGAAGGTTTCCTGGGTAAGTACGTGGAGCCAGAGGATCATACTTATGGATCCGGTGCTGTGAAGAGCACCGTGCAACCAACCAATCGGGACCCTTCGTCGGCTCAAGAGTTACCCCCAGCACGTCCACGTGGGACCCCTTTTCGGAGATGACGTATGGCTTCTCGTGAGGAACTCGATCTCGCTTTCAATGTCGAGCTGAACACGCGCAAGCTTGTTACGCAGATGGCCGCTTTTGACCGGTCTATCCAGCGTACCTCAATGGACCTTGGTAATCTGTCGAAGAAGGCTAGTGCTTTTGGGCGAAGCTACGAAGCTAACTTCAAGAGTGCCGAAGAGGCTATGGACCAGTTTCGGAAGACGGTTATTAAGAATGAGAGTCGCATTCGTAACGCCCGTCTGGATGAGGAAAAAGCTTCTACCGAGGACGAACGGAAGGCCGCCGCTGAACGGTTGAGTATTGCTGAAAAGGCTGCTAGCCAAGCTATTCGACTAGCGCGTGAAACTGCTCAGGAGTCAATCAAGCTAGCCCGGGAGTCAGCTAAAGAGGCCCAGAAGGTGTTGATCCAGTCCATGGACTTTGGGGCTCTCACTCAGGAGTTCTCGAAGGCTGCTGCAAAGACGGACTGGACAGAGTTTCGGGACAATCTTCAGAACGAGCTGAAAGAAGGTTTGGAGGAAGGGTTTGACTCCTTCAAGGGCAAGGACCTATCGGGGATCATTAAAGGGTCTGGGAAGTTCGGGTCTGCTCTTCTGAAGGGACTTGGGGCTGGGGGTGGTGCAGCTTTGGTGCGAGGTGGCGCAAAGCTGCAAGAACGTGGTGCTGATATGGGAGGGAAGGGAGGCGCTGCTCTCAAGCTCGTTGGGAGTGCGATGGGCAGGTTGGGGCCCGTCCTTGGTACCGTCGCGAAGCTGGGACCCTTGGTAGCAAGTGCTGCCTCAATTTTTGCAGCCCTGGTCAAGACTGTACTTGATGTAGAAGCGGCGGCGAAGGGGATGAACAAGGAAATCCTAGAGTCTGCGGGGGCTGCGGACATCTTGTATGAGCACGGAGGGGATGCCCAAGGGGCCTTCAAAGAGTTGGACAAGACGTTCGATAGGATTCGAGCTGACGCTACAAACATCGCCGAGAATATCAAGTTCGGCATGAAAGCCGAAGACATCATCAACGTCACTAAGGGTTTCAATCAAGCAGGGGTATCCCTTTCGTCGTTGAACAAGTCTTTCTCTAATGCTGGGAATGCAGCAGAGGTTGCTGGGGCTCAAATCCAAGGGTTTGGTGACCTTGCTCGTATGAGCTTTATCTACTCCCGGATAATGGGGGTGGGGCTTTCAGAGATTACTGAGCTACAAGGGGAGATGTTCACAGAACTGGGCATGAGTCTCTCCGGGATTCGATTGCAGTTTGCTACAATGACGAAAGATGCGACAGAGGGAGGTATTGCCACCAACAAGTTCTTCAACATCATTCGTGGTATCTCTGCCGACCTGGCGCTTTACACAACGCGCATGGGGCAAGCTACGACAATGCTGAAGCTCCTTGGAAAGGTGATGAATCCCCGGGAAGCTCAGAAATTCATGCAGACGGCTGTCCAGGGCCTCAAGCAGATGGGGGAGGAAGACCGTATTCGCCTCACACTTCTTGCGGGCGAGGGGAAGATGAGGGAAGTCATTACCAAGGACTTGAACCGGAAGACGAAGCTGGCTTATGCGGATTTGGCTAGTGCCTCGGGTCAGACTCTTGAGAAGGTTTCCAGAGCGGCGGCGGCCGGAGGGGATGAGATCGAAGAGATCCTAGCGAAGGTTCCGAAGGAACAAGCTGCTGCATTCCGAAGTGCAATGGCAGAGATGAAGATGGACAAGAATGCCATGCAAAAGGGAGGGCTGGTGGGTGTTTCCGAAGCAGCCTCCAACCTTTCTGCGGCCGGATCCCTTACAGCTACTAAAGCAGCTCTTCAGCGATTCGGGGGTAACAAGAAACTTTCTGAGATGACAGGTCTTCAAGCTCTGGCAGCTCGAAAGGCATCGGGCACATCCTTGGAGCAATTCCGAAGCATGGCCAAGATGGAGCAGGCTGTAGATGAACAGAAAGAGGTAATGCGAAAAGCGTTTGAGGCGCAGAAGAGTGGATCGGTCAACGAGGAGCAAACGAAGATTCTTGCTAGGTTGGAGGCAATCGACATCACCTCAGCGGATCAGCTTAAAGCCGCAGATGACGCTGATATCATTGCGGCAATGGACCGTACGAGTCAAGAGGCCATTGCTGCCGCTGCGGAACAGAAGGACTATGCTGCTGAAACCGCTAAGGCTACTTCCACGGTCGCAGATAAGTTGGAAGTCGTCATTGAGGGCATCTTCGAGTACCTCTTTGTTGCCTTGAAGGATGTCCTTTCAGACTTGAACGAGTTCATCAATCTTGTTGCTGCTTACACGAGAACAGCACGACCAGAGAAGGAAACTCGGGATCGTCTTCGTGCAGGTAGAACTGCTAGTAACGGGAAGCTAATTGACGCTTTGCAGCGTGCAGCAGCAGGGGATGCGCCGGGGAATCTTGGCGACAAGTTGCGTACTGTCATTGAGCCTGCCTTTGCAAAGGGGATGAGTCAATCTGCTGAGGAGTCCAAGAAGGCTTTTGAAACAGCCTCGGTTGAGGCCGCAAAGAAGGCGAAGGGGGCGGGTCTCACGAAAGAGGAAATGGAGGCTGCCGTTAAGAACGGGCAGGAGGCGTATAGCAAGGCGTCTGCTGAACAGCAGATGGGGGGTAAGGCGCAGAACGATCTTTCGGAAATCGCGGCGATTGCAAGTAAGGACCTCCTCCAGAAGTCTGCTCAATTCTCGGAAATCGACACGGACAAGAAGGCCAAGTTTCAGGCTGCTTTGGGACAAGGTAGGAGCCTCTCTGGTGCCGCAAATGAGGCTGGGCTTTCTGCTAAGGACATGCAGGGGCTCATGGAGGAAACCCTTAAACGAATGAGCCCTGAAGACCTCGCACGGCTTGCGCCGAAGCTTCAGACCGTCGAAGCAGGGTTTGGAGGTATAAAGAATCGTCCTCAGCTACCTCCAGGGACTCCTGTGGCAGGTGGGGGGTCGTCCGCAGCCGCAGTGCCGTCCGCAGCGGGAGTAGGGGGGTCGTCTGCGTCTCCAGGGGTAGCTGTTGCTGCACCCCCTCCAACTAAGGGGGAGCAAGCAATCGTCGAGCAAATGGGGGAAGGTAACATTGATGTCGTTAGTAGCCTGAAGGATCTGTGGAGTTTGATGTCTCAGAAGGGCATCAAACTCAACCAATCCTGGATGGATACGAAGTACAAGGATGTGATCGAGAAAGGGGCTCTTGAAGCTATTCGTAAGGGGCTAACTGAGTATGCTGTTTACACGGCAGAAGACCCTCAAAAGATCCTTGATCGAATGAAAGCGTCTGGGTTCACAGAAGTACAGGACCTGGCAAAGAAGTATGAGGATGACCGGGCTCGGCGCCTCGCAGGGAATGCTCAAGGGGGGTTGGTAACGTCTATTGGGGGAGGTCTTGCGAGGGTTGAGGCTGCCCCAGGAGAGGGTCTTGCCTCGATCGGTCCTGGGGAGCGCATTCTCCCACGAGGGGGTGGAGGCGGGGGCAATGTAGTTGTTAACGTGAATGGGATTGGGGGTGCGGATCTGGGCAACTACCTCAGGGCGAAGGTTGCAGATGCGATCTACGAGTATAAGCGTAAGGAGAAGTTCACCTAATGCCTTATATTCGTTCGGCTAATCAGTCGAGATTCGACCCGCTGTTGAAGCCGGGGCCGGAGACGTATAGCCACGGGGCGGAGCGACGAAGTGGCTATATTCCTTTGGCTTTTCAGATCACTAGTCCGTACGACAACGCTACTTCGCTGCTTCCCCATGCTCTCATTTCTCACGTCAATCCGCAGAGTTTTGCGGAAACCTTCAACAAGAAGGTGGAGAGAATCCAGACCCGAGGGGGGTTTGTTGAACAGCACTGGGGGGATGACCTTGGGGAGATCAGCGTAGACCAGTCAACTGGGGCATTTATCAACCTGTATACGGGTCTTTCGTCTATCCTACGACACCGAACGATTGCTTGGGATCGGTATCAGGACCTCTACGACTTGTTCCGGAATAACGGTTCTGTCTACGATCCCCATGGGAACATTGTACTCCAGGGGCATGTGTTGTTGATGTATGACCGGGGGACTTACCTAGGTCATTTCAGGACGTTTTCGATGGAGGAGTCAGAAGAGACCCCGTTTGCCTTCAAGGTGTCCTGGACTTTTAAGGTTGTTGAGACGCTTTTCCAGGTCCCCCAGAACGCTCTTCAGGTTCCTGTGCGGCCCGCCGCTTTCCAGGCAAAGAATCAACTTCCGACGGATGCAGGTTCGACAAATTATCAGGTTACGGCAAGGACTGAAGCAGAGAGGAAAGCGGGGGAAAAATCAGAGCGTGCCAACCAAGAGCTTCTGAATCGTGCCCAAAGCATTCAGGCGGAAGCTCAAAGTAGCACAGTGCAGGCCGCAGCTCAGGGGGCGGCTCAGACATTCCAGTCGGTTTCCTCGTTTATTAGTGGGTCGACAATCCCAACTAAGGAGCCAACTCCTGTCGGCACTCCCGTGAAGCCAGTGAAGAGGTGACCCTTGGATTCCTCTAAGATTCTTGACCAGATCGAGACTTCGGCAGACTACTATGGTCCGGACATCTACGCTAAGTTACTGGGGTTTTACTCCAGTCTTACGCTTAAAGAGGACTCTCTTAGTTACGACTTCATCCCTGTTTCTGGGGTCAAGTCAAATCCGAAGCTTTTCGTAGTGGGGTTGATCCCACCTGCGGCAAATGTCTCTGGTAAGCTTTTGGACCGGTCAGCTTCAGTGGCGTCCGTTCTTGGGGCTCCAGAAGACCTAGCTACTGAGGTGGCTGCAAAGAAGGGTGCCCCTGGAGCTGGCGTGAAAGCGCCTCCTATGGGCAATGGAAGCGCTGGGGCTAGCCTTCCGGACTCCTTTTGGGACTCCTATGCTCGGATGTGTAACCGAATTGGAGCAGACCCTTATGCCCTAGCGGCTGTAATCCAAAGAGAAAGTGGTTTTCGCCCAGATGCCCAGAACAAAGTGGCTGGGAAAGACAAACCTCCTGTGGCCCAAGGGCTTCATCAGATGGTTTGGTCAACGGCTAAGAACTACATGAGCAAGGAGCAATGGGATAACCTAGCTAACACCTCGGCTGAATCCCAGCTTGAGTACGTGGAGAAGTATTTTCGGGGACGGGCTCGGGGTAAGAATGCAGCCCAGCTTTATGCCATGAATTTGGGAGGTTACCCCAACCCAGATGGGTCAGCTTATGCGAGTAAAGCGGCTCAAGCTGAGTGGATTGCAGCCCATCCTGGGGATGCTGGGAAGTTCAAGAACCCAGATTACCAGGACCTAGCTGTCAAGCAGAACCCTGGTATTGGGGATGGGCAGAAGATATTCTCGTCAGACCTTGCAAAATTCGTTGAGGGGGGCCCCCCAGCAGTGCTTCGGACGAAAATCGACGAAGCACTGAAACGGGTAGGTATTGACAAGGGGTCTCTTGAAGCCCCTCCGGTGGAGATTAGTAGCGGAGATTGGAAAGACAAGGGTAGTTCAAACGCCTCGGAGTTCAATAAGCTTCAGGCGAAGCTTCAGGACAATAGCCTTGCAAGAGATAATCTTGGGCAGAGATTTCTTCAGGCGCAGCAAGCTGAGATTGACGTTACGCGCCAAGCACTGGACAACATGCGGAACACTCCGCCTCTTCGGCTACTGGTTAACCCTGCGTCTTTCAAGGTTAGTAGCGAGAAAATTGCTTCAGATGGGAATTGGACTCGTGATGGGGCTGTGATTGAGTTCTGGGGGGATAACCAGGATAAGCTGGAAGCTTCAGGTCGAGTGGCTGGGTTTTTTGCGATTGACTCTAACCCCCCTGAGGAGGATTCAGAGGGTGGGCCTGGGCTTACCCGAGTCGCACGTAACTTCAGTGCAGCCTACCATAACTTGCTATCTCTTTGGCTGCTCTACCGTAACAATGCAGGGTTGTACTTGGAAGGTTTGGATGGGACTGAGCGGGCTCGCCTTTCAATGGTGGGGTCCGTCTACATCTTCTATGATGATATCTTGTACTTAGGCTCGTTTGACAGCTTCAATCTTACTGAATCTGATGACAAGCCCTTCTCTTTGGAGTACAACTTCGAGTTCACTGTTCGGTCTACGTTTATCCTTGACCGACCGGATGACCCCAGGATTTCGTCTATGACCGCATCAGGGTCAACTCCAATGGGGAACCAGACGCTTTTCCCTCCAACTGGCGGGGAGGTGCGCTTGCCAGAAACAGGATTCCAAGAGATGATCCCAGACAATGAGGTTCGTCGTCTTTTCCCTGACCCTAGAGGTTTGTCTGGAGAGACTCTCAGTCTGGAGACTGGAGTTCAGAAGGATGCTGTTGCCCCTAGACCCGCGAAGGGGGCGAGAAAGTAGCTATGGCTCGCAGCCCTTACCAAGGAACGTTTCGATCGAATCATCGCCCAACGGTGGTGACGGCTCCAGATGCTATTGTCTACATCAACGGAGAGGTTGACATCATTGGGTGTTCAAGCTGTAAGAGACGATTCGATTTTGGTAAGTACATCACTTCGATTCAAGTTGACTTGAGCTTGGACAGTGTGCCTGGGAGCGCCAACATTACGATGGCCATTCCAAGGCACGTAGTAGATGAGTTCTACTTTGACGGAGTGCCCTTGGTCACTCCTATGATGGAGATCGAAATCTTCGCTAAGGGCTACTACCTTCTTGAGGGTATCCCTCAGTACTACCCCATTTTCTGGGGTTTGATTACGGAGGTCAGTGATTCTTACTCTGGGGGTGAGCACACGGTTACGCTTAACTGTGCTGATATCCTCAAGTGGTGGGAAATCTGCCGTATGAACGTCAACCCGGCGTTTACTGCTCCAGTAGGGCAGGCGGGTAAGAGCATTTTCGGCAACGTTTTCTTCGGGACAAATCCTTACGACACCATCTTCACTCTAGCTAATATGGCATTTGGGGATGTCATCGTAGGGACGGGTTCCTTAGTCAGTCTCTACAAGGAAGCTGGGCAGAAGAGTACTTTCAACACAGTGTTGGGCGATATCATGCAATACTGGGCGAGCCGGTTTTCCCGGATTCGCTCCAACCTACTCCTCTATGGGGTGAATGGGGTTGCAGTTCGAGGGGATTCAATTGCCCAAGCGTATGAGAAGGGCAAGGCCAAAAAGGGTACTCCGTTTGCTTCTTCGGCAGTTCGATTTGCCAATGGCACAGACCCCAAAAAGAATCAAGATGCCACACAGCTCATCTTTGATCCGACAGATCCTGGGGTTACAGCTTTTCGCACTCAGTTTTCTCAGGCGGGGCAGATCAACTTCTGGCAATCCGAGTACCAGACAAAGCTGGAGATTGCGAATGCCTGTAAGGAGGCTATTGGCTTCGAGTTCTATATGGATGTAACTGGGGATATCGTCTTTAAACCCCCGTTCTACAACCTAGATATCCTCTCGAACAAGCCAGTCTCTTGGGTTCAGGACATAGACATCATTGATTGGGACTTCTCTGAGAGTGAGGCGGAAGTCGTCACTCAGATGACGATCCAGGGTAGTTTTGGGGGGGCTACAGACTATGGGTTTGGGGAAGAAATGACCCCTAACACGTCTGTAACGGACTACCATTTACTGAGGAAGTACGGCTGGAGACCTCATACTTACAACAGCGAGTTCATGGGGGACCCCCTCATGATGTACTACCATGGGCTCGATATCTTGGACCGTCTCAATTCACGTCGATTCACTGGTTCAATCAATGTCCCTCTTCGACCAGAGTTGCGGTTGGGGTTCCCGATCTACGTGGCCCCCAAAGATCAAATTTGGTATATCAAAGGGATTAGCCACAACATCCAGTTTGGTGGGCGAGCAACTACCTCTATCCAACTTACCGCTCGTCGGGACAAGTTCAAAGCTCCTAAGGGGATTTCAACCCTGAAGATGACGGGTGACCTTTCGGATGCAGCGTTCCAGAAGGCTAAAGCTCAGTATGACCGATTGGTGGGAAGTGGGAAGAAGGGGTCTCCTCCTAAGCCCCCTCCACCCAAGAAAGACACGGGCCCTCAGGGACCCCCTACCATAAAGCAACTTGCTCAGAAAGCGTTCACTTTGGAGCTTGGGGATGCAGCTTCTATCCCCCCGATCAACGTAGACCCTGATAATCCAAAGTCACTGGAGCCCTATGAGCCCTTGATCCTACGCCACCCTAAAACAGGTAGGATTGTAGGTTACCCCAATGTTGTGATGGTCTACACAAGACCTTTCGACTCTAAGCTTGCGGAGAAAGCTTACTCGGGGATTTCAGGCGAAAAGAAACCTGGGGCTAACCCACAGATCAAGTCGGCAGTTAAAGCGAAGGTAACAGAAGCTCAGCAGAAGGAACGTACACGTAAGTTGGCTCAGTTTGTTGACGATAAGGTTGATGAGCTGATTACGAAGCATAGTCGTAACAGGTACCAATACGGGATCAACTCGGCCGGTGTCTATGTGTATGCCCATGAGACGGAAAAGGTTGTTACCCAGTTTGCCTTGATCCCTCAGAAGAACATCACAGCTACAAAGGATACCTTGGAATTGGCGGGCAAGGACAGCCCTCTTTCCGGAGGTACTGCAATGGTTCGGCCAGTATCAGATGAGCGTGGATTTGAAGTCATAGGGCACTTTCGGTATGGGCGAGGAGTAGCCCTTAGGGACGGTTCCTTGATTCTCAATGAGAACCTCAATGGAGGTAAGAATACGAAAACGAATCCCGACTTGCAATTCGCTCTTAGTGGGGAGTTGTTCGGGTCTTTAACTGCTCAGTCTCAGGGCCTCACGGCTATCGAATCAGCTTACGCAAATCCTGCGGATGCAATTGCTCGTCTCCAGCCCGAGGACCTTCAGACTGCGGCAGTTTTGGTACCAGGAGAAGGGCAAAAGAGCCCCCAGTTTACGGACACGGGTACCAACTTCGTGAGTACTGCCCCGATGAACTCCCCCGAAAACAAGGGGCTTCCTACGAGTGTGGAGGCTGGACAACTTTCACGAGCGTTGACTCTAGCTGAAATGTCTGTCCGAGAAGACACCATCCCCAACGATGAAAAATGCGAGTGCTCTATGGGTCGAGCTGACCTCGCGTTCATCAACATTGGGTACAGCGTTAAGACTTTGGGTTCAGTAGGTCCGGATACCTCCTCACTTTTCAGTAACAACCTTGTTGCCTTGAACAACTCTACTAGTAAGTTTACAGCGCTGACTTCTCAAGCCAAGGAAGCTCAGACCAACGCTAAACAGTACGACGGGCAAATCGCTGACTTGCAGAAAAAGCTAGCCAGTGCGAGTGGATTTGGAGGAGACCCAGCACTGGCGGAAACCATCAGTAAGTCTCTAGCTGAGCTTCAAAAGAAGAAGTCTGAGCTGGTCCAAAATGCGGAGAAGCTGCAAGCACAGGCGAATCAGGCGGAAAAGGACAAGATTGGAGCTTATGAGGACGTGCAGGGTTCAGTAGGGCAACCTCAGAACCCAAGTCTGAAGTTCACCAACATCCGTTCCAAGGTGGAAGAGTATCTTTACGGGCTCTACTCAGCTTTGGATGGCCCCCACCAAATCCTTGAGAATGCTTTGCGGGGAGACCCTTCAGGGGCTGACCCAGACTTCCGAACAGCCCCAGACCTTTTCACGGGTCGAGAGGGAGACCCTTCTTTTGGGGCTATTGCCCCTCCTTTTGGGTCTATGAATCGTAGCGGGCTTGGGGACCCAATTGCGACTGCTCAGCAAGGTAGTTCGGCGGCAGAGGACCTCAAGAAGAAGTTCTCTGACTTTGGGAAGGACTTGCAGAAGAACGCTGAAAAGCGGGAACTTGGCCAAGAGATTGCCAACCTGAGGGCTAAAATCGACCGTCTCCAGAAGAGGTTGCAAGAGGTTCAGGCCCAGAACCAGCCCGGTCATTCCTTCTTTGCACAGGGTACAGGTGCGCTACAGGGGCGCACTCAAGTGGGCAACACGGATACCCCTGAGAAGCTCCAAGCGGAAATCGCCAAGGCTCAGGAAGAGCTTGCTCGAAAGGAGGCTGAGCTGGCTCAGCTCGGGTGACCCTCATGCAACCAAAGCGCCCTATTGGTACGGTCCCTGGTAAAGAGTTCGTTAGTGGAGATGACCAACCGTTCACCGGAACGAAGGTGGGGTTGGTTACTCGTGTTGACGAATTCCACCTGAAATGCGACGTGAAGGTTCTCACAGGAAATGAGGAGCGTTTCGAGATCGACCTTACTCAACCGATGGCGGGCCCTCGTAGCTTCTTGGGGGGAATTCCTGAAGTCAACTCTCTGGTTATCATCGCTTACCGACGGATCCACAAGCAAATTTACGATGCAGTGATTCTTGGCTACCTTCCAACGGGTAACTTGCTTGGGCTCCGTTTTGATCCGTTAGCCCCTTACGACCCAGGGGAAGTTGCATCGGCTGATGTAGCCGATGCAGTCAAACTTTACGGAAAGACGATTCGGTACAAGCGTATCCGAGGTCGTCCTGGCGATATCCTCGGGATGAGTGCTGCTGGGGCGGAAATGCTTCTGTCCTCCGATGTTCGTTTTTACAACCGTGCGGGTGACTTCTTTGAGTTGCGGGATGTAGATCGTACCTTTGTCTCTCAGGCTATTCATCGGGTTGAGTCGGATTCTGCGTCTTACTTGTTTTCGGGGGCCGCTCGACGTGGGGCGATGAACTTGCCTCTTGAGATTTTTCAGAAGGACAAGGACGGTAAGTCTACTCGAACCCTTAAGACCCAAGACCAGCGATACTTTGGCCGAGACGAGTTAGGCAACGCAGGGGTTCCGCCTAACAGTACGTTTGCCAGCACCTCTACTGGGAAAGTCCTTGATCGTATCAACTTAGATGAGGAATTTCCCCCTCTTACCTATTCCAACGGGAAGCAGGTGTTCTATGCTTCCGGGAATTACGCTACCAACTTTGAGGATGCTCTGAATGGAGGTTCGGGGCGAGCTTTTACTGAGCGCCGATTGGAGATGAGGCATGACACGGATCTCCAACAGGATGTACTGGAAGAGGTCGATGGGTTTTCGATTGATCGTCCGCGAGTGTACATTGAGCAAGTCTTTGGCACGGTCATAGGGAACGACCCATTTTCGACCCTAGGGCAGAGGCAATACGGTAGAGTTCTCAAGCCTTTGATCTTTGAGGACTTCGACCAAACGGCTGCTCCAAGTGGTTTCCAGATGACTGAGGCAGCGCGTCCCCCTAGCGTAGCGGTGGATGAAGCTCTCACGATGGGGGCCGCCTACCTTTTTTCTATCTCTCCGCCTCAGGCAGCCTCGAAGAACAAGTTTGCTGTTGCTGTAAGCAAGCAAGGAAAGCTTTTCGCTAACATTCCTGGGTCTAGTAGTGAGAACCAACTTGCCACGAACATCTCTGCTGAGGTGAACATGGAGGGGGCTCTCAAGATGCGACTGGGGGCTGCTAGTCCAGACCGAACCTCACTTCATTTGACTTGTGAAGGGGGTGTGTTCCTTGATATTGGCGCTAATGCAGATGGGGATGTCATCACCACGAACTTCCGAGGGGCAGTAAAGAACACCTACAATGGGGGGAACAACGTTGATGATGTCGCACATAGCGTTGACGTTCAGGGCAACTCTGAGCGAGTTGTATCTGGGAATGACAGTCATGTAGTCAACGGGGGCTACTTGATGAAAGTGGATGGGGGTTACTCTATCCAAGCCGGACGAATCAACGAGAACGCCCTAAATGGGTACACAGGTAACTACGGGGAGTGGAACATCCTTACTTCGGGTAAGGCGCAGATTAATGTCGCTTTACTTATGTTGGAGACCATTGCTCTTGGTGGTAAAATCTCCACGATCCTAGCAGGAGCTTTGGTCCAGAACCTTGTGGCCGGAGCGATGACCTATAACGTGTTGGCTGGGGCAACGGCCTTCAACAGCCCAGCCGGTGCTTTTGCGGTTAACGTGGGGGTTGGTGCTTTTTCGGTTGCTGTAGCTACTGGTGCCATTGGTCTTACCACGGGGGCTGGTGCGATTTCCTTGACCACGGGAGCTGGTGCGGTCGCTATAACAGGTACCCTTGCGGTCGCTATCACGGCTGGGACAGCAATCTCGTTGATATCCCCTCAGGTGCTCCTAGGGGGCCCGCCTGCTGTTCTGGGGATTGCTCGTGGACTTCCGATGCATCCTCCTGGTAGTCCGAGTCTTGATTGGTTTACGGGTTTGCCCTTGCAAGGTTCTGCTCTTATGAGAAGCGTGTAAATTCGAGGGGTTTGGAGGATCGATATTCGTTCAATAATGGCGACTCAAGTAGAGTCATGCCTCCTTCCTCTATTCGTCCTGAAGAGACCTACGACGCTTTTTACACCCGAGAGACCTTCACTTCGGTGGCCAAGCGTTTTGATATTGAGCGTCCAACGCTTCGTCGATGGTGGATTGCCAAGTTTGGTGCCACAGCTTACGAACGGCGGGCCAAAGCTATACTTCAGACTCCCGAGGAAAAGAAGCAAAGACTTCGAGAATATCGGGAGAGGAATAAGGAGCAGATTGCTAAGGGAAAGAAGCAATGGGTGAAACAGAATACCGAAAAGGTTAGGCTTTCCCAGAAATTCTATCGCGAGCAGCAGGGGATTGGTTACAAGACTTACTACCAACAGTACTATGCTGATAATGCTGAGAAGTTCCGAGAGTCGGCTCGGCAATATCGGTTAGCAAATCGGGACCTGGTTCGTCGAAAGGAACGGGACTACTATCAAAAACATCCGGGCAAGCTTCTCTTGAAGTGTGCTCGCCAAAGAGCACGAAGGTTCAAACTACCTTTCAAAATTACCCTTTTAGATATTCAGGCTTGTATCCCTTCAGATGGTTGTTGCCCTATTACTAAAGAGCCTTTTGAACGTGGTGTGGGTAAAGTAGGTCCTCGTTCAATGTCTCTGGATCGTATTGTCCCATCTCTTGGATATGTCCCTGGCAACATTGCCGTGATTAGCCACCTTGCGAATACAATGAAACAAAACTGTAGGGATGCCGATATATTCCGTCGTTTGGCTGACTATTTAGACCAGAAGAAGGGGTAGTACCCATGCAGTATGCTAAACGCGAACCCCTCCTTGTTACTGGCCCTACGGCTCTCCAGCTAGTACTGGAACAGGTGCGTCGGGAACGTGAGTTAGGCCGTAGAAAACAAGGTTCGTAGTAATGCCCATCACACCAGCAGGTCTCATCCCTGCAATCGCAGGGGGTTTAGCCTCCGGGGGGATGCTTGGGCTGGCTGTGCCTATGGCTGCGGCTGGGATTGCAAATGGGCTCTGCCAGTGGATCCCTCAGCTTGTGGTCCAGACAGTTGACGTGGGGTTTCTTGGGGCGGGTACGGGGTTTGTTCCCTTCGCGGTACCTCCTCCTCTTTTGACCTCAAATCTCCTTATTGCCTATGCGGCACATGGGTTAGTTGGGCCCATGGCTCCTTTGGAGGCTGTTGGGTTAGCAAACGGTTTAGCAGCAGGCTTTCTTCAAGGGTTGATAATGACCACGCATCCTGGAATCGGAACAGGTACTGCCCTAGCTCGTGTACTAGGGCCTCCTGCGTTCCCCTCTTTGATGCTAGGCTTCGCGTCGGCCGGGATTACGGGTCAGATAGCCCCTCTCAAGGCTAGTGCGATCTCTTCTGCGTTGTTGGTGTGTCTACAGGTTTTTCAAGTTCCAGTCCCGATTGTCGGCTCCCCCTCTCCTTTTACCGGAGGTGGTGTAGGTATTGGGAAGATTGTGTGAGAGAAAGGTAGCTGAATCGTGGGCTTTAGTTTGAAGGGTTACGTCCTAGAAAAGCCTAGAGTTAGCTCGGCTAACTCCCCGTTTACCCCTTCCCCTGACAATCTTGTTTCAGATTCCGGGGCCTATACAGCTACCTATGGGACTAATGAGTTGGTCCCAGGGCGTGGGGAGTATCTTGTCGTAGTGCTCGTCGATGGAGACTTGGCGAACGCTGAGTTTGGGTGGACTAAGAATGAAGGGGGGCTTCAACGGTTTGACTTTGATGGCTCGGAACAACGGTTTCGCCCTATGCGTGGGGCAGCTAGGCTTGAGGTTGGGACAGTTACTTCCAGTGCAAATGCAACCCGACTAAAGGTCCCTAAGCCGACAGTATCCGTGGGTGTTGGTCCGTATCGTCTGGCTCTCGGTACAGTTGGAAGTGGCCTTACGGTCCCTATTGTTACGGTACCCGATGATGGTTCGTTTGGGGCCCCTGCGGCAGGGACAGTCGAACTTTCCTTGTCAACCGGCAACCTCAATTGGAACGCTTCGGATTTGACAGGTCCATTTCAGGGGCAGCGAGCTTTCTTTCAGCGCCAAGCTTTCTTCTCGGCTAAAGAATCTACGGGTCGACTTGGGGTTGCAACCGACACGATTCTTTTGAACCCTATCCCTGCCACAGGGCAGTTTCCTCAACTTCGGTTTGGATTTGGCCTTCCCTTACATCCAGTCGAGAAGGCTAATGAAGCAAGCTTTTCGGCGAACCCCACTCAAGGTACGTTTGAGTGGGCGTTGGACACGGGTAGGGTAAAGTTCAACAGCTCGGATATCTCAAGTAACCCCGGGGAAGCAATTTACTACGATGGAGTGCTTCTTGGGATCCAGAAGCGGTTGCCTCGTCAAACTGTTGGTACAATCGGAGCCCCAACGCCGGTAGTGGGTCTTCCCTCAGAAGGGGGAGACCTTATTTTTCGGGCTCTTCCGCCTACTCTCCCTTCAGGGACGGCTTCGTTCCCCTCTACTACAACGGTTGTGGACGGTGCCGCTAACTTCACTCTGAATGCTGCGGTCGGAGATATTGTGGTCCTGACTAGCGGGCCAAATGTGGGGTCTCGGCGTGCGATCACTGCGGTTACGTCGGCAACTCAGCTCCAGGTAGCCCCTCCGTTCCCTTCTGTTGTAGGTGCGAACTATACGATCCAGAGGAAAATCGTTCAATTTCCTGAGTTTGTCCGAACGACAACCCCTAGTCTGATAGGGAAGTCTGGGCAGGTTCAGGTAAATCCTAGCTCTGGGGCACTTCAGTTTTCGTTTGCTGAGATCCTTGCCTACGGAGCTTACCAAGCAGAGGTCATTTTTGGGGACCTTCCTGTTGAACGTGGGATTTCTCTCCGTCTCTTTCGTACGCCTGTAGACCTTGGGGCTAAGGACCCAAGTACGAAGGATGTGTCAGCTTTTTACCCAACTGTTAATGCTCGTCTTGCGGACCCTATTGTAGGGGCCCCGCTAGTGTTTCTTCCGGTTGTCCCAGTGGATGACCCTGCATACCCGATGTCGTTTGTGGTGGAGCAGGGTACTGGGAGCTTTACTGGAGCCCTTCCCAGGTTGGACGTTGCTTTTCCCCCTGGGGGCATTGGTTACACTATTGACTACGACACAAAGCGGTTCAACTTCGCAATTCGGCGTAACAACTACGTCCTTCCAATTCAAACCCGAGTAGGGGCGGTTCAGCTAAAGGACCCCCTTGTGAATCCGGCTAATGTTACCTTGGAGCTAGACCAAGGATTGGGGTATGTGCCCCTAACTCTTGGGACAGATAGTCTGCTGGAACCCACCTCTGGGGTGGTCACGTTCGTGGAGACGATCGGCTCTAGGGTTGTCCAAGGAGCTGGGGGTCAGATCCTTTCTCTTTCGACTTTCAATGATCCTAATGCAAACTTTGCGGGGGTTCTAGTTGGGGACCAGCTCGTCATTTCCAATTCCTCGGAAAAGGGAGTGTACACGGTTACAGGCATCCCTAGCTCTGTTCAGCTTACGTTTAGTCCGGCTGCGACTTTGAACACCTCAGGGCTTTCGTATGAGATCCGGCGAGGGAAGGAGATCCTGGTCGACCGTTTCTTCCAAGAGTTGGTGTTGGTTGACCCTGGCACCAAGGTCGAGAAAATTCGTGCCCTTGGGACGATCACCAATTCTCCACGGCTCAATATCCCAGCCGCCAACGCAAGCATCTCTAGGTTCCGTCTTGGCTTGGCCTTTTTGACGACTACTACAGTGGTCCCTAATGATGGGGCGTTTACCTCCCCAGCTTTACTTCCTGCGGGTACAGTTGAGGTAAGTCAGGCAACAGGGAACCTTAACTTCAGCCAGAGTAACGTGGCAACGGGCTCTACGGTTTACTGGGCTCGTCTGTTGGTTCAGGGCAAGGAGTATCGAATTGAACCTGAGCTTGGGTTTATCCAGGTGACGGAGAGACTTCTTGCTATGGACGAGCTGTTCCTCACCTACAGCTCGCTTCAAAACCCCGCAGTCCAAATTGAAGAGCGAGCAACCTTCTTAGTGCGGAAAGAGCTAACTACCCACCCAACAGCTACTTCGACCATCCCCTTTAACCCTCTTGGCCGAGAAGTAGCCACAAATCCTTCTCCAGTTGTTTTTCGTGGGGGTCGGCCACAGGACAGCACTCAAGTCAGTGTTAGTTCCACGCCCTCTTTGATCACTTTCTTGGCGGACAAGCTTCCAACTCCTGGAGGGAGTCCTCGGGTATCGGATACATTGCCCCATGGGGCAATTGTGCAACCGTCGGAGCGTGTGTACGTAGACTACTTCGTCTACAACGCAATAGGCGGGGAAAACACTACGACTGTCCTCCAACCTCCAATTAATCTTGCCAAGGTTACCCTGTCAGAGGGGGCCTCAACCTTCAAAGTCAAGGGGAACAGAACAGCGAACTTTCCTGCGGACCATCTGCTTCGTGTTGATGGGGATCAGGTTTATATGCTTGCGGGGGCCACCTACAACGCAGGGACTAACGAAACGACGGTCACCCTAGCAGCCCCCCAGGTTTTTCGAGACTCGTTTTCCCAGCCTAAACTCTACGTAACTTCAGGGCCCGTAAGAGTTACAGCGGCATTTCTACAGCCTTCCTACTTCGCGTTGGAGATGGCATCCTATGATACGACTCCCCGGGGGATGAACAAGTTCAAGATTCAAGGGGACAAAACGGCAAGTTACAGTGCAGGGACGGTGATTAATTGGTCTTCTGCCTCCCCTTTGGTGAACGACTTTTTGCTTGTAACTGGGTCTACCTACGACGTTTCGCTTGATCGTACTGAAGTCACAACGACTCAAGCTACAGCTAGGCAGTACACTCCTGGGGTTCATGTTCTGCGGCGGTCGGTTCGATCTGTCTTGGAGGCTACAGCGCAGAGTGTACGCACAAGTACTCCACCTGCGATCCCTCCCCCTGCTTTGACGGTTTTGGACTCGGTTGTGGTCTTTCGTCGGGTGGAAGGTCAAGCGGGGCAGGTTCTTTCCTCCCCTCAGGACTTCTCGATTGATGAGGCGGGCAAGGTTAGCTTTACTACTCCTCTTCGCCCAAACGAGGAGTTTTCCATCTTCTATACCCGGCACAGATTTGTGCAGCCGGGCCAGCTTCGAGCCTCGTATACAGCCAGCATTTCCCCAGATGCAACGAATGGCTTGGTAAATCAGACACTTACAGCTAACTTCACAACGGTATCCCCAGACGCTTTCTTCTATAGAGTTGAAACTCTTACGAATTTCCGAGGTGAGGTTGCCAGTAAGTACAAGGAGGAAGCGAAGTCGTCGGTCCCATCAGGGGGTCCTCGGACCGACAATGCTTCTCAGCCCAAGCTATACCAGCAGGGACAGAAGTCCGTGTTTTTCGACGAGGGCTATTATTCAAACGAGGACTTGGTTGCTAGAGCGTCTCTCAAGTTCTACAATGATATCGTGAACTTTCTGGAGGATCTTCTCCAGAACATGGATGGTCGCATTGTTGGGGACTACGACGGTAGGTTCAAGTTCAACGGCACAACAGGGACCTTGGTCTCGAATTTTGACCTGGCTAACAACCAGATTGACGATACGTTTAAGATTTCCCCCTTTCCCATTGACTTCACACCTCCTCTGCTCCCCTTCAAGTTCTTGGGGACCTACGTCAAAGCATATGAGCCCAATGCGAGGAGTCGGTTTTTCCCTACCGCTCGGACGCGCTACAATTACACGACGGTTGGGGCTGACACGTCTGCTGAGACAGGCAACCAGATGGTTGACCTTACTGCTAAGAACCTCACTGGGATTGCTCCGGTGGCGTCTAGACGGTCTCCCCGAGCAAGGGTAACGAAGGCAGCAGAGGCAGGAGCCACTTCTCTTACGGTGGATGCGACAGGGGCCATTACGACCTTGCCTGGGCCTTTTCGCCCGGCTTTCGTCAATGGGATGAAGGTTGTTGTGCGGGACCCTTCAGGAGCGTACCTTGTTAGCGAGTTGCTTCCTGCTACTGCGACAGTAAGCGGACCTACCACATTGAATTTGGCTCCAGCGGTTCCAGTTACAATCCCCGTTGGCTCGACGGTTCATTTGGCTGCTTTGGATACCGCATACCAGAAGAATTACCGCACTAGCTTCGACATAGGGCTCGATCCAGAGAAGGGTTTTCTTCTCTTCGTCAAACCCTACCCTCCTTTCGACGGAACTTTCCCCCTCATCCCACCCGAGTTGGAGATTCAGGACCCAAATTCCGGTGAGTTGCTACAGACCTCCTTTACGATAGCCAATTCCCGAGTGGAGCCCGAGAAATTCCCAGGGCTTTTTGGAGGAGCGTTTGATGACGATGGGGATCAACGTCTACCCCTACTAAACCCAACCTATGTAAGGGAAACTGCCCCCACTACGGAGCCAGGGGCTAAGCCATGTTACCTGTCTACAGAGATTTCGGCTGGCACGGATGTAGCTGCGAATGCGGTTGACCCCTTCATTGGGTTGGGATCTGGCACTCTTGATCCTACAAGGACGGTCATCACGAACGGGGTCAATTTCCCTGCCCCTGCCCCTCAAGTGGGGGACTTGGTTCGGATTTTGACTGGGTTGAATGGGGTTACAGAGTTCCGTCGAATCATCGCGGCCACTGTAAATACGATTACAGTGGATGTGGCCTTTGCTTCTCAAGATGCAGGGTTCAATTACCTTGTCACTACAGCGGCTAACCTAGCTACAGGGTCGCTATCCCTGATGGTCGGAGCTACTATCACTGACCTTTTGGCTAACTTTACGGTAGCAGGGGTTAAACCTGGGCACACGGTTGTCCTCACTCAAGTCCCCCATGGGGCTTATTTGGAGCGAAGACAGGTTGCTTCTGTTTCAGCAACTCAGATCACCTTGACAGCCCCTTTCTCGAATCTTGCAGTCCCTGCAAGTTACAGGGTTCACAACCCCATCAATACCTACAGCTTTTCGGATCTTACGCCTTCGGTCTCGGGTCAACTTGCTATCCTTCAGACGAACCCTAATAGCGAGTTGAACTCGATTGACAATGTGTACAACAGTGCATTGACAGACCGGCTGTCCCCTGCGATTGGGTCAGGAAATGCTACGGCTGCGGACACGTTAGTTGGAATTGGGGTTAACTTCGTCACTTCTGGAGTTGCCCCAGGGGACATCCTGTATGTGCAGCCAGGGCAACCCAACAAGGGTTTCTACACAATCTCAGAAGTTGTCAACTCGACTACGGTGAAGATCAGCGATTCCCCTGGCTTTGTAAGCTTCCCTGTTGGAATGACTTTTCGGATTGGTAAGCTATTTGGGGTTCGCATCCAGACTCTTCGAGACTTGTTTGATGTCCGGGAAAACACTCTAGCGTATGTCCAAGCCCTACAGACATGGGGTCCTTTAGTGTCTACCCCGGTAGATGTGCTGGTGCCTCCTGGCGTAGTCGATGCAACGTACTTTGCGCGGGCCTACACCTCTGCTGATTTTGCAGCCAGAAACGGTACAGTCTCTGGGCGTAAGACTTATCTAGATACGATTGGCATTTCTACCGTTGAGAAAATCCTTTCCTCTGGGGATCGTCTGTATGATGTGCGCTACACTTGGATTGATGCCCGTATCAATCTAGAGAAGGGGATCCTTGTGCGACAGAGCCGAGCCGTTACAGAACGACTCAAAGCTCAGGACACTATGCTCAAACAATTAATCAAGTTGCTAGCAGTGGAGAGCTAACCCATGTCGAACGAAGAAGAGACGACCCCTGTTGCTGAGGAGCCCAAGGAGGAGCCCAAGGAGGAGCCCAAGGTGACTGAGGAGCCCAAGCCGCCCCAATGGGAGTACAAGACGGAGTTTGGGATCAATGCTCGAATGAGGGAGGTCGCCACTAAAGCGATGGAGCTTTCTGAGTTGGAGCTAGAGAACTTGCGTCGTAAACTGGATCGTCTGACCTACGGGGGTTGAAGTGTCGGACTGGAAGTCCTTTGCGATCAAGATTCCTGGAAAGGACCTAGTAGAGAAGGTTCGAGGCATCCTTGAGACCTTGTTGGTCTTTTTGGAGATCCTGAAGGCAATCCTTGAAACGATCTCACTCTTCCTGATTGATTTCGGTAATCCGCTGAGGGTCCTCATCGAGGCCCTGCTTACGTTGATTCTTCAGTTGTTTGAGTCCCTCAAACGAACGGGTCTCTACGCCTACTACGACGTACCAAATCCTATAAAGGACCCTGGTTTTGATCGGTTCCGAGGAGGGTACCAAGCTTTCGTCGAGCGGTTTAAAGCATCGCTTTTCGACTCAAAGGACCCGTTTCGCCCTCAGCCAGCTCCAGGCAGTAACCAAAGTGGATTCGTACTTATCGTGGCTGATGCTGAGAGTGTCTTCGGGATGCTCCGGCTGATCAAGATTCTCCTGCGCTTCTTTGGCAAGGAGTTCAGGTCTGCGCAGTTTGTGGCTCCAGCGAACGTGAAGGTTTTCCCGGCTGGTCAAAAGCCTGGGGCGCTCGGGGGTACGAGTGTGGACCCCATTCTTCAGGTTGCGAGTGTTTTTGGCGTAACCCTGAAAGGGTTGGCTATTGAGTGGTCTCTTGCAACCAATCAGTACCCCCCTGACCCTGGCTTTAATGACCTGGTAGCCAGCATGTCGTCGGAGTTCATTCCTCAAAAGTGGCTCATCGAGAAGACTAGCCGTTCTGGGGGTCCCGAAGTTGTTACCGCGAAGGACGAGACCAGGTTCGAGGACAAACGAGGGCGACCCCTCAAACGAGTCAAGAAGGTTCGAGACGAAAACGGGGACTACTTCCGTAAGTTCGAGAAGTACATCGTATTAGACCCCAGTACCAATACCGAAGCGTTCTTTCTGGGCCAGCTTGGTACCTTTCGTTACATAGACACAGATGTAACGAAAGATAAGACCTACTACTATCGAGTTCGAGCTTTCAGTGGGCCTTTGGATGTTAGCTCTGGAGGTACCCTTGATCTTCCTGACCCGGAGAAGAGTCAGGTTACAGGTGACTTGATTCAGCGGTGGCCGAGCAAGGACCGTTTGGATCCCGTGGTCATGGGAAGGCCCTCAGGAATCATCACGGGCAGAGTCCCTAACGTTCCTGCTAACTTCGATCTCATTGAAGCGCTGAAGAACACGTTCCGTATGGCATTTGCGCTGGGATTTCACCTTGAATTGAGCCCTGACGCTACATTCGACAGTAATGGGTACCCCACAAATGGGACTACCACTATCCAAATAGGTCGTGGTTCTTTGAGCAATTTGGCTGGCCCTCTAGGTCAGCTCTTCCCGGAGGTTGAACTAGCAGCTATCTTTGGGGTGGGGTTCTCGGACGCAGGTACCTCGGAAAGGGTAGAGCCTGATCCGGTTAGTGGGCAGTACCCGAATGTGGTCCACAACTACTTCAACGTGAAGGCCCAGTCTGCTCGGCTTTCCTCGATGGTGGCTCAGTCCCTTATCGAGAACAGCGGATTGTTAATTCCGCTTCGAGACCTCTATCAGGGAGCTATCCCTAAGTCGGTTTCAGGGGGCGGTTACTTCTCCAGCGGCATTACTACCATCGAGAAGATGGTTACCCAGTTCTGCCGTTTGCCGGATAACTTTCCAGCTACCTATGACCCAAAGGTCTATGAGACCTACAAGTTTGCATACACTGACCCAGCTTCTCGGCTTAATTGCCTAGCTGTGATCAGATACATCAAGTCCTTTACGCTAGGTGGGACTCCTCCAGACTGGATCCAGGTGAGCCTCCTGAGGGATATCATCCCTTGGTCTGGGGCTATGATCTACGAACTTTTGGCTCGTATTGACGCTCTGTTAGAAGCCTTCAAGAGTGCTCTAAGCGAGCTGAAAGCCTTCATTGACTTGTTGATTCGCAAAATCGATGCTTTGGAACGGTTCGTCAAGTTCCTCATTGAAATTCTGAACTACCTTGACCTTTTCTCGGTAGGGTTCTACTTCTTGGCAGTTCCTAGCACGGATAAGGGGATCCCTGGTTGGATCGAGGCGGTGGATATGGCGGGGGGTACTCCTCCTCCATCGGGCCCAGGGGGCTATACGGCTGGAGTTGCTTTGGCTTATGCAGGGCCGAATGTGGATGTTTTTGCAACAGCTTTCAGCATCATCTTTTAGGGAGCCTAGGGGCATTGCGATCCCTCTTGTAAATACCCCCTGAGTAGGAGGTGGTCCTTGCCGTTCGAGTTCCTCGGTACCTTCAACAAGTCCCAGTTTGATAGGTTCGCGGCATATGCGCGGGACCAACTCGCCTATGTGGACGCAAGAATTGCCCACCTGACCTATGAGCAGACTAGGGTTGGGTTTCTTCGGTTTACTTTTGATCCTGCGGGTAAGCCTACTGCGTACTCAACTGGGTCGTCGGGGTCATCTCCGACCTACATAGGTAAACTGATGGCAGCCTACGAAGCTTTGGGGGGAGATCCGTTCTTTGACCTCCAGACTCGAACCATGGGTCAGCCAGTTTTTTACCCAAGGGGTACAGAGGTAGCTTCCAACAAGGTCATGTCAAACGGTGAACCTTTGCCAGCAAAGGGCTTGGCAGATGCCCCCTCCGCTAAGCTTATGGGGCAGATGCAAGCCTGGATGTACCAGAACTTGGAGCGCCGGGCTAAAATCGAGCGGAAGGTTCGTCGTGCACTTGATTATGCCGACCAGCTTCAAGCTGAGATTGAGGGGCTGACTCTGATCAAACGGTCTGTGGAGGTAGATGGCTCGCTGGAGAACATGATCTCCGCAGTGAACCTTTTGCTAGCTGACCCTCATTACCGAGCCCTTGGGGATGATAAGGGGGCAGACCCGTTTGGTAAGTTGGCTTACGCGCCGTACGCCTCCTATGAGCCTGGTGAGGGGCGGAATGCTCCTGATGGTCTTGTAGTCGAAAGAGTCTCTGGGGGGTACTCCATTTCGGGAGAGGGCGGCTCCACTACGCTATGAGTTTCGATCGACAACTCGACCAACTCTGCACCCACACTGTAGTAGACGAGTTCCTTGTCGTTCAGTTGGATGGGGTGGTTCGTCCCATTCGTCCAATTGCTTCGGCCAATTCGGTCTTTGTGCGGCTTAATGGCGACTTGGAGGTACCTTCTGTAGGGGTTGACGTTCCTGCCCAATCAGGGGGGAACAAGGAAGGCCCCTTCACAATTCAAGTCGGCGTAAACGACCGTTTTGTTGTCCGGGTGAACAACAACCCTCCGCAGTCAGTCACCCTTCCAGCAGCCGTTCGACTTCCAACTTGGAGAGTGGCGGACCAGCTTACGGAGGCTCTACAAGGAGTTCAGTTTTATGCCGACAGGAACTTCTTGCGGTTTAGGTCTAGTTTGACAGGGCCGGATGCCACAATTTTCATCTACCCTACTAGTACGTTTGCCGTTACAGCAGGCATCAAGACCAATCGTATGTTTCGGGGTAAGCAGGTAGCCCCAGGGTGGTCTCTTGTTAGTGACCCCAGTACGCTAGCTGATCGACCAACAAGACTCATTGTCTTTGATGAGCCCCCTAAAGGATACAATGACTTTGTGGAGATTTCCTATGCCACTCAACGACAAGAGTGCCGTAGGTGCGGGGGGTTGGGAGTCGAGAATGATTGGCGTTACGGGACCGATGGGAATGTGATTGAGGTTCGCCAAGAGGCCCTTCTGATTCAAGAAATGCAGAAGGCAATCTACACCATTCGGGGTTCCAATCCGTTTCACCCATGGTATGGCACAACCATTTCTGAGCAGATTGGGGCGAAACTCTCAGTAAGGGGTCTTGTACAGAGTGCAATTACTTCTGACATCAATCGGACGTTTACTCGATGGCAGTCGATCAAGCGACAACAGGAGGAAGCTGTAGGGCAGTTTGTCTCGGATGAGGAGTTTCCTTTCTTGTTGAATTCCGTAGTGCTAGAGCAGAGTCAAAAAGATCCCACGGTTGTATTTGTGACCGTTAGTCTACAGAATCGCTCGCTCCGCCCTGTCCAACTCACAAGGGGCATTCGCCTACCTCAATCATTGGACCTTCTTGGTTCAACGGGTGGGCAGGGCATCTACCGTCAAAGTCTTAGTGACTACTCTCTGGTGAGCTGAAATGGCAACATCCCCTCAAATCAAGTTTCGGGACGGGTCTGGTTACACTCAGGCTCTTGTCTATACGACCAATCAAGAGGCGGTTGTAATCGAGGGGAAGGTTGATGTAAACACAGCTACGATTCAAGTATCTGTGAATGGAGCGCCTTTCGTTTCTGACCCTACCCTTGTGACGTTCGCCCTACCGAACTTCAAAATTCCTAACCCAGACAACTATCCTGAGGGGTTGGCTCTGAGTCCTGGGCAGAACGTCGTCCTTATCCGGACGATAGACATTGTAGGTGGGGTAAGCGGAACGTCGTCTGTTGTCGTTACCAAGCTAAGGCAGTCGGACCTCCCTCAGATTGACATTCCTTCTGGGATTCGGGTTCGTCGTCGTCGAAATTCTGTTGACATCCTTGCGGCTATCCCAAAGACGCTAACCGGCCTCTTTAATGCCCCAACTCCCAACAACTTTCGAGGGTTCAACTTTTATGCCAGTGTCACCCCAGGGGGGACTTCTGGGTACTACCGGATCAATGCCTCCGTGGTGACAACAACCTCCTCTGTCTATGAAGAGGATGCTCTTACATTTGCCACAGATAGTACAACTTGGCAGGCTCAGACTTTCGACCAGGTTCGGATTAAGGTCACGGAAGAAGATGACTATGGGAATGTCCTGAGTACTCGGCTTGACAGGCTCTATCCTGTAGCAGAGTACACCAACCAGCTTCGCTTTTCCTCGAAGATGGAGGATGTGTCCCTAAACAACTTCATTAGTTTTAGGCATTTCCGTGAAGGCGGAGTTGGGATCATCAACGAAGACCAGTTCTCTGGGGTGGTTTCCAGTGAGCCTCTGTACTACGTTGTTACGGCTGTGTACTTTGATCCTGCTACGGGGGAGGAGTTAGAAAGCTCCTACTCTCAGGAGGTTTTGGGGGCCCCCTTGGTCCTGGATACGGCCATCCGAGACCTTCCTGGGCGAACTCAATTCCAGGTTGTTACTGACTTTGTGCGTGCCGTACAACGGGTTAATGCTGAAATTGCACTCATCCCAGGGTCGACAACACGAGACGTCACCATTGACCCCTTTAGCTCCGAAGCAGAACGGTTGTACTTTCTCCTAGACTTTGTACACCGTGCACAAAGCTTCTTGACTTTGCTCCAGGTTGATGACGCGAACAATGATGGTGTCTCAGACCTTGTAGAAGCTAGTGCCTACAAAACGGCTCTTCAAGCAGCTTTGGGGTTTACCTCGACGGCTGCGGTTCAGTCTTTAATTGACTCCGCGTTCGACAAACTCGCGGGGAATGTGAGTAAAGCCAGACTTCCTGGGCGCCCCGCAGTGGGCCAAGCTGTGCTTTACACGGTGACTAAGCCAGTTTTTGACTTGGCGGTCCCTTCGGGTACGATTGTCACTTCGGACGCGGATTCTACTACGGGCACTCCCGCAGTTCGTTTCCGAGTTGGAGGGACGTATGTTCTCCCTGCGGCGAATGCAAGTGCCTACTACAATTTCAACACCAAACGATATGAGTTGGTCGTTGACATTGTGGCAGAAGAGGTAGGGGCTGCGGGTAATAGGCCAGCAGGGCAGATCAAAAATGTCCAAGGAGTCAGTGGCCTTCTTGTGACCAACACAGAGGCTACGGTTTTTGGCAGTGACCGGGAATCGAACGCAGACCTGGCTGCTAGGTCCCTTCTTGGATTCGTCTCTGTCGATACAGGTACGGCAGGAGGGTATGCCTCTACGTCTGCTGAGCAGATTGGAGTACTCAAAGCTAAAGTTGTCCAGAGTGGCCATCCGTTGATGATGCGGGACTACGACCCTGTTCGGCGTAAGCACATCGGGGGTAAGGTTGATATTTGGGTACAGGGGGTCCGGGAGCGTCAAGTCACAGAGGTATTCGCATTCACTTTTGAAGTGGCTCGTGACATTCAGTGTGTGATCCTTGATCTAGCCAGTCTGACTTTCCGCGTACAGGACAGTCGGGCCACCCCTTCAACTCCAGTCACTGAGATTCTGGATAACTTGAGTCAGGGGTTGGGGGTGCGAAATGTCAGTAAGGGGTTGGACTATATCCTTACTGGAGTGCAAATCCTAGACTACCAGACATTCAAGTTAAACCCTGCGATTGCAGGCCAGCCGGTAACACACATTGATGATGTAATCACAGCGGATTACAGGCTTAGAGTCGTCAATCAATTCAAGTTCACCTTCCAGCCGGTACGTAGAGTTGTATCTGTCGTAGGTGAAGTTTCTGGCGTTTTGAACTCCACTCTTGGTTACAGCCTGTACAAGACTGCGGACCCGCTTTTGGAAGGGGAGAGCACAATTTCCAGTGACTACTTGGCGATTAATCAAGTCGCTGGGGTGCCTAGCGGAAATGTCATCTTGGTCAACGCTGAGCCCCACGTTCTTGTAGGGTTCTTCGAGGAACCCCTTTTGAGTGTCGGGGTCAACACGAAAACGATTCGCGTTTTCAGCCAAAATCGAGCAATCGAGTATGATGGGCCTGAGAAGATCGTCCCTGACTACGAGATTATAGAGGGGACTTCTACGAGTCCTGTCAGGATCGTCCGTACAGCTAACTCAGATATCCCTAATGGGGCTACGGTTTCGGTTGACTATGCTCACGATGAGAACTTTACGGTTACCTATGTCATCAATGACCTTCTTCATCAGCTCCAGCGTACAGTCAATGAGAAGCGTCATGCTACGGCGGATGTCGTAGTCAAGCAGGCCATTCAAAATTCAGCCGAAATCGAGACTACAGCCCAACTTCTTCCTGGGGCAACTCGGGACAAGGTAGACCCTGACATTAGGTCCAATGTGAGTTTGGATTTGAACCAGCGTCTAATTGGGCAAGGGGTGGCCCAATCGGATCTTATCAATGCGATTGACTCCACAAGTGGGGTAGACTTCCAGGTTATCCCACTTGCTAAAATGGCTTACGCGGATGGGGCTCGAAAACTTCGCGAAACCTTGTCTTCTGCATACCAGCGTTTGCCGTCTCTTGAAATTGGTGGGAATCAGGTGTTCATCCTGACGACTGCTCTTCAGTACCCCACTACAGATGGGGGTGGACTCCCCACAGAACACAAGGGCGTTTTCCAAGACGACGAAGCTTTTGGTATGGCTTCAAGCCTTGCGACATTGGCTTCTAATCCTCGGCAAGCTTTCATCCTTGGTTCGAGCGGGGCTGTCATTACAGGGTACACGGATGCAGCAACTCTACTAGCAAGTGGGTTTTTGACCCCCGAGACGCAGCAGGTGGAGCTGCTGCGTCGGACAGCAAACCATGTGGTTCTTTCGATTTCTGGTTCCGGCACACCTCCAGACAATCCTACCAACCATGCGTATGCCGTCAGTTATGTAGTTCGAGGCGATGTAGGGCCGAAGGACCTCACTGCTTCTGAGGTTGAGTTCATCGACCTTGGGAACTTCACAATCACCTTCCGTTCGGGGTGAGTAGATGGCTCGGTTTATCCTCGACCCAAAGCGAAGTAACCGAACCTTGCAGCAGCAGGGTAAGGAGTACAATTTTCGGCTTACTCAACGTGCTCAGGCCATTTTCACGAACCTGTTGAACCTGTTACCGTCGAACTACATTTCAACGGTTCAGGGTCCAAATTACACGAATGAACTCAAAGCTGTAGCTGTTGAATTGGCGAAGTTGGAGCTAGCCCTAGAGGACGTTGACTCCGACTCTGACTTTAAGACCACTCGCTCTGATTTCCTTTACAGTCTTATTGGCTACTTAGTCTTTTTGAATGGGAAACTCCCTGAGACAAGCTTTGATGACGTGGAATTCAAGAACTTCCTCTTGAACGTCATTCGGATTTACTTTCAAGGCTCGATCCCATCGAGTATGCGGGATGGGGTAGCTCTCTTTGTCTCAGAGGGGGTCCAGGTTACGGAGAACTTTCTTCTGGTCCGTGCAGGTGCGTCAGGGTTGGACATCAGTGACCAATTTGGTTTCCAGATCGATATTGAGACTCTTGGTCGGTTTCCCCCGGATGTCTTCACTATTGACTCGAATGTTCGACTTGTTCTGGACATCATTCGTCCTGCCCACACGCTCTTCCGCATTCGGTATGTTTTTCGAGACACCTACACTCCAAACCAGGACCGAGGGGGGAAGATTCTTGATGCTTCTCGCTGGCGGCTCTCGAACTACTACTACGAGGATTTTCGAGTCTATCCCGAAGGACTTCGGGATAGAGACCGTCTAGGGGTCAAGGAAACTCGTATCGTTACGGGTGAAGACCATAGCAACGACTTTTGAGGAAACCTTTTATCTCCCACTCCGTTAGGAGGAACCTCTAGATGTTGATCAATGAAGCCATGCGTGGTCCCCGGGCTCAAGCAGTCATTCGCCATGAGCGCCCCTATGATTATGACGAAAAGACTGGGCTTTGGGTTCGTAAGGTAATTGACGAACAAGAGGCTTGGAACATCGTTACGAACGCAGGTCGTGTACGCATCCACACCTATCTATACGGAGCTGGAGTTCAACGTGCTGCCCTTGGCGGCGGGCTGAATTACATCGCTCTCTCAAATGACCCTGCGGCTCCTGCTCAGGGGGATACCGTGTTGGCAGCCGAGATCACGAATACCCCGGCTACAGCAGGTCTTGAGCGGGCCCTAGCTACAGTGACTCTGCCAGTTGGGGCAGGTACTCAAACTACCATACAGAAGATTTTCACCTTTACTGGGGTACCAGGGCCTCAGAGTGTCCAGAAGACAGCCCTCTTTGATTTGGCTGTTGCTGGTACGATGGCCCATGAGATTCAGTTCTCGCCCAGGACGTTGTTTACAAATGATACTTTAACCGTGACTTTTGCGATCTCTTTGTCTTAACAAGCACTTACGTAACTTGTCCGGTGGGGCTCGGAGGCAGCGGCATAGGTCATGGCAAATGCGACGTGCCAGTTTACCCAAGGACTTGTCGTAGGGGGGAGTGGTCAATCAGTTTTTGGTTTCAGCCCAAATTCTGTAGCCACAATGACCGACGATGGGGGCCCAGGGGCAATCTCTTACTTGTGGGAGATCATTTCTTGGCCCTCCCCTTTGGGGGCTCCCCCAGCTATTACAAACAGTACAAGTCAGGTAGCTACCGTAACTCCGAACTTGGATGGGGTCTATATCGTCAAGCTCACAAGAGTGGACGGTACAGGTACCACGACAGACATCAAGTTTTTTGGGGTCCAGGATGAGGACGCCCTGACCCTCCCTTCCGCAGGCCAGACTGGGAATATGACCAACATGTCGGTCAATGCCCAAAAGTCTGGGTGGAGTGGTAGACAAAACGCTTCAACAAACTTTCAACTCGATGCCTTTCTTCGGTTCCTCAAGGCTAGAGTTGGTAAGTATGTTGGACATACCTACGCTGCTACTCATTCCTCTGGGGTTCCAGTTGTAGTAGTCATCACGGATGGGGCTTCCCAACCGTTCCGTAGTCTTCTCATGACTGGGGCTGGGACCTACACGGAAGAGATTGATGTTGCTGCTACGGACGGTAAGAGGTTTCGATGGCGTGTGACGATGACCGCAGGGTGCGGGGACTTCATCATTAAGAATGGGGTTGGGGGTTCCACCATCCTGACTTTGAATGCCCCTCCAGCTAACACTCTCGTCTATGAGGTGGAAGCAGTTACGAATGGTTCGGCCTGGGCCATTTCTCGCTCTGGGACTACAGACCCTAAGGTTATCCGCAAAAACCATACTGTTGAGCTTATTGCAGGCAATCGATCAACGGACCAAACCACTTTTACTCGTCTTGGGACCTCTAGTTTTGATGCCTCTAAGTTCCCGACTTCACAGGTGAAGTTTCAAGCAGAGATCGAAGCTACAGCAGGTAAGACGGCTGAGATTCAACTCTATAACCTGACAGATAGCGGGTACATTGGCACCCCGCTTTCGGCGTCAACTCTAACTCCGTCTTTGGTGGAACAAGTCATTACCCTACCGAATGGGCTCAAAACCTATGAGGTACACCTTCGTATGACTGTTGCAGGGGGTGCGGGAGATCGTGTGACTTGCACCAATGCTCGAATTGTTTTTGCTTGGGGTTGATGCTCCTCCTCTAACAGGTGAACGATGGCTCTTCCGGTACTTAGCAAAACGTGGCAATACAACGTCAACCAAGCGATTACGGCTGCTGGGTCGGTTACAGCAACGGGTCAAGCCATCTTCTTGGCAATCAAAAACACCTTGAAGGGGTTTGGGACGCTCCCTTGGACGGTCCGAGGGTCGAGTGATTCGGTGGCTGCTGGTATGGATGCTGTGGATCGTTGGGTAGCGGCTGGTAATTTGGTGGGAGGTAACCCTGCGGTCGCCCATTCCTGGATTGTTCTGCGTCAGACTGGGATCGCAACCAACTACGAACTGTGCATTGACCTGACAGATGTGGGCTTCTCCAGTCAGACAATAGTTATCTCACCTTCAGCAGCATTTACAGGGGGTTCGACAACGGACCGTCCTACTGCGACAGATGAGATTGTGTTAATCAACGGAGGTGCATGCTGGTCTAATCTGGATGCCAACCATGTCATTCATGGTTGGCAATCAACAGACGGACAGTGTACTCGTCTTGTTGTTTGGCGAGCTTCTACCAATCTTTGCACGTTTCTCATGTTCGACAAGCCTGCGACTTCGGTTACTGGTTGGACAAACCCTAGTTTGGGCGCGTGGCAGGCTGCTGGGGCAGGCGTACCTAATCTCTATTCGACCTTGGGTCATGCTACTGCCAGCCCGTTTAAGGGTCGAGGATCAACGACTATGACCCTCGCATTTACCGGAGAGGGGGCTTACTCGTCCGGTACTTATATGTCTCAGACGACAGATATTGGAACAAATCCGAATGACTTCGACTCGAACTGGCCCCTCTTTCCAATCGGCCTGTTCTCGACAACGGCAGCTCATCGAGGTCGGCATGGGACGGTCTCAGACCTTTGGTGGAAACCCCAGAGTGTAGGGAATGCAGGGGATACCTTCCCTAATGATGCGACTCGTCTATTTGTGGCTTTCGGGGATCTTATTTTCCCCTGGAACGGTTCCGTTCCAGTTGTAGCGTGATTCCATGGCGACATTTGATGGCAATGATATGGGAGGGATCATTGGAGGTAACGTACCCTCCAGTGTTTTTAGGCATTACCCTGCTCACAACATGTCCTTACAGCAACTCATTGGGACTGCTGTAAGCCCGTCCATCGTAAGTTACTACAAGATGCGGGGAAAGGATGTGGATTGTGGGCCTCTGACCTACAGAACGTGGGTTGTTTCAGGTGCTCCTGACCCGACTGGGGCTCTGTATGTTGGGGCTAGGTGTGGTGTGACACCTTTCACTGAAGTAGTCATCGCCGAAACGTGGCAAGTGTAGTAGCACATGTCCTTTGGGAGCAGTCCTTACGGAACAACACCTTACGGTGGAGTAGCCCTAGTTTCTGGGGGGATCACTATTGTCTCGGCTTCGCCTGCGGTTGGTAGCTCAGGAGCTTCCCCTACAGGTCCGGTTCAATTTACAGTCAATACTCCGGCTGAATTCGACGCCCTCACTCTGACCGTCAGGTTGAATGGGGCTCAGGTCACAAGGAACTCGGAGTTTCTAGCTGGGTTTGGAGGGACCATTGCGTTCAATGGTCCTGACCTTACTGTCAACATCAGTACCCATCCAGCGTTGCCAGACGGGAGCCCCATTACGGTAAACATCGAGGTCTATGATCTCGCAGGGACTTTTCAGTCTGCTTCCTATGGGTTTACTACAGGAGGGGCTGCACTTTCTGGGTCGGAAACTCTCACTCTCACAGAGGACTTCTTTTTAGGGGGATTTGTCAGTCTCCCGGAGACTCTGACTCTTACCGAAGGGTTGTCTCCTTTCGGACAAGATTTGGGGGAGACCCTAACTCTCACGGAGAACCCTACCCAAACTAAACAGGGGCTCTTCCTTCAAGGGCTGGAGACGCTTACCTCATCCGAGAGTCTTCAGGTAGGGGCCCTTCACTTTGAGTTCCTCGACAGTACGACCATTCAAGTCACCTTCCCAGAGGAGTTTTCGCTTAGTGGGGTTGGGGATGCCTGGAACTACACGTTTGAAACTGTGGAGGGGTTCCCCCTTACGGTCCTTTCTGCTGTTCCAATTGTGGAAGTCCACCATACAGGCACACAAGGTCAGATAGTTGAGACCTTTCCTGGGACCTTCTTTTCGTACACCTTCAATACGGTCACGGATAGCTTTACCCCAGCAGATATCGGAAGGTACTTGTTCATTACGGGGCCCTCCAATCCTCCTCTGGTAGGGCCTAACGATCCTTTCCAAATCGTAGGGGTTGCGGGTAGTGTGGCTACCGTAGACCGTCCTATCCCTATGGGGACCTCAGCAAATGGGGGGTACGTCCCAGGGTCTGGGTTCACTCCTGGGGCTGGGCAGGTTCAGTGGGCGCACACAACGGGTGCTAAGGGCGCAACTTTGAAGGTCACGGAGGGGACCGCAGGTAAGGGGTATGTTGGGCGTGTCCGGAATTTGCGGAGGATCAACGGAACCCCCTACTCAGGGTCCCGGGCCTTCACTGCAATCGCCTCAAAGCCGAAAGTCTCCAGCGTTCAGTTCTTGCCTGAAAATGGAACAGTTACTGTTACTTTTTCTGAGCCGATGCGGATTGACGGGACTCTTCTCTCTCCGACTGAGTACACAATCGCGGGACCTACAACAGTTGCGGTTCGGTCTGTATCGGCTATCGACCCTCAGACAGTTGCTCTTACCACGTCTGGGTTTGGTGCCGGGTCTTACACCCTCACCGTTAATGCTACAGGGACCCCGAAAGATGCGGCTGGGAATCCGACTGACCCGTTGTTCAACCAGGTCATCTTCACGGGTTCTGTCCCACTAGCAAGCCGTTCCATTTTCACTGACAAGGGACCAATTGCGAAGCCTCCTGTAACACTTCAGAGTGGCACTGGGGCTACAATTCAAACCTACACGACTCTAACCTTTGGAGTGACCCAGTTCACTTCCAATGAGGTAGTTCTTCCTGGAGGAGCTTTCAACTCGACCCATGTGGGGCTTCGGTTGGAGCTTGGGGGCTCGACTATCAACGGAGGGACCTACAAGATTTCTGGGGTGGTCAATGCAACCCGTCTTAGGGTTCAAGCAAGCTTCTCCCTTCCTGACTCGAACAATGGGTTGATGACTTGGAAGCTCATTGATCCGAGGGTAGGGGAGATTGCTGATGACCCATCGGATGTCGTCGTTCGGGTTAACAACGTTCCAGTTACACCTTTGGCGGTTATCGGGCTCCTAGGGCAGGTGGTACTCCCATCTACCCCTAATCCTGCTGATGATGTGAAGATTGACTACTCTCATCTTTGTAACCCCACTGTCGAAATTCGGCGTCTAAATTCGAGAGAGTTTCGGCTGAATTCGTGGGCTAGCTCAGGGGCAGAGCATAGTTTCAAGTACAACAACGTTACTGTACAGCCTTCGACTTTTGTCCCTGATGACATTCAAGCGAGTTTGGTGCAACCTCTCTTTCGAGAACTGCATTACCACGCATACGAACGAGCCTATTCGGTTGCGCTGAACGACCCTAACCTGCTTGTTCTGAACACCCCAAGCAATCAAATTGCGTACCCCCCTCTTTCGCGTCAGATTGACTCTACAACGGTCAATTACTCTGCTTCCACCTTACCAGAGGTGGACCCAGACCCTTGGGTTCGTAAAGGGATGGGGATCGCTTCGGTAGGTGGGGGTACTCTGACGGTTCAGGACAACACTACAGGTCCGCTTCCTTCAGGTAACCCCCTTTTCTGGACTAAAGACCTTGACCTGACCTTCCCTCATGTGTTTGCAGCCACGTGGCGGATGCAGGTGGTAGCTTCAACCCCTGTAGGAGTTTTCACAGGAGTTTCGATTGGGTGGTCCAACGACAAGAAAGCTGTAGTTCTGGGCTATCTGAACGACGCTGGGGTCAAAAAAGTAGGCTTCCTCCGTAAAAACTATGGGAATGACCCCTCTCTCATTGGGGCTTGGATTACGACCCCTCTTGATTGGTCGATTCTCCGCAGTTACCGCTTCTTTCGTAGTCGGGACGGAGTGGTTAGCCTTTTCGTAGACGGGGAAATCATAGCGAGTTTGCAAGTCGTCGAAGCGGACCTGCCCTACTTGGAAGAGCTGAATGACCCCTTCCAAGAAATACAGGGAATTTTCTTTGGGTCCTTGAGTCGAGAGGCTAGCAATACCTCTTTGTGGGACTTCATCCGCTACCTAACGTTACCGACCAATCCTGAGCAGAGTGCCCCAGCTATTTTCGCTGGTTACGAAGGGGATCTTCTTCCTGAAGTCAGCCCAACTCCATGGACTCCTGTGGGGTACCATGGGGAGGAGTCCCTTTTGGGGGGCTCTCTCATCCTTGATTCTACCTCGGCGACTACTCAAGCAACTTCGGATGCGATTGGATTGGCTGGGGGAAGCTTTCGAGGATTCACAAGAGTCGAACCACTTCTCCCTGTGTCTTCTGATGTGGTACTGGACTGCAACGTCCAACTTCGGACGCTTACCCATGGCATTACTCCTAATGCCACGATGGTAGCTATCGATGATGGGAACAGGTTAGTTCAACTCTGTTTTTTCCCAATCACAGCCCAGCCTAAGAAGAGCTACCCAGGGCGTACGCTGCCCCAAGATGCAACCCCTCTTGCTTGGACCCCTCTTGGGAACGGGGCGATGGCTGGGATGGTTGGCCGTACGCTACGGATTACGGATGCCTTGGTGGGGAGTGGGTTAGTCTACTTCGTGGAGGACCTTGCTCTGTTGGCAAGCCCAGATAGGGTTATTGCACCTACCCTGGATTACTACGGGGAGTTTAAGCTGAAGGTAGTTTCGTACGTAAATGATGGCTCCCCGGTGGGGTTCTGCGGGGCAACCTTTGACCTGTTTGATGGCACTCGTTCCATTGGGTTGTTGCTTCGTGAAACTGGGGGTGTACGACAGGTTGCCTTCCATTCAGACGGCAACCTTTTGGGGGTAGGCTCGCAATACCCCTTCGAGTGGAACGACGGGCTTTCTCACATCTATCGGGTTGTAAAGAGTACAATTGGGGATCTTGTCTCTCTCTTCATTGATAACGTTTTGATCGGAACTTACCCCTATTCATCCTTCCTTGTAGATGTGGGGAATCCGACAATTTCGTTTGGCTCGGCGACAGGATCTAGTGTCACTTCCACGTCCACTGTGGATTGGTACTACGCCAACGTATGGAGGGCTCAGGCAGCAACGGCTCAGCGGTACGTCGGTATTTGGAAAGGGTACGACTCAACCTCCCTTGTAGGGTACTACCTGCCTCTGAAAGCCGAGGGGCAAGCAGCGGTAGCAGGCAACTCCCTCACGGATTTGACCACGGATTTCCTTGCGGCTGGGGTGGCTGTTGGGGATTTCTTGCTTGTTGATGTTGGGGCGGACAAGGGTACGTACACGATTGCTACGGTTGGAGCGACCACCCTTACCTTCCTAGAGTCTTTCCCTTTGGCCACTGGGTCGGTGAATTACCGCATTCCAATGCAGGTAGATTGGTCTGTGCCCCATAAGTACCGAATCATTCGAGACCCTGGGGGATCAGTGAGCCTCTTCCTAGATGCTGCCACAGCTCCGATTATCCGAATCGATTACAACGAAGTAGCTCTCCCCCCAAGTACTGTAGGGGTACCGTACCTCCTCCATAATGGCCTTCCTTCCGTGTCGTGGGGGGCGTTCGACCCTACGAATTTGAGCCAAACTGCTTGGGACTTCGTAAGGTACGGCATCACTCGCTCTCCGACTGAATTGCGGATCGTCCCCCATCACCAAGTTCTAAATCAACGAAATGTGATGGCTTCTCCTGAGCACCTATTCAACTTCGCTCCGCATGACCACACTCAGTTTTCGTCTGCTTCAACAGGCATCCCGTATCCGTGGCAGGATTTTGTTGACAACCCTGCCAATGTTGCCTTCACTCGACTCAATGAAGGAACGCCTCTAGTCCCTTCAACCCAGACGTATGAAGTTCGGAGACCTACCCCGGTTTTTGAGTTCACTTCGGGTCTAAATCGTCCAGAAGATGTGCTCAACAGTGACGGGGATTTTCTTCTGAATGATGGGTCACAACGTTCTCGAATCATCGTCCCTAACGATGTGTTGTACAATTGTCTTCAGGTTACAGAAGAACTGGTAGGGGAAGCAGAGCACATTGCTCCGTTCTCGGACGAGGGTAATCCCATAGCCTTGAAACGCCTCAATTGGACCAAAGAGGTTTGTGGGGTGTATAAGGCAGACACCTTGCCGGAGCTTGACCCTGGCTTCGGGACTTCTTGGGTTTTGGAGTCAGATAGCCCAGGGGATGTTGCAACAACGGCATTTGCGGGCATTCTGACGTATTCTGTGGGGGCTACCCCAGGGAATAACACTATCTACAGGAACCCGACGCCGCTCACGGACCCTGTTGGGCTCCAGACCCGAGTTGACTTTACGCTGAAAGTCTTGAATGATGCGAGTGTGGGACTCGGGGATTCGGGAATTCGCTTTGGGTTCAGCGCTCTTGGGCTTACTGCTGCCCTTGCATTTGTCACTGCGCCTTCTGGAGACCGTGAGGTGCGTTTGATCGACTTGCAAAGCAATGTCGTTCTTGGGGCAGTTCCTTTCGATTACCTCGACGGGGCGTTCCATGTGTACCGCCTCGAAAAGAACGTAACGGCGGCCACATTGGACCTGGTTATTGACCCCTGAGGCAAGGTTATGGCATTTTTTCAGGTTCTCGGGGCTCAAGCGATCAATCCGTTTACGGTTGTCGTCACTTTCTCAGAGGCGCCTGACCTTTCCATCCCTGCGACCACAAACCCTGCAAATTACGGGTTTACGGGGGGTCTTTCCGCTGTTCGGATTCTCGCTGGCCCCACTGCAAATTCCGTAAAGGTCGTCACTACTGGGCACTCGTATGCGCTGTACACCGTAACAGTGCAGGGAACGGTCCAAAGTGTCCTTGCCTCGACAATTGACCCTGGTGCGAATAGCGCGGGGTTCACAGGTTTCACGTCTTCTCCGAAATTTTCTGTCAGTGTTCAAAGTTCTACGGTACTGACCCTTCTGTTCAAACAGACTATGTTGGCTAATGGGGACCTTACCAACCCTGCCAGCTATACGCTTCAGGCAGTGAGTGGGGGTGCTCCGCTCGCCATTCTGTCTGTTACGAAGAACGTCCCAGCGAACCCAACTCACCTGACTCTCAAGTTGTCTGCCCCGCTTCCTTCGGGCATACCCTTGACGTTGAGTCTTTCGACTGGGGTAAGGACCTCTGACGGGCGATTGGTCCAACCCAACAATGCAGTCCTATTCTGGCAAAAGCGTCAGAATCGGGTCTCAGTCCCACTAGCTAAGTTCACAGGGGAAGTTCGAGCCCCTCGTGGGTTGAGATTGGACTTGCAAGAAACTCTTCAACTTGAGGAGTCTTTCGCATCTGTCCTTGACCCTATTTCGTTCTCAGACCCTCGATTCCCCGAGACATTCCCAGAGGTTTTAGCTCTTGTCGAGTACTTGACGGTTCAGGGTTCAGGCAGCCCTGCAAAACAGTATGGGGTTTCGATCTCCGAGACACTTCTAACGAATGTTCGTACCTCAACTACATCTCAGCCAGAAATCCGTTCGACCCGAACTATAGCTCTTGGGGAATCCCTGTTCTTCCAGGAAAGTCTGTCTATTCTACCCGAGCTTCCGAGTGGGTTAGCTCCAGAGATAGCCAAGCTTTTTGGGAAGCCTGATGGGCTGGTGTTCTTCTCCCCTTCGCTTAAGCCTGGGGGTGCTCCAACGTCGTCCCTCCAAGTGGATGACGTAAAAGCTTGTACGCAGGCGTACGATGTCTACCAGTTTCCTCAGCCTATTGACCCTAAACCTCTTTACACGCATGGGGGCGGGCTTACGGCTACCCCTGAGGTCACGACCCTTAACAATGGGGTCCTTTTCGTTGAGTTCTATCGACTTAAAGAGGCGAAACACAAGCTCCGAGATCGAAAGGATGAGAGTGTTCTCCCTCCTGTAGACGCGGGTGCGACTTTTACGTTCACAGAGCAAACGTACCCCCCTAATCGAGTCGCCCTTCTCAGTAATCCGGGCTGGAAGCTGTTTGATAACACCGCACCCCCTCCTTACAGGTTTGTCACCGCAGACAATCTCAATCCAATCCCAGTAGGTTCGGTCACTTACCGCAGACATTTTCAGAATCCTGCTGAAGTTCTACAGGTTACAGAGCAACTCTCAGTGATTCTTGCGACAAGTCTTGGGGTTGCGGACACGCTGATTCAAGCAGAAGACTTTGACCTTGTACCTGGGGAACAGGTTGTTCAAGTCAACCTTACTGAGGTTTTGGGGGTTTCGGAATCCTTGCTTACGAAGGTGGGAGTCAACCTCTCTGAGAGCTTGACCCTTTCGGAAGGGATCTCCGTGGCAGTGTGACGGTTGTTTTTATAGCTCTTCCCCCGTGAGTCCCCCTTACTGGAGAAGATGCACATGAGATTGAATGAGGTGCTTGGTCGTGTGACCGCTCAATTCTTCGGAGCCCTTCGTCCGTGGTATGAAGAGAAGGCCCAAGTTAGGATTCGAGGGGATGTATTTATGACCCTTCGGGATGGTGAGACCCAAGAGGTGCAAGACCATCGAGAAGTCCGAAACCTCATTGTGAAAGACGCCTCGATCCTTGTAGCTCGTCTGATGAAGAGTAACACGGAGCCTACCAAGGGTATCTTTGCTTTGGCGGTCGGGACTGGAGATGTAGGGTGGAACCCATTGGCTCCTCCAGCCCCTACCAATACCCAACGGGCGCTTTACAGTGAGTTGACTCGTAAAACGTTCTCGCAAACTCAATTCATTGACGCTTCTGGGGTCCCTACCGCAATTCCAACGAATGTGGTCGACTTTTCGACCATCTATACGGAATCTGAAGCTGTAGGGCCTTTGGTCGAAATGGGGCTTATTGGGGGCAACATTTCAACCAACTTGGCTGTTAAAAACCCAGTGTCTCCTCCCAATGGCCCCTACAATCCGGCTGTGGACCTGACGACTAAGGAGACAATGGTAAACTATCTTACGTTTCCAGTCATTTCAAAGCCTGCTACGTCTACGCTAGAGGTTGTTTGGAGGCTCTCCTTCTAAGGGGTTCCCTAACAATGATGGAGACTTCCTTGGCGCTATCAGCTATTAGGTGGGGACGGTCAGTGGCCTACGTGGGTTCTCCCGGGTGGGTGGGTAATCGTTCAATCTCGGAGATTCACTGATGGGTACGAAAAATTTCGGGGCAGCAGTCAGTGGCTACCTCGATCCTGATGGGAGAAGCTTCGAGAACCCGGTCTTTCAGGCGGGTAAGCCTGTTCTTGACAAGGAATTAAACCTTGCAGAGGACATTGCAAACACCTTTGGGCTCAGCTTAGCCAGAAGAGTCTATCCTTCTGGGTGGGTTACCAATGAGCATCTCAACAAGTCAGATCCACTTGCAACCCTCTTTGTTCCTTCCGTTACGGCAAATCTACTGGTTCTTGCGAACTCTCTGACAGCTCTTGTGAATGGCTGGCCAATTACGGTTGCCTATACAGGTAGCGCTACTCAGAACCAAGTGAGTCTGGGGGCAGGTCCAGTAGGTAATGGGGCTAAACGAACAGACCTCGTAGTCCTGGAAGTGTGGCGCAGGCTTATTTCCGCCTCCCCTAGCACAGACGGGAAGAGCGTAGGGGGTAGAATTTGGCGGAATGGGAACGTAAAGGTACAGGCAGCAGATGATGCCCTCCTGAACTTCAGCGATGATATTTTGGATGGTGTAGTTGGATCTGAAACCACTAAACGAGTCCAGATTCAGTACCGTCTCCGAGTCATTCAGGGGGTGGACTTGTTTGCTTACCCTCAAGGGGTTGATGACCCCGTGGTGTTCGCGAATTCCATCCCCACGGCTCCAGGAACCCCTGATGGGGTAGCGACAGCCTTCAATTATAGCAATCAGAGTAGCAACGGAGACCCTGGTCTTTGGCGTGCAGGGGACGGGAACCCAGCGAATGCTTTGGGGACCGTAGATGGCTACATGTATGCCATCCCATTGGTCGCAGTGTTTCGACGAAACACTTCGGCCTACGACCGAAACCTGAATCACAATGGGGGGGCTGTTAGCCCTGGTCCTAGTACACGTCCAGATGGGTATCTATCAGATATCTTTGTGCTAAGTGACGTGGCGGATCTTCGAGCGGCAACAAGCCCTAGTTGGGACTACCAGGAAGTTGGGGAGAAGAGCTTCACCAATCTCTTGGACAACATGTCGAAAACGGAGTGGGAGATTACCTCCCTGGGAGGGGGTGTTGCGGGACATACCCTCTTTTGGGCGGATGAGATTGGAGTTCTCCCTGGGGATAGTGTCATCACTGGGGATACTCCAGGAGCCGAATTCATCGGTCAGTTCGATTGTTCCCGTAGGTTTTTCTCTGACCGGGTGGTCTATGAGGTGCTTACTTACAAGGTAGCCCCAGGAGACCCTTCTGTTTCGACTGCTACCTGGCAGGCAGGGACCGTTGTTACAGTCAATCCTGCAACCTTGTCCCAATACCCTTTCCCGGGTGCAATTGGATGGATTAGCAGAGCCCCAACTGGAACTAGGATTGCGGATGTTTTGGGTGCTCGTGTTCAAGGGACAATCATTGGGGATGAGGGGCTTGATGTCGGAGTTCTGCAAGCAGCAACCTCAGGTACGGTGTTCCCCATAAACAACATCCAAGGGTTAGGGGCATACCCTCCAGGGAATGTTGTCTTGACTATGGGGACCCCACCTACAGGAGGGTTGGCGACCGAGCCAATCTACATTGACTTCTTGATTGCATACCCTGCTGGGCAAGGGCTCACACGAACCCCTACGAACACCTTTTCAGGGACATTCTCGATTAACAACCCTGTAGCTTTGCCCGCAGGTGCTCCAGAATCTTACAGTGCGATGCAGACGCAAGCACTCGATTTTGCACATCGTGAGGCACAGCTTCAGTACAAAACAAGTACAATTACGGTCACATTTGCGGCCGACTCGTTCGTCGCAGGGGCTACTAAGTACATGCTTCCTGAGCGTGTGCTGAACCTTGTTCAAGTACGAGTCAATGGGGCTCCTCTTCCTGGGGTTGGGGGGACCGTAAGTGCGAGTGGCCGTCTATTGACTCTGGTTGGGGGGTCTACGAATCCGGGCAACCTTGTAAGTGTAGACTATGAGGCGATTCGTCCTATGCCTCAATCCGGCGTCCAGATGACGTTGTACTATGAGGCTCGTGCTGCTCAGACAGTACGGTCTTCCCTACTTGGGCTAAGTCAGACGTTCATTCCACGTTGGATTTCACCTTACCTCTACACTCTGACTTCGGGATCGGGGTCTCAAGGGGAAAGCTACCCCTTCCCCTATGCTTACGTTCAAACTGGTGGAGTAAAGAAGGCAGTTGGCTCTTTTGCTGGGGAGCATGAGCTAGATGGGGCCCCCGAAATTTCGATTGCTGACTTCAATGCTTCGACAGGGTATCTCAGAGTGCCTGTTGTTCTTCCCTACACCCCAGCTCCGGATGCAGTGACGTTTAGTCGCGCCCTTGTAGATGCAGACATCGAGAACCGAACTTTCTTCCCGTCTGTCCCAGCGGGGTATAAGCCTAATGCGTTCGGTCAGAATCTTTCTGACGAGCGTATCCATAAGGTTATCCTGCCAATGGTCATGGAAGCTGCTGTGGACTCTACAATTGGCCGCAAAGGTTCCCTGTTCTTGTGTTTGCTAGTCCGATGGGCTGAGTTTGACGCAGAGAATAGCGTCAAGTTTCTTGCTGCTAGCAACACGACAGCAGCAAGCGTGTTCCGTTTGAACATGCTTAATCGGCGTGCGTGAGGGCAAGGCTGACTAACCTAAAGGTGCTGTGAGATGCCGTCGAACAAAGATCCATCCGTCGTTCAGCCTGGTCCTGGAAAGCTTGCTGCTGGTCAAGTACCGGCTAGTGCCCTAGCATTCCCTTTTGCGGGGGCTGGGGATTTAGCGGCTCACATTTCAGACCCAGTGGATGCCCACATGAGTGGGGCCATTGGGATCCCTGAGCTGAACCCCATTACAAGTCAGCCCATCTTGTCTTCTGCTGGAGGGCCTTACGATGGGGAGTCCGTGTTTGATGCCTTGGCACAGCTTGCCGACTTGCTTCCGGTTCGCCCAGACAAGATTGGCTTCAATGGGGTGGTACCCAATTCTGGGGTACCTAATTGGACTGCGGGTCTGACGTTTGGAGGGGGCGGGACTGCCATCCATGGAGGGTGGACAGACGGTGGGGGTACAGGCATTGTTACCAAGTACATTGCCCCAGTCGGTGAAATTGGAGTGCATGGTATTGGCGGCATGGTCTACCCTGCCGATCGAGGAGTCCTTGCGGTCTACGTCACTACCAACGCAGACTTCTTCAATGCAGCCCAGACTACATTGATTGGGGCGTTGTGGCTGGGGGTCAACCCACCCCCAGCGGGTATCCCTGGGGCAGCCTTCAATGAAGCAGTCCGTCCTGTGGGGCAAGCCAATTACACGGCAACTGGGGTAGGTTTGGATAAGATCAGCTTGACAGCTCGACTTCCCTACCTCGCGAATTACCCAGGAGGGGAGTACACCGCATTTACCGTGAACTTCTCTGCTTACCAACTCGCGAAGTACCTGTTCAACATTACTCTCGCGGCTGGGGATAATGATAGCTATCTGTTAGTGCACTGGAAGGAATCGTACGCCACAACGCTTGCGTCGATTCAACCTGCAAACCTAACCGCCCTTACGTTGGTTGCGAACAACTGCTATTCGGCGGTTCCCTCGAATCCTACTCAATACGAGGAGGTCAACCGGAAGAACATCTTCGTCGATTCGGATTCGGCGACAGGTGCAACTCCAGTATCCATTACAACGACCCCTGGTGGTAACCTGACTACGGGTAGGGTCTCTGGCATCGACTTCTACTCGTCTACAGCGCTCACGTTTAATATCTTGGCGACAGCAAACAACTTGTTTGCCAATGCTTATCGAACGAATGCCGTGGCCTCAGTTAGCGTCCCGGCAGGGTTTACCTCTGCAACAGACCCGGTTCAGGTTGATATGTCTGACTTTGGGGGGAGTCTGACAGGGTACCCGTTGTATGACGCGGGCACTCCCCACATTTTCAACAACGTGGGGCCAACCCCCTTCTCATTGGTGTCCCCTCCAGTTCCAGCTACCGTGGCTCGGTACTCTCATGCGACAGAGCCCATTAGTTTCGTAGCCCTTGCTAACCCAGTGTTTCCTTACGCAGCCGTTAGGTTGCTTTGGTACCCGACCTTTGGGGCTCCAGCAACGCAAACGGCTTCGGATCAGTACCTTTTCAATTCGATTGGGAACGCCAATAATTCTGGGACTTTGGAGCCTTTCAATTCGGAGCAGTATCGGTACGTCTCGAACTATGCCGCAGGTGTGGCTGCGGTCCCGATCATTCCTGCTGGGCCCAACATTTACGCTTCGGCTACCCAGTTGGTTTCCAACGACGGGAACCTCCAAGTTCATCAAGGGAGACTGATCTACCCCACCTACAACCATTCGGCAGCTCCTTGGCAGCCTCAGACGGTGGGTGGGGATTATGCAGCCGTCCTAGCTGGAGACGGTGCAAATCACTTGCGTCGGTACGTTCGAGCTTTCAATACTGGGATTGCTCGAAACACTGGGCAGTTGAGGATCACTGGATTGGCATTCTCAACTTTTGACGCAGGACTTAACCCCATTGACCCGGCTGAAATCACGGATCACCCTGGAGGGGCGATTGTTCAGATCAAAGTCCCAGGTGCAACAGGGTGGCTTGATCTTGGTCGAGCAGATGGTGTCCCGGACCTTACTAAAGCTCTTGACTTCCGTGGGTGTAGGACAGGGATTGCGGGGGATGTGTACTCTTTTGACACAGGAGCCTTCACTTCGGACAACGGAAGCGGAGCCTTCTTGTTGTTCGTTCGTGTGACGTTCATCAAGAATGGGGCTGGGCAACTGCTTAGCGTCCAAGAGATTGAATGGCTACCCCCGTGATGAGTCTGGGTCAGAACCCTTTTATGCTTTTCTCCTAGCGCAGGGAAACAATCTATGGCTGGTACGTACACTCCCACCGGCAACACCTACTCGAACTTGACCCGATTGGAGCTAGAGCAGCTCCGTAAATCGGACTTCACGGCGGGAGGTAAGGGTCTAACCATTGGTGATGCTGATGGCACCGTAGGTGCCGGATCAATCAATGCAGAGCCTTACTTCACTGGGCCTCTGCTTACTCTCAATGATGTCTACTCAGTAACCCTACCTGGTTTCCCAGCTAAGGGTTTGCTGGGAGGGGGCACCACTCCTATTGGGGTTACATCGCGAACCGTCAAGTGGTATGGCCCAACCTACATTGCAACTGGTACGACAGGGTTTGCTTCGGCACCTGCGGTTTGGACGGACGCCTCTGCAAATTTCGCGGGGAGTGGTGTTCTTGCTGGGGACATCCTCCTGATTAAGGAAACCCTTGGGGGTGATAGCAACAGTTTTGCTGTTGCTACCATCAATGCAGTTGCTCCGACGACACTTGGTTTGACTGGGATTAATAACCCTACCTGGGTCCCGACAACACAGCTTGATCCTACGATTGGTACAAATTTCCAGTACCTTATCGTTCGTCCAAACGTCACCCAGCTCTTCGCTGTTCCTGGGTCAGGTCCTCTCGGTCGAGAGCAGTCGTTTTTGATGGTTACCCCATCTTCGACGCTTCATGCAAACCCTGCCCCTACACTGAACCAGATCAACGCAGACCGCATTCGTAATCTGGCTTCTCCAGTTTTCAACAACGATTCTTCAGTAGACCGTGCGGATGCAGTCTTTGCTGCCCCTGCTCCTCGTACCCCTCTTAATACTGTTGGGTATCGTGTTGTGCTCTACAAGAGCAACAACACGGGTACTGGACCAGATTTGTCTCAACCGATTGCTTCGTCTGCCCCTGTAATCGACAACCTGATTCCGGCTGATGACCAGCGTGTGACAATTGACTACAAGGCAGGCATTGTCCGTCTTTCTTGTGCCCCCCGAGCGGGAGACGACATCAAGCCTGTTGGAGGTAACCAGGGAGTTAACCCCGTTACGGGTCGTCTTCAACTCTACGCAGTATTCTGGGGGGTAGACCAGACTTACACGGGAAAGTCGGCGGCTCATCTCTACAATGTTCGTAGTACAGATGCGGTAGCTAAAGACCCTGGAGTTGTTGTCTTTGACAACACGCATAATGGGTACTTTGTGGGATCGACGATCTCCCCGAACAACCTGTTCTTGAGGTCTCAGAGTGTAGTCGATGACCCCAATGACCCCAATGTGAAGGCTGACCTAGGGGTGATCCTAGCAGCAGGAACGGAGAAATTCCGAGGGTTCCGGTTTCGTCAAACCTACTCGAACATCCCAAGAATGGTTGTTCGTGAGCGTTTGGACCTGGTAGCTGACTCGTTCCGAGATGCGGCGGAAGTCGCAGTGGGGGACAAGTCTGCTTTCTCCGTTGGAGGAGGTACTGCTCCAGCTCAACTTCAGGGCGCGGACTATGCCCCACTCAACGCGACTAGCAAGGGTTTTCGTGCAGGGGACTATGCCCTCACGATGGCCCTTAAAGCAGCCGCTACAGAGGGTTACGGCACTGTTCACCTTCGTAAGGGCAAGCACCTAGTCTATCGCCCCCTCTATGTCCCCCCTGGGGTTACGGTAAAGGGAGAAGGCACCTCTACCCAGGTAGCCTCTCACTTCTCCCAAGCTTTGGGGGCATGGTCCCCAGTTTTCCGATTCGCGCCCAACACATCGTGGGGCGTCTATGACATGGACTGGAACGAGTATGACTCGTCCTGGAACCCTCAGACGATTTTCAATTGGGCTGGGCTTACTCGTCTAGAGGGCATGGATGTTGTCTGGAACCCAACTCGACGGGTTTGGGGTATTGTGCATGCCGACTTGTTGAACAACGAAATTTGGTTCAACGAGATCAAACCTGATGGGTCGCGTCTTATTGCGGGTTCTGGGTTTGCGGTAAAGAACAATGTCACCCCACTGTTCTCGAATACCTCCCCAAATTCCGCAGACCACACTCCAGCCCACTACCCTCGAATTGATTACCAGCAATTCCACGACGAATACGTGGTCACTTGGGTTCAGGAAGGTGGTGCGGGGCCAGCGGGCAACGCGAAGATCCAAATTGTTACGGCTACAGCAAATGCTGGGGTTGTAACCTATGCTCGAAAGTTTTCCCCTGCAATCGATGTGACGAGTGCTCTAGGGGTCACCTACACGGATCATCCTTCTGTTGCAGTAGATAACTCGCAAACGAACTCTGGGGCGTACTACAAGATTGGGTTCTCTTGTTCAGCGGGGGCTTCCACAACCGCTGCCAATCTGAGTTGGGCTCGTTGGGTTTTGCGATCTGACACGGGGGCGTCGATTCTTGCAGCTTCTACAGCGATCTCTGCCTACGGAGTAGTCTCGTCGACAGACGTCTCTTCTTCGGGGGAGTCTGGGATCTTCTTGTTTGCGTGCTCGCAACGGCACCACAAGTTGATTCACGGCACAGATGGGACGATGGCTGCTGGCCAGCTCACGGATGGCGTCATTTTGGACTTTGCGGCTCTAGGGGTGGAAGCCGGATCGAAGTTCCTGTACATGGCCGGGGGTATTGCTGGGGATCGGGGTCGAGATGGAATCGTTAGGTCCCTTCCGGCTGTAGGGACTCTATCTCTCCATGTGAATGACCGTGACCAAGGAGGAGGTTCCTGGGCAAACACTGCGGGTATTACCTCGTACTACATCGCACCCTTGTCTGCCTTGTATGTGGCTAGGTACGATAATACGGCCCACTCGACCCCGACCCTTTTGGCGGGATCGGTTGATACTACAGTAGACCAGTACAAGGTTGCCCAGAGAGAGCCAGACTTCGTTCGGCTTTCACGTGGGGATGGCAAGTGGATTGTAATCTATCAGTCGTTTGATACGACTGGATTTCTTGCGACTACAACTGTCCCGAACTGGGATGGAGCGATCAATTCCAACTTCCAAGACTACAATACAGCTACCTACAGCAAGCTTGGAGACCAGACCCCTCAGCGCTTGCACCTAGCAACCTGTTTTACGTTGGTTGGGGAGTACGGGCAGCCTCTTGGGGGGACTCTAGATAGCTTGGCGGTCGCGGGGAGCGACGACTTCTACTCACGGGCTGGGTGGCACGCAGGGACGGTTCAGACTTCTTTGGGGGGTCGTATTGTCCCAACCCCAAATAACAACGCAATCACTCAGTTTAATCCGCGTGGCGGATACTGGGAGATGGAAATCGCAGCTCGAAACTACTGCATCCCTTGGACGGAGACCTCTTCCCCTTCGCTCATCCCAGATGTTACCTGGTCAGGCAAGGATTGGACGATTGTTAGCCCTTCGGTTAATCGGATCAAGTCCAACACTGGAACCTATAAGTTGGCTGCGGGGCCAGTCCATTGTTTGGTTGACCCAACGATGGTATTTGGTACGGGGGCCAAGAACTCCATCACGGACGATGGGTCGTACCACCCGCCTACAATCGTAGCCCCTGGAGATTACCTCCACTTCCCTACACTTGCAGTGTACGTTCAGGTCACTGGGGTCAGTTCCGAACATGTGCTCATCCTTGCAAATGCTCCTGCGGGGGCTGTGGATGGGACCACCTATCAGTGGAGCCTAGTGCGAGCGGACTCCACAACAGGAGCAACTCAGGCAGGTATTAAGAACCCTGGGTTCCGGGTTAGCTCTCGTGGGGATGTTCTAGTATCTACGAACTTCTTCACGTTCGCGGATGAGTTGGCGGATAGCACGTCGATCTCAACACAGACCCTCCGGAGGCAGGAGACCCTTTACCGAAGGGGTTTGTTTGGGGACTACAACGTTCCTACTCTTTACAGTTTTGGGACGGAGTACGAATTCGGACCTCCCCTTCCGGTGAACACTTGGCAGGACGTTTTCCCAACCTCTCGATTGGAGTTGAATCTCTTCTATCGTGGGGTTGCAGTGGGTCGTCCTAAGGGGTTCAGTGAGTTACTTTCTCAAGAAACCCCTATGTGTGCTATCGCATGGGGTGAGAACCTTTACGGGTTTGCAGACCGCGTAGTGGCTGGAAGTACAGGCGCTCCTGGGAACTTCATCAACCAGACCATGTTCTACCGTCAGAGTTTTGGCCCTTGGGATGCAGGGGTGAAGGACCTGGCCATTCAAGGTCCAAAGGCAGGCCCAGGTAAGCTCCAGGTACTGTCCCATCAGCACGTGTACACAAAGCACGGGCTTGGAAGGTCGGGCGGGGCTTGTTTTGGTACAGATGGTTATCGGAATGTCTTTGCCTATCTTGGGTGGGACCGATTTGCCACTCAGTTCCACCCACTCCATGCGGACTCCTACCTCTTGGGGGTGAACTCGGTCTACACGAGTGCAGACTCTCGTGAGTCTTTGGTGATTCGAGAAGGGCGTGCCATTGGTCAAATCTCTTCGGATTTGAATCCAGCCGGGTCAGGTAACCGAAACTTCCATCGGCCTTGCCTATTGGAAAACCTCAATGGATCTGGAGCTAAGGTTCTATGGGATGGCCAGAACTTTGTGGCCTTCATGGGAACCATGTCTATTGTGGGGACCGTTGCGGGAGGGTCGGGGACTCGTTCGTTCCTAACCCCTGGGTTTAATCCTCGACTCCGTGGTATCGTTACCATGTACCGTCTCACGGGGGGTGAGCATACCCAGCACGTCCCAGAGCAATTCGCAGGTCAGCATGTAACTGACCCAAACAGCGCAGGCCCTGCATTTCGAGCAGGAGGGGCTCAAGCGGTAGCTTCCACAGTGTTCTCTTGTGGAGCTGCTGGTGATGCAGACCTTCGAGAGGCTCTCAAATTCGATGTGGCCTTCTCTGGGAAGAATTTCTGCGTTGTGTGGTCGATTGGCTACAATGCTTCTGACGATTCTGCCGTAGACGTTGTAACGGGAGGGTGTATGCTGGGGTACAGCATTTTCCCTTCAGCCGCAAATACGCCACCTTCAAACCTTGAGGGTGGGTTCTATGGGTATGGTGTACAATCCTATACCGTTGATGTCTTGACTTCGGTGGAGAGCTACGACTCCAAGTTTGCTCTGATTCATCCCCAAGTAATTTGGGATGGTCAGAGGTTTGTGATCGTGTTCAATCACTACGAAGACGACACCCTTTTGACGATTCGGTCGACCGTAAAGGCTTTGACGGTTCCAGAAGATGGTCCGTCGAATAACCTGGCCATCAAGTCTATTGGAGCCGACAACGTTTACACGGATAGCGGCGGGGTACTCGAAAAGAAGCTTGGGTTCGTGATCAACGGGGAGATCGACCTGTCTCAAACAGGTTCGATTGTGTATGGGTACAAGCCTCAACCCGGGGATATCTTGTGCATCAACCGAACCAGTGACCTTACAACTCCTGCTAGTGCTGTGGACATTGCAGGGTGGTATACCATCGTTGACTACAATCCAAAAACTCGTCGAGTTGCGGTTGGTCGAGACTTGACGGCTTTTGCCGGTAACACAGTTTACGGTGTGATCTTTGGAGGGGGTGCTGCGTCAGGGACAGCTTTTGGGGCTCCCTTCATGACGAATGCTGGGACAAGCTATACCTCTGGTGTAGATGCCCCCTCGATTGGGCCTTCAAGCTTTGCTGGTGCTCTAACACGGCAAGGAGACATGCTCTTCTCAGCGGAGGGCCCTAACGACCTTCAAGCTATCTGGGGACTCGTTTACGACCCTCAAGAGAACGTCTACGTAGTCATGTACCAGGACACGAAAAATCATGTGTACCTGGCAAAGTTTGGGCTCGCTAGCGAAATGAAGCTGAGCGAGCCGGTTAGACTTTTCATCTATCCCCCGTTGGTTGCTACTTTGGCTTTCAATGGCAACTCCTACTTTGTGGCGGGGGGATCTAAGGATCGGTTGGAGGTTTACGAATTCTCCAGAAATTTCAAGCCCTTGTATGACACTGCGGCAGTTGTGTCTCTCACTTCGTCAGGTATCCTGGGTAACGGCATTGGTCAGATGCCTGGTCCAGGTTATGGGGCTAATGGGGCTGGGCATACTGGAGCCTATGGGGAGGTTACAAACCTCAAGGCTCACTGGAACGCTCGCCTTGGACGTTGGGCTCTTGCCGTAAGCTGGATTACGGATACCACGACTTACGAGTACCCCTACGATAACCTGCCAGTTGTGCAGAAACGCCTTTCTGCTTCGGCTATTGCAGGGTATGCGGATCGTACAATCACCAATGCTCCTGCTGCCTACCACGGGCAACGTGAGATTTGGCTTTACGAGGGGGTTGTTGCAGATGCCATTGCTGGGGCGCAGACTTACACGGTCCCTGACAATTGGACTCTGGAGGACCTAGGTAAGGACTACACGGCTCTTGGGGTTTCCGCTTCTACTGATTGGCTACAAACCGTAGACACTACAGACCCCTTGTTGATCAAGCGAAGAAGAGTGCAGGTAGTGTCCCCCGGGGGCAATACGGCTCGTCTAAAGTACGATTACCCTATCTGGCGGACCCCTCAAGCATTCTATATTACAGCAGGTTCTGCCTACAAGGTTATTCGACCTGAAATCTATGCCATCTTCAACACGAAGGACCATCTGACAGGTCCTTCTACTCGAACGGTTTTCGAGCCAGATGGGCATGTGACCCGTAACCTTGATCTTGTAGCTAACAAGGTAGATGTCTATATCTACCCCCTGTATCGTGAGGATGTCTTCCTGTTGACCTTCTCTTCTGGGGCTTCTGCGGTCCATGTGAAGGACGCGGATGGAGTCACTCTTGAAGACGTGACTATTTCGGGTACAGTTGAGGTGTCTGAGGAGTACTTGAATATGACCCGTATGGTCCACAAAACCGGAGGGGTCGAGGTTGGAGAAGTTACGGGTAACCAGACTATTGGTAACCTGGTCAAGCGAATTCCACGTCCTAAGGTTGGGGTGCAGCTTTCAACCCCAGCGGGGAAGGTAGACACAATCACCTTCTCAAACGTCAAATCTTCGGCTTTGGTGCCTTACGGGTACACCTCGACTGGGGCAAATAGACTACTACGAGACAGTGCGAACCGGAGGAAGTGAGAAGAGCCCATGTCGACCCACTACCTTGTCAGCCTGTTCGACAATCAAATCAATGGGGTTATCGTGCCTTCAGCAGCACCCCCCATGTCTACCACTACGGGTAACTATGTCGTTCGAGTGCCCGATGATGTACCAGTCAAGAACCCAACCAATCTAGCAGACTTGCTGACTAAGAAATACGCTGGTATTCTTGGGACGCACGGGCTTTTCACTCAGATCGCCTATGATGATATGCTAGATTCCCTTGGGACTAACTTTGTACTTAGTCGTGGGATTACGGCAGGGGACAAAGGGGTCATTGGGATTTACCCTACCAATGCAGGCTGGATCCCTCTGTACCAAAGTACCCCTTTGGGGGTTGTTTGGGGAGGGGCTCCTCCTGGCCCTCCTCAAGCTCTTGTTACTTATGAGCTTTTTGAGTATGTAGACACGGATGACAAGAATCTCACTTACGTTCGCAAGTACCGGGAGGTTCCTGTTGACGTGGATGTTCTTGTTGAGGTAAGTTTCAATGGTGGGGCTACATTTGTCCCTACCACGGATAAGGCTCTCGTGTCGATTCCACTCGCCGCAAGAGGCGTTTCAATTGTGCTTCGGTTTACGCGGACAACCTCGATCGCCTCTAGGGGTCGGGTGCTAATTGGGTCTTGGGCGGTCCTTTTCTAAAAGGCACAGTGCCGGATTCTTTTGATACGTAAAGGGTTCAGTGATGGACAACTACGGCACTGGCGTTTCTCGTGTGCTTGACCCTAAGCAAACGGCGTTCATTGAAGTTATTTGGCAGCAAGGTAAGCCTCCCCTCGATGCGGAGCTGAACTTGCTTCAGCAGCTCCAGACTGATTGGAGACAACAGCTTATCCTTCGAGGAACCCCCTCTGGATTTCTCGGGAACGAAACAAACCCGTCGAAGGACTTTGTAACCAATCTGAACTGGTCGAACTGGTTCCAGTTTGGTCGTCAACGGTCGGGTGAGAAGCAGTCCATTATGTGGGCTGTAGTCAATGGTTGGCTCATTCCCGTGACAGGGACACGTACAGGGACACCTCCAGGGTCCCCCAACAATACGGATACCTGGAACAAGATTGCGCTTGATCCCCCTCCTTCCAACAGCGGTGACTTCCGCGCAGACTTTGTGTTCCTTGAGGTGTGGCAAGCCCGAGTACCCTCAAACCCTTCTGCACTCAACAAGCCTTCTACGTCTGCGGTTTACCGCTATGGGAACGTAGAAGGGGGCTATAGCTACCTCGCAGATGACCTCAAGGACCCTGCTATTGGGGTTGAGACTACCCAACGAGTACAGGTTCAGTACCGAATTCGAGTGGTAAAGGGCCTCATTGGTCTTGCTACATACCCAGATGGGTTCGATCCCTCTATCGTGAAAGCACGTGGTGCGGCTGCGGCAGACACAGCATACACCTTCACGAATATGCGAACGGAACTAGGGGATCCTGGCCTTTGGCGTGCAGGGGATGGTACGGCTAACTCCCTTGGGACCGTTGACGGGTACTGCTATGCTGTTCCGATCTCGGTTGTATTCCGACGGAATTCTGTAGCCTGGTCGGGGGACCCTTCGCAGAATCTTAACGGAGCTTTCAATCGCAATCCGACGGCTACCGATCGAACTGGAGTCAAGACGTTTTCGACTGTTCCGGCTCTAGCTTCTGCGTTGACCTCTGTAGCAACCTCGTTGTCTATCGTTTCTGCTTCTAACATCCCTCTTCCTACAAATCCTTCCACTCCGGTCCTCCTTCAGATCGGGGATGAGCTGCTGACGTACACAGCAATCACTGGGACGACTTTGACGGGTCTTGTTCGAGGGGTGAATGGGTCGGCGGCCGAGGCTCACCCAGCGGGTAGGACAATCAAGGTCCTTTCTGGGCGCCCAGATGGTCTGTTCTCAGACCAAATTGCTGCGACAGATGTGTTGGACCTACGGCACGTTGTGAGCCCCAATGGGTTTGACTACCACACGTTGTTGGAGTCTAACCTGGACAAGCTGCTCAGGGGTCAGCTCCGAGCTAACTGGAAGCGTTCGGGTGGTGGGCCCCAAGGTCCCTTCTTGTTCTATGAGGACAAAATTTCAGCAGCAGCAGCAGGTCTGGGGGTAACGAAGGTTGATGCCCCGGACAACATCCGGCTGATCTTTTCTGACTCCGCTGTCCAACAAAAAGTGGAAGTGCTCTGCACTCCATTCTCGGCACCTGTTGTAATCCCAGCTATTCAACCGGTGGGCACTGCCTGGTCTCTTGCAATTAATGCTCAGACCACTCGTCAACGCACTGGGAATCAGTGGGATACAGAGCTGGCAACGGGAGACGGTCTTGGGGACCGCATCAAGATTCCTGTTGCGCAGTTTAAGAGTACGGTGCCTGGGGCAGATGCTGACCAGATTCGTATCCTAAACGAGGTTCCTGCTTTCGGAGCTGCGGGGTCAACCGCAGGAGGTACAACGTTCACCGACACTTCTGTGAACTTCGCTACGGCAGGGGTTCTACCTGGAGACACGTTGGTCATTTTCCAGGGCGCAAACATGGGGTCCTACCCTGTTGTTAGCGTTGCAACTCAGTCGGTTACGATCTCTGGGGCTCTTACCGCAGGGGCTGGGATCACTTACGAAGTTCGACGGGGTATTGGGTCCATTCAAGTTCGCATTGATGGCTTTGATGACCCTCTTCCTCAACACCGCTTCCGGGTTACCCCTCTCAACCCTACTTCAAGTGATGACCTCGTTATTGAGTTTACTGGGGCTGGGGTACCTTTCCCGACCCCTAAGACTCTCTACATCACTACTCACATCCAGTATGGTGCAGGTCGAGGTCTTTCTCACCGTCCAGATTCTCTGCACAACATTTCTCTGGTGAACCCCAATGCGGATTTGCTTGTTCGTCAAAGCGGGGTGCCAGCTACAAACTTCCCCTTGAGTACAGGGTGGGCTCTACTTTGGAGCAAGTACCGCAACACTGTGTACAAGGGGATGCTACCTGTCACAGCCGCATCCTACGCAGACCTTGGGAACAAAACCGTTATCCTGACTCCCTTCCGTCGCGTATCCTACCCAGCTACCCCTATTGGCGTTCGTACCCAGGATGGGTCTAGTACCAACCGTTATTCTGCTGCGGTCAGTACCGGTACAGGTACGGGTTCCTCGAACGGCACCACCACGTTTACCGATGGGGGTGCAACGTTTGCTGCGAATGGGGTGGTTGCTGGGGATGTCCTCGAAATCAATTCTGGGCTTGCTGTAGGTAGGTACCGAGTTGTTTCTGCGGCAGTTACAACCCTCGTGGTGGACAGGGCAATCCCTACGGCAGCCGGGATTACCTACAGTGTCCACCACACGCAGGGCCTCATGCCCCTCAACAAGCGTAACGGGGTAACTGCTAAGTGGGCAACGACAGACCCATTGGGGCTCTTTTCTGGGTCTACCGACCCAGATGTGAACCGCAAAAACTTCTTCGTGAGCTTGCCTCGACACTTGGTCCCTGGATGGGGTGAGGTCCATGCTCCCGTTTTGGCTAGCAATGGGGCTATATTTCATCGCGGCGTGAACTTTATGCTTCAAGCCCGGGAGGGGTTGAACACAAACGTTACAGACGCCGACCATTGCCGACAGTACATCAACTACACGTCGAACGTTCCACTTTCGTACGCTTCGATGTCGACAGGGAACTTCTCTGGTCTCACCATTGTACCCGCAACCTACAACTCAACTTTTTCCTTTGGCGGAGTTACTCACGCTGGGGCTAAGTTTTTCACGGACCAGCGGGGGTTGGGTCGACAAGGTATCGAGTTGCCTCCTTTCTATGGGATTGCTCGACTTTGGGCGGTCTACGAAGCGAGCGACTACAAGGCAAATGGCTCGTCTGTCAACCCTTCAACCCGTGAGGCTATTGGGGCTGGTGCGGTAAACCTGCTTCGCACCAACTTTCAAGGGCCAGTTTTCTGGGTAGAGATTGATGATGATGGAGACTCTACATTCATTTTGAATGCAGAGGCTCTTGACCTCACCAAGTCCCCTGTCCCTATCCCAAGCTTTACCTCGAAGCACTATGTTGTTGAAGCTTCGGTCTTCGGCTTCGACCGAGACGCATTCGACACGTCTAAGCCATTCCGTCTAGTACTCTCCAGGGACCGTACAGCGGCGAATACTGGGGTTCGGGCAACCAACACAGATGCCGCTATTTTCGGCCCTGTGTCTGTTGTTCCGGGGCCAATGACAGCCTCGGATAATGCTCTGGTCAACTTTTCACGGACCCCCTATGGGGGTGACCCTTGGGGTAGTCAGACAAATTACGTAGACCATGGGTACAATCCAGGTTCTCTAACCACTTCGGTGGCCTACCAACTGGTATCCTCTACGCTAAACGAAGCTAGTTTGACTAGACCAAATCAGAAACCTCTAGAGGTCCTGGCTTCCATTGGATTTATCACAAGCCTTGGAACGGGTAGGTTCTCCGGGGATGTGGTGCCTCCAAATAGCTATGACTTCCGGAATGTCGGGTATGAGGACCTAACCGTATACCCTCCTGCCAGCGGAGTATCTCCTCGCCCCAAGGTTTTGATGGGTGCGCTTACCCCTCCAGCCATTCGTCGGTTTCAGGGTAGCTATGCGCTGGATGTAAACCCTGAGTATGTGGGTGCGACTGATCGACTTCCTCTGGGTGCCTTGTGGCGAGACAAGGACTTCCGTGGGGATCTCTTCGCCAACAGCAACCGGACAGCATTACTCTACACGAACTCTACAGGTGCTGGTAACTTCGGTTCGAGCATGGCGCGAACGAAGCTTCTGGAACAGGATGAGGTTCCTCTTCTACCAGCTAACGTAGCTTCGGGTCAGGCAGGGGATATCATCGTCCAGGTGGACGGTGAGCAAGGTAATTACGCTCTACTCACCAACTTCCGTACCTTCCGTGGTGGGTCTGCCTTTACTGGAGGTGGAGACCGTCCTGGCGGGGAGGTGGTTACGGTTCTAGATTCGCTCAATGAGGCAGGTCAAGTCCTTGTGGGACGTGCCTACCTTGTACGGAACAGCGTTACCTCGGTTGGGGCAAATGAGGCATCAGCAGGTGATGAGCTGATGCTTGCAGTCATCACCTCTAGATTGTATTCCGCCCCCGTTGAACCTCCTATTGCACAATCTGCTGTAGCAAGTATTGGGACCAACGGATCGTCAGAGGGGTACGCGGCAGCAGACTTGTATCGGATTGAGGGTCATCCCCTTGTGATGAACAACATCAAGTACACAGTTGACCCTTCCACCATCAACCTACCAAAGAAGACGACCTAAAATGGCTCGTGGTGTTCTTACCCTCTACGAAGTGCCCGCTGAGGTGCGTGCGAAAGGAGCGGCTCAAGCCCGTCAACAGCTCCACACGCTTTTATCTAACCCTCACTTGACTGAAGCTCAACGAGAAGACCTTCGTGCTCGTTTAGCTTGGGTTACGAAGTGGGAGACAGCTAATGTAGGGGATTTGCTACCTCCTCCTTCGTCCCCTCCTGAAGACTCTTTCACGACGGAACCTTCGCAAGAGGTTCCAAGCCCTACCCCAACTCATCATCAAGTTGAAGTCCTAGAGACCCTACAAGTCGACGAGGTTCCAAGCCCTACCCCAACTCATCATCAAGTTGAAGTCCTAGAGACCCTGCAAGTCGACGAGGCTTGAGCACGGAGCAGTAGTCATGGATAAGATTTTCGATTCTTTTGTGAATGCTCAAACCTTGATCCTGTGTCTTGCGATCTACCTGATGACGTTTGTCATCCGAAAAGTGGTCGAAGGGTTCTGGAAGGGGGCCAAAAGCAATCGTCTTTGGCGAGAAGTATGGTTGCCCATTGGGCCGGTGGCTAACGGAGCCTTCATTGGTGTAGTTGCCAAAACGTTTGTTTGGCCAGACTTTGTGGGCACCTCACTTGCTGGGCGCATCATGTACGGTGCGATTTGTGGAGTGTTCTCTGCTCTCGTTTACGGGCGTGTACGTTCTTTCGTTCAGAGTGCCCCCTCTAAGAAGAAGGGTGCCTCAGAACCTCCTTCTCCTTTGATGCCTTCGGATCCCCCTTCTCCTTTGATGCCTTCGGATCCCCCTTCCTCTGTAGATGAGAAGAACCCGGAGGGTTGAGCGTGAGTACAGAGCCATCCCAATCTTTCTGGGCGCGTACATGGGCTTCGGCCAAGACCGTGTTTAATTGGGTTGGCTCGAAGATTCTTGGCCCAGTCCTTGCGGTTCTCCTTGTCCTTGTGGCCGTTCTTCTAGTTTCAATGGGCTTTAAGGAACTCCAGATTGGAGGTCTCTTAGGTAAGCTCTTCGGGAAGAAGGATGAGGGGAAGCGAGTCCTTGACGTGGCCAATTCGGTCGACCCTGATCGTGTTGGTCCGGATGGGAAGCTGATCCAACCTGAGCAACCAGACTCTACGGGGCAAACCCAAGCCGTTGTCGTTCCCATTCAAGAGCCAGGTCTGTTTTCGGACCCTAAAAAAGTAATCTATGTCCCCCCTGGTGAAACGAAACCCATAGAGGTAGTGCTTCCTGACGGGGTAACCAACAAGGATGTGGCTCAAGTTGTGGTGGTCAAACCAGACGTAGTAGTCGTGACCGTGAAGGACAACTCCGGGATCGACGCGAAAAAGGTGGACGACTTGCTCAAGAAGTATGGGCCATGAGGCCATGAGGATTGAAGAAGGGGAAGTCCAATGCCCATAACACCGAAGAAGGCCAGTCTTGTCGATCAATTCATCGCTGCCAAGGTGAAGGATCGGTACACAATGGCCAAGGAAGCTGATGTGAATGACTATTCTAGCTCACTCCGCCTACTGAAGGCAGCGGATGCAGAGATTGCTAGTTTACTTACATTGACTCACAAGTATGAGTCTGCTGCCAAGAAGGCTTTTGACGACTTTGAGGAGGCTGCTACTGAGACCCTCCCTAGGGAGCTGGAAAAGATTGGGGTCCCCTCCAAAAACCTTCAGCGTTACTTTACTCAGATAGCCAATCTGCTCCAAACAGTAAAAAAGGGGCACCCTCTTCGAGCCTTCAGCTTCAAGAGTGAGTCTCCTGTCGCTAAGGTCCAAAAGGTCCTAGCAACCATTGGTAAGGCGATCTTGAAGGAAAGTGGGGCGGGGGCAGCAATAGTCAAGCCTGCTTTGGCCACTCACATATTCCAGAAGAGCATTTCTTCTCCCCTTGGACGCCTTAAGGACATTTGTGCTGATTGGTATGCAGCAGTCCTAGAGGCTTCGAGTATTATCGAGAAGAGCGTTACCAAGGGTTCCATTTCGGAGGAACCTCATCGGATTGGTTTCGGGGATGACGCTGAGTTCGACAGGTATGCTAAAGCTCAGCGGGAATTCGCTGCGGAGGCGAAAGACTTGTCTGACTTGCTCCGACACTGCGCTATTGGGTTGCCGTTGGCATCTTCTGGATTTGAGGATTGTGAGGATGTTGGTCTTTGTCTCAAGACAATGGCGAAAACGAGTTCGGATTTGATCCAGACTCACCTGGATTTCGGAAAGCGGTGGGGAGATTACCGAGCGAAGCTCCAGGATAGACAAGAGGGGCAATCGTCTCTATTCTAAGGGGACACTTATGCTTTTCCGGGCTCTCCTTGTTTCACTTCTTACATTTGTACCTCCTTCTTTGCCTGCCTATGCGTGCGAGGGGGGTGCTAAGTGTATCCCCCCTGAGGACCTGGAGGTTTTCGTCAAGCTTCTGAGGGAAAAGAAGTGCCTTCAGGATGAAAAGCCGGTCTACCAGATCGATCCTATCGTGATCACCACGGATGTGGATGGTCGTGTGTACTACTCAGGCGCTATGCCTAAACCGTACACAATCCAAATGCGGTGGTGTAACTATGATGTGCAGGCCCAGGGTATCTTAGATGTGCAAGTGGCTAAGCGAGTGCCCCCTGAGTGGGGGTTTCGCTTTCGCCTCAAATTTTACGGGGGCTTTCTCTTTACAGATGCCTTCGAGAAGTACAATGACAAGTATGACCCGAGCCGAGCTGTAGACGCGGGACTTCAAGCGGACTTCTTTCACTGGCGGTCTGTCAACTTCAACGTAGGGGCTGGATTTCGGTCCGCTCAGGTCAGTGTAGGGGTTGATCTGACCAAAAACTTTGGAGTGTTCGGAGGTTATGCCTTCTCTTTTTGGTCGCTTAGGCATAACCCTCAGGTGGGGCTGTACTTTTCTTTCTGGTAGAGGTTGAAGGATTGGGGGGTCGTTCGTTGAGTAGTCAGAGCTTAGTTAGGTTTTGGACGGGCAGGCCATCCGCCAACCCCTAACTTCTAGGTCTTGGGGTGGCTTCCAAGCACTAGAACCCTTGACTGGAGTAGCTACCAGTTGAGGACATCCGGGTGAGACCGGATAGTCCCGGGTATACCGCAGGGCCAGAAGGGTCCTGACGGGTGACCGGAAACAGACAAATGCTCCCGTGGCGGTGGGCCCAAAAGGGGCAGGATCGAGACCTGCCGGGAGCCTCTTTTTATGTATGCGCGACCCCGCTTTGGTGTATAGTTTCCCCCTCATGAGTGAGGATCGAGCCAAGCAAATCTACGAGCATCTTCTTAAGGTTCGGGCCTCGAAGACTCTAGAGTTGAAACCGACCCCGATGTTCCGCCAGGAGATCGTGGGCCTAGATGGGCAGCCTCAACCCTTCCGGCTTCGGTATTACCAGGCGCAGGGCATCTACCACCTGCTCCTAGTTAACCGGATGGTTCTTGGTGACGGCACCGGTTTGGGCAAGTGTGAGGTTCGGGGTACGATGATCCTTTCTTCGGAAGGGCTTGTGCCGATCGAGTCCTTTGCGCCGACATCCTTCGACACTGGCCGACCAGAAGAGGGCTTCTATGACCTTGATCGTGAGGTCTCCGTCTGGACAGGCCGACGAATGGCGCCGGTCTCTCGTTTCTACTGGAGTGGAAAGAAGCCGACGAACAAGCTCACGACTCGGAATGGTTACCAAATCGAGGGATCGCTTGTTCACCCCGTGCGTGTTCGTGATGAGCACGGAGAACACTGGAAAGAACTTAGCACCGTCCGGGAAGGGGACTTCCTCTGTGTGGATCGGTCTGAAGCCCCTTTCCCAGAGCGTGAACCTGCGATCACATTCGACACCTCAACGCTGGCTGCAAATGCGAGGGCGTACCAGTACCCAACGTCCTTGACCCCGGAGTTGGCGACACTCCTTGGTTACATCGTCGCGGAGGGCCACGCCCGGAAGTATGGGGTTACCGTCACCCAGTTTCGTGACTTGAACCCAGAGCCGCATGATGAAATCCGCAGGCTATTTCAAGGCGTCTTCGGGTGGGAAGGTAATTTCAACGACCTTGACCATGACACAGCAATCAAGGTGTCGAGTATCGGCATCCGGGAATTCCTTCGAGCCGTGGGGATTGGAGACGAGCTTTCGCGCGGTAAGTGTGTGCCGGAAGTCATATTCCGTGGGACTCGTGAGTCCATTCGTGGGTTCCTGTCGGCTCTCATTGAAGCGGAGGGGTCTGTCGCAGAGGGTGGGGTTGAGTTCTCGTCAGCTTCAGCAACCCTCGCCCGACAAGTACAACTTCTTCTGCTTCGCTTTGGGGTGGTCTCTGCACTGTCAGAGAAGCGTATCAAGGGCAACGACCACATTTACTGGCGTCTAACCTTCTTCAGCGACTCCGCACGCATCTTTCATGATCAGATCGGATTCCGATCTGATCGGAAGACAGAGGCCCTTCGGAATAGTTTTTCGACTACTTCCAATCCGAACAAGGATCTTATCCCTCATGCGGCGGGCCCCGTGGGTGCCCTCAAGGCTCGGATCTTGGAAGCCACCTCGCGTTCGGGGGCAAATGAGAACCGTAAGGGTTCAGGGATCAAGCAGTTCGGAGAGACTTTCCAGAGTACCTTGAAGCACATTTTGAATGGATATCGAAACCCGAGCTATGCGTGGCTTGGAAAGCTTCTAGAAGTTGCATATGCTGTTGGGGTTTCGGCGACGCCAGAATATGCAGCGGTTCTCGCTTTGACTGAACGTCGTTTTTTCTACGACCCAGTGGTGAAGGTCGAGCGAGGCGAAGCCGAGGTGATGGACATCGAGGTCGACGATCCCGAGCATTGCTACATTGCGAATGGGCTTCTTAGCCACAACACTCTCCAGGCCATTGGGGCACTCTGCTACCTCTGGGAGCGTGACCCCGAGATCAAGCCGATCGTTGTATGCCCCAAGAGCGCCATTAGGCAGTGGGCATCCGAGGTCGAGAAATTCACTCACGGGGTTCAGACCTTTGTGGTCTCAGGGTCCCAGGAACAGCGAAAGGCCACCTACAAAACTTGGGCGTCGGCCCCTTCTGGGCCTAACGACCCCAAGTCGATCCTGATCGTCAACTACCACCTTCTCGTCCGGGACTGGGACCATGGGATTGTCAAGCACGCCCCACCCGAAGGCGCCAAGCATGGCACTCAACCAGTCGCAGGTCGAGGGCTTCTAGACGAACTAACTTTTCGGCTTCCCAAGGTCGTTACCATCTTCGACGAGGCGACGGCCTTCAAGAACCCAAGCACGAAAACCCACCAGACGTGCCGGTTCCTCTCGGAGCGGTCGAAACGATGTTGGGGGCTCACGGCGACCCTCTTGAAAAACAGCCTCATCGAGGGGTTCGGCATCTACAAGGTCATCCGCCCCGAGACCTTCGGCTCCAAGACCGCCTTCCTGAACTCGTACTGCGTCACCGAGCTTCAGCGGGTGAAAGGTGGGGCCAAGGTGCCCATCATCGTCGGGTACCGGAACCTTTCCGACTTCCGGGCAACCATCGACAAGTTCTTCTATGGGCGGCCCAAGCACCTTGTGAGTGACGAGCTGCCAGCTCTTACCACAAGGGAGGTCCTTTGCGAGCTGACCCCAGCCGAGGATCGGAAGTACGCGGAAGCTCTCAACGGCATCCTGGAGGTTGGGAGTGGCGACCTGAAAGACTACCGTGAGACAAAAGAGCTAACGAGTCTTATCTACTGTCAGGAGGTCGTCGATTCGATAGCCCTTCTTGGATTTGACGAAGAAGGTCTTGAGGGCTCTTTTTCCGGCAAGAGCGCAAAAGAGCAGGCTCTTTTGGATTTGGTCTCGGAAGAATTCGCGGATGAAAAGGTTATCGTATACACTCGATTTGAGAAGCTCGTAACTAGACTGCAAAAGCTGCTAGCGGCGGAGCGTATCAAGAGCGTGCGCATCACGGGTAAGGAAAAAGACCACGAACGAAAGAAGAATCAGGACGCCTTCCAGAATCTCGAAAGCAATGTCAAGGTGGTATTCATCACGGACGCTGGATCAGAGGCTATTAACCTCCAAGCGGCAGTGGGGATGATCTTCTTTGATTCGCCATGGTCTTGGGGGCATTACGTTCAACTCATTGGGCGTATGATTCGGATTGGGTCGCCTCATCAAAATGTACTCGCTGTCCATCTTATTGCGGAGCGCCCAAACAAGGATAGCTCCAAACGAGAGACCATTGACCATAAGGTCATCAAGAAGCTTCGGAAGAAAAAGGGGCTCATTGACCAGGTTATCGGGGAAGCAGCCGTTGGGGCTCTCAAGTTTGAGCGGTCTGAAAGTGACCTTCGGGATCTCTTCACGTCCTTGCGCGAGGACGTGAAGAAGTAAGCCCCCGTAAGTCTTCGGTCTTCTTCTGAGGGGGTAGTAGTTAGTCTGGGTCGGGTTAGGCCCCCTGGTGTATATTGGTCTCTCCTACTATGCAGCAAGCAGAGAACCAACCTCCTTGCCCCAACTGCTCAAAGTGTGGTGGCTCTGGGTTCACCATGAAGGACGATACGACCCAGATAGAGTGTGAGAATCTCTTCTGGCGTCGAGTTGGACTCAAGCTTGGAGTGGAGATCGCAACGGCACGCCCGCTATCTGGCACGCCTCTTTTTGATTCCTCTGTAGATCCCCCTGTCGACAGAACTCAGCGAAATGTCTTTCTTCATGGGCATTGGGATGACCTCTTGGCACACCTCAAATGTGCCTTCATCCGTAAATACCACATGACAGGTAGGGTTGAGGCGTTTTCCTTTCAGATCGTCACGGATGAACGTCTGAAAAACGTATACCTGTCCAATGAAGCTTACTCCACAAAGCAGCGGAAGAAGAGAGATGAAGGGGAGACCTTCAACGCCCTTTCAGACCTCATCGGGAATTTTTACCAGCTAGTGGTCATTCGGCTTGGCTTTCTTGGATACAAGAATGTGGCTATGCCGGGGATCCTCAAGGAAGCTCTTCTCCTTCGCCAAGGGATGAACTTACCCGTATGGTTGGTGGAAGAACCTGAAAGCCCATTTGGGCCTGGGCATTTCTCGTGGAGTTTGGAGGTTAATGAGTACGTGGGTAGACGTTTTGAAAACCTAGACTTGACTCAACCCCGAGATTCTTCCTCTCAGCCCCAATACCGAGGGGTAGAAGGGGCTTCGCCTTTTCAGAATGAACCTGGAATGGCCCTAGATTCGGAAGAGATTCTCCCTTCTAAGCCTTCCCCTAAGCCTAAGTCTCCTCCCCCCTCTGAAGCTGAAGCTGTTGTGTTCGACAACGACCCAATCCTTATGGGCAATGGGAAGAAGAACTACAAGAAGGGTTCACGTCGAGGGGGTAGTGAATGAAGGGCCTTCTTCGTAGCGTAATCGACATCAATGATGGGATCTCTCAAGAGAACCTCATTGCCAACTTCCAAAAGCTCATGGCGTCCCGAATTGAGTGGGCGCAACCGGCTGACCAAAGGATCTACAATTACATCCTTGCTTACTTCCAGCAGCGGTTAGAAATCCCAGCCCGGCAGACTCTTGTAGATTACTTTGAGGCCAAACGGGATCAGGAGGTAATCGAGAGAATCAAGGACCTTGATGGGGTCCAAGCGTACCTACGGACGAATTACGCTCATCTTCTCTCAGTTACGATAGAGGAGCAGAACAAGGTCAAGGCTATTACTCTCCTAAAGGAAGCTCAGGAGATCATTGCCAGGGGTCTGGTTTTCGATAAGGAAAAGAAACAAGGGCTTCGGGACGGAATCCTCCACTTTACCCAACAAGCTCATAGGCTTATCACCCCAGAGCATAGCTCTCGTATTCAAGGTAACATCCGTGAAGATGGCCAAGAAGTCTGGGATTCCTATGCGGAGGCTAAAGCTAACAAGGGTCTTGCTTGGGGTAAGTTTTGCGGCCTTAACGAAATCGATAGGGTCGTCAGGGGCATCAAAAAAGGGGAGCTTTGGCTTCACGCAGCCTACACGGGCGAGCTGAAGACCACGTTCGCTCTCAACTGGGCTTACAACCTCGTCACACGCTACCGGTCGAATGTCTACTACGTCACCCTGGAGATGCCATACGAGCAGGTCCGGGCGATGATCTACGCCATGCATTCGTCGAACCCTCGTTTCCAAGTAATGGGGTTTCAAGCTCTTGACTATGAGAAAATCAAGTCAGGCACGCTTACTAAGGAAGAAGAGACCTTCTACCAGCTTGTTATCGACGACTTCGCCAACAACGACGAGTATGGGTCGTTTGATGTTTGGGGCCCAGATGATGATGTAACGACTGACGACATCAAAATGCAAGCTGAGCTGGCCCACCAGAAAAGTGAAGTGGACCTTTTGGTCATCGACCACGGTGGCCTAGTCGAGCCTCGACGCAAGAAGCGCTCGAAGGACTACGTGATCGAGTTGAACTCGGTCCTTCGCGATTCAAAGAAGATAGCTCTGCACTTCAACCGGGGGCAGAAGGTGCCTGTCCTTTTGCTTTTCCAGATCAACCGTGATGGGAAAGATGCTGCGGATAAAGCTGAAGGTCGGTATAAGCTCCGGGCCTTGTCCTACGCAAACGAGGCTGAACGTTCTGCGGATATGGTCACGACAACCTACTTGAATGATGAGCACAGAAACGCAGGGACTACCTTCTTTGACTGCTTGAAACGTCGAGACGGACCTAGGTTTGACCCCTTCATTGCTGGAGTTAACTGGACTTGCCGTCGCATTTACAACCGAGAACGGTTTACTGCGGATAGGGGGATGAGCCTTGATACAGAGCGGGATATCTCCAACACCATTTCGGGGATGTTCTCGATATGAGCATGTACCCACTCGCTTTGACCGGTTGGGATGATGACAACACCTCGAAATAGCTTCCGAGAAGCTCTTCAAGAAGCTCAACAAAATGAGGTCTACAAGGAATGGGTCCGACAAAGAGCTGACACGCTTCGGAGCCGAGTAACAGTTTACGATGTGCTTCGGCATTTTGGCGTCCCCTTGAAGTATGCAGGGGACTCGAATGAGGAGCAAATATCCTGCCCTTTCCATGGGCAGGATGCTTCTCCCTCAGCCCGAGTTTATCCGGAGAGTGCGCGCTCTGCGAGTCACGTTTGGTGTTTCGTGTGTCAGGAACGCTGGGACATCTTCTCGTTGTGGAAGAAGTTTCAAGCTCAAGACGATCTGCGTTTTACTCAGGTTCTCTTTGGACTAGAGAGGGCGTTTGGCATCCTCACGCCAGAGGCCCCAGAGATGAGTCGGGAGGTCAAGTCAAGAGGCCCGACCGAAGAGGAGCAGGAGGTGCTTCAGCTTCTAGAGGTTTGCGAGCGGCGTCTGCGCCAGGCTAAGCCCTTCTGTGAAATGGTAAGCTTTTTAAGGATGAGTCAAGTTCTTGACGCCTTGCATTACAAGGTCTCAACAAGAGACCTTGCACCAGCTACCGCTAAAGGGGTGTCCAAAGCCCTTCTTGACAAGATAGGAGAGAAAATTCGCAGTGCCTAGACAGCTCAAGCTTCGGACAAATGAGCTTGGGGATCTCAACCTGTTCTTGATTTACCAGTACGGGGATACCTGGGAGGAATCGTGGAAGGCAGCCCAGAACTTACCGCTTACCGCCCTTTTTACGGTAGTTACCAAAGAACTGATGACCCATGCTCTTGCAGGTTGGACAGCCCCTTTGGTGAAAGCGCTCGGAATCCCGCCTGAGGGCGCTATCCGAAAACTGTCTGTCCAGAATCAAACTTGTGAGCGTAAGGCCCTATGCCCCTTTTTCCAACGTAAGGAATGTCTTCCTACGTCCCCCAAGATGCCTTGGTGTTTCGAGCCAGGGGGGATTGAAGACCCTAATTCGAGGGGTCTTGCTGTAGAAGTTATTCGCTTATGGCGCTTAGGGACTCATATCATTGTGGTAGTTCAACCTCTAGAAGATGGAGCCTTACATGTCGGACCCATTCGCGAGTGATGACCTTGCTAGTTTCATGGCAGAGGTGCAGCAGCAACGAGATGTGCCTGACATCACGCTCCCTTGGATGAGGTACCATGAGTTTGAGCGAGTCCAAAGCATTGAGCAGCTTAACGAAATTGTAGATGCGGCCATCAAAGCTGGGCATTGTGCCTTGGACTTAGAAGGACATGGGTTAGACTCCCGCATCTACTACAAGAAGCTTGACGAGCTTCAAGCCCCCTACGAAATCTGGTGGGACGAAGCAAACCCGCCTGAGCGAGTCCCTCAGACGGTTCACAAGATCGTTGGGTATTGCCTTTCCTATGACGGGAAGAAGGGGTGGTATGCTCCCATCCGGCACACAGCAGAGGATTCTCCGAACCTCAATGTTGTCGAAGCTGGGAAGGCTATTACACGCCTTTGCCGTGCAGCCATCCCCGAGCTGACTGAGGAGGGGATGCAGACAGACCCTATTGCGAGTTCGTCTATCAAGAAACCTGGGATTAAGCTGTACTTCTGGAATGCCAAGTTTGACCAGGAATTCTTGTTCCCTGTCACTGGCATCGATTTCTGGCACCCTGACTCCTATGAGGATGGGATGCTCCTGTACTTTTGTCGGTACACCAACGACAAGAATGTAGGTCTCAAAGCTAAGTCCAAGAAGGAGTTGTTTATCAAAGACGCGCAAGGAGAGGCTATCAAGGAAAACAACGTCCCTATTCCGTACGAAATGATCGAGCTGAAGCAGTTGTTCATTCGAGGGCGAAAGATCGACTTTGCTAGCCTTCATCCCGATGAACCCGGGGTTCTTAAGTACGCTTGTTCTGATGCTATCTGCACATTTCTGCACTGTGTTCGACCCGAACTTGTGGCTATGACCAAGGACCCTCAATATGCGGGTACCTATCGGTTGGAGAAACAGGCGGCTCAAGCACTTCGCGCAATGGAACGCAATCGGGTCAAGCTAGACCTTCCTTACATTCGTTCCTTGTTCAAGGAAGCTCTAAAAGAGGCTAATCAATATCGTGAAGAGATTGTGGCTTTGGCAGCACTCCATGGGTACCCAGGGTTTGACCCTAACTCGACAATGCAGCTTTCAGCCTTCCTTTTCAAAGACCCAAATGGGCTCAACATTCATCCTAAGCCCGCGACCAATGAAGCATCCGGGCAGTACAAGACTGATGCAGATACCCTGGAGAAGCTCATCGAGGAGCACCCGGAGATCAACCCGATTCTCCTGAAGATCGTCAAGTACCGCCAAGTTGAGAAGGTCATCGGGACCTACCTCGAATCCATGGTGGCTAACTGCGACCACAATGACGAAGCTCGGGTGCAGTTCAAGCAGCACGGGGCTGCGACGGGCCGCATCTCGGCTCCTGCGGGCGACCCTGAGCACGGGTTCGGTGGCTTCCCGCCTCACGGGATCCCGAGCACCTACGACGACAAGAAGCCGAAGGTGGCAACCTCCCTCCGGCAGGCGTTCATCGCTCGCCCTGGGTTCACGATGGTGAAGGTCGACTTTGCGGGCGAAGAGCTTCGGATCGTCACCAACCTCTCCAAGGAGCCAGTCTGGGTCAAGGAGTTCTTGGAGGGTTCGGGCGACCTACACAGCATCACGGCCCGAGCCTTCTTCAACAAGCAGGACATCACCAAGCAGGAGCGCCAGCAGGGGAAGATCGCGAACTTCTCCCTCGTGTACGGTGGTGGGGTCCAGGCCATCATGCGAGCAACGGGCTGCAACCAGCATGAGGCAGCCCGAAGGAAGGCCAACTTCGACAAGACCCTTCCGACCTTCGCCAGTTGGGTGAAGAGCCAGAAAGCGCTCGTCCATAAGCACAAGGGCATCTTCACGCCATTTCGTCGTTGGATCGCTATCCCAGAGGTGGACTCCCTAGACAAGGCTCTTGTAGGGGCGGCTGAACGATGGTCTATCAACTATCCGATCCAAGGTGCGGGTGCCGACATCATGAAGATGGCGCTCGTCCTACTTCACAAGGAATTCCACAAGCTTGGGTGGTACGCCAAGGACCTCATCCGGATGCTTCTGACCGTCCACGACGAGATCGTGTTCGAGATCAAGCACGAGCTGGTACCGGAAGCCATGCCGGTCATCGAGCGGCTCATGACGGAGCCCGGGCGGATGGCTCGGTGGCAGGTTCCCCTCTTGGTCGAGCCCCTCATCGACTCCTCTTGGGACGCCAAGTACGACTACCACAAGATCCTCCACGGGGAGTTCAAGCCCCCGAAGGAAGGGGATAAGCCTCCGAAGGGGGTGGAAGTCCGAGTCGGAAACTACATCTTCCACAAGGTTCCCCCGTGGCTGGAGGGCATCGTCATCCCCGACTGGCAGCGAGAGGGTTGGGACCCAAACGCCAAGCAACAGCAGAAGCTTGGAAAGGCATCTTCGGAACCTTCCTCCAGCCCAACTCAGGCAGCCCCAGCCTCAGAAGCTTCAACTCAGGCTCAGGCAGCCCCAGCCTCAGAAGCTTCAAAGGCAGCCGCACCTTCAACTCAGGCAGCCTCAGTCTCACCTCAGGCAGCCCCACCGTCACCGACGCCTAAGCCTGACAAGAAGGAAGTTGAAACCTTTACATATGGGCTCTATCTTACAACAGAAGCTACTATTCGGCAGGTTGCAGCTATTTGCATCTCCCTTGTAGGGGTAGGAAAAGGTAAAGTGCTACATCTAGTAGACTCGAAAACAGGTGAGACCCTGATTGACCCGGCTATGGGCATCCAAGTAGACCCGGAAGAATTCGATCGTAAGATGCGAGAGGCCAACCTGTAGTTCGTTTATGGGCGAGTCTAGTAGATGTCGGTAGTACGTAAGGATTGTCTGAAGGAGTGTAACGAGCACAGTGTGCCGTTAGACCAATTCCAAGAGCAGTTTTGCTCTCATTGCGTTCAGCCTGAATGTACCCGTAGTCAGTACGGGACCTTCAAGTTTGATCGTCGTGTAGCTACTTGGAAGGAAAGGCTTTTCACTAAGGTCCCGCTTATGGACCCAAAGGACCCTAGGTTCCCTGAAATTTCAGGGAAGCAGTTCAAGATGATGGTGCCTACTTCTAGGTTACCAGAGGTAGGGAACTGGGTTGAACCCTCCTCACTTTCTTCTGAGGGTTTGCCTAAGGTAGGGGAAAAGACGACAGAGCCGTCTTTTGAACCTCTTCCTCCCGAACCTCCCCCCAAGGAGGAGCTTCTTCCTCCCGAACCTCCCCCCAAGGAGGAGGTTCGGGAGGGCCGACCTGGCAATGCTGGTAGTTACCATCGTGCGGCAACGCTCAATACTAGGGGGCAGAGCGGGAAAGTTCTACAAGGAGCCCCACCTCCTCAGGACCCTTGGAAAGAGCACCCCGCCCCTAAAATGAAGGCCCAGGGCGAGACAATCGTAAAACGAGGTGCTACAATCCGGCTTGGGGGTGGTGGGAACGGTGTAGAGTAGACCAACCCAACATCTTAGGGGCGTAGGAGAAGACAATGGAATTCAAGGTCACGATTAGTATGGATGGTAAAACGGTGGTAGAGGTGATCAATCGTAACGAGCACCTCTGCACGGACGTTTACAAGGTAACCAATCGCTTGGGGCGGCAAATTTCCGATGAGGAGTTGCCGGACTGTGCTTCTCCAACTGTCCACGAAATTTCCCGAACGTAGTCCGTTGCTCTCTGCTGCAACGAGAAAGAACATACATCATCATGTCTCACCGAGTTACTATCGAAACCCAAATGAAAGATGCTTCGGTCCTCAAGAAGACTCTGGAGGAATCTGGTATCGCGTTCTCGCAGAGCGGGGCCATCTTCAATCTCTCCTCTGGAGACTTCAAGGGGGCAAGCGTCAACGTGAGTACCGGAACCATCACGTCGGGTGACGTGGACTACTTCAAGGTGGATGCTTCCAAGTTGGGTCTTTTGCGACAGAAGTACGCAGAGACCCTGTACAAGGAGGAAGCGTTCAAAGAGGGGATCCTTGTCGAAAGCCGAACGGTGGAGAAAGACGGCTCAATCACCCTCATGTGCCGAATGGCTTAGCGCCATCTTCTAACTCCGGGTTCAAGCAGAAAGGCTCACGAAAGTGGGCCTTTCTGCTTTTAGGGGGCTTGCCCTTTTGTGCTTGCCCTCAAGTTTTTCATTCTCTCCGCTTGAGTTTTGGTGTAAGAGTTGTTGAAAGCTGTTTCCGAGAAACTATGAAGGGGCTGACATGTTGAGTCCAGAGTTTGTGAATCTCTTGCGTGCATATACGCGCGTGATCTACTACGTCACTCCTGAAGAGGATGTGTTCCTCCGCGATTTTCATGAGATGATGGTTAAGCACGAAGCTCGCACGTGGGTCTTTGTAGGGACCAATGGGCTTATGCCCATTGCAAAGCTACGGAATGACTGGTCTACTAGGGCGCATCATGTAGAATCGCCCAACAACATCCATGACGCACTCATTCGGATGTACCAGGATAGCTCGGTTGATGATGAGCTGTTCTACATCATTACGGATCCAGACCGGTGGTTGAAGGATGACCACGTTGTACGGAGAATTCTGAACATTGTCCACCAGCTCCATCAAGAGCCGACCAATGTCAAGTCGTTGATTTTCGTTGGTCCCCGTCTGGTGATTCCTGAGAAGCTTCAGCCCTACGTCAACGTGGTCCATGACCCTGGGATGACGAGTGTTGAAATTAACGAGCTGGTAGCTCGGGTTGCCACGCTACTGAAGACCCCTACCCCTAAGGGGGATGTGTCCAAGGATTACCGGGGGCTGAATCGTTACCAAGTCGAGGAAGCTACCTTTCTGTCGGTCGCCATGACTCGGAAGGAGAATAGGCGAGTCGATTTGGGAATCATCCAGAAGTACCGAAGGGGTCAACTCCAAAAGACAGGTTTGCTCCAGTACGTGAATCATGACGTTACCTTCGACCAAATTGGGGGTGCTGACCGATTCAAAACTTGGGCGAAGCAAACCGCAGCTTGTTGGACCCCTGAGGGTCAAGCTTTCGGCTTGTCTCCCCCCCGAGGTGTACTCCTCGTTGGGGTGTACGGCTGCGGTAAGTCGATCTGTGCCAAAGCTTTGGCGAAGGAATGGGACCTGCCGCTGGTCCAATTTGAGATGGGACGGTTGCGGTCGTCTGGGGTAGGGGATTCCGAAAACAACCTGTACCGAGCTTTGAGCCTCGTGGAAAGTGCGGCTCCTTGCATCATGTGGGTGGACGAAGCGGAGAAAAGTCTTTCTGGAGGTGAGTCCTCCGCACAATCTGATGCAGGCACCACCTCACGGTTGCTTGGGATCCTGTCCACCTGGGCTCAGGAATCAAAGGCCCCCGTCTGTATCGTCCTGACGGCTAACAGCCTGGATACCTTGCCAGTCGAAATGGTCAACCGGATGCCTCAAAGGTTCTTTTTCGATCTCCCGAACGAGGAGAACCGTATCGACATCCTCAAGATCCACGCCAAGAAGGCTGGGCAGGATGTGTCTTCCTTCAATCTCGTGGACTTGGCTGAAAAGGCTAAGAATCTGGTGGGGCGAGAGATTGAACAGGCAATCACTGAGGCTATGGTCAGGTCCTTCCATGCCAAGAAGAAAGGTTTGGATGAAACCTTGTTGGGGGAGGTACTGACTCGGAAGCCTCGCATCATTCGGACCATGACGGATGAGATTAATCGGGTTCTCGTCTGGGTTGGTTACGACCCGGATGCAGACGATGGTATTCGAGCCCATCTGGCATCGAGTAACCGAAGTGAGCAATTCCTTTCGATCACAGCAGGGTAAGGAAAATAAGGACAGAAAAGGCGCAAGGGGTTACTCTCCCCTTGCGCCTTTCGTCTTAGTGCAGGAGAGTCTTTCCTATGGAAGAACGCAGTCTTGTAAAGGTAGACCTAGAGATCCAATCAGACGCTCAACCTGAGCCTGGTCTTCTTCGGCTCGCTCGACACGTAGTTCAACGGAATCCTGATGTGTCGCAGCTTTTTGTAGCGGCTAAGCAGCAGTCACAGCCCACGTCTTGGCTACAGGAACAACTCCAGATAGAGTTGAACAAGATTTTCATCGGGGAAGAAGCGAACGTCCGAGAGGTATCTAGGTATCTATCGGATGAGTACTTCCAGATTGGAGATGGGATCCTCCTCATTTCGTCTGATACTGGACGGGCTATTGCCAAGTTGACAGATGAAGACTTCTATCAGCCTTCTCCAGTACCTCGTGAGGGGTCCTCGAAGATGGCTACGCCTGGGCTGCGGATTCGTCCAGAGCTTGAGGGGTTTATTGTCCAGTGGACCTTTGATCGGAGTAAGGAAAAGGAGAATGTAGAAGCGCTCCGTATGCGTAACTCTGCTCCAACTGTACTCCTGCAAGAGGAGGGGGATAATCGCCTACACTTTACGACCCTTGCTGGTCGACGGGCATTGGTCAATCAAGTCAGAGAAAGCCTTCCGAACCTATCGCTGACCACCAAAGCTTTCCCGTTCTTCGACTTCCTCTTTACCTGGGGGGTGCCGTCAGACACCTCGAAATTCGAGGCTGTCCCAATCCAGGTGTACTCTTCTTTCAGGGTCTCACTGCATGACCCTCTGACAAGGAATATTCAGCACTCTATCGAGAAAATGTTACTCTCTACGATTCCTGTGGGGTGGGTGCGACAGCTCCTAACCGAAATCTTGAGAGCTGCTTTGAAATCGGGTAGGGCTGTCACTTCTGGTACTTTTGATGAGTTTGTTCAAGGTCGAGACTTTGGGGTTTGGGTTGTCCCAACCAACCTGTACCTTGAACTTCAACGTCGAGGGTCCCCCACGTACATTGCGGCTCACGAAGCAGCAGAGGGGCATGCCCTGTATCTGTCTTACCGTGATGCGGTAGTTGGGCACCTAGCCAACTTGAAGTTTGATTGCTCTAGTCGGGAGCTGTTCGACAGGTGGACCCTTGACTCGAAAATGGAGGGTACCCTTTGGATCGACTGGTCAAAGATAGAGGTCTTTGCCCTAGAAGGGGTAATCCCAACTGGAATAAGCATCGAACCTAAACCCCTTTGAGGTCCCATGTTCTACTCGTTTGTGGTTCAATGTAAGGAAGAAATCGTAATCCCAGAGTACCTAGTCACTCTGGATCAAGGTGTAAACGTATTCAATGTAGTCGTGAAGGATCTTGATGGCTTTCTACGACAGCTTCAAGAGGCTGGGGTGATGGTCCAACAAGTCCACCGGCTTGAAGAGGAAGCGTTTCACCGGCTTGAAGAGGAAACGCCTGAATATAGGTTGCCCGATGGGACTTCGTAAGCGTAAGAATGACTTGATCATGGTGCTTCGGGCACATGAAGTTGCAAAAGTACTTACCCCTGCCCAAGTAGCTACCTTTAGGGATATGTACTCTCGTGCTCGTACCGAATCAGAGCAAGATGAAGTACGTAAGGTAGTACAGAATTTTGTGGATGATACAGGGGCTGATCGCTTTTCTAGGCTTCTCCGAAAGTCACGCCAAGATGAAGATGACGATGAGATTGTGATTCCGCCTCATGCCCGCCCCTAAGAAAGAAGAGCCTCGATGCCATCTAGAAAACGACTACTCCTCGATGTAGATGAGGTCCTTGCTGAGTTCCAAGTCTCAACTTTTCAAGTCGTCTATAGGCTATTCGGGAGAAAGCTGACTCCCCATGACTATGACACTTGGGACATTTTCTCCGCCTTCACGGCGGAAGAGAAGAGGGTCCTTTTCGAGGAGTTGGAGAAACCCGGCTTCTGTCAAAGTATTTCGCCTACCCCAGGGTCCCATGAGGCTGTCCGTGAGCTTCGGAAAATCGTAGATGTGTATCCCGTAACTTTCCCCTTCCATAGCCCGACTTGGGTCTATGAGCGTAACGTTTGGCTACAGGATCACTACGGATTTACGAAACAGGAGATCGTCTATACGGGGTCGAAGTTCCTAGTCACTGGGGACGCCCTCCTAGACGACAACCCAAGCCATGTGACTGCGTGGATGGGAGAGCATCCCCACGGGGTAGGGATGCTTTGGCATATCCCCAACACGCGAAATATGGGGTACGGAGACCTTCGGGTCCATACGTGGGAAGAGGTCCTTCGCAGGGTTGAGGCTTTGGTTTCGCGGGCGGTGTAGTCTGTCTCTCTAGTACCCCTGGAGTAACTCATGTTCAAAACTGGCAGCCCTAACCTCAACAAGCTTCTTCCGAACGGTGGGTTTCCTACGGGTGGGTTGTCTCTTATCACTTCAGACGAGCTTAAAGACGAAGACAATGATGTAAACCTATCCCTCTTGTTGTTGTCCGTCGCCAAATGTGCGGGTAGGAAACAAGTACACGTTCACTACCTTGATTGCTTGCGCCTATACGAAAAGAGTAGGGCAACCAAGGGTATCCCTAACCTCCAAATGTATTGGCCTGAGTCCCTTGATGATTGCTTGGACTTAGCACTTGCCGCTGTAGAAACTGTAGGAAATAGCGTAAACCTTGTGGTTCTTGATTCCCCTAATGCTCTACCCGCTAAGCGAGGTCGAATCGTTTCCCTCGTGGGGAAGGCTACTAACTGGTTAGCAAAGACCAAATCCTTGCTCAGTAGGTACCCTAAAACTGGGGTTGTCATTGGGCTGGGCCCCATTGGGGACTACAATCACCTCATTGAGAATGAGGCGATTGTAGCACTTTCGTTGAGTGCGGGGGGCCACATTAGAGTGCATAAGCCCAAACAAGGGGTGTGTCGTATCCTGGCAACAGAACGTGGTCTCAAGGACCTTTTGATTGAGCCAACTCCCATTGCCCGAAGTCGGTATGACCTGATTTAGGTCCTAATGACTGTCCTAATGACTGCCCTACCCTTCAGTATGACTTGGGGTCCGGTCCTGCTTACGACCGTCATGTTGGAAAAGGCAACTAAGGATGCTTTAAGTCTAGAAGGGTGTGTCATTGTTATTGGCTGTACTAGAGCCCACTCTAACGAGTTAGGTCACCAACTTACAGCTAAGTTACTTGAGGTTCCTGGTACTCAAATACTCAGTCGAGGGTGCAGTGGGGGAGATATTCTTTTTAACTCAGCCAGTAAGAAGGAAGGAGAGATTTGGGTTGTCACTGACTACTCCACCTTCTTTGGGAAAGAAGAGACTTGGGTTACCTCTGAGTACCTTCAGAAAAAAGTCCGAGGGCGAAAGCTAGCCTCGCTATTCCTTCTTAGCGGTTCGTCTGGGTGGAGGAGAGGGTGTCCTCAACCCCCTCCCAAAACACGGTATGAGCTTCTCTTAGGCACCTAGACGGAGGGGTCGGAAAGTTGAAGTCAAAACCTAGGGTCATTGTAGCAACCAGTTCAACTGGGCTCATTGGGATTAATGGTCGACTTCCTTGGGTTAAGCCTGCGGATCTCAAACGTTTTAAGCGGGTTACGATGGGAGGGGTACTCATTGTAGGTCGTACTACTTGGGAGTCCATTGGGCGGCCTCTTCCTGGGCGTAAGACCTTTGTTCTGACTCGATCCGAAACCAAGTGGGAAGGGGTAGAGGTCTTTCGGACTTTACCTGAAGCAATCGAAGCTGCCGGAGAGGGTACCCCTGTTTGGATTGCGGGGGGGACTTCGGTCTATGCTGAGGGGCTCTCCTTTTGCGATGAGTTGGACATCACCGTGGTGAGAGACCCCAAAGTTCCTATCTGGGGTCGAAGCCTTGCTACAATCGATTGGTACCAGAATGGACAAGTCGCCGGATTCACGCTTCGCCACGAGGAAGTGAATCCGGAGGACCCTACTCTCACCCACCAGACTTTCACACGAGACCAATGATTCGCTTTGCTATCCAAGCTTGTGACGAGGAAGTTGAGTTTCATCTTGCTGATGTGGTCCTTCAAGCTTCTTCGCAACTTAAGCTGAAGTTCAAGCACCTAGGGGTGGTGGACTGGATCACCATAGGGACCTCTAAATTTCTAGTGTTTCAGTCTGATATGACCCAGGCTGATCAGCTCTTGGACCTCATCTTTCAAAACGGCCGAGCTGTTGTAAGAAGGACCTTAACGGGGTTTCAAGTTCGGATGCTGAATAACCGAACAGGCTCTGTACCGACGTATGTGATGCAAAACACACGTAAAACAGGGCAGTTCTTTCGAGGCACCTTAGACCCCCATTGGGAGCGTCAGTTCAAGAGGAACTGAGAAGGTTCCTATACGTCTACCTTGGGTAGACGAGGGACCTCTTCTCATGTTCTTGATGTTGGCAGCTAGTAAGACGGCAGGGAAACGAAAAGTCCCTATCGATGCGTCTCTAGATGAGGTGGTTGAGATCGACGAAGGTCTTAGGGATCTGGAGTCGGCCGCCGCTTTGGCACGTCAAGGACGTGCTAGTCCGTACTGGCCTAAGATTCGGGAACGACTACTTCAGTACTCCTCTTCGGATAATGTAGATGAAGCAATCCGAGAGTGGGCAGATGAAGGTAACCCTTTTGTCTCGCATGGTACATGTGAGCTATGTGACAAGAACCCAATCAAATTCCACTTCCCCATTAAGAACCGGGTAACAGGAAAGTCTCTGGTCGTTGGGAGTGAGTGTGTGCTCAACTATCTGCTGATCAATGGGTATGAGTCCATTGAAGCACTCCGTAAGCGGCTTGTGGCTCAACGCAACATCTTGAAGAAGCAGGAGAAGGGGGAAGCTTCTCTTGACCAGGTTAGCGCTGTGAATGAAGCTTTCTCGACAGAGAAAGAAATTCGCGACCGTATCGGCGTAGTAGCTGGCGCAGGGCAGGATTTCAACGTCCGGGAGTACTACCAGACTCTCTGGGAGGTGATCTCCATTGGCAATGCCTTGAAGATCACTTCTTCAGCATTTGAGTCAGCTCGGGAAGCCCATCGAGCTTGTCGATCGTTGATGAAGTTCATGGAGTCTACCCGGAAGCGTCAGAAAGGTTTCCAAGGGTTTGGGTTGGCAAGCCTTGTTTCGACGGTCATGAGGCAACGAGAGCCTACCGGACGTCTTACCTCGCTTGTAACTTTACGCCGACATCTGAACACACTCTTTCAGTCAGGGTTACCTGCGGATGTCATCTCTCGGGCTTGGGGGGCCATCCGAGACAGCAAGGAGGACCTCCTGGAGGAGGTCACGAAGAAGTGCGATCTGGGTAAGGCCAACCTCTTGGCTAGGTATAAGTCTGAGCTAAGCTTGGCTAAGCCTTACAGTCATCTCAACTTCATTCTGACTCAGGGTCTAATTGCTCAGCGTAGAGAGTTTGACGCTCAGGTAGCCAAAATTGAAAGAGCCCTACAATCGGAGGACTTTCTCGACCAGTTGAAGAATGACCGGGAGGGCTCTGGGGTTGCGAAGCTTCTCAACCTTACCTTCTACCCAGATTTGGGGAACTCCGATGGATCGTTGGAAGCAGCCGCTTACAACATTGGTCGTTTTCTCAGCCTCATCAGTGGGGGCTACACGGGTAGCGTAACCAAGGCAGTGGTGGAAGCGTTCCAAGCGGATCGGATTCGAGATTTGCCTGGGATTCGAGTTGCCCTTTTGCGAGCCGCAGACGATGGGATCGTAGATGCAGACATACTGGGAGAACGAACCCTCGTTGAGTTTGAAAAGCTAGTTCGAGCTAAAGACCCAAGAGTCGTTGACTTGCTCTATGCGGAAGTCGATGACTTTAAGGCTCTAGCTAAGGCGGTAGGCACTTACAAAGTGTACGAGGTCATGAGTGATGACTTCGGGTTTGATGTGTCGAAGGCTTACAAACTCTACTCCAAGGACAATGACTTCGAGTACAACTTCTGTTTGGACATTCTCGCTCGATGGAAGCAAAACCGGGGCAGTTTCTCTCTATCCCCAGCCCAGATGGAGAACTTCAAACGACAGTTGGTGATGAAGGGTCGAATTGGAGAGGTGCCCAATTCGATGTGGGATGCACTTAGGAGTGAGCTTACGGCTCACTTTAAGGGTTGAGTAGATGAAGCTAGCTGCTGTCCAATTCGCCCCGGGCTTCAAAGAGATTGCTCGGAATACTAGCCGAATAGTTGAGCTTGCAACAAGAGCTGCAATGCAAGGGGCAAAATTGATTGTCTTCCCTGAATTGGCCACTACAGGCTATTCGTTCATGGGTCCAGAGGAGGCAGCCCCATTTGCAGAGACCATTGGGGACTTTTCCAAGGGGAGTCAATACTCTTTGCTCAGAGTCGCCGAGACCTTCAACGTAGCCATTGTGTGGGGCTTGGTCGGGAAGTCTGGGAACGGGTCACTTTACAACACTCAGATGTACGTAGATCCGAATGGTAGGTATGAGTCCTACTTCAAGATCAATCTATGGGGCAATGACTTTCTCTGGGCTTCAGAGGGAAGGGCTAACCCGCCAATCGTGCATTGTGAAGTAACCAAGAAAAAGGTGGGGTTGCTCATTTGTCGAGACGTTCGGGACAAAGCAAGCGACGACTGGAAAAACTTCTACTCTCCAGGGGATGCAGATATTGTAGCCTTCTCCTCCAATTGGGGGGATGGTGGTTTCCCGGCAGTTTCTTGGGTGGACTTTGCTAAAGAGAACCGTACGGTTCTCGTCGTAGCTAACCGCTACGGTCAAGAAACTTGTAATAACTTTGGCGAGGGTGGCGTGTGTGTCATTGAGCCCAAGGGTAAAGTCCATTGCCAAGGGCTTCAGTGGAATCAAGATTGCATTGTGTATGCGGAGACACCATGAGTAACCTTGTTCAGCGAGTTGTATCAAGATTTTCAAGAAGGTTGGCTGCTGCCTCCCCTCATGTGTGTTGGTACCGAGTAACCAAGTATAAGGGGGGTAATCGCTCAGTACTTGTATCGGTAGTAGCGGCTTGGAAGCCTACTTCTGACATCCCTATCAGAAAAGAGACCCACAACAATTGGCTATCAGTGGAGTACTATGATGTCCCTGACGAGTTTTTCCAGCAGGTTGAGCGGGATTGCCGTCAGATTTCTGCGAAGGCCAAAGCACTCGTGGAGGGGCTAGGGCTCAAGCTGCGGGAAAATCGGATGGAACCTCTCAAGAAGTGGGTAGAGAAATCTGTGAATTCCCTTACAGGTGACTATGTGAACTTCTTCTGGTTGTCCGTTGAGGTCCCATTTGGGGCAGGTCAGAAGCAGAAGATCGAGGCTGTCACGTCAGCATTCGCAGAGCTGTCATCAGGTTTCTCTAATGTGATGCAAATTGAGCTAGAGAAGTGATATGGTGCCGCTCAAGGACCTAACGTTAGCGAAACGGGTAGCCTTCTTCTATCAAGATCGAATGGCTCGTCGGATCGCGGCTAGATTCTTGTTCTCAGCAAGTTTGTTGGACGGTCTGGTTCACCGGATGGATTCCTTGTTTGCGAACTATACGAACAAGGGAGCGGCTGAAGCAGCTAAGTGGTTCGAGGCGAATTTCCGTTTTGACATGTCCAAAACACCGCAAGGGCAGAAGGACCTCAAAAACAAGGCAGCCAAGTTCCATTGGTTTTTGCGGTCAGCGGCAGGTCTTGAGGCGTATGGTAAGGATGACCCAAACAATGAAGAGGGTTGGTCCCGAGCAGGCAAGGAAGCAGCTCGTATTTGGGAGCACGAGATCAAACCCTTGGTTGGGGATCTCGTAAGATACTTTACCGACGAAGGGGGTAAAATCGTCCCCAAGGAAGTGAAGGTTGGGGGAAACACCTACCTCAACCTCGTCGGGTTCGACCAGAAGAAGCTGGGGCACTACGTTACGACGCTGGAGAGCCTCTGGGACGACCTGAAGGGTTGGCGCCGGAAAGCCCTTTCGGGGGGCCTCAAGGTCGTCTTGGCGAGCCCCAAGGAGTTTCATGGTACCGTGGGGGGCAAGTACAAGTCGTCGGAAGACCTCCTTCTCGTTCGTGCAACCCCCCATGTTCTTAAACGAACGCAAGGTACCTACGGCGCCCTTGATTACATCCTCATCCATGAGCTAGGGCATCGCTACGAACGAAAGCAGAATCTTCCCGAGGACTTCGACAAATCCTACTGGTGGACCAGTACGTACAGCCGTAAAGAAGGGGAGAGCTTTGCAGAGCTGTTCGCTCTCGGGCACTTCAAGATCAAGGGGCAAGGCGCTGAAGCGACACAGGACCGTTTCGAGAAGCTCATGGCTGGACACGACAACATACCTCGGCCCGAATTGCCGGAGCATCTGCAAAAAGTCGTCCAATCAAAAGCTGGGGTGGTGTAGTTGTAGAGTATGAGCGTTCCCATCTGCTGCGGTTTTTGTAAGCGTCCTCGAAACGAGGTGAAGAACCTCATTGCGGCAAACCCCGATGATGGGCCTTTCATCTGTAACCGGTGCATCGAGACGGCTTTTAAGGAGCTAGAAGCTGGCGCTAAGCGAGTAGAAGGGCTTGGGCAGAAAAAGGAAGAGCCCCAACTCCGTGCTCCGAAAGAAATCAAGGCGTACCTCGATGATTTCGTGATCGGTCAGGACAAGGCCAAGCGAGCGATTGCGACAGCGGTTTACAATCACTTCAAGCGCCGAAAGTTGAAGGACGCAAAGCCGGAGATCGAAGTCAACGGCAAGAGAGAAGAGGTGGAGGTAGACAAGGCGAACATCCTTCTCCTTGGTCCCTCAGGTTGTCATCGTAAAGGCCAGCTTGTCCTGATGTACGATGGTACCTTCAAGGCTGTTGAAGATATCCAGATCGGCGACCTTCTCATGGGGCCGGACAGTACGCCCCGATCGGTGCTGGAGCTGCACCGGGGCGTGGAGAACATGGTCGAGGTCATCCCATTCAAAGGAGAACCGTGGGTGGTTAACGAGGGGCACATTCTCACGATTGTCCGGACAGCCTACAACGGGGGTTCCGGGTACCGCTCCGTCAACGAAGTTAAGGATGTGGCTTTGCGTGAATACCTTGCTTGGTCCCGTACGCAGAAGGCTTGCCACAAGCTCTTCCGTGTTCCGGTAGACTTCAAGCCTATCGGGCCATTGCCGCTCGATCCGTACTTCCTTGGAGTGCTCCTCGGGGACGGCTCTCTTGCCGTATCTCCTCGTGTGACGACGGAAGACCCTGAGATTCTTCGTGAGTTGGAAGACCAGGCAAGTCGATTTGAACTTCAAGTGGTGAAGTACCAATACGACGCAAACAAGTGCCCTTCCTACGCCCTCACCTCTGGTAAGCGTGGCGGGAGTGCAGGCGAGGATCGGGTGAACCCCATTGCGATGCGCCTGGCTCAGCTCGACTTGCTCAATGTGGTCGGAGAGGAGAAGTTCATCCCCCACGTCTACAAAACAGCCTCACGCGAACACCGTTTGGCGATTATGGCAGGGCTCCTCGATACAGACGGGTCCTTAGATGAGGCGGGGGTGGGTTTCGACTTCGTGAACAAGTCAAAGCAGCTCGTTGAAGACCTGGCCTTTATCGCACGTAGTCTTGGTTTCGCTGCGTATCCCCAAGCATGCAAGAAAGGGTGCCAGACCGGCGCCGAGGGCATGTACTACCGGATGTTCATCTCGGGTGACGTATCGAAGATCCCAGTACGCATTCCTCGAAAGAAGGCTCCTGTCCGGGAATCTTCTAAGGATGTTCTTCGGACGGGATTTAAGACTCGCCCACTGCCCCCCGAGGAGTATTTTGGATTCGTTCTCGACAGGGATCATCGTTACCTACTCGATGACTTTACGGTGACCCACAACACAGGTAAGACCCACATTGCCCGTACGATCGCTCGCTTGCTGAATGTGCCCTTTTTCATCGGGGATGCAACTCGATTGACTCAGGCAGGGTACGTAGGGGATGACGTAGAAACCCTTCTTCAAGGTCTTGTGCAAAACGCAGGGGGGGACGTGGAGCGCGCCCAATGGGGCATCGTGTTCCTCGATGAGGTAGACAAGATCGCTCGCTCAGGGGGTCGCGATCGGGCAGGGTACCGAGACGTGACAGGTGAGGGAGTCCAACAGTCTCTCCTAAAGCTCCTCGAAGGTTCGAGGGTCAATGTCCCACGGGCCGGTAAGGCTGGGATGATGACTGCTTACGATGCAGTGGACACCACAAACATCCTCTTTATCTGCGCTGGTTCTTTCGCTGGGATTGAGCCAATCGTAGAAAAGCGAGTCAACAGCAAGGCTTCTCTTGGTTTCGGCTCGGCCTCTAGGGAGAAGTTCGACCCTACACAGACGTACTTGTCAGTGACCCCAGATGACTTGTTGAACTTCGGGATCATTCCTGAAATGCTTGGGCGCCTTCAAGTGGTTACCACTACGGTGGAGTTGGGGGAGGATGACCTGGTACGTGTGCTTCTTGAGCCTCGAAACAGCATTGTCAAGCAATTTCAAGCGCTTTTCCAGCAGGATGGGATCTCTTTGGATTTTGAACCCGATGCGCTCCGAGCCGTAGCCAGGGCAGCGAAGAAACGGAACACAGGAGCTAGGGCTCTACGGTCCATTGTAGAGGCAGCCCTGGAACAGCTCATGTTCGAGTTACCAGGAGACAAGCGAGTCCGACGAGTGTTGGTAACAGAGCAGACCATCGATACTGGAGTGGCTGTTTTGACCATGGCGGAGGAAGCTGAACATAGCCAAGAGGCATGATGATCTGTTGATGATGAAGGTCCTGTGATGGACCTTCATCTTATCCGGAATATCATTGCTAGGTTTAGGATCTCCAAGTCTATGGGAGATCCTAAGGAATTGGTACACGAGTATGAGCAAATGCTCAACAAGTTTACCCTTCCGGAAGACCAGGTAGCTTCGGCCAAAGCTGTGATGCAAAGGCTGATTTCCAATGGGCTGGGACAAGCGCAAGGTATCACCGACCCAGGGTTTGATGCTGCTCACACTACATCCCTGCTAGCTAGTGTGAAGATTGAGCGAGGTTGGCCCTACGTTTACGACCCTGGCAGCAAGCTGTTTCTGGCTCTACTACAGTCCTATACGTTACCTGCGCCGCTTCGGAAAAAGATTGAGATTGCGTCTCGGCTATACCTAAAGGGTATGCGCCCAAGGTACAAAGCAAAAAGGCCCGGCCCAGAAAGGGACCTGGAATACCTCCTCTCCTATGAGAAAGTCATGGGGGTATGGCGAGAGCACCTTGCTTACGCTAAAGAGGCCATTGCTAAGGGCAAAGAGCACGCAACGGAAGGCGAAGGGGCCACAAAGCTCAATGTAGGGCCGTTTACCGTTGTCAACACGGGAGGTTTCTCTGAAGAGCAGATGGGCTCGGTTGTTGAGGTTGTCAGGAAGGCTCATAGCCTTTTGCAAAGCTCAGGCTTCAATGAAGTGTGTTACGGTGAAATTCAAGTCACCAACACAATTCACAAGGGGTCAGTCTGGGCTTTCTACATGGTCACTAAGGACGAGTTGTTTGTTCGAGCCAACCTCAAACCCACCGTCGACATAGTTCACAACGTCCTGCATGAATTAGGGCATCGCTACGAGCACAAGTTCCTCAAGGGGGGTGAAGCCCCCCTTTGGAGGCTCTACCATACGATGGAGTCTCAAGAGAGAACAAGTCTTAAGGATGCCAAATTTCCTGACCCTGGTACAACCTTGGTAAACAAGGGTCGTACCTTCATTGTCACCCATACTACTGCGGACTTCCGTAATGGATACGTAGTCCACCTCAAGATGGAAGGTGGGACTGCGAAGGTACCCCTAAGCTCGTTTTGGGCTCTCAAAGGTGAGAATCTCAAGGACCCAAGTCTTGGGTTTGTTACCCCTTACGCGAAAAAGAGCCCTAACGAGAACTTTGCGGAGATGTTTGCCTTCTATTGTATGGGCAAACTGTCAGGGTCGCAGAAGGAAGCCTTTGAGCAAGCTATTGCGAAGTAGAGGGTTAGATTCTTTTGATAGGGAGGTCTGAGAGAGATGCTGACTCCCAACCCCCCTCAAGTTGGTTCCAATCGAGAAACCTTTAAAGAGCGTTATGCTCGGTTGCTTCTCTCAATGTCTCTTCAGGAGGCCAAAGATATCCTAGGGTTCCCCCCTGGATACTCTCCGAGCCCTGACGAGATTGCCAAGGCTTATCGACGCAAGGCTTTGGAGAACCATCCGGATCGTGGGGGCAGTCACGAAAAGATGGTGGAGGTCAATGTCGCCAAGGACCTTCTGGAGGGTAAGGGGCGTGCAACTTGGACCCCTGAGCCTGCACCTCGTCGAGAGCGACCAAAGCCAACTCCAGTTGAATACGACGCAACCCTAAAAGGGGCCTCGTTTGAGGCCGCATGGGGTTCCGCAGGTGTCCCAGCCTCGGTAGAGTGGAAGTTTGTGAGCATCCCTGAGTGGTATTGGCCTAGCTCGAATCACCCAGGTCATCGAGTCTGGTGCCTCTATGGCCAGAACGAGCAGAAGCACGTCTTCCTTGCCTTCAAGGAGCGCGGAGAGAGTGCCGGGGGCGTCTGGCTGGATGACCAGGGGAAGCAGGCACCCCCTGGGACCGGCAAGTTCACGAAGATCGAGCAGGACTGGCAGTCGAGCCTCATCGAGATCCCGATCGCTCAGAACGTCGCCAAGATCGCGCCCAAGTACCTGAAAGAGGTTGGGACGGCGTGGGCGGATGGGGCCAAGCCGAAGCCCCCAAGGAAGTTTGTTGCGTGGCCCGGTGGTAAGCCAACAGAACAGATTATCAGCAAGATTCCCCGTTCAGGTGGAGCCGCTCTAAAGGACATCCTCGTGGGCACTGGCCTTCTGACGGACGAGGACCCCGCAGTGGCAGGCCGCAAGAGCGTGGTGGAAATCTTCACGAAGTACAGCAAAGAACGCTTCGAGCGGGCGAAGAAGTTGAAGGCCGAGGGTAAGCTCAAGGGGCTCAACAATGCCCACCAGTACGACTTCTTCGTCCGGGTCAATGGGAAGACCGAGAAGCTCGAAGACGACACTATTTCCAAGATGGAGCGGTCCTTCATCCCATGGGTTCTAAGCTGGGAGATCAGCGAAGGGGCCCCGAAAAATCTCACCCGGATGCGAGGAGGTCGGCTCAAGTACGGCCCAGCAGACGCTATTCGGGAACTAGCTAATTGCCTTACGACAGAACCCTCTTGGCTTCATATCGCTCTAGAGAAAGCTATCGAGGAGTATGAGGTCCCAGCTAAGGTGGCATACAGGGAACCTCTTCGAGCCTTTCATGACGCTCTGATCACCCGCAACGTGGTTGCGCGAGTTCTCTCGACCCGCAAGAGCAAGGTGAAGGTATAGGATGGCTTCGCCAGTCAGGAGCAGAGATTTGCTTCGGGATTATGCCCGTACCTTAGTAGCTCTGGAGTTCTCAACCCCAGAGGCTCTTAAGGAGTACCTTCACGATCATCCGAAAGCTGACAAGAGCAAGCACACGGTCAAAAAGGATGAGGAAGGTCATCACGAAGAGGAGCCCAAGAAGAGTTGGAAGGAACGGCTCAAGGGTCTCAGTGAGAAAGCTTCGAGCCTTGTCCGAAATGCCCCCAAGGCAGTCAAGCAATTTATCGAGGATGATTCATTCCGTCGAAAGACGCTTATGGAGGCTCACAAAGCCCTAACTGAGGCGCCAGAGAAGATTGCGAAGAATGCCCTCAATACAGTCAAGCACGAAGTCAAAGAGTTCAAAGAGGCTGGACAAGGCATCGCCGCTGTGATGAGGGGGCAGAAGATGACCCCTCATCAAAAGAAAGCGCTTAAAACCGTAGCAACCCACATGGCAATTAGTGTTACTGCGGCGGCTTTGACGGCCTCAGGGCCTCTTGCTGCTGCGGGTATGGTGGGTAAGGGTCTCGTAAAACACACAGCTATGAAAGCTGTCTCCAATTTGCTTGGTCACACCCATATCCTCGAAGAGCTTGGGCATATTGGGCATGGCGTGAAGCACCTTATGGAGAAGCTTGCTGTAGAGGGTAAAGAGGCTGATCCAGAGGAAGTCCTTGGCAACCTTGTGCTAGCTGCTGTCGCCAAGGAACTTAAGGGTCTCAGTGACGAGGACATCAAGAAAGCTCTAGAGGGTGTGGAGGAGAAGACCATGGAGGAGAAGAGTATGGAGAAGAGTATGGAGAAGAAGGCTTCTCCTCTTCAAGAGTTCAAGGATGCTCTGATTGTCCGAAATGTCACAGCTCGATTCATGACTCGTGGGATGGAGCACCCATCGGAGGAAGCTAAGAAGAAGTACCTCCATGAGCACCCTGGGGCAGACCCCAAGAACCACAAGGTCAAGAAGAACCCAGATAGCACTGCTTCAAGTGGGATTGGCTCAGAGTCTACAAAGGCAGACTCTAGGTCGAAAGACCTTACAAAGAACCTCGACAGTATGAAGGCCCTCAAGCGCAAGGTAGACAATGCAGAGCCTTCCGCGAAGAAGAAGTTCGACCAAACCTACACCAAACTGTATGAGGGTGGGGAATCGTCAGCAAAAGCTGCTGAGAGGTTGGTCAAGAAGTTCGAGGATGATGACAGGAAAGATGTCCAAATCGCGGTTGAGCTTCTTTCAGACTCAGTGCGCCAATGGGAGCGTAACAAGTTTGATCACCATAAGCAGACTGCGGAGTTTACCCACACCCACGAAAAACTTCGTCAAGCTGAACAAACCTTTGGCTACGCTATGAAGGTCAATGACTATATTGAGCTGCTTAACAAGACTCTCCAGGGAGATCGGTAATGCCTGCTAAAGTCGATGAGTTGTTCAAGGAAGTCAAGAAAGACAACCCGTCGTACACAGATGAGCGGGCGTGGGCAACGGCTTGGTCGATCTACTGCAAGCATGTAGAGCCTGGATCAGACCATTGCTCTCGGCCTCCTAGCGAGTACTTGAAGGGCAAGAATGCGGCTGGGGCTTTTGCTAGGGCTTTGCTGGCTCGTGAGTTTGCAACTCCTGAAGCTCTGAAGGAGTACCTTCATGAGCACCCAAAGGCAGATAAGAGCAAGCACACTGTCAAAAAAGAGGAGGAGGGCAAAGGGGGTAAGAAAGAAGAGCCCAAAGCCCCAGCTAAGCCAAAAGGTCTCGATTTCGGAGACACCTCGAAGCTAGGTAAAGATGTTACCCAACCTGTCAAAGACCCTGATAAGCTGTTTGAAGAAGCTGCGAAAGCCCATGACCATCAGCTAGATTGGCTAAATCGAGGGAAAGGTCTTGACAAGGCGATTGGGGGCAAAGTCATTCGTGCGGACAAGGGCGACACGATTGACTTTGATAAACCAGGGCCGATCATCCTCATTGGCCCGATGAAGAAGCAGGATCGTTCCAAAGAGAAGGTCGAAGCTGACTTTGGAGGGGACTGGTCTCGTCTGGGGGATATTGTCCGAGCGTCCGTGGCAGTAGACTCTTTCGATCAAGTGGAAGAGGTTCTAGCCCAACTAAAGAAGACTGGTTTGAAGCTCGCTCGTCAACCTAAGGATCGTTTTGACACTCCAACAAGCGCAGGTTACCGCGACGTAATGATCAATGTCGTGTACCCTAATGGGCATGTGGGAGAGCTTCAACTCCACCTCAAGGGGGTCCTCAAGGCGAAGGATGCAGGGCACAAGTTCTACGAGGAAGTTCGCTCCATTGAGGGGAAGGCCAAGAAGGAAGGGCGAGATACCCTTACGGAGGAAGAACTCAAGGTCATCACGGAGGCTAACGACAAGATGAAAGCTCTCTACGATGAAGCTTGGGCTTCAGCTTCTAAGGCTAAGGGCAAGGGCAGCAAGGGTAGGAAAACCAAAGAAGCTGCATCCGGACCCACAAAGTATGACTACAATGGGCTACCTGCATATTGGGACAAAAATCGGTTCCCAATGGTCGTAACCCCTAAGGGCGAGAAGCCAATCTACGATATCGAGAAGTTCTTCCGAGAAGCAGATGAGGTTACGGAAGCGGAGTTCAAAGCTCTCAAAGATCGTAGTAAGCCAGAGAAGAAGTCCCCTGCTGGGAAGAAGAAGAGTGCAGTTATGAATGCCCTGATGGCTCGTAAAGTGGTGGCTCGGTTCTTGGCAGCGGATAGCCATAATCCAGACCCACTTTCTTTCAATGCTTTCCTTTCGGAGTTTAGGCAAGGAGAGAAGTCAGGCAAGGACTTGGCTTCAGCAGAAGATGCTGAAGCCAAGCTAGAGCTAGCTCAAGAGAAGGTATCTCAGGCTGCTACGGATCTACTTGAGCTTGCTCGACGCATCGACGCGATTGCTCAACGAGGCCCTCTTGGGGTAAACGAAACGAAGCTCTCCGCTAAGTTGAGTGGAATCCTGTCTACACTCTTTTACCAGGCAGGAGTTGCTAAGGGACTTGGAAAGGCATGAGTCTTTCCCTCATCCGCCAAGTAGTTCGTCGGTTCATGGCGTTCAAGTACGAACCCAAGGAGACGAAGCAACACAAGGTAGAAAGGCTCTCCAAAGCTATTCGGGAAGAGACTGGAATTTCTCGGGGGCAAGCAGAAGCTATTGCTGATGCTTACATACGTGGACGAGAGATCGAACGATTAGCTATCCAGAAGGGTTGGCCCCTTGCGGATGGGATTGTGACCGGTCCTGATGGGGCGTTTGAACTGTCTAAGTCACTTTGAACCAGAAAGACATGAATATGAACAAGCAACCTCCAGAGTACATCATGCAGTTCTTCACCTTCGAGCACTTGCCTGAGCACCTCAAGGTAGTGTCGCGCCAATTTGCGGAATTGGCAGAACGTATGGTGAGCACCTTGCCGCGTAACCCAGAGCGTACGGTTGCTCTTCGTAAGCTCTTGGAAAGCAAAGACGCGGCTGTGAGGGCTGTCCTTTCAAAAGAGGTTTCCGAATCCGAAAGTAAGTAGCTGGAGTAGCTTACCCCAGCTTGCCTTCCCAGTAGCGGGCGAACAGAGCCGCCAAACCATCCGCTACCCGGTTCGTGAACTCATCCTGTTGACGAGTCATCACGTCCAGACTGTCGTCCCCGAGCCAGACCTCCAGGTGCCGCCCCTCCCAGCCTGGCTCTGGCTCCAGCTTGACCAAGGGGGAGACAGCAACCCGTTGAAGCGGGTTGCTGTGCTTGCCTACCAAGGTGACGAAGAACCGATCCTTGACCCACCTGATCTCGGTGGCTGTCTCAGCGAAGAAGTCTTCTAGGACGAGTTGAGCTTCTTGGCGTGTAGGCTTTTTCCCACCCCACCGCACATACCGATCATAAGCCATACCTTCAAATACACCGTTGGGGATCACTCCTCTTCACTGTCGAGAGTGATCCCCTCATCGGTTACCTTGGCTAAATCCACCAAGTTCGCAGACTTTTTCTTGGCTGAGGGCAGATAGTTCTTCCGATGGACTTGGCAAGGTCCGAGCTTCTCTATGGCTTTGAGATGAGCTGGAGTCCCATACCCAACATTTTCTCCTAGGCCATACCCAGGGTACCTCAGAGCCAGCTCTCTCATATACTGATCGTGAGTGAACTTCCCAATGACGCTGGCAGCCATGACAGCGGGGACGATTCCGTCTGCTTTAGGGAAGTTGATATGGTCAATCCCAGGAAGAGTGACATTACCATCTAGGATGATAAGGGCATCAGGGTACCTTTCCTGAAGGTTAAGGACCACGGTTCTGTAGCAGCGGTTCAAAGCATTTATGACCCCTAAGTCTATCTCCTCTGGGTGCGCCATTTCAATCGCATAGGGGACGATTTCGCGAAGTCGGTAGAACAACTCTTCGTGTTTCTTCTTTCCGATGTTCTTGGAATCATCAAGCCCTTTCAAAGGGGGCCAGTTAGGAGGTACAGCTACAGCACATACAACTAAGGGTCCGGCCAGACTACCGTATCCGCATTCATCTGCTCCAATAATCTTAGACCGGCCCTTAGCCAATTCTTTCCAGTCAGGGATCTTCAGAATGTCTTTACTCAAGCCAATTTACCCCCATGAAGCTTAGCTCTGCCCGAATTGTAGGCCATTTTTACCGCAACTGCTTTGGCTACATCCACTCCGTGGGCTTCAGCCTTGTCTAGGATGCGAATGAGTTCGTCGGCAATCTCTTCCTCCCCATTGGTCAATGGGGGAAGACCAAGCGCAGCCATCTTTTCAGCCTTGTCGCAGGGGTTGTTGAGGGTACCATTGCGAAAAGCCTCCCAGAATTCCGATGCTTCCCCATGTTGATTAGCCGTGAAGGTAGCAGCTCGAATGAGCTGCCCAAGAGGCCCCTCCCATTGAGCATCGGTTAGGTCCTTCTTCATCTGGTCTCTGAATCCCTTGTTCTTTGCATTTTCAGCAATGTGATCACGTAGGGTGTTGAGCAATTGGAGAGCATCGGGGGTTAGTTCCATAGGTAACCTTGTACACCGCCCCTTTAGGTTTCTTCTTATCTATCTTAGCGGGTATGAGGTATAGAGTAGCTCGGCTTATCCGGAAAGTTGTGACTAGGTACGTAGTTGCTAAGATGTCCATTCCGGAAGCAGAGAAGATTCTTGGGGTTCGACCTGGAGCGTCGGCTGAAGAGATCAAGGCTGCGCACAGAAAAAAGGTCCTAGAGCTGCATCCGGACTTGAATCGGGACCGTGATACCACGTCTGAAATGGCTCTAGCCAACGCAGCAAAGGACGTTCTGGAAGGACGCTCAGCCCCTTCGTATAGGGATGATGGGGGTGACGAAGAGTACTCTCCTCCCCGCACTCGTTACGAGCCACCAGAACCAAAGGTTGTTACGTTTGAGGAGGCTTACTCAACAGCAGGTGTCCCTTCTGGAGTTGAGTGGCTGTTTGTCACGGATATGCAACGAGGTACCGGGTACTCCTCGGATGAATTCACTCGGTCTACCAATGGTCGTGTTGCTTACGGCCGCACAGGCACAAAGCATGTGTTCGTAGGTATGTGCCGTAAAGTGTACAAAGAACACTACATTGGAGGGCGTAAAGACGACGACCTGTGGTCCGTGGTCTCGTTTGAGTACCCGATCTCTGGGGATGAGGGGAAGACTCCTGCTTGGCTCTACGGTAACGTGGTGAAAACCCTTAAGGCTTCTGGGTGCGACGCCAAATTCAACTCCAAGGTCCATGACCTCAAGGGGAAGGGTTGGCATCCCAAGGACAAGGGGATGGGCTCGCTTGGGTCCACGATGTCGATCAAGCATTGGCTCGTCAACGCCGAGGAAGTAGCTGCTGACGATGAAGCGGTCGCGACCCGGAAGCAGGTCGTCGAGCTGAAAACAACTGAAGACCGTCTCTATGGGGACGAGAAACCAAAGCCAGGGTTCTTTAGAAACCCTGGCTCCGAGTGGGACACTACCTACTACAAGCTCACGCTCATCATCAACGCCAAGGAATTCGACTTGTCGAAAGACGACTTCGCCTCTTTCATGAAGATTCGTGGGTTGTACGCTAGAGTCTTCGGGGACTACATCTATGGCTCTAAGTCCAAGATGCTCACGAGGCTAAGGGACGGTAAGAAAATCCTGGCATGGATGGCAGCGAAGTTTACCGATCTACCGCAGCAAGCCCGAGATGCGTTACTCGCTGCTTCTGCTCAGATGAAAGGTTGACCTCTCTTCGGGGTCAAGGGGGGTACTTAGGGAGGTCCTGAGGGGGCAGTAGAGAGGTCTTCTTCTCTCGGATCCTGTCGAGTAGAATGTTCCGGAGGGTCTGCGAGACTACTCGGTCGCGGTCGTTTTTCGTCCGCTGGTACCAATCGCTCAACTCCTCTAGAGTTGTCAAAGTATCCAACTCCATTAGCAGCCTTTTCTGTACGTCGTACTCCTGAAATTCGGCAGGAGGAGCGGTAAAGGCTTCTGAGGCTTTTGTTCGGAACTCCGGGGGTACCTCTTGGAATCGGCTGCTCAACTCTGTAACGCTTCGAGCGGCCTCCAACGACTTTTCAAAAGCTTCTCGGGTTGTGATTACCCTCTGGGGGTCTAAAGAGAAGGTCGCGTCCATTAGGTGTCGGAATGCGTCAAGGCAGATTAGGAATGCCGTAAGCTGAGCTTGGGTCTTCAGACTTGGCATTTGGTCCCGAAGAGCTTCGGCCATCATTTGCTGCATATCTTGAGGGGGCATTTACAGTTTCCTTTTCGTAGAGGTCTTTTCTTGTAGACACTTTGGGCAGAGCCACCCTTTTTCCCTAGTGAGTCTCCACCCTAGTTTTTTCCAGTACTGGATTGCCTTGGACTTCAGCCCTATCGCGACTTGGTGCCATTGGAAACAGGTGCCGCACCAAACAGTGAACTCGTTCGAGATGTACCCCTTACTCATCTTAGCCCTCAAGATACCGGCTTTGGTTTTACTTTACCAAGGAGACGTGCCTTGTACCTGTCGGCAAACCCGTCTGCATTCGGAACCCCAAAAGCTTGGGCGTAATTACGCACCACCCCTCGCATCAACTCGATTGCAGAGGCCGGGTTCTCTACGACCCGCATACAAGGTCGGCAGTAGTAGTACACTTCTTGGGGATTTGTCTCTCCCAATTTGATCAGGTTGGCACGCTCTGCTTTCGTTGGCTTGAACGCCCTGCAAACTTGCTCATCCCTCTTACGATTGCATATCGCGCAAGAAACCTTCGCCATCTTTCAGCCCCTCTCGATGTACTCGTGGTACAGAGTCTCATTGATAGCATCGATAGCGATCTCCCCTTCGCAGAGTTTCGCACCTAGGAGTACAGCAGTCCCAATAGGCATAGTGAGGAATTGGAGTTTGTGGCGCCGAAGGAGCTTTTCTTGCTCCTGATGATACCTGTCAACCACTGCCTCTCGTTGTACAATTTCTGTCTCGGTTCCAAGTCGATGAGGGTGACAGTTGAAGGGATCCCCCACTGAGTAGTAGGTCCGACAGATAAGGGGTCGTGCTTTGTAAGCACTACAGCGCTTGTTCTCGTCCAAAAGTGGACAGGGGATCAAAGCGAGTAGCCACACCTCAAATGAAACCCCGTATTGGCGGTCGGAAACTTCTTTGAGCTTTTCTCGGAGTTTTAGAGTCCATTGGTTTTGGCTGACTAGCCAACGGTAGATGAGAACCCCCTCGAAAACCGAAATGTGGATGGGGTGGTAGCAACACCAAGAGCAACCTACTGTACAGGTAACTCTCTTCTCGCCACTCTGGCGAACAGCCATGTCGAACTTTGAGGCGAGATCCGTGCGGAGAACTTGGGTCTGTCCGATGGACCCTTCAACGAGGATTGGCAATTTTCGCTTCTTAGTTGCCATCAGTCTTCGTCTTTGAGTCTGCTGAATCTGGTAGCGGGTTCAGCAGGCTTTAGGTCCTTTTGAGGTAGCCTATTCCTACGTTGCGTAATTGTGCCAAATGCAGGGGGGACGGTAATCCGTACTCGGTGGGAAGACCTGTGTTGGGCTAACAGTACAGTTCCTGGCCGAAGGTTTAAAGAGGGGTTCAGGAAAATACTACCCCCATGTCGAGTCGGGTCACTTTGCATCCAAAATTCAAACGGTTCCAGTACACGGTCTCCCCCCTGTCCAGGTAGGGCAGGAATGGACAGGAGCAGGAACGGCCCTGCTCCTGTCTTTATTGGGGCCATGATTACAGGCCAATCCGTAGCAGGGTGCGCAATATGCACTAGATCCTTCGCGTCATTGAAAATCTCGCACTCCCCAGTAGTATTGACCGCATGTCCTACCTGCATGCGAAGGTCATAACTGCGGATATACCAGATAGCCCCATTGTAGCTTACGAGGTCTCCTGCTTGCATTTACTTACCCTAGGGGTTGGAATTGGTCTAGGATAAACTGGATATCTGAGATTCGCTCTCTTAGTAAATCCGCAGTCTCTACTTTTGCCTGGGGTAAAGCTGCTGCGATAACAGATTGCTCATTTGAGCACAGCGTGCGAACCTCATCCCACTCATTACGTGCGCCCGCTAAAAAGGATTGCTCTACAAGTAGCATTGGCTCCCATATGTCTGGAGCTTCTTTGCTTTTTACCTGATAGGCAAATTGACGCATCTGAGCTTTGAGGTAGCGGACAGCCGCTTGTCTAGTTCTTTCCTGGTTAGGCACAACCCCGTATACACCAAAAAGGCAAAGAGCATCTGGGCTCTTTGCCTTTTCTTTCTTGTACTTAGGAGAGGGGTTCAGGAGAAGGGGTTGTCACCCGCCAAGTCAATCCCTGCTCCCCGGAGGATCGCATCCGCTACGGCCTTAGGGTCATCCATAGGGTCTTCAACCTTGGGGGGAACTGCTACTACCTTGGGGGGAACTGCTACTACCTTGGGTGCGGGGGCAGCTACCTTAGGGGCTGCCTCAGCCTCCTCAGCCTTGGGGGCGGCAGCGGGGGCAGGAGCCACCTCCTTTGCAGCCTCCGCAGCCTTGGCCTTAGGCGCCGCCTTAGCCTTAGGCTTTTCTTCTACAGCCTCTTCGTCGTCTCCGGAAGTCTTGGGCGCCGAGTCCAAGTAGTACTGGCCCCGAGCCTCAGGATCCCGCTTGAAAATGTCATGCTCCTTCGAGAGCGTGTACCGAATGTACCCCAGGGGGTCATCGCTCTTTGGAAGCCACCCTTTGGCTTCCAGGGCTTTGTAACAGTCCAATGCCCCCATCGTCGACTTCTTGCCCGTCGTCGAGGTCATCACGATTTGGATAGCCTCAATGAGACGAGGCACTGAGGAAGCCCCACGCTTCCCACGCTTCCCAGCCTTGGGCTTTGGTCCTGGCTTCTTCTTTCGGAGCCGGGAGGGGATTCCCCCCGCTTTCTCCAGCTCAAGAGTCACCTCTCGGTATGCCGAGAGTGCCTTGGTTTGCTCCTTGAGCAAACCAAGGAGCCGATCAATCTGAGCTACGCTTAGCTTCTTCATTCTATTTGTCTCCATGTGACTCGGAAAGGCTGAGGGAAATCTCAACCTGGAACCATCGAGGTTTCAATGTACAGTAGCCACACTGAAAATCAAGCCTCGGGTAGCACTTAAATTTTGAAACTGGTCTACTTCGGCAACTTACCTAGTAAATTGATGAGCTTACGTTGATGTGGAGGGTCTTCTCCCTCCTTAAGGTTCGTGTAGTCACATCTACGCGCCTGAAAACATGTAGCTGCCACCCCTGGACCTGCTTGGAGTCCTTCGCAATGGGAGCACATTGGGGTTCCAAAATTCAACTTAAATCGAAGTTTAGCCCCATCAAGGATAGCTTCGTGGTATGCTGAGGTAAGCTCAACGGCAGCATTGTAGGCGAGATCAAAGTCACCTGCCAAGAATGCTCGGATGAGCACGTCGGAAGGGTCTACCTCTCTACGTCCGGGAATTCCCGATCGATGTCGGTTCCGGAAAGAATCCCGAGACGACGTAACGTTAGTTCCGCTTTCCCCTCGGTCATTGCTCGTTGGAGCCCCGGAAGTCTCGGGTCCTGCCTCTTTTCCGCTCGTTGGATCGTCTGTGCTAGGAGGGTCGCCCATTCGTGAGGCCCTGCTGGGTAGGGGTTCCTTGTTGCCTTGTCCTGTATTCGTCGAGTCGTCATGGACTATCCGATAGCTGGTTAGAGTCGAATTCAGCTCTGAGGGTCTCCTCAAGTGCTATAAAGCCTTCTAGGGTAGTAGGGGGGTTAGCTCTCCCAAAAAGCTGTTGTGTTACCCATCTTTGGCGTCTTTGCTCAAGCTCCAGCCTGGCGTTAGCTTCGGCAAGCTGGGTCATAAGCTCTCGAAAGCCCTCGAAGGTCTGGGCAAACTGTTGGATCTCTTGGGCTGCTTGGGTAAAGGCAGATACTTTTTGCTGAAACCCTCCGAGCTGAAGCCCTCCGAGCTGAGCCCCCACCCTACGTTGTCTCCTAGCGGCACTGCTACTCATAGAGGACTACTACCGATCTGTGGTGTTGCCACGGTAAACTGTGTAATAGGGCAAGCAATCTGCTTTATTGAGTTGTCTTTGCAGAGCGTCATCCTCTTGTACGGTAGGTAGAAGTGGGACATCCACAAGAAGTTGCAACAGCTCCTCACAGGTGGTGACTTTTACCAAATCCTGACGAGCTTTTGGGTTGTGTTCAAGCGTATAGACCACTTGGGCCCTACTCATAGAGTCTAGGAGACAGATGCCCCCCTCTACCCAACAGTTGTTCCGAGTATCCCCATCGCAGAGAGTAGGGGGAGGCCCTTCTCCTGTTTGACAGGGGCCACAATCATTTGGGTCACTCATTAGCTGTTACCTCTCAACCATTCGACTTGGAAAAGTCTACGTTGTGTGCCTACAGAAACTCTACTGAAGAGAACCCCTCCCTTTCGACGAAGTTCCATTCTCGGGGAGGTAGAAAAGGTATTCACTCCTCCAAGAAAGGTGTTCACCTGCTGTATGAAATCTCTCATGTTTTCAGTGTGTGCAGCTTCTGCAACTTCAACCTCAGTCACATCGGGGGAATCTTCCTCCAAGGTGACTCCGAGGTCATTAAGGGTCACATGGGGTGAGGGGGGTCGCTGAGGGGTCATGGCAAGATTGGAAGGCTTCGAGTAGTGTTCCGCTTTTTCTCAGATAGGGTCTTATCAGCAGCATAGCAGTACTTACAGCCCATGTTGCAACTTTCGTTAATCGTGAAGGGGTCCACCATCAGGACGCACCCACAACCCTCCGAGGGCGGTTTCGCCAGCCCGGGCATCGAGAAGTCTTCCGGCGGGGCACAGACTCCAGAGAAGAGGTTCGGGTGAAAGCCCGGGTACTTGGCGAGGAGCCGGTCCTCGTTGCAGAGGAAGACCTGGAGCCCCCGCGACTGTCCTACCTCGGCCACCTGGGCCAAGATGTTGAGGCGTTTTTGTTCGTCCCGGGTCTCAGGCATCAGGTCGTTCTCTTGGAGGAACGACAAGTAGACGCTCTTGAGCCCCGCATGGGAAGCGAGAGCCGCGATGGACTCGAACCGCCCCACAACATCCTGGACCATCGGAACCGGGGAGAACCGCCAGGTGACGTTCTCCGAGCCGAAGACCGAGGCCGCCATCGAGAGCTTGGCCGCCCCCTCCTGGAGACTAGGAGCCCCCTTTTCAACCTCTTCCCACCCGGTCAAGGTCACGTGGATCTTCACCTTGTACCTGGAGAGCCGCTTCGCCTCAAAAATCAGGTTGGTCGGGTCTTTCGTCCAAAAGATGAGCCCGAGCGTGTCTTCTGGGTGTAACAACCATAGGGCTGGGATTGCAGTCCGAGGGTCAAACGCCTGCATGAATCCACGATCCAACTGGGCTAGGAACCAGGCCCACTTAGCCGCTGGGACATCGGTCCACCTAGACAAGGAGTAGGGAAGTCCAGCTTTTTTACCGCTTCGTAGTAGCGCCATGCTTTAACTTACACCGGAAGGTTGAAAGACACCCCCTTCAAACGTTGAGGGGGTGTCCCCTTCAAGAAAAGAGCTATATGATTTCCAAGTTCGTAGTCCACAAGCCTAGCAACGTCCCCATCTCATGGTGGGGTAAAACGTTCAAGGAGCCGCGTACCTTCGAGTTTCAGCCTGGGTTGAATATCTTGTGGGGACGTAATGGTTCAGGTAAGAGCACGCTCATTAAGTGCCTTGCTCGTCTGTTTCATTGTGAGCAGTCTGGTTTTCCGGTAGTGACTGAGACGTCCGTCGGAGAATTGTTCTGCCAGTGGAGGTTTTCCGAGGAGTCCCGTCATGGGGCAAAGTTGCTTTTGGATGCACTGAGCCTCACACACGATGGTCAAGGTGTGCGTTACTTCGACCCTTCGCATGCAGTTGGGCTGACAGGGGGCGGGTCAGCTTTTGACTGGGACTTTGGGATGGATGGCATCCAGAATGCATTGTTTAAGGGCTCATCTGGGCAAATTACCATGTTCCGCTCTAACCGGGTTCTGCGGGCATTGCTGGATAAGGGGGCCACTCCTCCAAAGGTTGAGTATCGGATTCATGCTTCCCAGGTCAATTCCTTGTGGGCAGAGCGTATTCACACAGTAAAGTCAATTCTGACCGGGAATTCCGAGGAGGGACCCCCTACCATCCTTTTGGATGAGCCTGAGCGCAGCTTTGATCTGCCTTACCAGTCTATGCTGTGGCAGTTTCTACGGACTATCGCCAAGAAGAATCAGGTGATTGTTGCATCTCACTCTCTGTTTGCGCTACGCATCCCAGAGGCACATTATGTGGAGATGTCCCCAAACTACCTGAAAGAGTCGTTAGAGGTTAGCCGCCGTCTACATGAAGGGTGGCCGACGGAGCCCGGAAAGCTATGACCCAGAAAAGTCTTGCCCAAACCTATCTGTCCCTTCTGGACCAAATTAGCATTCTAGACCCTTTGGATGCTGCTTATGAGAGAGAACAGGCCAAAGCTGATGCAATTTGGAGACAACTTGACTTGGAGGGTCGGATCTATGCTGACCCTTTGACTCAAGTACCAAAGGCTGTCCAAGAAGGGTACATCAGTGTAGATGGTTGCGTGACTTCTTCCGAAGAGCACGCCCACTTCGACTTTGTAGTTAGGTTTCTCAAAGGGGCATATCCAAATCCCATAAGGGTTTCGACTACTTATCCGTGGGAGACTTTGGATGTCCTACGGCCGGACCTTTACCAAGCCATTGCAGAGGTCTTTGGTTTTACTCGATCTCAAAAGGTCGAAGTCTTCCATCAATTTCTCCACAGCTACTCTGAGCTGAACTTGACTCCAAATGCTAGAGGCTAACAAATGCACCGTATTGGGATTCGTGGAGTTCCTCCCCATAGGAGGATTCCATGTCAAACACAAACCACCGACGAAAGTGCAACCGACACCACAAGGCGTACTCTAGCTGGACTGGGAACAAACAGTACCGGCAAGTTGAATGGGGTAAGTTTCGTGCTCGGGAGCGGGACTGCTTGAAGAAGTGGTCCTACGATGACTTGCCCCAAAAGGTACCGCCGACCGCCTGGTACTACATCTACTGGTACTGAGCACAGAAGTGATGTTGAGTGAGAACCTTTTGGTGTACCTTCCCTAGCGGAGGTTCCAAGATGGAAGATAGTATTCTCAAGGATATTCATGATGATGCCGTAAAAACAGCATCGATGGTTGGGGCTCCTGGGTGTGTCATACGCACCCGAGCCCTAAACGTAGTACGCCTTGTGGGGCACTATCGCGAGGCTCAATATCTTGCCCAAGAAATCAAGGAAGCGGGGCTCGACAACAACTTACCTCCTCTCTGGGCTGAGCTTTTAGCTCGGTTGGGCGCTTGAAGAGCTAGGTGTACCTTCGTTAAAGAGTCATGTTGTTCTCTCTCGCCCAAGTTGAAAAGGTTGCCCAAGGGAAGCCCGTTGCATCGATCCTCGTTCACTACGAGGGGCGTGAGGAGCCCGTTCGTTACCCTTGGGAGAACCGTAAACAAATTCGCTGGGGTAACGTACGTCGCGTACGCCTTGACTTTGCGAACGCAAAGCAGATTTACGTAGGGAACGGGGATCATGGGACTCGCCCAGGATTTCGTATCAAGCCTCATTGAAAAAGAGGGGCCATGAAGAAAGTCACGAAGAAACCTTTGGTGAAGGCCCCAGCCACCCCCAAGGTAAAGCATTGGGAGGTTCCGGAGGCTTGGGCAGCTTGGGCAAAGTCAGACCTACTCCGACGCATCCGTAATGGGTGTAAGGCAGAGGAGTTGCTTTGGGAAAGCAACTACCCGCATCTCCTTCCTACCTTGATCCAAGAGTTGGCTGAAGCAGGGGAGCTAATCTCTGTCGAGTACACGCTTCCGGGGGATCCCACGAAGATATACAGATTCCTCCTGCCAAAGGGCTCAGTGGTACTGAGCCAGGATTGAGAAATGAGCTACCTCCTAAACCTAGATGAGTGTACGGAGCTTCAATTGTTGGAAGAATTGAAGCTCCGTGCTGAGAGACGTTCGATTGGCCGGTGTGATTACTGCAACCGGCCAATCGAAACAAAATCCTGCAAGTTCCCCGAACGTCACAACCCCACTCGTTAACAAGGTCGATCTCACACTCTGGGTGTATGACTCAGGAACCCGTAAAGAAGAAATGAAACAGCCACTTAAGAATGTAGGGCATAGAGGGGTGATCGAGCGGTGTGCCCTTGCTTTTGGCAAAGGAAAACGGGGAAGCCGGTCGTGTGTCCTTGCTTTTGTCGGTCCTTCTTTCGATGCGATAGAGCAATCCGGAGAGTACTCTGACTTGGATGACCTCCTTTATGGAGCAGAAGAGGAGGAAGAGGGTATCTACGTATGGGAAGGGTACCCTGTAGGCATTTACTGCGGGGGAGATGGATACCCAGAATTTGATGGGTACACATTTGGCGACGGTATCTGGCGAAAACCTACAAATGAAGAGGGGGTTGCTCTACTCGCAGGGGATAACCCGTGGGTAAAGGAGTGTCCTGATTGTGAGCTATGTTCATGCATGACTAGGGGGGGCTCGATAGGGTCCAAGAATGATTGCACCCTATGCAGTTTCGGATGGAAGCAGGCTAAGCACCTACCCCCACCTCCACTCCCACCCTCTGGCCCAACTCTAGTCCCTCTGTGGACCTGCCCTCGTTGCAAGGGGCGAAGATTTGTACGTAAGGACCTTGAAGATCATGCATAATCTCGATTACTTCCCGCCAAACGGGACAAAGTATCCGTGGCACCCCAAGAGGCTGAATACTTCACCTTGGGTTTGTTTGTTTTGGGCGTGCTGGCCTGCTGAAGTTCAAGCCTATGTAGACCGGAAAGAGGATGGCCAGTTTATCTGGTGGGTCACTGTCTGTGCTTTCGACTTCAGTCGCCAGACCTATGAAGGAACAGCTTCAGGGGCCCTTGCGGCTTGTCAAGAGGCTGAGAAATGCGCTGAGGAGCAGAAGGGGTTGCTCTTCCAACCTTGGATGGAGCAAGCACTTGCGGCAGGATGGCGACCCCCCGGAGATAACTGACCTATGGCTTTTCTTGTAGCTGTTTCAGCCCTCGTTGGGTTTATCTGGTTTGTCTTTGGCCTTCTTGTAATGAGAGGGGCTCTTAGGTTGGAACAGAAAGCCCACTCAGTGAGTAAGCTCCAGATTACGCATCTGACGCAGCAGGTGGAGCAACTAACGACCGAGCTAGAGAGGAGAACCAACAACTCTCCTCTGTCAGCGGAACACAGAGACACCCTCAATTCTTTCCTAGCTGACAGTACGCTGAGGTGGAACACTTACAAAAATCAGGTCAATGCAACTTTCCTTCGTCAGCTAGACCTTCTGTCTGCTGGCCATGGCATAAAGTATGCTTTGGTGTGCAACCAGTTCGAGAGCGATCTTAACTTGAACACTGGTCAGTTGCGTCGTTACCTAGAATGGCGTTTTCGAGGGCTACTGCAACAACGGGCTGAGTCTCCTTACCGTAGTATGTCGTCTCGACGTAGTATGTCGTCTCGAAGCGAGACGGAAACCGGGGAAACCGAGGAAACCAGGACAGACCTACATAGGGCAACAGAAGACCTACATAGAACTATAATGGAAATGACTAAGGACCTCGACGTCAAGATTGCCCGAGAGGATCTGACCAAAGTGGCGGAAGAGGTTCTGAAGAGCTTCCTAGCTCAACCAACCCCCCCACGTCCCCCGCCTGCAACTAGGTACGACCACATCTCAAAGGAAGAATGAGACGTAAATGTTGACTGAGGAAGTAATCCTACAAGCTCGAAACGTCCTTATTCTTGCTGGGCTCTATGTGTGCCCAGAACCCAGTCGTGGGTGTTTGATCAACGGAGGGACCCATACCGAACGGACGCCAGACCTGTTCGTCATTCATGGGACATTCTCGGTGGAAGAACGCAATGGGGCATATCTCGTACAAGGAGCTGCGCATGTACCCGCGAGCTTTGATACCATTCTTGAGGCTGTGGAACATGTAGTTCGGTTTTGGAAACCGATCCAACCAGGTACGCCTCTCCGAAGGGGTTAGCCCCAAATGGTGTCCCACCACTTCTTGGCCTGATATTGGATGCGAACCCAAAGAGAGGGTTGGGAGGGAGGCCACATCACCCACTCCCCATTTTTCTCACCGGTTATACTCATATCATGGTGTAACCGGTAGCGGAATGGGGTCAGTAGTTCGCATTGGGGGCAATAGCCGAGGGAGTCTACGACGTAGACCTTCACAGCGTGAGATGGCCCCCATGGAATGATGTTCCCTCGTAAGTAGTTGGGTGCAATTGGTTGGTGGCAGTGAGCACAATGCCCTATGAACTCGTCCCAATGAGCACCGGAAGCGAAGACCAAGGGGAACCCACTTGCGATGGTAGGTAACTTCATAAAGTTGCTGTATGTGGAACGAGCCATTACTCAACTTCGGTTAGAACGTTGAAAAAGCGTTCGTGGTCTACAGCTACGCTAATCCGTGTAAGGCTTTGAGGATTAAGGCGGGAACCCCATTCTCCGCGTTCCCGATAAACATCGACGCGGGCAAAAGTACAGACCGTTGGGTCGAGGGCCACAGTGAGTGCAAGCAGGTCGTGGAGCTTCTTGCCGTTGGGGTTCTTTTTCAGGTATAGGGTCATACCTTCAAATACGAGATTGAGTCCCGCGCTCCGTTGCGGCAAAGCTGCAACACGATCATGGAATGCCTGGTCCCAGATGACTCCGTGACAGACGTTCTTAGCTACAAGAAGCCGCTCATGGAACGACGGGTTGGCGAGCATGGCGAGGGCAGCATTAGGAGCCCCATTGAAATTGAAGGTGGGGTACGTTTCACGCCCGTCAAACTTCGCGAGCCGTTGAGGTTTGGGGACCACGGAATCTCCAGCGAAGCCTCCTTGACCAACCCATCGAGGATGTTGTGGCAACCTCTCAGAAAAATTGCGGAGCGGACCTCCGGTGAGAAGTGTCGCGCCAAGGAGTGCGGTCCTGTGCAGAACGTCTTGCGAGGAGTGAACTACGTCCGCCTCGTGCTTCCCTAGCCACTTGTCATGAAAAACGCTGACACACTCCTTCTTACGCATCGGGTCGCCACCAACAGGTACCTCTGGTTTGTTGAGACGATCGAGCACGTAACGAACGAGACCTACCTGGTCACGCCCACCAGGCATAAGAGAAACACCTACTAGATTGGCATGAGGGTGTGTCGCCAAGATGGCGAGCGTCATCATGTCATCGGGATCTTGCGTTTCCATGTCAAAGTGGATCAAAACCATGAACGTAACTATGCCCTTAAAATCGATCTTGGTGTAGCATTAAGGAATGCTCTCCCAATCCCAACCTTCTTCAGACTCAGTTACCCAGGTCCTGCGAAATTGGGAAACCCTTGGCCATATTGTAAAGAGAGTCACTGGGCGTACCCTGGTAGGTACTGAGGGAGGGCTGTACAGTTTTTCTCAGACTGAACTACGTATACCCCGATATGACCTTGAGGCAGGTATCCATGAATTGTGCCATTACGTTGTAGCCTCAGAAGAGGAACGAAAACAACCGAATATGGGGCTTTCTCTTGACTGGTCTCATCCTCGATTTGGTCGAATGGTCTGGTGCGAAGAGGCTGCATGGTCACTTGAGTTCTTTCTTTTCGGGGACCCCAGTGTTTCCCAAATGGCTAGTTACCTGACCCCAGAGGCACGTGCTTCTGGAGGGGGTTACTACATTACCATGGAGCAAGAGGAGGCGGAGGAGGCTGCCCGAGCTGAGGCTGCCCGAGCTGCCCGTCTCGTTAGGAAAAGGGAGCGGCTTCGTCGAGAAGCTTTAGCAAAAGCTGAGAGCATCCTACCAGTTGAGATAGTCTACCTTAGCCGTTCTGTTCGGGACGAGCACCACCGAGAAGAGAGACGACGACAAGAAGAGGCAAACGAGAGAGCTACGAGAATCGCATTCCTAGAGAATCACATTCAACTACGTCGAGCTGACCTCCAAACGTGTCGACTTGAACTTTCAAAGTTAAAGGCCGAGCTTCGGCAACTTCAAAAGCAATTCCCAACGAAGAGGTGCCCTGCTACCTTTAATGGCCTTCAGTGCGACTTTACTGGGTACCATACAGAGCATGGGTTGCATGATGTTTACGGGAACGTCATGTTGACCTGGGGAAGCAAAAATTAGTTGACGCTCGTCTTTCTCGTTCGTTCAAAGAAAGGGAAGAGAGGAAGTTATGGCAACCAGCAGCAAATTTAGGGGACCCGCCAAGCGGGGCGGAATGTCCGGAGGCAGCTTGGCTTGCCACAACACTTGTAGCTGCCACCCTCAGCAGTGGGGGGCCAAAAAGGGGGCTCGAAGGTTGCGTAGGCGAATCTCCAAGCAGATCATTCGAGAGGAGCTGGGAGGTAAGGTGAAATGAAGACTATCTACTCACGGCTTGCAGAACCTTCTAAGGAAGAGGCAGCCCAGGAGGACTTGACAGAGCTGACCAAAGCTCTAGCTAAGGGGGATCTTCTTTCTAGGCTTTTGGAGCATGAGTTGCGTCGAAACCTCCGAGCAGCAAAGAAGAAGTAAAGTGGCAACGACAAAACTTACCCGACAAGGAGTTCGGGACCTCAACTCTCTAAAGGGTACCTCCAAAGGGTATCGATTGGCTCAACCTCCCCTGGCTGTGTTGTGCAGTCACTTTCGGGTGAAAGTACAGTTTGACCAAGGTCTAAATTGGAGGGTGTGTGAGGACTGCAAAGAGGTACTCGGAGACCCTTGGTAGGGAAAATCGGAGGGGGGGGTCTCTGTAGGACCCCCCCCCCTCCGATTTTCCCTACCAAGGGAGAGGGGTGGTGTATTGCCCCCTTATGAATGATGCCCAAACTTCGGACGCCCACTTCTCCCGTGAGGTGTTCTTGGTCGAAACGGCTCGGAGATACTGGGAAGCTCGAAGACAAGAACAGCTTCTTGGGGATTCACTTGAGGACCTAGGGGTCAATTTTGACGACCGAAAGGCAGCTAATCGCCTTATCGAGGCGTTGGCCACCAACAGTGACGAAAAGGCCGTTGAAGTTGCACGCCGCTTTCTAAGTGTCTTAGATGAGGCTACGTCTACTTCCCAGGGGCCCAACGTAGATTCGGTCTTCCAACAGATTTACACAGTCGTTCAGGAAGAACGTACAACCTTCGTTCAGGACATTGCAAGCAAACTAGGCTTGGCAATCCCAACCGTTCGTCGCAACCTGCTTGCGATGAGTACCCATGTTTACCTTAAGGGGAATGAAGTTCAAGACCTCGGGGATGGGTCCTCACGGCCTCGATGGACACAGGGAGGGAGATGATGTTGCCCCTTTGGAGAATCGTCTCTTATGTCCCTACTGACATTTCCGTAAGCCTACGGGAAATGATCCAGAGTACCGCAAACAAGTGGTCGAGTCTCCCTTCTGCGGAGAAGTTCGAGACCCTTGAGCGTATCCTCACTGCCTACTTTGCGGAAAAGCGGCCGAAATTTCCCCATCAGGTAGAAGAGAATCAAGTACTTACGTTGCTTTTCAGGAGCACGCTAGGTCTTGAGAAGAGTTGGAGTTCCAATACCTTCAGTTACTTTCGACTTATCGGTAAGGACAAAGAATTAGCCCCACTACTCTGGGACCTAATTGATACCCATAAGTGGCAACCCTCCCGTGCTCGCCAGGTTAGTCACATCGTCAACCAGATTGTCCGGGAAACCGGAAAGGATCGAGTTGAAACTTGTCGAGAGGTTCTCCGCCTTAGTGGGGGCAAGGTTTGGTCCCCTAAGGCTGTCAACTCCATCTACGAAGCTTTTCAGGTCACAGCCTTTAGGCGGTCGAGAAGGGCCCGAGTTCCTAAACTCACTTCTATGTCCGAAGGGCAGAAGTCTTCCTACGTAAACCTCATGGAAGCAATGGAGGAATTCTGTCGAGAGATTTACGCTGACGCTCCTGTCAATGCCCTGGAGAAAAGCGATGTCTTTCTGGACTTAGACCTCCTTGCCCGCAAAATTTGGGTGACCTCTCGAACTCAGCAGCGAGACAGTCTGAAGTCAGACTTGGCCCGGTACAAGGAAGCGTGTCGAGACTTAGGTCTCGCAGTTCCTTCCAAAGGTAGCCTTGTTGATCTAGGTGACGCCAAAAAGGCATATCGAAATAGGGTTTTTACGGTACACCCAGATCGCAATGCAGGGGCTGGAGCAGCAGAGCAATTTCGCGCTTACACTTCAGCTATCACGATCATTGAAAGTTATCACCAGAGAGTCTCAACCTTCACTCAAGGAGTTTTACCTTGACTACTAACATCTTCATTTCTTCAGACATCTCCGACGATGTACTACGAGGGGCTTGTCGTAGGGTTCCTCTCAGGCAGCACTCTCCTCAGCGCTCTGCACAGCGGGACATGGCAGGACATTGCCATGGAACTGCCTACAGCAAACTTGAGGGAGACCTGCTCGCTCGGTTCAAACGGGAAGGTGGCCCCCAGATGATGAACCCTGCTACTATGGCAGTTGCCACTTGTATTGTGAACGCATCCCTTTGGATCGATAGAGTCTCTCCAGGAGCCCGTATTTCGTATCAGGTGTACGCGGAAATGATCTTCGGAAGCCTCTACACCAATGCCCCTTCGGCAGATGAGCAGGCTAAGTACTGTGAGAAGATCAGCAAGTCCTCTACCCATGCTCGCAAAATCCTCCAGCGAGATAGGGCGTTTGACCTGTTTGCGCAAAATCGAACGTTCATGCTTCTTACGACTCGCGACCAGATCCGCAATTTCAGTCTCCGTCGAGAGTACTTTTTTCGCCAGAAAGTTCAAAAGCGCCAGCGTAGCCTACTAGCTCTCCTCCAACGTGCTACAGAAGGTCCGCGACCTACCCGCGAACTGCTGGACTTCGAGGCTCAGATGGCTGAGGCACTTACAACGGGGGAGGTAGCATTCGCGAGGGTCCAGCTCCCCGCTCCCCTTGAGGGGTAAGTAAGCCTTTAGAGCTGGCTCCGAAAGGTCTTTCGGTGCCAGCTCTACTGTTGTTGATACCGTCGAGCGACCTGCTCTTCGAGCATCGCGGTCTTCAGGACAGACCGGAAGCTCTCTACTTGGTCTCGGCTGATGTTGTATTCCAGGATGTAATGGGCGAAGACTTCGGCGAACGCCTCGTCCACGTTGCTCGCCCCATACGTTGAGACGGGGGCGACGGGGGCCGGGTTCTTCTCGTAGCTCTCCATCCATTCGAGCGTGGCCGGATCGTTCTTGAGCTTCTCCTTGGCTCGCTCGTTGTGCTTTTGGACGGCGAAGTCTATGAAGATGAGGGCCTCGCTCACAATCTGAGAGATAAGCTGACGAGCCTCAGTGAGCCAGGTGTCTTTCCCTTCGGGCCTGAGGAGGGTGAAGTCCTCGAAGTGCTCGGTGAGCTTGGCCTTGGTCTTGTACACGTCGTCCTTGAGGCGATCGACTTCGGACCCGAGGTCCTTGTCCACGTCGAGGGACGTGACGGCATCGATGATGTCGTTTCCAAAGACCCAGCCGTCCTTCCCCACGCCATCCCGGGCGAGGGGGGTCAAGTTGGCGAGGTTGTAGTTGACGACTCGGGTGAGCCGCTGCTCAGCACGGTCCTGGGCTCGGAGCACTTTCCGCTTTGAGTCGTCGATGTCCGCGTCCTTGAACATTCGGACATCGACGGTTGGCTTCGAGGGACGAGGCTTTGTGTGCGTCTTGACCAGGGCCTCGAACTTCGCACGTTGGGACGACCCCATCTGCTTGAACCAGTAGCGATGCCCAAGCTCGTGGACCATCAGCTCCACGATGAACACTCCGGGACGGTTGAAGATCGTCACCGTGTCTCGGCCGATCTCGTACCAACCTCCAACACCCCCACCTGTATTCTGGTTTACCCCTCCACACTCAGTGCATTGGATGAAGACATTTCCGTACCAAGCCTTCTCGAACCCCTTGCTTTTCAGCTTGGAGTAGGCTTCAGATAGGTACCGCACGTACTTCTTGATGAGATCCGTGTCAACGGTCCGGTCATCCACAATGACCTTCATCCCGTGAAGGTCAAACTCCCGGAACCCCCCAGCCTCTTGAATCGTCTGCTCTGAGTAGTTCGCCGCGAGCATCTCGTAGATGCGGTCGACCCACTTGTTGGGGTCCCAGTCAAGTTTGCTTCGCTTGGCCAAGCGGGCAGCAGCTTTACTGAAGCCTACTCGATGCAGAAAGTCATACTTGACCTGGTAGACATCATCATCTACCAGGGCTTTCAACTCCTCTGGCTTTGCAGCTCTAAGTGTTTTCTCGACAAGACGTTCAATTCCTGCCTTGTCGACAGTCCATTCCGACTTGAAGAGGTCCCCCACAGTTGAGGTAACTTCCTTCATCTTATCGAAGACGTCTTGGTAAGCTCTCCATGTAAGGTACCCTTTTGGGTCCTTGAAGTTGGTATACCCAAGGTCTAAGCCATCGTACTTATTTGCAATGGCCTCTACATACCCCCTGGCCATTTCAACCCTATTCTTGATGGAATCTAGAGCCGTGTCGAGCGTTACCAGATTCGCGAACTCTTTCCAGAAACGATCAAAGAAGGGGAGTACCTTGTCGTGGAGAATCCACTTCCAGTAGGGCGGGTTGTCACTACTCCTGAGGGGTTCTTTGAGGATAGCCTTAAGTGTATCTTTCTGGGCTTTGAACCACTTCGCAGAAAGATAAGCTGCGACAACCTGCCTTCGGTAACGGGTTGCGACTCTTAGGGTAAGAGATTCCACATTTACCCTAGGGAGATAACTAGATTACAACGACGATTTGCTCGTTGCCTCTTGGTGAAGAGTATGCCAAGTCTTGAATAAGGCTTCCTTATGCTTACGCCTTGCTTCAAGCTGCTCTAGTTCTTCTTTGGCTAGATTGGCCTCTTGAAAGAACCGTACTGCTGCGAGTACATCCGCAAGCTCATCGACTAAGCGCTCCCTTAGGTTGGACCCGTCAAAGTGCCTCGCTTCTCCATGAGCCCCGATCAGTTTACCCAAAATTTGCTGAAGCTCTCCCATCTCTTCTATGAGCTTCGAGGTTCCTGGCCACACATCACTTCCAATTGAGAACTCTCCTTGTGCAGGCACTTACTTCTCCTAGGCTGAAGGGTTTCGGTAACGCTGAGCTTTCATCGGGTTGAACCGACGTACGAAGTAGCGAAAGCTGAACTCCTGCAATACCCCGCTAATACGGACTTGAATGGTCTGGTCCCCACAACCGCCCACGAGGACAGCCTTTCGGATACCATCGGACCAAACGTCTCTGGCTCGAATGTTGAGCACCCTCATGTCCAATCCTCGCAAATAGGAGTACCACGGCCAAGACCTGGGCGCTCACCATGTTTTTGATAGAACCATATGGTTGAGCAGATGGGGTAGTCGATGTACCACTTCTCCCAATGGCCCCCACGGAGTCGTCGATACCAACGGAAGTTACTGAAGAAGTAATCCAAGAGGTCAGCATTGCGATACCCCCAAGTGCCAACTGCACACCTAGGGCACCCACTCTGTTCTTTTTGGTGCGCTGAGCACACGGAATAGAATTCCTGAGTAAATGGCCAAATTCCTCGTGTTCTCATGGGCTCTCCTCAGGGCTTCACTCTCATTCGTCTCCCAACGGGAGACTTAAGTTTAGCTCGTCTACGGTCACTCGCCGCTTCACAGCTTTGACCTCTTCAGTTAGCTCTTCCCGAATATCGGGCTTCCTAGCCAATACGTCTGAGAAGTTCAGAATCTCTCCTCCTAATACTCCCATAGTCGGCGACTTAGAAGGGGAATCAGGAATAGAGTCAAGGTTCTTTACATTTAGGTTTTCCAGAGGGTCCCTAATGGTCCAGGTCCACTCTGGAAGGTCCCACTCATCAAAGTCATAACTTGATAGAGAACCAAGAGCTTCCTCAAGCTCTTCCTTGGTGTCGGCTACAATAGTGCAGTCGAATGTACGTTGGAGAGACACATGGAAGACTCGTGGCATTACTTCACCATTTCTTTCTGGCAGATTCGGGTTAAAGCAGCGTGGAAGACAGCATGGTTCTCCCATGCCTTCGCTTGGGGATCTTGGGGGCCCTGAGACGAAGAGGGATACCAACTGTACCGGATCCACGTAAGAGCCCAGTAAACGTGAGCCATTTCTGCTACATAGGAGAGAAATGACTTAGCTTTATGAAAGGGAACTTTCTTGGCAAGGAATAGCTTCCACTGGGAGGTAAGAGCTTCGGGTAAGTATAGGTTTGGCTCCAACCCCTCGCTTTGGGCTTTCTTGTACCCCTTGAATATGTGATCCCGAAAGTCCTGAAGGGATGTCAGCTTTCCTTCCCCAGCTCTTAGCTTCAGGAGGGCTTGCCACACATCTTCACGGATCATTGCCTGTAGGACGGGGAGCGGCTTTTTGCTACTACTCTTTGGCCTTTCGGGGCACCCCCCAGGCTTGGTATGAACAAAGAGGTCTGCGGGATACGGGTAGTTACCTGTCCCTGCTCGAATGACCGTGGCAAAGTCCTTCTTCAGAACCTTCTGAGCCTTCTTCAGGGCAACTACTAAGTTGTCACCCTTCCAGCGAACACGAATGGTCCCATAGCCCTTTCGATCGACTAGAAACCCTTTACTCCAAAAGAGTTTGGCACCTACATAGCTTTGGAAAAGAGGCAACCCAGCCTTGGCTAAGCGGGCCTGTACTTTTCTTAGGGTGGGTACTTCTTTGGGTACTTTCCAGACACGACGAGAAGGGTAGGATGGAGGTCGAACAAGAATGCGCTCTTTCCTAAGAGCTACTAGGAGGTGCTCAAAGGTTAGGTTCTTATTGATGGCTATCTCATGAATCGAGTTGTCCCCCCAACCACGAGACACGAGATCAGCTTGAAACCCTTCAAGCCAGAGGTCCTGTGCATGACCTTCCTCTACCTCTACAACAGATCCATAGCTGCTGTAGACGGCTCGTAAAGGAAAGGTTCGAGGGTACCAATCTCTAGCTCCGTTAGAAACCAGTAAGAGAAATCGAACTGGGTCCCCTCCCTGAATGGGTAAGTTAGAGACTGCACAAGTGTAAGCGTAGTGCCCCATAGAGGCACAACTACACCGATTCTTAGTCGTCTAGATTGAGTTGGCATGCTGCATGTTCAGCCAACTCAATTTCCTGGCTTAGTTTGGCTGAGGCATTCTTAGGTGCATCTTCTGGGCTAAGAGGTTGGCCTGGGTTATCCGGGATAGGACACCTCCCTTCCGCACCAGAGGGAATTCCTTTGGGGTTTCCAACGAGTTTCTTAACCACGAGACCGATCCCTTCTAGCTTCCGAGCATAGTGAACCCCATCCTCTTGCGGAAGGATGGCCTTGCCCAGTACATTGGGCACATGTACGGCACAAACGACAGGAGCACCTTCACTCAGTTTCTCCACTGAGTGGCTCACTTCACCATAGACACCGGGGCGTTTGTAGCGAGACCTGATATGCTCTTTGATAGCAGACTTTCCGGCTGTTGAACCGTCAGAGCCAAGAAGCCCCGTTTTCAGTCCAAGGGGGGTAGTTTTGTAAAGATTGAAAGCAATGGGCCCTTCCTCATTGAAGATCACCTCCCATTTGTCGTACTCAAGTAGCCCCATTGGACTTGTCACATGCATCCCGATCTTTTGGTAGGATGCTCGGTACATCTCCCAGATGGCTTCCATCAAGTCCTTGCGATCGTTTCCTGTAACCCACTTTGTGTCAACACTGGCTTTCTTCGACTCTTGGGCCCCTCCCTTTCCAGAACGGTACAAGGAGCGTACTTTTACACCAAGGCTTTCCCCAAGCTCGACCAACCAATTTTCGAGTTTGACTCCTTGGTAGCCGAGGTCCCAAGCATACATCTCGACGGCACCCTTGAGACTTGTAGCTTCTAGCCCCTCACTCTTCCAAATTTGCCTCATGTACTCTTCTTGAGACTCTCTCCCTGGTTTTGGGCCCTTACGAGCGGCGGCTGTCTTAGAGGTACGCTGTACAACCCCCTTGGCCCAGTCAAAGTCCTCTGGGTACCGCCAACGCTCCATACTGGGAGCGTTACGCCACTCTTCAGGGGCGATATCGAGGATGGCTTTCCCGATATCTGCGACAGCTTTCGTCATAACTTTTTCGTAAGTTTGGAGAGACCGGTTACTGAAGCCTGCCCAATCCCCAGCGAACGCATCTAAGATGTTATGGGGTCGATGATAGAGGTCATCCCAAGCAAGAGGGACATCCTCACTCGTCCGAATAAGCCCAATCAGCTTACGAGACTCTTGCCACATTTCGTGGAATGCAAGGAGGTACTTCCTGGTCTCTGCAAATAGGTTAGTCAGGGCCTCATAGTTCAAAGGCTTGCCGCCCATACCAAGAAGGCTGGCAGTCATTTCCCCTTGAAGTTTCAATAGGTTAAGGTACTTCTTGCCAAGCCGTACAGACTTGTTGACTAAACTCTGACAAAGAGCCTCAGCCTTGCGCATGTCTGGGTGGTCCTTGTGAGGGGCCTCCTCGATCATGTCCTGCATCTTGTCCAAGGCATCAGAATACTCCTCCAGGAAAAAGTCACGGAGGTGAATCTTCCCTCGCCCTAGGTCTGTCGCAAGCATGCATGCATCTACGGCTTGGGCCACTTCTTTGCTTGCAATGTCAACAACAGTTAGTGCTACGTTCCGCTTTCGAGCCTGCTCTTCCTGTGGACTCTTAGAAGGTTGGAAACGGTCGTGCCGTCTACCTTCTAGAACCTCCTTGGCGACATTGATCTCCACCATCTTCTCGTGACTGCCCCCACGATCTGGATGGTTTTGGATGGCCATTCGACGGTAGGCTTTGGCGATCTCCTCAGAGTTCGGAACGTACCCTGGGGGAAACCCTAGGGTAACTTTAGCCTCTTCCAGGGACATAGACAGGAGAAGTCGAATAGCCAAACGATCAAATCCACTCATACCCTGAAGGGTGCAATAAGAGGAATTTCACCTAAGCCATGGTTAACGAAAGGAGGGCCATCCGTACATAGAGACCAGCTTTCACCTGGCGGAAGTAAGCAGCCCGAGGGTCGGTGTCGATCTCATTCGGAATCTCGTTGACTCTCGGGAGTGGATGGAGGATCCGAGCCTCCATCTTCATGTCCGCAACCAGCTCAGGGGTGAGGAGGCAGGAGTCCTTCACCTCATGGTATTCAGAATCGTGGGTGAACCGCTCTTTCTGGACGCGGGTCATGTAGACCACATCAGCCTGTTCAATGGCTCGGGCCGCTTCATGGAGCCCTGTTCGGACATGGTAGGTCTGGGCAACCTTGCTTTGAACTTCCTCGTAGAGGGGATTGTCTTCTCTATCAAGGCGAAGGAGCCAGGGGCTCACCAAGTAGAACTCGTTGCCTGAGAACCGGTTCAGAAGCCGAATCAGGCTATGAACCGTGCGGCTATGGGCGAGGTCCCCCACGAAGGCGACCTTCAAGTTGTCGGTCCGGTTCATCTCCAATTGGATCGTGAAGAGGTCCAGCAGGGCTTGGGTTGGGTGCTCGCCGATGCCATCCCCGGCGTTGATGAGGGGGACAGGGCTCACCTTGGCAGCCCGAGAGGCTGCCCCCATCTCAGGATGGCGGAGGACGATTGCATCGGCATATTGGCCGAGGGTTACGATCGTGTCTTCCAACGACTCCCCCTTCGAGACGCTGGAGAACTGGACCCCTTGAGTGATAGGGATGACGTTGCCGCCCAGCTTTCCCATTGCAGCGATGAAGCTGGAAGAGGTCCTAGTCGATGGCTCGTAGAAGACACACGCGAGCGTCTTGCCCGCGAGGACCTGGAGAAGCTCCGTGGGTTTGGTCATCGCCATGGCTGTTGCGTGATGGAAAATGGTCTGAATCTTTTCCTTAGTGAACTGCCCGGCAGAAAGGATGTGTTGGTCTTCGAGGGGTCTCATTTGAGAGGGATACCCCATCAAAACTTCCACCGAATAGTAGAAGGCCCCTGAGATAAAACCCAGGGGCCTTCTAGCCGTTTCTTGGTTCGCGCTCCGGTCACTCGCGATATATGCCGGAGTCGACTCGGGCCTTACGGTTAGCCCGAAAGCTTGTTCACTTCACCTAAACGAAGAGGTCCTCAGGCTCTCAACGAGATTTCTTCCTCTTGTGCATCGCCTTACACTTGGCACACTTTTTGTAACCTGGGCCCCAGGTACCACACCATGTAAGTACCGAATCTGTGTCCTGTGCCTCTCCGCAAAGCGACGTTTCCGGCTTAGACTTGACAGTAGCAAACAAATGAAGCGTTAGCCTATCTCTTGTAGGCATTGCATCAATGCGACCAAGAGGGTAGGATTCGGTCCGCCACCGCATGGGGTAACCCCTTTTAGTTCGGACCTGGTTGCGAGTCCTGGTTCTCTACTTGGTCAAGAGCTTTCTCTAGCTGATTCGCAAATTCAGGACGAGAACTAAGTTCCTGCTGAATAAGTGCCTCTAGCATGTGAGCCATAGGCCCACATGTACTACACCAGTGGAGGTAGGTGTCAGGTTCGACGTCGGTGTAATCCATCCGAAACTTTGGGTCTGCTTCCTGGTTACAGTCGTTACACTTTGGCATGCTTTACTCTACACCATCGGAGTCGGAGTCTTTTAGGAGCCGCTCAAACCGAGTGAGCGGGATAATAAGCAGATGGGCCGTTTTGGCGCTGGGGGGCTTCCGAAGGGGTCGCGGTGCCCTGAGCTTCGGAGGGTGAAGGCGCTCCTCCGCTGGGAGGATGTTGTCGAGGATCTCAAATATACGCCTGTCTTCCTCCGCCTGAATCTGAGCGACCTGATCTAAGGTCCGACCGGCCGGAACGGCCACTGCATCTAAGGCATGCCTCACGTTCGGATCTTCACGAATAGCAGTGAGCAAGGCTTGGGCCTGGGCCCCTACCCTTACGTCTGCTCGTATCTGGAAGGTCAATGTGGGCATGCCCCAGAGTTTACACCACCAATGGTGTATATCAAGAGGTAATGCCTGATGACCTCAACGATGACCTTATGGAAGAGATGCGTGCCGCCGCTGAGCTAGCTGGTCTAGAGGGTCGTGTACTTCGCACCTCAGATGAACTTGCACGCCAATTCCCTAAGCAGGAAAGAGGGCTGATTTGCCATCTTTGTGGGGCAAATCTCATCCTCAAGGATGGTCGCTATGGTCTTTTCTATGGGTGCAAACAGTGGGCAGAGACTCGTTGCAAAGGGTCTCAAAACTGCAACAGGGTAACGGCAGAAATCTATGAGCTTACCCAAGTACAACAAGTCTGCCAACTTATCCGTGCCATCAAAGAAAAGGCACTTAGCACCGGGGAAACGATAACTCGAAAGTGGCTTAGGCAAACCCTAAACTTGAGGGAGGATGACCCTTGCCACTCTGAGTTGTATGATAGCCTAAAGTACCCTCAGGTTAAGCGACTCTCTGAGACAAAGGACTACACTAAGTTCATCCGGGATGCCCAGGCATACCTCAGAAAGCGTGGGCCATGGTCTCGGTATGATTTACTGGATAGGGAAGAGTAGACCACAATGAGTATGCTCATTGACCTGTCTAAAGCTGACCCCGTTCTGCGGGCGATGTCTCTATGCAGATCCCCTCTCATAATTAGGACTACTCAAGATAGTAGGCTATTCAAGGCCCAGTCGACTTTCAATGAGTTTTGGACCCCGATCAAAAAGTCAATCTTGTTCAACCCTACGACCGCGAGGACTTCGACTGAGGTACTACTCAATGTAGGGGGGCTCTACAAGATAGAGTACCAAGTAGAAGGTCACCCTCATACGATTGTTTTCGGGGTCAAAAAACTAGAAGACTTCAAGACTCAGGTTGAGCTATGCCATCCTTTTGCCCCCCTAGACATAGTAGTCCACCATCGTCATTTAGCGGGCCAAGTAGAGTATTGGCCTACTCCTCTTTGTGTTGACCTACCCCCCGACTATTGGGTGAAATGGGTCTTTGATGTACCCTCTCTCAGTACAGTCAACATGGATACTCTGGGGGAAGTCTACCAAATGTCATCTGAACAGCTCCTTAAAACTATCCAGTCCTATATTGGCCTAAGCGGCCGGTATAAGCTTCTTTTGAGTGAAAAGGATGAGAGGCCCCCACATGAATCTCATCTATGATAGTCTAGACCTTGAGGAGTGTCGAAGAGACTTACGCAGAGCATTCAAGCCCAACCGCTGCTGCCGTTCGACTTTTGAGCATCTAACCTCAGCCCCTCTTATGGAGTGGGCTTCCGGTTCTGACACAAGGGCACTTGTTATCCCTGGGGGTAGCCGAAGGGTCATTGTCAATGAATTTCGAGAAGTTTTCCCCGTTCTGGATTGGGAAAAAGGGTCTAACTTGACCTATCCCGTACGTAAGGCTTTGATCCCTATGCAGTTGAGGACTCAGGCTCGCAAGTTCAAGCTGATCCCGCCTAACCCCTCGCAGATTCAATGGGACTTCCTTTGGGGCCTTACCTTACTCAACTGGGTGAGCATTGAAGAACCCCTTCGAGGAATGATTGAACGAAAAAAGTCCAAGTTGGCAAAGGTGTTTCGAGCCTTAGAGGAAATTCGATGGCAAGCCGTCGATCAACCTCACCTCATCGAAGAATGGGTAGAGCAATTTGGGTATTGGCTGGAAGGGCACTCAGAGGTCCCAAAGTACTTAGACAGCATTGACCCCCTGAAGGAAACCAGTGAGCAGCTTGAAGCCTTGTTATTTCTGGTGACCTTAGCAAAGCAGCATGGTTTACTTGAAAGTAAGCTGTTTATCCACATTGCGGATATCCAATACCTTCAGACAGCAGAAGCTGAAAGACTGAGCGACACCCTACAAGCTATTAACAAGTGGGCGGTTCTTGGTAGTCCTTTGCGATTGCTTCTTAGTTGGGATGGGCTAGGCTCTTTACGGAAAGCCATCAGCCCTAAGCTGGCTCGAAAATTACAAGGTGGATTAGCTTGGACGAAATGACTACTCAGATGATCTCTTGCCGAACCCTCCCCATCACAACTCCAAAAGGAGGTCGTGATGGGCCATTTCAAGCGTTATCGAAGCAAGGATCGTCGAGCTGGGTGTTTACTCTGTAAGCCCCACAAAAGCTGTAAACTCAAGGACTCCTGGGGCAGTCTGCCTCAACAGGAAAAGCGGGCTATCCTTAGAGAGTTGGAACAGAAAGCTGAGGTTGAGTTTGGTCGAGGTGTGGACCGCGAGGATCTCGACTAGAGACCCTGACGCCTTCAACATCACGAGGAAGAGTGGGGACCCCATCTTCGCCCCTTCGTGGTCCCTTCTGCGTTCGGCTCTCGACATCCGAAAGGCAGGTCGGGAGCAGACCCAGGAGGAATGGCGAGCGTACGCCCAGCGGTACGCGGTCGAGATGCAGGCGTCCCGGGTGGCCCATCGGACCGCCTGGGACGCCCTCCTTGCCCGCCAGCGAGTCGTTCTGACGTGCTACTGCACCAACCCCCTCCGCTGTCATCGTCGCGTCCTAGGGCTTCTCCTGGGGCACCTGGGGGCCGACTTTCGAGGGGAGCTTACTCCCGGGAAGTCAGGTTGATAGTCCTGGTGACAATCTTAGCGTCTTCAGGCCCCTTCCAGTAGGGCTCAATATGTATCAGTTTTCGGAGGGCTCGATTAGGCCCATGAGGCTGATTTTTCCAGTGCCCTCGAACGAAGAACTGGACGGTTAGCCTAGAACCGACTGCTTGTCTCTGCCCCTGAATGAAGTTTCGGATTGAAGGCCGACAGTCAATCGTAACAGGTTTCCCTAAGACAAACGTCCTAACTTCAGGCACACTGCGATCCAACCTCCAGCGATTCCCTCTACCTTTACTCTTTTTTTGCTCGTGGTAGTTGGTAGGGTCGCTGAGGGAAAGACAAGTGGACACAATGAGCCTACCTAGGAGTAGGATGACCCTTTCATCTTGAGTCTCAATTGACTCAGTAAAACTTGCCACTCCCCAATCAACGGTATCTTCTTTGCGGTTGAAGACCAGGCAGCCCTCCGTGGAAAATCCGTGGCGCCAGAGTTGGAGCCCATCGTTTGCTTCAGCGATGAAGTTCCAAACCTTTTCCCCGTCCTTGTTACAGACCTGGTGCACGAAAATCCGACGAAGAGAGGACTCTTTTCCAGTCTTCACGTTGAAGGAGGTCAGGAGCCCCTCAGGAATTTCAATCAGAAAGGCTTTCCAAGGAGGCACTACCAAACTGGCTACCTCAGGACCCGCATCCGTAGACATGAGCAGTGAAGCAAACCGATCATCGAGAATGACTCTAGGGCATCCTTGGTCTACCCAACGACTAATCCACATGACTTTGAGCTGTTCATGGGGGATGTGCATCAAAGCTTCGGCAAAGAAAGCCGTATCTGGATTACTGGAGATATGCTCAATGAGAGCCTCAAGGGCGGCATCATCATCGTCTGGGTAAAGCTTGTAGGTCAGGGGCCAGAGGGTCTGACCTACCTTTAGGAGCTGATCGTTACTCAGTATCCCGATTGCCTCCCCAAAATGGGCACAGAGTTTTTGGTAGGCCCGGTTAGCTAACGTAACTTGAGGGCTACTCTTCATTGCCCCGCCTCAACAAGACCTCTTACAAACCATTGGGGGTACTTAGGATTTGCACAGTAGCCAAGAGCGGCCCACCTTTCAGGAGGTGCAGGATTTCTCCAATTTTCGACTGGGCCTAGTTGGAGTACCTCCAACCACTTTCGTACGTGAGCAATGGCTAACTGACCACGTTTCTCATTGAGAATGGGTCGAAGTCGGTCCATTGTAACTTTCGCTAGGTTGTGGATCCGACTAACCACCAATGATTTTTGGGCTGTGGGGAAGAACAAAAAGACTTCGTGGTACACTCTATCGGGGTTAGGGAGGTCAATGACCTGGGCCAGGGCTAGCACAAGCGTTGCGTCTACTAGTTCCTCAGTCACTTCAACAGAGCTAAATCCGTGAGCTGAGGGGTTTGAGTAGAGCGTTTGTTGACGTCCGGTAGGTAGATACTTTGCGCCAAACAGGATAGAGCCAACTTCAAGAGGGTCCATTCCCCTTTTCTACACCGTAACGAGATAGGAGTACTCTATGTCAGACGATTCTAACCCCCCTGAGTCCACAGCTCCTGAACACAAGCCTTCCATCCTGAAAGGTTGGGCAGCCATCATCACCTCAATTGCAGCTCTTGTTGCAGCTCTTGGGGCCATTCTAAGACCCCCACAAGAACCTGCGGCTAAAGCAGCCTATGAGACAGTTGCTTCTGCTGTAAAGGCAAATTCCGAGGCCATTGCGAAAAACCACGATGACATCCAGGCTCTCCGTAACTACATGGAGGGGTACACAAAAGGGGCGGTTCCTTCAGCCCCTCCTTCAGCTCCCCCTTCGCCTGTATCCTCCTCCTCTCCTTTTACCCACATTCGGGTCGGGGCTGAACCAGTTCGACCAGCCCCCCCTCCATTGGGATCTCGTCCTTCTGTTTGGAACCCCCCAGACTTTAGCCAAATGAAGAAGAAGTAGAGGGTCAGCTCAACACAAGGCTTTGGGTTGGGCGCACGTTGATAGGTGGGAGGTGTTTGGATGCTTCCCACTCTTCCCAAGCTAGCCTTAGGGCTCGATGAACCTGAGGGCTGCCGTTCACAAGGGTGAGACGTACCCGCAATACAAGAAGCTCGCTGGTCTTAGGCCACCAGTTGAACCTTGCAAGTTGTTGCCCCAATTCCCCTACGAGGTCATTGCGATTCTGTTGGGCAATGAGCCACTCCAAGAACAGCATGATCGTACCCTCCACTCTGGAGGATTCTATGACGAGTTTACTAACTCAGTGTTACTTTAGGGGTTAGATATACCTGGAAGTACTCACTTTGAAGTCGTAACTCTGAGGGGCCCAGGACTCGTCGGTCCTCCTCATTATTTTGAATCCACTCTAGCCAATCCTCGTAGGGGGGAGTGAGGTTTTCTACGCACCATGTAGCTAGAGATTCAGCATTTGCACACACAGGGCTAACAGGGAATCCCTCTGGTGCAGGTTTCTCCCATAGCTGCCAACCAGATCCGAAGGGTGGCTCGATAGGCACCCATTCATCAAACAGGTTGACACCAGAATAGAGAGCTACAACGGATGGGTTAGGGTTGGGGACGAATTGTTCTCCGTTGCAATTTGCACAGGGCCCCCACACACCACGGCGTTGTGCTCGGATCTCGGTCAATCGAGAACGTAGGGTTGGAGTGTCGAAGCCATTTTGGCGACGACGAACCCGCAGTACTTCTTGCTTGGTAACCCCACTATCTAACAAGCAAACTTCTTCTGCTAGGGTCATCTTGGGAGCCCAAGATCGAAATCGTTGGTAAAGCTTGCGGCTTTGCTCATTCAACCCTGTAGCTAAACAAGTCGGACAGGGTACAGGTCCTGGCCAAGGATTCTCGTACCCATGCCAGGTAAGACCAAGGGGCCACGCAAAATCCATAGGTACTCGTTTTACCCGCCACCATCGACTCACTATAACTCTTGAAGATCAATAAGAAAACTAACGGTCAGGTAGAGTCGGTGTATTAGGGGCCTCTTAGACCAGACTCAGCCCCTAAGACCTTGCCATACATTTTTTCTGTTGACTCCTTCAAAGTTCGTTGTAGAACTCGGCCTGGTTTCCTATCGAAAACCTAGTACGCACGAGTGGAGAGAACAACGAAAAAGTCCAGTATATAGGCTCACTTTCAAGTGAGCCTTGAGGAGACTCCCTACCGGTTGGGGTCTTCATCCCCCTACAGGAGGTGGAACTTGAATATCATCATCGCATGGATCATCGCCCTAATTGTGTCGGCTGCCCCGCCTAGCCGTCGGCACCACATCCCAGAAGCAAGGGAAACCGAGCAAGAAGCTAGGGTTAGATACGCTAGCATTGCAAAGGATCTTGTGGAGGTAGTGTACGACGCCAATGAACGTCCACTCTTCTCTGGGCCTTTTGGTCGAGCCAAGACCGTTACGGTGCTCTTGGCGATAATGACCTACGAGTCCTCTTTCCGAAAGGATGTCGACGAGGGGCACGGGAAGTTTGCAAAGGGAGATGGGGGGCGAAGCTGGTGTATGCTTCAAGTGAACCTAGGGCAGGAAAATGCCACTGGGAAAACCCCTAACCGTATTGTTACCTTACCCACGGGAGGGTTTCGGTTCACAACCGACCCTACCCTCGGTTGGGGGGGAGAAGACCTAGTAGCCGATCGTAGAAAGTGCATCCGAGCTGGGCTCGCCATTGTCCGAAACTCGTTTAACGCATGTGGCCCAACAACTGAGTTGAAGAACAAGCTGAAGGTCTATGCCTCTGGCAAGTGCACGGAAGGGGAGAAGGAGAGTCAAACCCGTATGGGATTGGCACTCCTTTGGCAAGGACGACTTCCAACCAACACGGATGCCGAGGTGCTACGGGAGCTTACCGCTCCTACTACGCCAACTGCCCCTACGACAACCGCAAATGACCACGGTGGAAACCCCCTACGGTCGAACGGGTCTCCCTAGGGCCCCGAATCTTTTTATCGAATAGGGGTTTACAAATGCATCTTTCTGACCAAGACCTCCTTGATCTCAAGTCTCGTGTTATTTCTGCTTTGGGGACTGGTGCGAATGTAGGTCGAGCAAATGACTACCTTCTCGCCCTCATCACAGAAGTTCTTGAGCATCGCGCAAATTGCGCCCCTGCTACACGGAAGTCTGCTTCTTACGTGTTGAAGGTTGGGGAGATGCAGGTCAGGCGAGTAGCACCTCAGGAGGAGGAGGAGAAAACTCCTCCTCCTGAGGATCCTCCTCAGGAGGGTTCTTACCTCCACAATGAGGACTCTTACGTCCATCAGGAGGGGCCTCCTGAGGTTTCCCCTGAGGTTTCCCCTGAGGTTCCTCCTGATGGACGTAAGGGTTTCAAGTCCAGAGGCAAGAAGAAGTAGTCGTCAGCTCATTCGACGAAGAGCCTCTGCCAAAAAAGCTTGCCTTGTCTTTGGCCCAACTACACCATCCTGTTCCAACCCATGACGCTGTTGGAACAGGATGATGGCAGCCCTTGTTTTGGGGCCCATCACACCATCTGCCCCTGAGCTACCAAGGTCATACCCTTCAGCAATCAACTCTTGCTGGTACTCCAGTAAAGTCGAGAAGTTCGCCAAAGTAGGGAGAACTTGTACTTGAACGGGTTCTCCGTTCAACGCAGCGACAACATCCTCGTAACTTCTGGAACTCATGAACTTATTGAAGGAAGCTAGCATTCCGTTTGCGTAGGCTCCGGCATCCGCCGTAAAGTAGCCTTTGGCTTTGAGTGCCCGTGCAAACGCTCGGCAGTCTCCTTCCAACACGGCTGGCCATGCTGTGTTGAACCTTCGTTTGGCCAAAAGGATTAGGTGATCCTCCATGGCCGAAGTAAGGTCGGGGAACCTTCGGAACCTCGTAGCGGGGTGCGGAGGGTTGAACAGAACCGAAACACGGTTAGGCCCAACGGCCTTTGCGTGACTTTGGCTTGGGTCAGGGCGAGCTTGACCGCTAGCAATGAGCTTCTCTGCTACCTCAGGGCTAAAACCCTCCCAAACGTCAGTTAGACAGTGGTAGTCGTACCCATCCCCCTCTACTTTTTTCACATTACCGAGATTCCACCCAAAACAGTTGTTACCTCCGGTCTCAATAGAAAACTGAGACCAAAGAACTCCTACTGCCTCTTTGCTGGGGATCCCTTCTCCTACCCGAGGCCACGCTCGAACCACAGCTTCTGTGTAAATCGGAAGCGTAATAGGGGTACGCACCGTGGGGACAAGTTGATTGGACATGCTCGCTCCTTCCTTCTCTCAGAAAAGAAACAGAGCTTTAGCGAAGCTAACTCTAGAGGACCTGCTCTGAGAGGACCTGCTCAGCGTCGAGGGTCTCCTCTTCGAGGTTCCGAGCACGAGCCTGATCCCGGCGTGATTCGAGCCACGTCCGGTCGGTCATCTCCCGGAGAACGTCACTCAGGCTGGCGGAGTAGCCCGTGGGGCAGCTTGGGTCATGCTCGGCCCGAGGGGTCCGGAAGGCAAGGCAAGGATCCGACGGATCCCGCTTGATAGAGTAGACCCCCAGCTTCTGCTTGCTACTAGCGTAGGGCCCCTGGTAGCGCATGAGGTACCCCCCACGGAGGAGGTAGACCTTCCCGACCTTGAGTTCTTCCAATTTCATACCGATGCCGCTTTCCGCCTTGATTGAAGGACCCCCTCAATCAAGCGATATCTTTCTCGCCCCTTCTTTAGGATTTCATCTGGGTGACGTGGGGCAGTAGGTGACTTGAGCCAGTCCTCAACTGTGAGGGGGATGTCCCCCTCCCCAAGATAGAGGTAGTGGGGCTTCAATGTGACTAGAGGCTGTACCAGAGACTTGCTGTGGGTAACCACAATGGCAGCTAACGTAGAGGTGGGGGGGTCTTGAAGAAATTCTTGAAGGGCAACCCCTACTCCAGCCGCTCCATTGTCAGACAGCCCGAGGTCAGGCTCATCCCAGAAAATCACATGGGCAGTCGTCCTACTACGACATGTACGGATGCCTGTTGTAACAACAGAGGCCGAGTTATACCCTGTAGAGTCATGCATCTCATCCCCATAAACCATGGCAAGCCAGGGCTTATGGGCGATACTTCGACGACCCTCCATGGAAAGGCCCATGCACTCCACCTCGGCCTTTTGGCACAGACTTTGGGTAATACGTCGAAAGAAGCTTTTCCCGGAAGCATTCTCCCCGAGGACTACAAGGAGCTTACCCTCTCCGGGTTGGAAAAATGCTGGGATTGGAGTCTTCCCTTCCTTGTTGGGGTGGAAGTACTCCAATCCCAAAGCCTCTTCCACAAGACTTCTTGGGTCATGAAAAGCCATTTCAGTCTTCCTGGAAATTCTTTTCTAGCACTACGCGGTAGGTAAAGTACCCGAGTTTCCGAGAGGGCCGCAGGTAGGTAAGCGTAAGACCCTCTCTTCGCAAGCAATTGGAAAAGTCGTGGTACTCCCGCTCATCCCCGTATTCCTCGATGGAAACCAAAGTACCTACCTTGGGGGCGGTGGGCTTTAGGGCTTCTTGCCAGTTACCCGTGTAGATTCCTACCCTAATCATCGGCGGGCTCGGCTTGGCTTGAGAGAGGGGGCCTGTGCCTTCTTCTGCATTGCAGAATCAATGTCCCGATCCTTTTGCAATGCCTCCTGCACAACATCCCGATCGATGGCTGCGTGAGCCATCCGATCTTCGTGACTTGGGATCACGAAAGGCGTGTTCTCCTCCTTGAGGCGTCGAACGCGCTCGATCTCATCGGGGGAGTGAATCGTCCCCCCCGAGTTAAGGTCGATGTACCACTGGAGGACCTCTTGACGAGTCGCGAGGTCGTTGACATTCCAGCGAAACCTAGCCGTAAGGATGTGGGGGATATCCGTGTAATCCCGCCGATAGTTCCCTCCGAAGATGGGGAACTCGTTGTTCATGAACCCGAGCACGGCATCGAGGCGCTGCTTGCCGTCCACGAGGACGTAGTAGCCCTCCTCGCCGTACTGGGTCCCGACCCGGCCAAACTTGTGGCCAGGGCAGTTAAGATAGAGGTCCTTGCCGGTCATCCCGCCCCGGAGGATGAACTCGATGTAACGGACCTTCTGTTCCAGGGTCCACACGTAGGTCCGCTGGAAGTCGGGGTTCACGTCAAGGCCGTACTCCACCACCTCTCTAGCGTAGTGCGTGGCAAGGAAGTACCATGAGATATCTACTGAATACCCAGGGTTCTTGGTGAATTGGGGGATATCCGTGAATTTCATGCCTACTTAACGTAGCCCTACCGGACTACTCAACGAACTTTTTTCCTCTGGTGGCTTGCCTATCTGTCGACGATACTTGCAGCACATAAGGTAAGCCAAGCCCCACTCTTTCTCAGTTAGACCTACCTTTGAGGCAAGGTAGGCAAACCGGTGCCCGATATTCGCATCTGAAGCGGAAAATCCTGCGTCATTTTTAAATGCTGCACGATCTGGATCGAGTTGAGCCAGAACTTGCAGGCTAGTCAGAGCCCACTGCTCTAGGGACGTCTGAGCGAAGCGTCGAGGATCCGAGGTTTCCTTTGCTTCCCTGGTCCAGCGATCGAAACGAATTTGACGTCGTTGTTGTTCACGGTCCTTCTCTCGCTCATGGGCTGCCGTTTCGGCTGCTGCTTGAGCTGCCGCCTCTTTTTCTCTTTCATCCTCGGCTGCTTGACTGATAGCTGCCAAGTCTTCTGCACTGATGCCCTTCCGAGCTTCCGGAGAAGAAGTGCGAGAAGAAGCTTCGATAGAATCCTTGATGACAGCTCGCTTTTGGGTGAGTATCCCATGCACAAGTCGTTCAAGAGGGTTATCTGCAACGAGGGTGGTAATCAGTACCCCTCGGGTAGATCCAATTCGTAAGATACGATCTTCTGCTTGAGCGTTGAGTGCGGGGGTCCAGTCTAGATCGACGAAGATTGCGTTTGAGGCATGCGTCAGCGTAAGAGCTACTCCTGCCGCTTTGATTGTACCTGCAACCCCCTTCAGCTTGCCGCTCTGGAAAAGAGTCTGGATTCGGACGCGATCTTCAGGGGAAGTATCTCCTGTGATGACCTCCCATCCCTCACGGCCAATGAACTTGTCAATAGGGGCCCGATGTGCGGAAAACACCACAAGAGGCTCGTTTTGCTCCTCGTAGCTTTGCACAAGCTCCAGAAGTGCAGGGATTTTTACCGTAGCTAGGGCTGCCCTGGCCTTGGCGATTTCTCTAAAGCAGGTCCCATTGACCTGCTTTAGAAATTGCTCTGCGTCTACAACCGTAGGGCCAAATTTAGCCAGGAGTTCTCCTTCGGATGATGCAAGGTCCGCTTTCAGTACATCTGAGGGGAGAGGGTCTTCGTTTACACGAGAGTACCGAGTGTACCCCTTCAGCAGCTCTCCGAACTTGTCGTATGCCTTTTTGACACAATCCTGTTTCAGAGAGACGGACACAACAACATCCCGATAGATTTTCGTCGGGAGGTCAGGAAGTACGTCCACTTTCATCCGACGAAGGGAGACACGTTGGAGTAGTTCTGGGACTTCCGGTTGTGGGTGCCCCCACTCATAACCCCATGGCCCTACTTGGGCGTTAAAGAGCTGAGTGAAGTGATCCCAGGACCCAAACGCTTCTTTGGCAAGCCCGGCTGCTTGGAGCACACTCCACAACTCTGGAGGACGGTTCATCAACGGAGTTGCAGTCAGTAACCAAACCTTACCGTCTCCTTTCTGAACAGCTCCCGAAAGGAGACGGAAGTTTCGCCCTCGAATGGTTTTTGAAGACTTGAGGGCATGAGCCTCATCGGCGATAAGGACAGTATTTCCCAAAGGGTTGCTGCTAAGAAGGGACGGGAGAATGTCATAGTTTAGAATGAGCAACTCTCCCGGATTAGGCCAGCGAAAGGAATTCCGACCGTAGAGAACTGTCACCTTGAGATCCGGTCGCCACTTCTTGGCCTCGGATTCCCATACATTCTTTGCAACAGCAGGGCCAACTACAAGAATGGGGTCTCCCTCAGGGATAGCTAGGAGAGCTTGCATGGTTTTGCCAAGCCCCATGTCATCCGCTAGGAGTGCTCCCGAACGAGACGCAAGCCACCTAACCCCAACCTTTTGGAATGGGAAGAGTTGAAGACCCCGCTTTTGGAGTTCGTTGTCTACCTTGTCTGCCCTAACTGCTGCCTGATTGATCTTAGTACACACCTCCCCCTCTTTGGCTTGAAAGTTGAGGGCCAACTCTGGAGGAAGGTCTAAGGTAAACCCTGCATCATGAAGCTTCTTCGTGATTTCGAGGGACCTCGTGATGGGGGCTACCTGAGCTTTGAGTCTCCCATCGTACCGTGCCCCACTCGTAGCTTGCCGGTACTTTGAAAAGAGGCTCTCGCCAAGAAAGTCCACGGGCTTGAAGATGACCAGAGGTCCGTCTTGCCGCACAGAGATTAGAGGCTTCTTGTCTTTGGGTACCCCTGCACATGTCTTGCACTTCACGATCCAGCGGGACCCAACTGACGGAGGCTCAGCGACCCCTTCGTTAGCTGGAACATTTGCGTGGCAGACTGAACACGTACTAGAGTAAAAGTTAGGGCGAATCATAACGCTCTTTAGAAGTCATCGAAGATTGACGCCTTAGCATCCTTTCTACGGGCTAACTCGTGGGTGATAGCTAGCTTAGCCTGGGCCCAATCTTGGGCATGAAGGATGCGGAGAGACCCAAAGGTTGGGTATCCGTTGACAAACCTACTCCCCATCCGGGAGCTTAGGTACTCCCATATTACACCAATCTGTTGTAAATGTCGGCTCTCCCAGCCGGAAAAACAGCCTAGTGCGAGGGGTAGGAAAACCATCGTGAGGAGGTTCTCCGGGACTGCGCTAGAGACAAGGATCTTACCGTCACAGTAGTCAAATACAAACTGTGCCAAATCCTCCTTAGGCATAAGAGGGACAGGCCCCAGGTTCTGACATGTTAGGAGGTCTTCTCGGGTCTCTTCCAGGTCTTCCCGGGTTTCTTCCAGCAAATCCTTTAGATCCCCCACTGTTCAATTCATCCTAAGACGAGCTGCTTGGGTTGTCTTCTGGATGTCTTCCTCCAGAAGTCGCAGTTGAGCTTGGGTAGGCGCTACCCCATCTACCAGAATTTTGAATGCTTCCGGAGAGATGACCTCTACCTCTAGCCTGTAGGGCTGAACCCCCCAGAGGCTAGCAAGTCGCTTTCGTACGGCATTTTCTACCATCAAGAGATTCATGTGTGTACCTTTTTCACTTGCGATGAACGTATCGCCATGGGCTAAACGTACGAAATCTATCCGCGTCAACCCCCGCAGGAGCAGTTAAATGGGCTACCTCCACTGTACCCATTCAAAACGCAACAATTTCGCTTAATTTGAGAGCAAGTCCTTCGACAGACCTCATCTCTACACCTTACCTTACAGTCTGTACAAGATGCGTAGCACATCCTTCGCTCTCCCTTTCCGAGAGAAGGTCCGGCCACAGCAACGAAAAGCAAGGTGAGTAGAACTGAAACGATGAACTTCTTCATGGGTTGCGCTTCCACTTCTGACCCGGGATAGGTTGACGGGGCGGCGGGGAAGGGGGGTCAAGAGGTGGGATCGGGGGTACAGGTTTCGGGGGCTTGGGAAGCTTCGGGGGCTTGGGGGGTTTCGGGGGCTTGGGAAGCTTCGGAGGAGCTGGGAGCGTATCCTTGCCCGGATCGGAGGGTCGGTGGGGTTTCCCCTTCGGTTGTCGCTCTGGAGCTTGAGGCAGCCTCTCGTAGTTGCTCGGGTTCTTCCGGATTGCCTCTGGAGTCTTCCATTGTATGTTACCTGTGTCTCTATTCTTGACCTTCAGGCGCTTTTGGGATTCGATGAAACGACTGACAACACGTGCGATTAGAGGGTCCACTTAGGTGCTGGAACTTCAAAAGATCATGCATAGGTGATATTCCTCTTGTCCCCCTAAGAGAGTAGATACCCATGGCAATGGTAGGGCTTAAGGTTCCGAAAGAGGTCGCCCGATTACTCTCAGGTATGAAAGTACCTGGGCAGAAAGAGACCTCAGACCAATATCATATCACAATCAGCTATCTGGGGGATGAAGTCCCTACCAAACAGCTTGGCAAAGCCATCGTTGCGCTACACGACGTAGCCCGAAAAGTAACACCTTTCACGGTGAGCGTCTCTACTTTGGTTGCTTTTCCTGAAGGGTCCGATGGGTACCCTATCGTGGGGTTGGTCGAATCCCCTGAGTTACACCAGCTAGAAAAAGCTGTGAAGTCGGCCTTGGGTAAGGCTGGGGTAGACTACTCAAAGAAGTTTCCGGTATATCGGCCCCATGTAACTCTCGCGTACTCCCCAGAGTCAATCCAAAATCTGGATCTAGACAGACCGGTCAATTGGTCTGTCTACGACCTTGTACTTTGGGGAGGGGATTCTGGGGATGAAAGGCTCTGCACAACGTTCCCTTTCCCACTGACTCAAGAAAAAACTGCTATTTGGCGGAGACTTGTTCAAGCTGCTCTGCACAAGTAGTCACCCCAACCTATCGAATCTAGTCTGAGCCTTAGGATTGGCCCTCTTATCCTTGAGGTTCATGAGTCTCTGGGAATGTAGTTGGGATTCCTTACCTACCCGAAAACCGGCGTGGGTACGTTGGTAACCGAGTCTATGGGCCTCGGTATCCTCCCCCATGATGGAAGGTTGAGGGGCGTCATGGGCTATTGTTGGGAGCAGTAAGTTCAAAGAAACCGCCCCCATCTGAGTGGAAAAAGGAGTGGTCTGGCCTTGGGTAACCTCTACTGAATTGAATTGAAATTGTTGAGTAACCTCTGACTGGAATTGGAATTGAACCCCAGTTCCAGTCAGGTAGCGTAGTTGAAAGACGAGTGTTCGACAACCATATCGACCCCCTGTCCCCCGATAGACAGATAGAGCTACACTCTGAACTATGAACTGCCGGACAACATTACTCCTCGAAGGTACCAAGTTAAGAGGCAAGACGAATCCCACTGCCTCAAGATCGTCTGAAAACTGTATAGTTTCCGTAGGCTCAACCGAGTAGTCCCAAGCTGGATCCGAAACTAGCAGCCTAACCTGCCCAGACCCCTCGACCAACGGAGACCGGAGGCCCATTAAAACTACATGGGTCTGAAACCGCTCTGGGTTGCAAATCAATTGGTCTCGGTCTAGAAACAGCAGCATTACGTTCTACCGGGGGGTTTAAGTGGTCTATTCTGCTCCCAGGGGAACTCTTGCTTTGGTAGCTTGACTTGGATTACTGGAGGGGCCTGGTCCTTGTATGCCTGGTCAAGACGCAGCTCTCGGTATCTTTTCCTAGCCCAGTCTCGCTGAGCTGGAGTTAGACGAATGAATTGACCTCCCTCTAGAGAGGTCAACATATTGCGGAAAGCCCTTTCCTCATTAGCAGTCAGACTTTTTCTCCCTGCGTCGAGTAAAGCTCTTAGAAGAGTCAGATCAGTTGGTTCACTCATCGTCGTCGTCATCGTCGTCATCGTCGTCGTCATCTTCATCATCGTCGTCGTCATCCTCGTCGTCATCTTCCTCATCCTCTGTAATCTGTTCGGAGATCGCAAACTGGTAGACTTGAGCAAGGGAAGTAGGCTCGTGGAAAACTACGGTCTCCCCCTCAGTGATACGAGCATAGACTTCCGCAGCCTTCTCTGGGCTGAGTAGTCCAATATGAAGATGTCGAGAGAGCCTTCCGGGTCGTTTGAGAGCATCATCGATCTCTGAGAGGGATGCGTTGGTTGTGCAGATCACGCGGAGGTTGAGAGAGTGCCCCAAAATCCCGTCAGATACATTCAGTAGAGCACTAATAGCCGCAAGAGACCCCTTCTCTCTAGGGACAAGGGCCTTGTCTGCATCCTCGATGACAAGGACGATGGGTTTGTTCGAGCCAGCCATTCCACGTGCTCGAACAAGCATTGGGACTAGCTGAGGTCCGGCAAGGCTTTCGACTAGGTGCGGGGGGATCAGAACAAAAACAGCATCCAATACTTCGTGGATGATGCCTCTGACAAAGTAGGTCTTCCCGCAACCAGGGTCTCCCTCCAGGAGGGTAAGACGGCCGAGTGGGGGGTCTCGTTGCAGGTCGTCCACGATAAATTGGAAGCCCTGTGCAACCTCCCCCATGTAGTTTTCCTCTGCGAATGCTTCCCCCGCAAGTCCAACTTCAATAATTTCCACACCATTTGGACCATCCGCCAAACTGTAGACAGGTTGACGAACATGGTCAGGAAGAAGGTGGGACCCTAGCAGACCCGCTAACTTCATGTATTGCTTCTCGTCGAAGCACATGAGGGTGGTAGATACTTTTCCGTCCACTCCAATTTGGACATTTATGGCCCCAGTGTCCCATACGAGCCAGTTGTCGAACACCCCCCGTCCGAAAATCGGACCCCCGGTCAAAACAGGAAAGGCATTTACAGCCTTACGCAGGTCCTCTAGCAGAGCCTTCTGCCCGATCTCCCCCTCCTCCTCCAAGATTCCCCTACAGGACCCAGCTAAAACGGTTTGGTTTGCCCCCAGGGCAAAGTCTAAAAGCATCCGACCCATCGGGCCGAACTTGCTTACGTTTTCATCCGACAAGCGTGCTGCATTCCACCAAGCTGGCTTTTTCATGTGATCTAGTGTACACCGGGCATTGCCCCAAATGGTCTTCTTCATTTTTCAGGAGCTGAGGACAGCTCAAGCTTGTGCTTTCCTCTGCCAGAAGGGGTCGCTTTCCCCTTCCCAACTTTTAGCGCAATTGTACTTCGTGGAGCGAACCTCCCTGCTCCACACTGGTTACCCTCTCACGGGTTCCAGTTTCGTGAGTCTAGCGCAAGGCCCCGTGTCGCTTAATGTCTATGCGTTACTCCGAGGCACAGTAAGGTCAGCTTTCTGGGACCGCTACTTCTCATGTTCTTCGTCCAACGTGGCCTGCAAAGAATCACCAGGGGAGGATGAACTATCTGACTACGACATAGGGCTACTTACCTCAGCAGCCTACCTTACTGCTGAAAGGGTCTTCCCAGAGTGGGAAGACCCTAACCCCTACCGCATGAAATTTCTCCCTGTTGAAAGGATCTTCGCTGTAAACGGTGTCTCAGACAAGGAGATTCGGCAACTCACTACGGAGTGGAACTACTACCAGTGGGTTGACCGGCTATTTCAAAGAAAGCCAGAGACATGACCCTTGTAGAAGTCAAAGCCTTGCTTGCTCAATGTGCCCGGAGTGAGCTTCGCGACCTTACCTTTGGTGACGCAGAAATCTACTGGACCAAAGATGGGAAGGAAGTAGCTTTTTGCTACGAGGGGCGTACTGTACCCCTCGTGGTTTCTGGAGGGTACGAGGAAGGCAAGGCCACCTGGGAATTTCGGGATGGTGAGGCGAGGTTGCTACTCTCTTTGGGCCGACCGGTCAGAATCTCGCGGAATGATGTACCCGTCGTCTCCAAGCCTGGCAGAGTACCGCTTAAGCTAAATCTCGGAAGTGTTCTTCAAAAGTGGTTAGGGAAGAAAGTCTAGGTCCACCAGGGCGGCATCAACCCTTTCAGCCCCCTTCAGGGCTTCTTCCAGGATAGACTGGATCTTGGGGTGGGGTTTACCCTTGTAAAGGAAGACCCCTTCGTCCATGAGACTAACTAGCCCCTTTAGTGGAGCGAGCACCTCAAGGTGCAATTCTCGCTTCACCTTAGCCAGTTCCCGGTCCAAGTCTTCGAGCATTTCCCCAGGGGTGGCTGAAACTCGTACAACGTGGGAGCGGCGATCGTAACTGTAGCTCATACCCCCCTCGAAGCATAAAGAGATCAGCACAAAGTCGGAATCAGACTGCAATGTTTCACCTGACCAACTTTACGGAGTCTTCGACCAACGTCCATTCCTTGAGCATGTTAATGCGTACTGCACTTATGTTCTGGGAACGACTACCCCACCTTGGGGTGGACCCTGAGACGGCAGACCACATCGAACTCAGTAACGTGGCCTCTCGTCTAAGTGACCAATTCTTCATGGAGATGTTTGGGCAGAAGTGCAACCCGAAATTTGAGGGTCATTCTTTTGAGCAGATCGGAATTTGGACCTCCCATGCTGTTGCAATGGAATGGTATGCCCGTTGGGGGGACCTGGCGTTCCCTCGGATCCAAACCAGCCATTCATTCGCAACTATGCTTATGGCTACGACGATTAGCTCAAAGGAGCTTGTACATGTCGAAGCTCCTTGGCCCGCTTTCCTAATTGAGGTTCCTGAAGGGCTTCTTCCAATTACGCTTGAAAAGGGTACTGTCACTCATATCCGACGTATCCATGTAACCCCCAAATGTATGCCTGGTAACTTTCCGGATGAAAGTTGGGCACTTTGGATGGTAGGTCCTGGTGTGGAAATTCATCGGGTTGGGTCTCTGTCTGAAATCACAACACCTCGGAACAAGACAGAGCTGTCCAAAGTAACCCTTACGCGAATCGAAGACAACTTACACCATGAGCCCAAAGATCGCTCTTTTGCGAGTAGTGATGAGGAACTAGCTTCCTTCTGGGAAGGATACAGTACCACAATAGAAGACCGTCTGGCCGTTCTGGTAGGCCGCTTGGTTATAGGGCTGTGTGTTTTCATGACCACACGAGCCAACTATACCGAGAAGGTTGTCAAGCCCGATGGGGAGTTGGCTGCCTATGCACGACGACTTGGTAAGAAACCAGAAAGTCGAATCTTCAAAGTCGGACGACCGGTGAAACTAGACTTTCGACTAGCTATCAGGTCCTACTTAGAAGGGAGCCGAGGTCCTGTGACAGTTCAAAGTCTCGTAGCTGGGCACCACAAACGACAAGCCCATGGGCCCAACAACTCCCTCCGGAAGTGGATCTTCGTTGAGCCTTACTGGAGAGGGCCAGAGGAAGGGGCGGTTGTTGTTCGCCCCCATCTGGTTTAGCCAATCTGGGCTTTGAGGGCAGCTACCTGAGACTTAAGGGCCGTCACTCTAGACTTTAGGGACTTCACTTGAGTGGTAAGAGCTGAGTTCTCCGTTTCTAGGTCATTCACTTGTGTTTGTAGGGAGCCAATTTCCGCCCCCAATGATGCCACATGGGCGTCATTTGCGGAAACTTGAGCCTGTAGGGATGTAACCTCACCCCTTAGAGTCTCAACCTCGCTTCTGAGAGTAGCTACCTCCGCCTCCAGGGCTTTGAGACCGTTGTTTTCAGCTTTTAGGGCGTCAACTTCCGACATGAGAGTCGAGTTCTCCGTTTGAAGGGTGCCTACCTGAGTCTGGAGAGAACTTGCTTGAGCTTGAAGGGTGCCCACTTGAGCTTGAAGAGTACCTGCCTGAGACTTGAGGGTCGAGTTTTCCGTTTGAAGAGTACTCGCCTGAGACTTGAGGGTCGAGTTCTCGGTTTGAAGGGTGCCCACTTGGGACTTGAGAGCCGAGTTCTCAGCAAGTAGGGCATCAACTTCAGCTTGAGTTAGACCTACCTTCAGAGATTTCTCAATGAGTTTCATCTGAGGGGAGTCCCCACTAGCGTTTGGGCATAGTGTGAATTGGTAGTTACCCCACCAAGTTGGAGGTCCGTAAGCCCACCATTGGAAACCAAGGATAACATCCTGGTTTGCATTCATGTAGTTGATCAGGTTTGCCCACGCTTCATTAGCTATAGGGTTTGAGGCAGCAAACCCTACTTCGCAGACCATGACCTTGACGTTGTTGGCTCGTCCCCAATCCGTAACGACTGCAAGTCTCTCTGCTCCAATTGTAGCAGATTCGATCTGGGTAACCCCTCCCGCAGCATCCTTGTCGAGATAGAGGTGCACTTGAGCTGCTAGGTTGTTGGCAGGGTCCGACAATCGACGGTCCACTCCATTCGCATTGAGCCAGCCGTAAGCGTTTGATCTTTTTGGGCTCCCCGTGTCAAACATACTACCCGTATAGGTCCAAGACCCTGCACCTGAGTAGTAATTCCCAGGCATCAGGATCATCTGGGTAGCCCCCGTGGCCCGGATTGCATTGATTACCCTTTGGGCAGTGGCAAACCAGGTCATAGTGGGAATCCCAAAAGGTTCGTTTGTGATGCCAAACATCACCTTAGGGTTCGCCTTGAAGATGGTTGCGAGCTGAGACCAAAGGTCAACAAGCAAATCACTCACAGGGTAAGAAACCCCACTGCCAGGAGGGGTATAAGACAACCCAACTTTTACCCCGTAGTACGCTGCGAAGGTTGGGTCGTCCCCTCCGTGAATATCTAGGATGACTGAGCACCCTTTTGCTGTAATGTAGTCTACAATCTCTTTGAATCGATCGTAGAAGACCCTAAAATTCCCCTTTAGGGCGCCTGGTAAGCTAGCTTTGGGGGTTGGCTGCAATGCCTCCCACGAGAAGAGCAGCCGAAACGTGTTCATCCCTTTCGAGATGAGGTAGTCAATTTGCGGGTTCGACACCCAAAGATAGTCTGTCCCAGAGATTGGTCCTGTGACACCAGTCTTCCAGGCTTCCTTCCAGATTGGTGACCCATTTACAAGATTTGCCCCACGGTGCTTGAGTGCCATTCCTACATGATACCCTATACCTAGGGTGGAAATCAACCAAGTTTTTCCACTTATCTTTAGGGGGGAATAGGATGCTTAGGCTCATCACTCAAGTTACCCAAAGATACGCTGTTATCTTAGACGTCAAAACGGCCCTAAGAAGCTTCCGAGTCCAACGGGCTCGTATTGAGACTGCCGTGAAAGAGGGCAATGCAGAAGAATCCCGACGCTTGTTCGGGGCCTTGGGGGAGAGCTTGCAGCCTCTTGCTAACGCTCTCGAAGGGGTTGCAATCCAGCGCTCGGACGAGCAACGAAAGCTCAAGAACGTCAAGCAATGGCTCCATCGTATCAAGTACCCCTTCAAGTCGGAGTACCTGGAGGAGTCAGACGATGAGGCCCTCTCGTGGATCTGGGGCTCCCTCGACAACATCGAGGAGGCGCTCCAGTCCATCAGCCGGGTCGCAGACCGGATCCAAGGGTACCAGGCGATCGAGAAGGAGTTTCAGCACGGACCCTTCAAGATCGTCAACAAGTACGGCTTCCGATCTGAGGAGTACGCTGAGCCACTTCAGCTTCTTGACTCGGCCATCTCAAAGCTCGAAAGTGCGGGGTTCAAGAGCCTTGCCTACGGCCTCATCTACTTGGAGAGGGCCAGCGGTTATGCGGGCATCTACCACGCGAACGATGACACGATCGGGCTCAACGTGGAGGCGAAGAACCGCTTCAGCTCGCTCTACACGGTGATCCACGAGTTTGGGCACCGGTACTGGCACAAGACCCTTTCCTCGGCCCAACGGGATACCTATGAGGACATCTACGCCCACGGGCGAGCCCTCACGGTCGAGCAACGACAGGACATGTGGCAGGCCCTCAAAGAGGCCAACTTTCAGCCTGCGAAAGCCGCCCGTCTTCTCCGGGACCAGTCGCTCGTCGAACGGTTCATGGTCTACTGGAAAGAACAGGTGAAGTCCACGGGATGGGCGAGCAAGGACCTCGTGAAGCACCCCGAGTACGTTGAGCGCAACTTCTTGAGCCCGAACACCAAGTACATCTACCTGGACCTTCCCATCATCACCGTGTCCAACTACGCGAAGACCAACGTCAAAGAAGACTTCGCGGAGAACTTCGCGCACTTCGTGCTGAAGATGAAGATCCCCGAGGCAGTCATGGAACGTTTTGGTCCTACCTTGGTGTAAAGTACGTCATGTGTGCTGACAGGTACAACCTTCCGGAGCTTGGGCTAATAGAGCCCGGTCAAAGTAAGACGCGATTTGAGCTACTAGAGAAGGACATCTACGTAGTTGGGGACTCCATTCAAAATGGGGCTACTTTGACTGCATTCGCTACAGACGGTCGAATTCAGGTTCAAGTGGGTGAGGTTTTTGGCACATTCCCTGCTTTCTGGACCGGGGTGTGCTCAATAGGGTATGCTCTACAAATTGGCACAAGGGTCGAGAACCATTCAGGTACGTGCCAAGGACTAACAGACCTTGATAAGCTTCTTCTGGAAGGTCAGCGTCTAACCATAGAACGGCTCGGGCCTGCTTTTTTGGCTACCCTCTCCCGGAGCCTTCCTCCTCGAAGCTTTCATTTCAAGGGGAAAGAGCACTGGATCTATCGGAAAGAACTCCGAAAGGCGAAGGCTAATACTTACCCGAAGGCTTTATTCAACGTTTTGCAAGCCGCTCCGGAAATCTTCGAGGGGTCTATCTTGAGAGAGTAGAGGGCGACGGCCGCCTTGGACCAACGCCAAGAAGGCGGGCATTCCGGGGGCTGAGGGGCGGGGGTCCGATAGACGTTCATGACCGGACGGCTTGAACGAACGCCCGAACCTTCTCGGGGTCCAGCTCGGTCCACGACCGGCTGATGCCGCTGGCAACGAGGAAGCAGTTGGTGTACGGCAGGTACGTCCGAACGTTCTCCGGAGTGAGCCCACTAGCGATGGCGAGGAGATGATCCCCTGCCCCGTCGCGCATCTGCCGGATCTTGTCCGGGTCGGGAGCCATGGCGGTATTTGGGCCGCTCGTGGTGATGACATCCATGTAGGGCCCTGCCAACTTGGCCGCGAGCCGGGGGTTCTTGGAGGGGCGCTGGGTCTTGAAGGCTACGCCCGCAAAATAAAGCACGCGATCGGCGTTGGGGAGGGCCAGGTGAGCCTTACGGATATCCGCAGCTCGCTCTTGTTCCGCTTTGTCCTCGTCGATGTAGGTGTCCTCGTCGATGTAGGCGTTGTCTACCCAGACCCCATCAAAGCCACGTTCGACGGATTCTTGGATGGCAACGGTGTTGTAGAAGCCAAGGCAGTTGACCCCGAGCCACTTGCCTGGGAACTCCTCTCGGATTTTCTCGGCGATCTTGAGGAGATCCCAGCCGGACATGTAGTGGTTGATGAGGAACACCCCATCAGCTCCGGCGTCGAAGGCGATCTTGGTGTTGTCCCGAGCCTGCTCCAAGTGGTCGACGTGGATCACAGGGAGAACTGCGGGCTTGGTCTTCCAGGCTTGGGCGAAGGGGTTCATGGCTTGATGTCGATCTCCCCCACGGCCAGTTCAGCGCAGTAGAGGGCCAGCTTGGTGGAGTAGTCCGAGTGCCCGACGGCGAGCTGCTCGACCCGCATGAACATCTGGAGGCTCAAGGGGTCGAACCCTCGGGCCAAACGCTCCTTGTTGATGGCCGTGAGCATGGTATCTCGCTCGAAGACGACCCAGCCGGGCTCGGTCCAGGTCGGCGGGACGAACTCCCCCCTCTTGGAACGCTCTTTAGCAGCGTCTTGGAAGGTCTTGAGCATCTGGGCCTGGAGAGCCAGCCTGTCCTTGATGGAGATCGTCGGATTCGTCGAGTGGGCTAGGAAAGGCATCACGTACCCTCCTTGTGAGTGAATTGAGCAGTGAGGATGTCAGAAACCTTAAAACAGGCTTGTAGGAGCTGGGGGCCAACCTCGTATGGTTTCGCATGGCTCGGAACCATGAGCCGAACCTCGAAGACCATTTCCTTTGGAGGGTCTACGACCATGCCGGGAACCCAAGCGTGGTCGTGCACTTCGATGTCGTTGTAAGGGGCAGCCTCACTAATGGGGAACATCTTCCCATCCATGCGGGCAGGAGTGTCTGCGGGTAGTTTCTTCATACCCGCTTTTCCCTCAAACCAGACAAACTCAGACTTATCCATTGCATACACCTCTCTTGGCTTAAACGAACGAGAGGGGGAACCTTTAACCTAGGAGGAGCTTTACAGCTCGCTTTACGTCCTCTCGGGTAAGCCCCACAGCTAAATCGGTACGGATATGGAATTCACTTAGATGAGCCATATCTGAATCATCGTCAAGAATCACGAGCTTAGCGATAGGCTCCCCTTTCCACTTATCGAGCCATTCTTGGATTTCATCCCCTCGAAGGGGGGATGATGAGCCGTAGGTCCCATGGTGGATTCGAGGGAGCCCTTGAGGAGTCTGCCCAATGATTTCCCCTCTAAACCCAAAGTTCTCCAAAAGCGTTTGAAGAACCCTCCAGGGGTAGGTTTTCCTCCAGGTTGAGGAGATAACCACTTTTGCTTGGGTTTCCTCTAGAAAGCTGTTTAGCATAGCCACCGCAGTCGGGTCGATATGCTGAAGATCATACAGGATGGTAGACTGGGGAACAGACGTCCCCCCTTGCACTAGCTTACGGTTAATCTTCCGCATTGCGCGGAGGTTCTCTCTGCTAGGGGGAGGATTCTTCCGCAGGGTTGCAAAGAAGGCGTGAGAGTTCAGCACCCCATCGATGTCCAGGAATAGAAGTTTCATACTGGACGACCTGCTACCGCCAGGTTTGGCCATCCCACTTACAAGGGGTTGCACTTTTTTGCTCCACTAAGCTCCAGAATCCGTCGGGCACTTCAATGCGCAAGAACCCCGTCATTCTTGACCGCAGTCGTTCGGTTGAGTGCTTATCGATCGGGTCAAAATCTGTTAGGTTCGACCAGTAAGCCTTCCCCCTCTGGTCAAAAACGTAAGCGAAGTACTCTCGGGCATCCTCGTCATACCCCGCAACAACCTCGAACCCGTTTTTGGTCCTAAATGTAACTTGACTCATAATGGTCTATGTCCCCGAAAAGAGGGCATAAAAGTCGAAACCAAACTTAAAGTCAAGAGTGAACTTCTTTCATTGACCCACCACGGTCAGCCTCTTCGGGTGGGCGTAGAGAGCGGGTTGATGGGCTTCCAGAAGCGTGTGATGTGTGTGACGGCTTCGGGGAGGGTCTTGAAGGTCTCTGGGCCTACGGCTTCGCCGGTCACGCGGAAGGCGTCGTCGGGGGTCAGCTCGATGGTGAAGCTCCCGTGGACGATGTTGAGGTCGGGGGTCTTTTCCCGGTGGGTTCCGCCGCGTATCACGTGGGGGTTCTTGTTGAAGTTGCGGGCGTTCTCCCAGTCCAGCGGGTGGCTTGCTTTGGCGTAGAGGCCAGCGCTCAACAGGGCGTGTTCGGCGGTCCTCACGGCGGCGTAAAGTTCGGCGTGTTTGGTTTCAGCGTGGGTCATGGCGAGCGTTACTTCGCGAACTGAAACTCCAAGAACTTGACACATCGGGCTTTTTGCGCAGCTTCCCTAAGATCGGCCCCCCTCAGGGCCTCCTCCAGAATGGTCTTGATGCGCTGCAACTCATTCTTGCTCGTTCGACTCTCAAGTTTTTGACTCAAGTACATCCCATAGAGGCACTCCAGGAGATACACAATTGTCCCCTCCAACGTGCAACAGACCTTTGGGATCATGCTGTTGTCGACTGAAGGGAACTGCTCCTTGAGCACAGTGTAGGTCTGAGTGTGCTTCTCAGCTCCAGGCACCTTGAAGGTGTGCATGCCGTACACCGCGATCTTTACAAGACCGACAAGCCTCCGTAGCAGCGCCTTCGAGTGCTTCCGAGTGCTTTTGTACACGGTAAAGTCAAGGATCGCCTCAGTTAGGTAGCTGAGGGTCTCTTTGGGCTCTTTGGAAGGGGCAGGCATACCAGCTAAACGAAGGTAAGTAGGAGCCTTCAACTAAAATCTGGGGACCTCACGGGTAGGTGGTGGGTGCTGTCGCTGGAATTGGATAACCCAAACCCATGGGTTATCTGCCCACGTGGAACCCCATAGATCCTTAAAGACATCCAGTGCTTGGTCATCGCACGGACCTTCGTTGCGTTCGTTGATGAAGCACCCCTCCGCACGGGCATCTTCCTCACTCAGGTCATTTAATCGTTGGATTCTTACATCCAACACCCTAAGTAGGATACGACTTGCCCATCGAGGCATATGAATGCAGGGACGCCACCGTCCAGATTTCCCTCTACCATACGCAGACCTTATAAGTGCATCACTTTCTGTATCCGGTAGGGTCCATTCTGAGAGTTTTGACTCGCACTTCACCAAGGCGTATCGGTTACGCGCTCGGTACTCGGTGTAGATTCTTGTCCTATTTGTCAGGTAATCTCGCGTATGAGCGGAGACACGCCAGGCTTCTCGCACCCAGAGAAGGTCTCCAGGCTTGCCGTAAGGGCATTTGTACCCAGTTGGAGGGACATGTTGTCCATGACCTCCTTCCTCCAGACGCATGACCCTTCGTGTTTGACTCTTCACCCCTGACAGAAGAGCACGAACCATCCTGTCGTCAGGGAACAGAATCGGGTTGGCAGACATCATCGTCATCTCTCTACACCCCCCACGGACGAGTATTACAGTAACCCTCTGTAATACTCGTCCCATTGCGCATCCCAATCAGCGTGGTGGGTTTCTGCACACCCCCGACAAAGAGGGATGGGGGCGTTGGGATCTTCAACATCCCCGTTAAACAAGTCATACCGACTACGGCGAGGAGTACTGTAACTAGTGCGAGAACTTTCAAGACGAATATCATCCTTTTCGTCACAGCTCCCACAACAAAGACACTTCAACATACACACATTACACCTAGTTCGGGTGTAATGTGTGTATGCGAGTGATCCTGCCAGGAAACCCGAACCGTTTGCGATGGGGGGGGGGGTTCGACTCTTTTGTGATGGGCAAGGGCTCCACCACAAGGGGGGTTGCGGAGCCTTGTTGGAAATTGAGAGTGGAGACCTGTTTCTCCAGAGGACGAGTTCTAGCTACAGGTTAGCTGTTGAATGCCCTGACTGTGGAACCCTGACCGCAGTTGAAAGGGTTCCTGCTGCCGTGTTTAAGACTGTGATAGCTGTCCGTACGATTCCTTGCACAGACCCATGAGATGGGTGGTGTATAGCTTTCTGTTCGAGTCCGTTTTTTATCGAACGGACCCTAAAAATGGCCTGTACCTATCGAACGAGGGAGCAGGAGCCCTAGCCGTCGGGTAATAGACGGCCTTTCTCTTCAGCTATCGCGATGAAGTCCGTTCAGTACTGGGAACGCAAGTTGGAAGAAGCTGAAGCTTCCCTAAGGGAAGTCAGTGTAAGGCTCAAACTAAACAACAACACCTCCCTAACAAGAGGGGAGCTGCTGCTTGCGCTTGTCTCAGCCCCTAAGCCTCACATGGCATCGACTTGCATTGATCGGGTAAAGCAAGACCAAAATTGGAAACATCGGCAAGCCATGTTTTCCGTCTACCTAAGGAGGTATGCCAAAGTCACTGCCAGAATTGCTTACATCAAGAACCAGCTAGCTGCACGCAGGGTAAGCTTTCGGGCCCATAAACTTCTTTGGGCTCCTCCCGTTTAGGAAACCACCATGCAATTCAGGTTGAGGATGATGGCTGAAGATGGGACCGTAGTAACGGAGGACGCTGATTTGTGTGTGTCCTCCTCCGCCCCCATTGAACGAATACTCAACGCAGGTCGAGAGTTCGCCAAAAAGAAGAACTTGGTGTTACTCTCTGCACGTAGGACCAGTCGGTAGGGGGTTGTTGTGGGAGAGGACTTTGATGACCTCAGGAGGATGCAGGCTCAACTGCATCGCGAGCGTTTCGAGAAATTTCGAGAGGCTTTTGAGTCCGGGACCTTTGACCAGCTCTTCCCTGGTGCGGATGCTGAAAGTCGAGACCCTAGGGCGGACCAAGTAAAAGAGGTCTTGGGTGAATTACTGACTCTAACCACTGACTCCGATCCAGGGGACGTACTTGTTCGAGCCTTGGTTACCTACCAAGCTATTGTGCGGCATGTGAGGAGCGGAGGAACAGTGCAGTTCCAGTCTGAGGGTACAAGTCGTACCCTCAGAGTCAGAATTCGTGAGGAGAAGTAACTTCTATGCCTTGGGTTTACTTCTGGGCCTCATTTCGTAATGAACCTGAATCCTCGGACCCAGACTTCGCTGTCTACGAATGGTTCGACAAGGAGCACTGTCCTGAAATTATGAAGGAGGAGGCCCTTGCTAGGGTCCCAACCTGGCTAAGTGATAGTGAGGACAGGCACTACTACGGTTGGAAACTCATACCCACACTGCCTACGCATGTACGAGACGCTCTTATCTTGGAGTACCAGCGTAGGTTAGCCTATGCTGACAGAATACTGAAGATTCTAGGGGCTCCAAGAAAACCCCGCTCCAAGAAGCCCCGCAAACTTACTACCAGATACGAGCTTCTTCAGAGAAGCTCTTTCCGGAGATTTGGGTAGCTAGATTCTTTGGGAGGGGGTGCCCATCCGAACTTCCTAGCCAACTTGTAAACTTCCGCCAAAGTTGTGGGTTGGCGGAAGTTTACCTGTTTGCCGGTCAACCTCTGAAAGGCTTTGTTCGCCTCTAGGGGAGAAAGTGCTCCTACTCGAATGTGTTGGCAAAGCCTTCCTGGTCGTTGAGTAGCGGGGTCCATCTCTAGGGTTTCGGCATTGGTGGTGGCCAAAATACGTACATCAAGGACAGCGCCAAGGATGCCATCCCCAAGGTTCAGCATAGCGCTGATGGCATCCATATCCCCCTCTTTTCGATTGACTAGCACTCGGTCCGCATCTTCGATGATCAAGACAATTGGACCATTGAATTCGCTCTTAGCTGCGGTTAGGGCAGGCAGAATTTCCGGCCCAGACAAGTCTCCAACAAGATGAGAGGGGACTAGGACGTAAGCCGCTTTAGGTACCTGAGACAGAAGGGCACGCACAAGGTACGTCTTCCCAGACCCAGGCTCCCCTGAAAGGATAACCAGACGTCCACAGGGACTTTCTGTATTGAGATCCGCAACTACATGGTCATACCCACTAAGGACCTCAGGGTTGTAATTTTCTCGCTCTAAAGGAGTCCCAGCGACCCCTAGGCGGTTCAAAGAGTACCCTCCCATCCCACGGGCTAGGGTGAATACAACCCCCTTTTGGAAGTCATCCTGGGCAACGCAACGGCTAAACAGTTGGTTTGCCTTGCTAAGGAGCCCTGAGTCGTTGGTAGCGACTTGAATAGTTGTGTACCTGCCCTGTTCAGCAAAGTGAACGTAGACCATCATGACTTCGGACGAGAACAGGAACGTTCCGTTTTGATTCCCTCGATGTTCGACTCGGACAAGTCGACCCCCTAGGACCCGTGGAATTGTCTCCAGGATAGACTCATGGGGGACTACAAGATTCCCCTCCCATCTGTTGAGCTGAAGAGGAGGCCCCCCTTCTAGCGCTTGCCGAAAGAGTGAAAGTCCAATCCACGTAGAGGGAGTAGGATCTTGGTACGCCCCGAAGGAAGGTAAAGTGCCTTTTTCCAGCCAAGTCCCTTCACTTGTTGGGGCAAAGGGGGCAGCAGCAGTTCGCCACCAAGGAGTGTTAGGGGTTACCTTTTTGGAAGCATCCACCTTCCACTTCGAGTCACTCATGCTCCGACTAAGATATCAAAACTTTGTGGGGGGTGGGAAGCACTTAGATCGGAGGTTCTAGGTCAAACCGAGTGGGGCCCCCTTGGACTACTTCCCATCCCAACTTTGCAAATGTACTCTCTATTTTCTGAATCGTTTTAGCAGGTTGGTCTACGATTACGGTCTGCCCCTGGAACTTAAACAAACTTACCCGAATAGGGAGCACGAACACCTTCTTCTCGGTAGGTAGCCCTACGAATGAAATGTTGCAATTTAACTCTAGGTTTACGCAAGTAACGGCGTGCGCCAAGATATCCGGAGTCCGTTCCACAGAGACTATGAGGTAGGGTTGGGGCCCTACCTTTACCCTGACCCCCTTGGGGGAATACGCAAGCGGTTGAAAAATACCAGATGCCATTGTGCTCCCCTAAGGAGTCAAAAAGATTTGATATACAGCTTAGTACAGCATGGCTCCTCTGACAAACGTCAGGCGGCTTGAAGGACAATCCCCGCGCACAAGGTGCTTTGTCGGAGGGGGGCGCACCGAGCACGTGCCAGGATGCAGACCGGCGCGTCCGCAATGCCGATGGCGGCGGCGGGCGGCGGGCCTGTGTACGTGCGAGGCGTACCACTATCCACACCGATCTCGGTCGGGCCGTTGTGGCGATCCATCGCGCATGATCGAATGGGTCGAAGGGCCGCCGGAGGTGCACGCGGCCCGTGCGTGCGAGGCGCACGATCTCTTAGCGATCGGCGAGGTCCCAGGCGATGCATGGGAACCTAGCGAGGGGGCGTGTGCGGAAGCGCAGGCATACCTAGGTGCACCCACGCCCGATCCATGGAATGCCGCGCCCAGAACGCTTTAATGCGCAGGTCGTGCGCACCCTCGTCCTCTGAAGCCTTCCTACTTTAGTCGTTTGGAACTACTGCGTCCTCAGCTCTGATGCAGGTTTCGGCCCACTCTGCCTCAGACATGCCACAAATCGTGGGATCGTCTGGCCCCAGAGAAATACGCAGAACATCCAAGTTACCTTCTCTCCCCATGTCGAGGTCGTCGAGGTACGCTTTGGCCGCGTTCCTAATACGACTAAGGGTAGCCAGCTCGTCTTCCCCCCCAAGCTCCGTCCCCTTTGGGAGGAGAAAGCTTTTCGCTCGATACTCAAGGTTGGGTAGGATGTACGTGACCTCGATCAACTCACCAGAGCTGATCAAAGTGTCGATGACTTCCGCTAGATCCTGAGGGGGGTTTTTTAGGTGGACGGCCACCTCAGTGGCTTTGCACCCCTGCAAAGCCCGAACAACCTCAACAATCTCCGCAGCTACGTCGTTACCCACAGGGACCTCCTCCTAAAGCACCCCCATTAACGAACTCAAAGGGGCTCTTTCAACTCACACTCATGTCGAAAACAACTCCTTATCAATACGACTGAACCTGGTGGGCTTCTGTAAGCTTTGAATGAACCTCGCTCGCTCCTCTTCAGTCAAACGAATTACGTCAGATATAGTGTAGGTGAATCTAGGCTGCCTGGGTGGAAACCTCATGGGAACAACTCCTTATCAACACGACTGAACCTGGTAGGTGTTACAGGATCAATAGTAGCAGGGGACTCCGTGACCCGTACTTTCGAGAACATGTCTTTGACTTGCGGCACTAAGCTAATCTCAACTGGCAACGGGTCATGTTCAAGGTCATGTTCAAGTTCAACTCCCACCAATTCCCCCCTCCTCCTTAGGAACTGGGCCAACCTACGCTGGAAGTCTGCGTCTATATTGTGATTTACAAGGTTATTGCGAATTACACGGAGTATGTTTGCTGTAGTTTTCGGCATGGTCAAGCATCCCCACCTGGAGCAAACCAAGTACCTTCTAGGGTAACTGTTGTGTCTTCACGTAGTTTCTGCCAGGCGCGAAGTTCTTGTGCCGTAGCACGCCTATCTGTAGGGAGTTTCGCATCGGACATGGGTACACATGGTATACCTACTACGAGTGTCCGAAGCATCCCGGGGCTTCGACCCGAATGGCGAAGCTGCATTAGCGCAGGGATGTCAACATTCACAAGATGACGTTTCACAGGTGCTTGGATTTAGTGTGAGTTGCGTAACAGTACGTGCAAACCCTACCGGAGCAGAAAAGACAGGCCCAATCTGAATCCGACTTCAAGTGGGTCTTACCCGTTTCATCTTCCACAGACTTGAAAGGAAGCGGAAGATGACAACCTCGACACTTGACCTGGTTTCTCATGCTGTAGGTCAGCTCATTTCGTGGATGGAGCCAAGTTACCCAGTCGCTATATCCGACACTTCTTGAGCAAGAATCACAACCCCCAGTCTTAGGGTCTGCATGCCTAAACCAGTCATTGAAAAGCCCTACGAACCCAAAAAGCAGAGCAAGTTCATAGGCTAGAGCTGGGTTAGGGAATGAGGTACCATTCGCTGAAGGGATGGAAATTGAGAGGTGTCGAAAAACCTTCCCTTCAAGCTTGGTCCAGGAGAACACACATCGGAAGTCCCCGAAATGGGCTACATAGCCTGGGTTATCCCCAGGAGGTTGTACCTGAGGCCCAGGGACATAGTAGTTCTTGGGTTGCGAGGCAAATGCTACAATTTCTGAGGCACATTTGCGCTCGGCTTCTCCAATAGATAGTACCCGCCACGGCCACGATGCAGTATTCTTACTCATTCGTCATCGTTGATGATCCCCTCAGGAAAAACCAACGCCTTTTCCTTAGGTACACCAGGTTGGCGTGTAAGTTGAAGGGCACCTTGATGACTTACCATGGGCGCTAGTTCTGGGTCTTGGAGAACTCTCAGCAAATCCATGGGCTCTTCATTGATATGGCACTCTCGGGAGACCAAAACACAGGTCTGGGAGTAATCCACATGGCGCATGTCATGAGCCGTCCCCCGACCTTGGATAAGACGTAGGAACTGGCCCTTTGAGTCTTGAAAGAGAGACGCGATGGGCTCGCCTTTAATGCCTTGGAAGCTTGCTCCTTCAAAGTGCCAGCCATAGTTCATTGCCCTACCAGTCTTTACCAAGAGGGCATTGTCTAGAACCCAATGCTTTCCGACCGTTGCAATGACCCCATCCGTGTAGTCAACTTTTTGAAGAGCGGTATCGATCTTGGCGGAGTGCTCGACCATTGCTTGGGTAGTTGCGGTAATTGCCCTGGGGAATGGAGGCAACGTAACTGCCCTCTGAACCCAGAGGAGGTCCGCCAGTTTAGGGGTCAAGAGCACACACCCTAAAAGGTCTGCAATGACTTGTTCTGTTTCTGCCGAGACATTAACTCGGACACCTTCGATCTTGAGGGCGTCTGCGAACACCCAAAACTCACCTGTGTGGTCTGCATGGGTAGAGACAATTTTCGCCCAACTCAACTCGTAAGCGCCCTTGCGCACGTAGTCGAGGATTGCTTGTTCTCGTTCTTGGTTACCGTTTGGGGGAAGGTCGAAACTCATACCCAAGGAAGCGCACAATCCGAAAACCGCAGAGCGGTTCAGTCGTCATAGTCCCCCTCATACCCATCTTCCCCCAAGTCGTCTTCGTCTTCCTCGTCTTCCTCTTCCTGGGCTTCAGGTTCCAGGTCCTCAAGGTGTTCTTCGAGCGACTCTCGGAATTTGTCTACAAGGTCGTCCACCGTGAGGGCTTCCGAAGCAAGCATCCTTTCGATCTCGCCCCCAGGTAGGTGGTCATCCTCTTCTCGGTCGTGGATCAAGAACTTGGCCACAAGATCGTCAATGGCCTCAAATACGGTTTGCTTGGTTACACGAACTTTCTTTTTCAGCGGCATGCAGAGGGCTCTTGCTACCAAGAGATTAACAAAAAGGGACGACCCTAACAGCAGAGCCCGAGGGGGGAGGGGGCTTTTGCTAGGGTCGTCCGGAACTGAAGTGTGGAGTCGAACCACCCACTGCCACCGTTAGGCTACCTCAGTCTATTCTCTGTACACCAGAACTTGGGAATCCTCTTGTGAAATTTCAAACAAGAGGTACCCTTGCCCTGACCATCGGCAAAGGCGCCCTGTCCCCCGCCGTAGGGGCAGGCTTCATCACCCACGAGCTGGGCCATGGAGTCGAGGAAGCTGAGCATGTGAAGGGCGCACCTTGGGGCCAGCCGCCTTTCGTCTCCGACTACGCCGAATCAAAGCCTGACATCGAGGACTTCGCCGAGTCCTTCCGGGTCTACATCGAGAAACCCGCAGAACTCAAGCGGGTTTCCTTGGGGAAGTTCGAGGCAATGAAGAAGATCGTCGGCTGAAGATACATTAGCCGACAAGTCTCTTGACAATAGCGGCATGCTCAGGCGACTCCCCATCCAGAGGTAGATTGTCCTTCAAGAAGGCTCTATGGACCGCCCGACGTTTGTCAGAGGAAGTGGCTCGCATCTCATATTTGTAAGCGAGGTTCCAGAAGTAGGCGATGCCCATGTAGTCTGGGGTACCCACAAAGGTCTCATCCAGGTCCCTGACTTTCTGGCTCGCCTTGAAGGAGATGTTTTCGTACCACTGGTCGAAGGTCTCCGCCGCAGTTTTGCGTTCGTAATTGTAGCCCATGCTGTAAGCTGTGTATCAAATCTTTTTGACCCTAACCCACAGACAGGTCATCGCTTTCGAGGAGGAGCTGTCTTAACCCCCACCCCCTTAGGCTTAGCCACCCCCTTAGGCTTAGCCCCCACCTTAGGCTTAGCTGGCTCTTCAGCAGGGCTCTTCGAGGGAGCCATCAGGGGAATGCGGGGCCTTTTTCGAGCTTCTTGCACTGGGTCAGGACGACCCCCTAGGTCAGGACGACCACTACTACCCTCTAGAAGGTCTTTACCTTTTCGCGGGGCCTTCCGTTTACGGCTGTTAAGAAGGGCGTGTATGAGGTTGGCGAGAGTTAGGATGTCGAGGGTGATAGGTATCCGCTGTTGTACCTTGGTGGCCACATTTATTAAACTTTGCAGCTCCTTTACCACTGCACTAAGCTCATTTTCACTATCATCTAGGGGCGAGTAAGAACTCATCAGACGACATCTCCTTTTCTTCTTGTACACCGATTCATTCGACTCGTTCGAGGTCACCCGGGGGTAGACGTGGAAATCGTTTTACAGGTCGAAGCGTGACTTTGATTTCATGGGTTCTGCGCAGGGCTCCCAGTGTTGAGCAAGCATTTCTGCGGTAACCTCTGTTCGTTCAGGTTCAGGTTGGCCACACCAGTGTTCGACAGCAACCTGATGGTTGGGAAGAAGGTAACGGATGTAAATCAGATTGTTGTTGGTCTTGTTACGTAGCCATGTGTTAGGGCGTAACCAGTCAGGCGGCGTGAAAGGAGCGGGGTTGGCGCCAAAAGTAATTTGCCGTGGAATTGTGCCGGGATCGGGATCTCGGTCGTAGACGGGTAGGGCGCCTTCGTAGAAGGGTAGGGCTCCCTGAGGCAGCTCTTCGACGATGAACGTGCGGCGAACCACTGCTTGGTAGTCGATGCGAGGCCGGAGCGGGTTCGGCGGGACGATTCGTCGTCTCTCGGGGATCGTCGCGAGGTAGTTCTCCAAGATGCGGCGAGCCACCTCGGGGTCGATGCTATCCCCATTTTGGTTCGGTCGCGGGTTGACGGCTCGGCCCCAAGCTCCAAAGTCCGGGGTCACGTACACGTAGTGTCGGTAGACCTCTCTTAACCGAAGAATCTCTTGGTTGTCCGGCTCGCCCTCAAACTCGATCCGGTAGACCCAATCCCGTTCGCGGCGTTCTTCAAGGACCGTTCGGACGTGATGAGGGTCTTCCCGAAGGCGAGCTACGGCAGCCCGCATGGTGATGCGGTCATCTAGGGTCGCGATAGGGAAGGAAAGCTGCCACTCAGGCATAATTTGCTAAGGCTTCCCTAATCGAGTAGGGAAAGTTCATAGGCCCCTCCTCGCTCAGAGGGCCTCCAACCTTCTTCGAGGGCCATCCGAATAAACTCCCGTACGGTTTCCGGAGTGACTGGATAACCGTACGGGAGCCGAAATTGGAGAACTCGCCCAGGACGGTCGGCGTCTTCTTGTGCCGTGACTGACAGTTCCTTCTGATCCTTATGCCCAGGGATGAAGGTCTGCTTCACAAGGAAGCAGAATTTCTGACCATCAACGTCAACGAGACGGCTACCTTTGCGCGGAATACCCATGGTTCTCCCTAACGAAGTCGAATTGCTGCCTCCTTAGAGAAGAGAAGGAGCCAAACCCCCGAATCCTATAAGCTCATTCCTAGAGACAGGCGTAACGACTCATTCCTAGAGACAGGAGTCGTTACGCCTCCAAGTGTAACAAATTCGGCTCTAGAGACCGGGATCAAGGTAATATCTTGACCCATAGCTTTGGGGGTAACCTGAAAGTACTTACCAAGCTCGTACTTCTCTTCCGTGTCGGTAGGGGAGCGGGTTTCCATATAGCCATAAATCAAGTCCCCTTGATTTACCCACAAAGCCTTGGCGTAAAAGGAAAATTCACTGTCCTTGGTCCTCTTACAGGTAGACCGAATCTTCAAGTTACCGTCCAACTCTTTGATCATCTGCGGGTGGGCCCTAAGAACAGGGTACTTGTTGACGCGAAAATCGCGTTTCACCCGTACCCCGTTAGGAAGCGTGACAGTGAATGACTCAACCACTAGAATCAGTTGATCGAAGTCAGGGCCTTCTCCATCCGGAACCAAGAACCTTGGGGAGAGAAGGGAAGGGGATACATCTACCCGCTTTACAGGGTCACCTCCTTTACCCTTGGCCAACTCCTCAAAATAGGCACGAAATCTCTCCTGCGAGAGTTCATGGAGGTATTCCCCAAGGACTGAACCTAGACGGCTCTTATCCTTGTTAATCCGAAGGAAATGACGGTCCCCTGCCAGGTCATAGTCCTTGAGGATGTCCTCTCCGGAAAGCTCAGTAGGGTAGCTGGGCCTGGTATAACTTTCCCCAACGCCCATAAGCTGCTCAGTCAGAGTGAGTGGCTTTTGAGGCTCCTCAGGAAGTGGCTTTTGAGGCTCCTCAGGAAGTGGCTTTTGAGGCTCCTCAGGAAGTGGCTTTTGAGGCTCCTCAGGCGTCTTGGCCAGACTATCCCGCCTAACCTTTTCCCAAAAGTTGATCTCAGCTCGAAGGTTCTTAAGGGCCACGGTAGCCCCACGGGCATTGTCTTTTTCACGAATTTTGAGGCAAGTGTGAAGCTCTTTCAGGACATCATCGACGAAAGAGGGGTGGTTAGCGGCAATACGTTGTACGACCAACGCAGCCTCAGTACGAAGAGACGGAACGATTTCAATGGGCATGGCGTGCCCTCCTGCTTAGGGGATCTCTAAAGGGGTTTGTCCGCTTCAGAACCGATACTGGACTGAAACCAGGTCTCGGTACCTTTAGAGTACACCAGTCGCAGGAGAGCTGTCAATTACTTCTATTCTGCCTTCTGTCCTTCGTGGCGACGCTGAATACCTGTCAAGAAGTGCTTAGCCCGTGCGTAAGTCTCGACAGCCGTATCGATTTCTGAACGGAACGCAATGTTGCTCAGGTGTTCATCTACGGAAGCCTTAAGGTCGTTAGGGTGAACGGCCATGAAATCCCTAAGCTTACCGTGTAGGTCTTGTCGCTTCTGAGCGTCGAACCGACTGAGGTGAAAGCGTTCCCCCGTATTGAGCCACTCTAGGATCTTGTCCGCCTCTGATGGGTGCTTCTGGATAAAGGCTGTGACCTTTGCTCTCCATACGGAGTCAGCCACCTTGCGGATTCCGTCGCCCACGGCTCCTTCAAGCTTCGTAGCAGCGTCTTGCCAAGCTTGCTCGGAGAAATCGTGAGCGATAGGGAGGAAGCCCACGAAGTGCTTGAGAAGCTTGACCCGATCTACTTGGTCTAGCTCTCCTACAACGGCCACCTTCGAGAAGCGGCGGATCATGGGCATCGGGATGCGTTCTGGATGGTTGGTCGCTGCCCAGACCGCAATGTGCGGGTACTGGAGGATACCGTCCATGAGCTGTTGGAACTCGGTCGTGAGGTTGGTTGCCCCGAACCCACCACGGGCGTGATCGTCGTTTAGGATGGTGTCCACCTCATCAATGAGAACGAAGACCTGCTTGTGACTTTCCTTTTGAAGCTTAAGGGCCTCCTCGAAGAGTCGCTTCGGATTCTTCTCTGCTTCTCCTTTCCAACACGTAAGAAAATCGCTCGGTTGAGCATATATGCCGATGCACCCTCGGTCCCCACCCACAGCTCGGAGCACCTCACTTTTCCCACAGTTGTGAGTCACCGTGAAGTCATCGAGGAGATAGCGGTGGTCTCCATCGAGCATGAAGCCGAAGTATTCCTCGGCGGGAAGCTCACGAGTCGTGAACCCGGTACGCAACACGTCTTTGACTTGTTGACGCTTCTGGGCCTGTTTTTGAGGCAAGCGAACCGGGATCTGGTCTGTGTGGCCGGAGATCATGACCCGGAAATAGGTTCCCTCAGTCCCTCGCTGACTCTTCTTACGGCACGACTTCACATAGGCAGCAAGACCAAGGCTACGAGCGACGAAGGTGATGTCATCCGCAAGAGCACGGGACTTCGACACGTAATCGAAGCACCCTCCATGCAGAGACCCGTCCGTGTCGATGAGTCCCGCGAGCAACTCCAAGCGGTCTTCCCGAGAAGCCGTCTTGTAAGCGTGGGGGATGAACTTCGTCTCCGAGTCGCAACCGAACAGACCCAGCTCGCGGAGAACCGTTGTGATGGGGTTGGGCTTTCCCTTCGTTCCGCTCAAATGGTACGAGGCTGCGGATCGTCCGTTGGACTCCACGTACACCTTGAGCCCGAAGCTATCAGCTTGAGCGTGGACTTCTTGAATGACCTCTTGATCGACGTTGGTGACGCTGAGACGGTCACGGAAGCAACCATCCCCAAGTAGGACGCCCAGGAAGTAAGGCTCCAAAGGCAACGGCGCTTCCGCCTCGAAGCTCACCCCCACCCGGAAGAGGGCGTGAACGTGCTTCTGCGTCTTGGACCACGAGAGGTACTCAGAGACGGTAACGTCCTTGACTTCGTTCGTCGGGATGTACCTCTTGAGGCCGCCCCACCCGCCGTGTTTCTTTTGCGTGCGAACAAGGGTCAGCATGTGACTCTTGTTGACAACCCACGGCTCTCCCTTGGTAGGGACGATCTCCACCATCTCTTGGACGCCTCGGTGAAGCTGGAGAACCCGACGTGGGGTGCTGTCCGGCCCCATGAGAAGGTCGCCGACCTTCACCTGCTCGACCGGCAGCAAGGTACCGTCGAACATGAGAATCTTCTGACCCTTCCGGTGGCACCCCTGAGGTCCGATGAGCAGAGCGTTGGCTTTATCAGCACTCTTGCTGGGGCTCAAAGCTAGGAAAAAGTCGTGCCACCTGGCACTCTCACGTACTTGACGGATGAATTCCTTTACCTGATCAAAGCCAGAGCCCACTACATCATCAAGGTTGACGACAGGCTTGACCCCGGGGGTGATCGTAAGGGCCCCAGGTGCCTCCCCCGTGAAAGGGTTACCGTTGCCAATTTTGCAGACATAGAAGCTGTTCTCGTCCTGGTAGTACGCATGCAGCTTGGCCTTTCGATCAAGGATATACTTGATCAAGTTGCCAGTCTCAGACTTGGAAAGTCGTTCGACAACCTCCTTAATCGTAGCGTTGCGAAACTCTAACTCGAAGCGTTCCTCCGCTGTTAGGAGCCCCTTCTTATCCTTATAGGTGACGTTTCTCGGATCAAGGTCATCCAAGAATACAAGAGCCTCATGGAATTCTCCATCCTTCATCCCCTGGAAGGTTGTTGGGAGGTCAAGGTGTGCTCGGACCTGAGTCGCTAGAGGTTTAACCAAGTCGTCAATCTGGTTCGCCAAGTCCCAGAGAAGACTAAGGTTACTCTTGATGAAATCTAAGAACTCTGACGGTCTCCGAATGAAAGTACCGACCATACCGTTTTGGATTGCGTCTACTACAATGAGCGCCTTACGGATCGAGTAGGCACTCACCTCATCCGCCTTTTTGCCGTCGCGAATCTCCCCGTTGGCATCTACGTTCTCATAGATCGAAATGGCAAGGTCTGTAATTACCGGGTCACGATGGACCTGGATGCCTTCCACCGTATGTCGTCGTACCAGAGTTGCGAAGTAGGACTCTAGCTTTTCGACGACAAGACGCCCCACGTCGATTGCAATACCCTTCGACCGCTCAGCCTCAAGAACCCCCTTCGTAAACCGAGTAATCGTAGGGCGATTCATGTTGAATTGAATCGCAAATGAGTTGAGCTGTTCAATTGTCTCGGGAGCCCCACTAATTCGCCCCCCGAACAAGAGAAGCTTACCCGGACGAATCTTCTCCACCGTGTTCTTTACAGTGTGGAACCCTTTACGGATTACTTCACACACCTCGAAGATAACCCTCATGAAGTTATGACCGTCGAGTGTGTGTCGAAGGTCTGCAAGAGGGTCATCCTTTTCCCCTTCCGTAAGAAAGGGGTTGTGCTTTCGTCTGGTCGTATTCCGAACCTCAGACAGAAGAGCGTTGTTGGCCTTTGCGAGTTGGGAAGTCTCCTGGTCTATGCTGTGACACATCGAGTCCAACAGCTTCAGGAGTTCCGTGAGGTCTTCAACATCTTTCTTCTTTAGGGACTGGATTAGGTCCACAAGGGCATAGAACCGGGTTGGGTTCAACTCTTCGATTGAAAGGTTAGGATCGATAAGGGTTTGCATTTGGATCTGATTTTTCCTTACGGGGGGTCAAGAAGCACTCGACCGGTACCGGCTAAAGTAAAGGCATGCTTTGCAAGTAACTGTTTCCGGGTCGGTTGTAATTTCATCATGGATAGGCCACTTAGAGACTGGGCCATACCTTTTCGTCATACTACACCAAGAAGGGCCCTCATCTGTGCGCCCTAGATGCAAACTGAAATGAGTAGCCCGCTCGAATCGGGACAAGGTAACGGGAGCCTCATCGTCATGTAAAAGGGAGTGCCCTATCGCAGATATCTTACACTTCGAGCACGTAGCTGACGAGCCAGTTTCCCAGACCACCTCTGGGCCATCCCAAAGATGCTCTCCTCCCTCAGGGCAACTGTTGTTTCCCATTGCTACTGGGGGGAAGAAATCTGTATCCTCATCTTAGGTGTACGGCACCCCTCATTCAGGGTGAACCTTGCTGCACACTCTACAGGGTGCACTTGGACCCCATTCGGGGTTGATGCCGACACCGAGCATGAAACGTAGCCATCTCCGTCTGTATCTCGATCTGCGCAGACCGCAGTAGGGGAGGGAAGCCGCATTTCCTGCGCCCAGTTGAGCGCCGCATCTTCTGCTTGGGCCTTCGAGGAGAAGCACCCTTTGATGCTCGCCAAGAAGAAAAAGGCCCCTGCAATCAGAATACCCAAGAGAAGAGGACTGGGGGAGGAGGACTGGGGCAGAGTGTAGTGTTCCAAAGGTTTCATTTCTTTACATTTTCAGGTTAGTGTGGTGTAGGGTGCAGAATGTGGACCAGATTCGACCTAGACCCTGATTCAGTTATACCAGGCCCAATTACCCGTCTAGTTGTTTACGATCCTGGGTGTGGAAAGAAGGGGATTCGAGACTCAGACTACCCTTGCAGTGAGTTCAACCCAGGAACTCCAAACGGAAAGTGTTATTCAGACGGCCATTACCTCTGCCGCGAATGCCTAGAGTTAGACCCCAAGAGTAGGGACCATTCATCGTAGCCGTCCCTTTACTCGATGGGTCCCGGTCTCTCTTACCCGTTTTTCCCAGGTGTCCGACTGGCCCCGATACTCCAGCTCGATCTCTTCTTGAGTGCCATAGGTCCTGTGCAAGAAACCCGTAAGGGTATTGACCACTTCCCATCGTCCTTTCAGTGTCGGATCAGGCTTGATCTGGAAAATGCCAACAATCAACATGGGGCCTAGGCTCACTAAGGTAGGTTGTGCGCTGCTTTCGTCTGCTTCTGCAACTCGTAGAAGGTCCCCATGATTACATAGCGTAGGCAGTAAGGGGGGTTCTTGAGGCGAGCCCACATATCAGTGATGCGCTGCCCTACGGTAGCAGTGATGTCTTTTGCAGGGATATGGGATATCCCATGGGTGACTTCCCTGTCTTCTTTACGCCCAAAAATCCCTACTGACAAGCACTCCTCGGTAAACCCGATGTGGATCCCAAGAGGCCAAAGGATCTCAACGACCCCTGTTGCCCTTTGAATCATATCGATGACTACGCTCGCGATCAGAACTCTTTCTTCAGGGTTGTTGAGCACGGCGCAAACAATGTCTGACCCAATCTTCGTTCCAGGAGTAGGGAGAGAATTACTCATCTGCATCCTTCTCTTCCTGGGCCACTGCCATCATATGCTGGTCGACAAATTGAACCGCTTTTTCGTGAGCCCCCTCCCTAATGCGGAAAACAGCCGGGTACTCCGTTACCTGCTCAAGTAGCCCATCCTTGACCAACTCTTTGCAGACGCCGCGAATGGTAGAAGGTGGAAAGCCACACCTATCAGTAAAACCACTCACTGTCTTCGGGGTCGGGTCCTTGAGGAGACAATCTAGAAGACTTGCACCTACAAGGTAGTAGGTTTTGTGAGCCTTTGGGTTGTAGGTAGGTTTCGTCGGAGTAGGGGTGACGGTTGGGGAAGGGGAGGTTGGAGGTGAAGTCGTGATAGGGGAGTACGGAGACGACCCTGAGAGGTTGACCAGTTTGTCCCCAAAGTTCCTGATTGCGTACCCAATTCTGCGAAGAAGCATGAAGGATACTACACCAGTCACCTTAGGTTTCAAGTAGAGTGAAATTTTCGCAAGAGTTGTCATTTTTGAAAGTCCTCATTTGGGGTATAGAGGCAACATGAGCCTCTGGGTCTGGGTCCTCTTGTGTGTCAACCTCCTTATTCTCTTCCTTCTCCTGCATTTCAAGGGGGAGACCCTACGCCTGAAAGCGGAAGTCGAGGAGCTAACCGATAGGGTAAAGGAACTCGAAGAAGGCGAACCCTATGCAGACGAAGAGGGTGAAGACGGTGAAGACGAACACTATGCAGACGAAGAAGACGAAGGTGAAGACGAAGACGAAGCCCTCATTGAAAAGAAGCCAACAAGGTCTAGGTTTGATCGGGTCTAAGCCGGGCAACAGACAGCATGTAGGAGGGGTCTTGCAACTCCTTCTCCACTCGATCAATTTCGGCTTGAAGCGCCGACATCTCCACCTTAATTCGCTCCAGATTGCTTAGATCCAAGAGCCTAATATGACGCAGGTGCTGCTGCCTGTGGAACTCAAGACGCCTGAAGGCTTCTTCAACGGTTTCAACTACGTTCGAGGAATAAGTCTTGAAGACTCGCCCGGTCGAACAGCTAATGTGTGCCTTGAACTTTTCGCCCTGCCATAGAAGCTTGCGGTGAATGAACGCCACAAACAACTTTTGCTGGCCACGCACACACTCCTCGAACTGGCCCGTTTGCTCGATTTCCCAAAGGGCCATATACCTTGAGCCAGCAGCAAGAACCGGATAGTACCTGTAGACTCTGCTGGCTTCTCGGGACTCCTTGCGACTTTCGCGGATCTCCCTCAGAAAGTCAGACCTATCCTCTACCGGCGCTCCCACACTTGCTCTGTTTGACATCTTTTGTCGGTTAACGCAAGAGGAAGGCTCCTTTCAACTAGCGGGTCTCGTTTTTTCTTCGTTCTTTCAACATGTCTAGCCAAGGATCAATCTGGGCGAACATGTCCCACCTGCAAATCTCCAGGACCAGCAGGTCTTTCCAGCAGTCTGTCCTATCCATCTCTTCCCAGACTCGCCCCCGCCTCTGCCACTCGGAGATGGAGACCCCCGGAGGCATGTCGGTTTGGTTCTGGTAGTGAAAGTCCCGGACCCGTTCATCTTTCGCGAGGAAATCAAGAACGTCTTTCATCGTCCAGTCGCAGTAGGGGATGAGGTAAATCTTCCCCTTATAGTGGCGGAACCCCACACTCACGTCGAAGTTGAACGGACTCCGGAAGGAGGAAGCGCTGTTTTCTTGGTACCCCTTGCGGACAGAATCACGAGCAACCTCGAAACGAGCACGCCATTCATCCCCGTATCTTTCCAAGTTCTCTTGGAAAGGCTTCGAGGTAACCTCCACCTCAGGGATGAACGCTTCGTACATTTTCCTTAGGTTAGCTTGAACATTCTTGGTACCTTTCACCCGAATGTCTCGGACAAGAGGCCACAGATCACGAGTCCTTGTGAGAACATACGCCGTCCAAATTTTGACACTCATGAATGGGGCCTACTTCGAGAGAAGGTCATACCTAGATTTTGGAGGCTTTGGCTTACTTAGTTCTTCTATGCGCTTATCTACGTACTTAAGCCGAGCTATAATCTTGGAATACAGGCCACTTCTTGAGCACTGTACCAGCCAGGCTTGGTAACGTTTGGTCCGATTGACCCTCTTAACACCTTTTAGGGGAGGGGAGGGCAAGGGGCTGAAGATTGGCCATGCCTTTCCGTAGGGGTCAAATCCAAACTTACATTCCAAGGCAATCAGAATGCTGGCCCGCTTTGTCTGCCAGTAGACTAGAGGCTTCATGTTCTCTCAAAGAGAAGGACACCGGCAAGCCACATCGAACCAACGCTCTGGGTTCTCTTGCCACTTGCTCCAGCGGAAGTCAAAGGAGCTGCGGTCCTTCTTGTGGTACGCTTTCGTGTTGATGGCTTGGAGTCCCGACTCCATCCAAGGGAAGGGCTTGCCCTGGCAGACCTGGGCGCTCTGGTAGAGGACCCAGAGGTACCCGTACAGCGTCCGTAGTTCGAGCCGGGCACGAGCCCTCTCGATCTCCGGCCGGATGGTTTCGTAGGCTTCCGTAAGGGCCGCAGCAGCCTTGGTCCGATTGCCCTCACAGGCGTACTTCTCCGCTTGAGCACATAGTTCGTAGAGCACACGCATGATACCTCCTATGGGACGTACTTCCCGTCTCTCAGGGATAAACCCAGGGAGGGGGCGATCCGATAAGGGGGCTAATGTCGTCCGTCATTCTCGAATCACAAGTCTCTCTTGCACTTCTTGCACTTCTTGAGCTTCCCGGCGAGTCGCAGGTGGACCTTGCAGAGCCCGTCTCGGAACGCCTTGTGCTTGCAGCGACCCGGCATGTAGGGGTCCTTGTTGGCCATGATGCAGCGGGCCTTCGAGTACTTGGGTTCGAGCCACCACCAGCGAGCCATCACCGGCCTTCATGCAGGTAGGATTGGCCGTCTATCACCCGACGGCCAGGGCACAAAGGGCTCGATTGCAAAGACCTTCATCTAATCTTGACGCTCAAAGTCAAGCACCCCACAAAAACTGGATTACGCTTCCTTTTGTGGGGCTTTAACCTTTGAGGTGCAACCATCAGAAAAAAGCACCCGGAGAGCTTCCTACCTAAAAACAAACGGAAACTCGGAGATGCCCTTTCAGAACAACTCTACACCAACTCTCAGTCATCAAGCAGGGAAAATCTACTACGAGGCGAGTTTTCCGGTAGGTTACTTTCGTAGATTGACACGGCCTCAGCTTGCCAGTGTAGAATCTCTTGATCAGAGCTTTGTTGGTCCATGTCCCCAAGCCTTCTGTCAACTGCTTTGATAGCAGCTCTAAGAGCTGCTATCCCCAGAGGAGAAGCCCCCTCATAGTATAGCTGGTCTTCTAGACAAAGGAACAAAACCCTATAGAAAATGGCTTGATAGGTATGCTTAAAGTCGGCTGCTTGTTCAGCACGTAGGAGGTTACGGTCAACCTCTGAATCAAGCTCAGCCTCAACTTCTGGAGCAATACCGTTACCCCAGAATTCTTCCTGGATTTCATCCTCAAAACGGGCACTCATGTCCGAAATAGAGTCTTCTACTGAGTAGTTAGCTAACTCAGAGTTAGGTTGCTTCTTTACCCATAGTTGCATCAAAGCTTGAGCCCTACTATAGGCAGGAGCTTGAAGGTTCACGTTCTACTCCCTGAAGTACGAGAATGACCGCATCAAATTCCGAGTCTGAACTTAGTAAGTACACGATCAATGTCCGCCCAAAACGGGCCAACCCCATTCTTCTCATTGAGAATGACCGCATCAAATTCCGAGTCTGGGATGGCTTCTTGCTCCATCTCTGATGGGTGCTTACGCCAGGTCTCCCCGCTCTCCTTGGGCTTTGGGAGCTTGATGCGGATGACGTAACCCCCGCCTCGGTGGATACCACGAATCTCGTTGAGGTATCGAACGTCCGAGATCACCACGTCAGTCTTGGCGAGCACGCCGGGGCTATCGACGTAGGAGACGTACCCGAGCCCTCGCTTCATGTCGTAGTAGCAACCGCCGCCCTTGAGCGCCTTGGCGACACGGATGGCGTAGTCGACGAGAATGTCCGGGTAGCAGTGTCTTCCGTATTCCGTCCCCAAGAGCTGGAGGGCATAGCGACACGTCAGGTAGCACGGCTCGACGTCCTCTTCGTCGGGAATATACAAATCATCTTCGACAAGGCGTTTTCTTGCCTTTTGTCCGCAGCAAGCACATGAGTAGCTTAAGGACGAAAACCCGCCAGATGGGGCATCAGTTCCCCTCATGTAGTCTAACACCCCATCCCATGTATCCTGCTCCTTCCATGTGTGCCTTCGTGGGTAGCGCTTATCCGGCAGGTTCCGCATCTCGGACGGACCCCAGAGTTGGTCATCCGTGAAGTCGAACATGTCCTTGGCATACCGCTTGAGCGAGTCTGCGAAGGCGACACGGACGAAGTTATGCTTTGTTGTGAGCCGCTGTGCCCCAAGGTCTTTACCAGCTCCTGCAACCCCGCAAATCCCAATGATCATGGAATGGCCCTCTTAGGTCCTACACCGATTCGACTGGTTTCCGTAGTCTTTACACAGCCACTTTGAATGAAAGGGCGGGCCATGGATCATAACCCTCAAGCACGAAATGCTTCATGACTTCCTCGGTTGTGACCTCGGGGGCCATGAGCTTCTCGATGTCGGAAAGGTCTTTGATCTGGTCAGAAATGATGAGCCTAGGGAGTCTACGTAGCCCTCTCGCAATCTGTTCCTTGAGACCGGGCACGTGGTCGTACTCCGCCTTGGAGCCATCCGGCTTCGCCGTGTAGATGTGGGCATCGACCAACGTGTGCCCGAAAATGCCGGGCTCGATCCCGCTGAAACGAGAGAACAGCTCCAGGAGCAAGGCGTAGCTGGCGATGTTGTATGGCACCCCGAGAGCCACGTCACACGAGCGCTGAGTGAGGTGGAGGCAGAGCCGCTGCTTCGTGACCTTCTGCTCAGTCCCAGACCCATCATGGCCAAAACCGGGACCGCCCCACGAACCAAGCTCCTCCCGCTCTTCGTTCTGCACGTTGAACATGAAGAGACAGTGGCAGGGCGGGAGCTTGCTCGTCTGAGCGTTCCCCGGCGCCCACGCTGAGACCACCATGCGGCGGGACATGGGATTCCGCTTCAATTCGTCCAAGACCCACCGGATCTGGTCGTTGAAGTTCGGCCGCAGTACGGGTTCCCCGCCTGGAAAGAAGTCTGGCACGGCGGGCTCGATTCGATGGGTCGGGAAATGCCGCCAAAACGACCCGTAAGCGGAAGGCACCTCACCCGTCTCTGGATGCGCCCACGCATCCCAGAAATTGCAACCATGACGTTTGAGGATAGCTATATCCGTGGCTCCACTGAGGAACCACAGCATCTCGACCACAATGTTTTTCCACGAAATGCTCTTGGTCGTGAGAAGGGGAAAGCCTTCCCGAAGATCGTGTTTGTAGTTGTAGTTGAATACCGAGAGCACATCAATCCCAGTACGATTTTCCTTCCTGGTCCCGTGTTCGAGAACGTATCTTACGAGGTTACTATACTGACGCATCTGTTAGCCTTTCGCCCCGGTCAACTTCATAGCCAATTTGATTGCTTCCTGAAGGGTATGCTTCAAAGAGGTGTTCTCAAACGCAGGAGTGTTAAAGCGCTGAGCTAGAGCATGTAGGTATTTCACATGCTCTGCCCCAGGGGGAGTGCCTAATACACACTTATCCGAAGGTACCCATAGACCAAACTCGACGTTTGTGGTAAGGGCAGGCATTGTAGCCATTACTCGGGGTACCCAGAAAATGATGGTTGTAGCTGCACTAAGCCCAGACCATTCCCAATTCGTCTGTCTTATGTAGTCTGTAGTCCAAACTCCGTTGCGAGGTTCAGGTACAAACACAAGCCCATTAAACCCGAGTTCCCCTAAAAGCCGAAGAGCCTCGGGCCGCCAACTCGGAACCTCAGGGGAACGAGGAGTCGGACCAGCTAAGAAGAGTGAAGGGGCCAGGGTCTGACTCCTACCCGGCGTGAAAGGACCGCTGTACTGGGCATAAGGTTCTTGAGCATAGACAACAATCATGGGGACTCCATTATGGTTGATTCTACAGTAATGAGGTCCTCAGGCACTTTCCCAGTAGCCCTCAATTGTTCCAGTAAAGCTCGAACAGTAGCCTTACTGGAATCAAAACTTCCAGCCTTTGTTGGTCTTGGGAGCCTAAGGGTCAAAGACAGGGAATCAGATAGGGAAAGATGCATGGGGGCCACCCCCACCAATTCCTTCGCTGCTGGGCCAATACCATAAAGGTCAGGTCCAAACTCTACTACATTGAGGTAGAGTTCCAGGATCTCTTCCTTCTTAAGGTGACTCTCCAAGACAATGGTCAGAAACGATTCTTGGACTTTACGCCCGATAGTCTTCGAGCGCCTAAGCCATAGGTTTTTTGCGAGCTGCATTGTGAGGGTGCTTGCCCCTCGAACGGCTCTACCTGCTTTCAGGTTAGCAACTAGAGAGTTCTCTACAGCATGAAGAAGGAACCCCTTATGCTCGAAGAAGCTAGGGTCTTCTGTCGTCTGAAGAGCCGTAACCATATTCGGGCTTATCGCCTCGAAGGGGACCCAACCTTGTGATCCCGGCCCAGTTTTACGAGAGAACTCACGACCCTCCTTGTCGAAAGCGGTATACGTGAATGGAGCCCGTAGAGCCTTGATACAGCTCGGCTCTGGGCTAGGGCTCTTACACGTAAGCTTCCAGTCGAGCTTCACTACTGGTTTCGTACGCAGGTCAAATTGGAAGTCTCCTGTAAAAGTCAAATCCTTCAAGGGGCCTGTCCGAAGCTCGATTGGTACTGCTTGGTACCAGGCTTGGCAAGTTTCTGCCCCCCAAAGGTGGTGCTCTTTCAGATTGGCCCGAAGAGTCACCCCACTAATCTTGACAGCCAGGTCGCCTTCTACAGCCTTAGTGGGGTCTAAAGGCCCGACCTCGACTTTTGAGAAAGTAAGGGGTTCCGTGTGCAGTCGGTCATGCCGAAGACGTAGGGTCTCAGCAAAACCCGAAGCGAGTCCTCCTCTATACCCAACTCGAACTTCAGTGGCAGTGACCCCCTTGACCTCCACGTTTGAGACACTTGCCGACTGTGCTCCCAAATCGACAGTCGTTGGGCCGACCTGTATTGGCCCAGTCTCATACCCGAAAAGCTTCGAGGTAGGGTGAAACACACCCTCCGTAAACTTCAGCTCTGTCCGATTACGCTTGACACATAGGTTCTTGACTATGCCTCTACCTTTTGAATGAGTGACCTTGGTAGAGACTGCGCATACCTCTCCTTCACTAACCGAAGTATCTTCAAGATCCGCTCTGACTCCATCTTTGGTAATGTGGAGACTCAAGTGCTGAGCCGTAATCTTGTACTTCTCGGCTCCTGTTGACTCCACTTGAGTTGTTTTCTTCGAGTCCAAACTAGCGGTGATCTCTCCAGTAGGGAGATTGACGGTTCCCCCACAGACCGTCGCAGAAGGAAATCTCCCGTTCACCCATTCGCGATCCACAACTACGTCCTTTAGGACTAAGCACTTTTGCTGAACCAGAAGTTCTACCCCGTCTACATGGACCCCAGGCTTCTTGTTGATCTGCCAGCGGATGACGGCTGGTGCAGAAAACCAACAAGCCCCTAGGACCATGCTGAAAGACGTAAGCCCAAACAACAACTTTTGGCGTCGTGTCATTTGGCACTCATCAGTTTAAGTACAGCAAGAGCCGCTAGCCTCTTAGCATCTTGCTTTTTACCGGCTGAAGCCTCCCCACGAAACTTGGTGAATACACACTCACATGTGATCTCAGGGAGGTGTGGGGGACCCGTGATGGAGAAATGGTACTCAGGGGGAGGTTCCCCTCTGGTTTGACTGAGAGACTGAAGAACTGAAATGGGGTCGTTAGTAGGCAGGGGGACCTCAGCAGCACCTTCAACAGCAACCGGGGCTGCTGGAACGGGAAGCCCAACGATTTCGGCAAGGAGTGCTAAGGCAGCATACTGTCTAGCTTCTTTGCTTGTAGTCCCTTTAGCGGGTCCCCCTGTTAGCACCCCTTTTGGATGGTGCAGCGAAGCATGGACCGTGAACGTAGGGGCATGGTCAGGGCCTTGGCGTACCGTCTGGAATGTTGGGGTAGGCCACGAATACATCTGAGTAGCTTGGGTGAGGACACTCACTGCATCCTCAGGCTTAGATGCTAGCCTACTCAACATGGCTTCTTGAAGGCTCTTCCACCCAAGGTCAGGGTTGGCCTCCAAAATAGAGGCAAAGCACACAAGAGGGACTCGGTTGTCCTTGAGGCGATTAAAGAATGCCACCCGTATTTCCTCTCGAAGCTCATTAGGAGAACGAGTCCAAACCTTAATGACCCTCTCGAAATCCTTGAGATTTAGCCCCTCAAGTCGTCTTGTGTCTAAAGTAACTTGAGCTTTCGCGTTGGCCTTCTCTTTTAGGCACTCCGAAAGCTTCTGACGGTCAGCTTGAATGACTTGATTCATATGCTCGGCAATCTGCTCAAGATTTTCACGGCTGTAGGGCAAACACTCCCCCTTGATAAAAGCTCGAACCTGTTGGTGGGTCACAAGATCCGCATACCTGCGAATGGGGGAGGTAAAGTGCAGATAGGCAGGCAGGTTAAGCCCGTAATGCCCAAACAGAGTAGCCCCATAGGATGCCTTATCCAACAACATGTGGGTCTGCTGTCGAATGAGGTCCAAGTTGGAAAGAGGGGTGCTGAAAGCGCTCTGGATTTGAGCCATCAGCTCACTTCGATCTGGAGCCGCCGCTCGGGCAACATGGTTCCGAAATGGAACAGGAATATCATGCCCGACTACAAACTCAGCCACTAAGAAGTTGGCCAGAATCATCAGCTCCTGGACTATGATATTGCCCATAGTCTCCTCTTTGCTTTCGACCTTTCGGAGGTAGCCCTCTTCTGTTGTAATCCATCCGTTGTTTAGGTCGTACAGAGCAAGAGCCCCCGCCCTTCGACGATGATCCAGCAAGCCCAGTGCTACATGACTAGCATCTGCCAGCATGCTGTGAAATCTATGGGCACTATCTGCCAAAATACCTGGAATTTCAGTATAGGCAATTCGGGCTTCGCTTGTAAGTTGGGTAGCAGAGATACCAAGAAGTTGAGCCTTGTCGAAGGTAGGGGAGACCAATGCTTCGACAGTCAAGGTTTTGCGGGGGGCCCCCGGAAACAAGGACAAGCTTCCTTCCGAGAGTTCTCGTGGTAGCATGGGGCTATTGCCCCTCGCATAGTACTTGGTGGTGACCCGCTCTTTAGCCAGCTCATCCAACTGGCTCCGGGGTTGCACAACTTCCGACACATCCGAGATCGAAACCAAGACCCGGTAGTAAGCGCCGTCACTAACTACCCAAATTGCATCATCAATGTCTTTGGTGTAAGATGCATCAATGGTAACCCCACGAACTTCAGGAAGAGACATGGCACCTACCCCTACACCTCAGGTTGACATTTCTAACCGACGAACGTTTTAAGGGGAGCATGCAGTACAAGGTCGTCGTAAAGTTCACGAGGGTGCACAAGAAGGGGCCTCTTCGCGGAACAACTACCAGCCACATGATCCCTCTTTTTTCAAAAAAAGGGCTCGTCGAACAGTGGCGAAAGACTATCATAGTACTTGCCAAGCGCAATGGAGGTTGGCGGCTTGGGTCATTTGACGTCTTGGAGGGCGTTGAGGCACAACAAGCATACCAAGACGCGAAATCCAAAAATTGGCAGACGAGCTAAATGGGAAAACAGGAATTGACCCTAGAGTCAATTCCTGTTTTCTTTCGCCTAGTTAGGCTCAGCTTAGAGCTTGATCTGGACTTCTTTCATTTCAACTTTGCAATCGATGGGCTTGCCATCCAGGGTGACCGTTAGTTGAGTCTCATCCACAGACGAGAACTCCGTGAACCACACCTGGCCGACAACAATCGCGAACTTGATTTGGGCTAGCTCGAAGATGAGCCCACGGGCCTTGGCGATGGACTCCTTGGCCTTCGCATCGACCCACTTGATGAAATCCGCATCACTCGGCTTGGTAGCCAAGTAGGCTTCGACCTCCTCGACGTAGGGCTTCATGAGCTGTCCCGGACCGTTGAACTTTCCGGACGACGCCTGTTTCTTGTACTCGGTCATCGAGGGAAGCTTCGAGTAGCCCTTGAGGGATACTTCGAGCGCCTTGCCGACGTAGAAGTCCGTGGACTCCGCCGAGACCATCTTGGGCGAGAAGCCCGAGTAGTCGGTGAAGCCCTGCTCCTTGAGCCACTCGGCGCCGTCGTCCCCATAGGTCGCCTTGAAGGAGGCCGACTCCTTCTTTGGAACCCTTTCATCCTTGTACGCTTTGTACACCTTCTGGGCTGCACGAGCCTTTTCCAGCTCATACTGCTTCTCGAAAAGCGCCGTAGCCGAAGCCGTCTTGCACATCTTCCGGTTGACAACCGGAAGAGACTTCAAGTTGATGGCTCCCTCTACGTAATCCCCACTTACAACCATCTTTGCTGGCTTGGCTTCCTCAGGAAGGAACTTGGCAAGTTCCTTAGCCATCGCATGGGATACTCGAACGGGGAGGGTCTCCATGTTGACTAGACCGTCGGCGACGACGTTCCGGTCCCGGAACTGGAACGAGGGGAACGGCGTCGGGATCTTGCCTTTGAACTGGTCCGGGATGCGGTCCGCGATGTCGACCGTCCCCTCTAGCCGAAGCTTGAGCGAGATGTTCGGCCGGTCCTCGTTGAAGGTCAGCGAGGAGATGGCGTAGCCCTCGGGCTGCTTCTTGATCTCGAACTTGAGGGGGTTCTTGTTCGCGGTCAGAGCGGCCAGCTCCTCCTGAAGCTCCTTGAGCTTCTTGGCGTTCTTCTCGCTGGCCATCTTGGAGCTGATCTCAGCCACCTTCTTCTGCTCGTCCGCCGACATGACCTCGGAGGCGTCGACCCGCTTGCGGGAGATGCGGGAGAACTTGAATTCCGGGTGGTCCAGAAGGACCCGGCTGCTGTCATCTGAAGCGAGAAGCTTGAGAAGGTCGAGGATCGTGTAGGCATCATCTGCCGGAATCTTCGTGGGGTCGTAGCCCTTCTCGTAACGACCGGTGCCGAAAGCTGCCGCCTTCGCCACGTCCATGAACTCACTGTACTTCTGCTTGCCGAAGCACGTGGAAAACATGTTGATGAACTTCACGTCGCCCGTCGCCTTGAGAAGCGGGAAGATCACCTCCGGCTTCATGCGGACCGAGAAGAGGCTCAAGGCGGCATAAGCTGCATCGAGGGCTGGGTGGGTGTTGTTCTCGACCTTGAAGGTACCGCCGTCCGAGCCGACTGCCGAAGGGGAAAGGTAGAAGATCGCTGTTGTATCCTCGGGGATGCTGACCTTGTTGCCCTCCAACCCATAGGTCGTAAGGTCTCCTGCCCCTTGGCTCCAAACAAAACCCCCGATAGGGTCCCCTGAAATACCTAATGTGATACGAGGAGCGCCTGAAGGGCGCTTAGCCATCGCAGCCTCGAAGATTGGCTGGAACTTGTCGAAAGCGTCGGCGTGGATGAGGGTACCTCCGGCCTTTTCCGCCATAGCCGTAAGAAGAGAGCGATCGGCGTAGTAACCGTACTCCACGAAAGTCGCCGCAGCGAGCCCTCCCGAAGCCTTCTCGCAGACCTTCAGGATGTCTTGCCGAGACCATTGGTTGTCGCAACCATCGGACATGAAGAAGAGCGAGAAGGCCGAGCCAGGGCGCTTCTTGGCCACCCTCTCGATGAGCTTGCCTGCCTCCTCCAGAGGCTCCTTGAAGCCCGTGAGACCACATGGCTTGAGCCAGCGGTCGATCGCCTTCTCCACGTCCTTGAGGTCCGTCAGCGTCGAAACCGGCTCGGCCTCCAGAAGGGCGCCGAACTCTCCGCGCCCGCTGAACCAGATGACGGAGAGGGTATCCTTCTCCCCGATGAGCTTGGGAAGCTTCTTCTTGAGCTGCGTCCGGATCTGAGGAAGATCGTAGGACATCGACCCAGAGCAATCGATCACGACCACATGGTTAGTGGGGACCTCTACTGGTTTCGTTGCCTTCAGTGAAGAGTTGACGGATTGACGTGTGAGGTACAGACCATCGGCAATCTTATAGGACACAACACTAGGGGTCATGGGGAATCCTTCTTCTGAGCTGAAAGTTCAGGCCAGGAAGGGTATACACCAGCTCAGCGCCTATTCCGCAACAAACGTTCCGCTCGGTCACTCCCCAAAGTAAGGTGTAGGATGGGCTCTACTTTTGCAAGGAACGCATCGCGGTTCCGAAGCTTATGCTTGGCGTGAAAGGTAAGTGTCAGTATGCCCAGCATACTGACACTTGAAAGTTGATCGACATTGATATGGGTTAGGATCTCATCCACCTCTTGAAACTTACCGGCTCGAAAGAGCGTGTCGAAGTTAGACAGGAGGTCTATCGTATCGGTCACTTCACCCAACCCATTTCTTTGCGGTAGCAATCGCCTTGGCTAGATCGTGAGTGTGGACCGAAGTCGGAAGGAAATTGCCTGAGTCAACATCTTTCAGAGTGACATTGAACCCACCTCTGGACGCTTCCCAAACGTAGGACTCCATGTCCCCATCTTTGCTTGTGAAGGTATGGAGAGGCTTTTCTTTGCTTGCTGCTTTGAGAGCTGCCACCTTTACAGCCCCAGGCAAAACTGTGTTGAGCCACCAACGAACCTTCTCGTGGACTGCTCGGGGGCCATAAGCCACGAGTAACCCGATCGTCTCACAAAAGGCTTCCTCTGGGTTCTTGTTCGCGTACCCTGTGATGGGGTGCTTGGGGACTCGGATAGTCCTATGCCCCTCCTGGAGAAGCTTCTCGAAGTCCTCTTTCGTTTGGTACCGATCATACGATCGGTCATGAGTGAGAGCCTCGACTTGAAGAGCCAAAACAGGGTCTTCTGTCATTTTCTCTGAGAACTGAAAAGCCCAGGTATCCCCTGGCCACTTCTCGATAAGCTCTTTGATATCAAGGTCCCCAAAATCACCTCGAATCGTCTGAGTCCAGAAATCCTGTGCTTCCTGACTCAGATATGTCTGGAAAAGATGATGGCCCATCTCATGAGCCATTGCATGGGCGACCCACCCTGGCCCCTTACTGCGGACAGACGAAGCATAGAACGTAATGTACCCAGCTCTATGGTACTCCCCGCCCTTATCAAGAGTGGCCTTGAACTCGACCTCTACAGGGAGCTGCTTCTTCAAGAGAATAGGAGCAACAGCCGCCGCTCGACGACGGTACAGGCGGAGCCCTTCCTGCAAGATGGCCAGCTCTTCCTCATTAGAGCCCCCTTCTTTGTACCCCAGCATCGTAAGCTGGAACCCTTCAAGGACAGTCTTGTCCGCCGAGGGAAGATCAACTTCCACAGGCTTTTTGTGGATCCCCTCGTACCAGGAAATGAAGGTCTTTACCGCCTTCCAGAAGTCCTGAGCCTTCTTCTGGACCCGAGCTTTCCACGTAGGGAACTCTCGCTCGAATCGAGCGAATAGAGCCGCCTCATTCCAGTAGTCGTCCTTGAAGCCAATGGGCATAGAACTCAACTCACTTGAGAATGTCCAGGCTACAGAGCGTAGGGTACTATCCACCCACTTTGCATCCGACTCGGATAAACCTAAGTTGTACTTGAGGTCCCGATTCATGAAATTCTCGAAGAACAAGTCGTCGAAGTTCTTCCGGTAGACTCGCAGAGCATTCCGCAGCTCATGGGCGGTCTGATAGTCTTTCACTCGGGGCAAATTCTTGAGCAGGGTGAGGAAGTCCTTTCGGAGCTTCTCGATCCAAGCCAAGTCTATATGCTTCTTGGCAGCAAGAGTAACCCAGCGGCGATCGTAATCGGGACCCATCATACCGGGACGCTTACATAGGAAGACTAGGGCTCAACTCTCACAAGCTTGCCATAGATGCCCCCAAGAGAGATCCAACCGTTGGTACTCCGGACGCCTCCAATTAGAAAGCGCTCTTGTTGGACCGCCTTAATCAGATGAAGATACTGCTTGCCGTTCACCTTACAGAGAACGATGTCCCCTTCTTGAGGTACTTGATTGCCAAGGGGCTCTACAATACAGAGCTGACCCGACTTGATCTTGGGCATCATTGAAGCCCCGCGAGGACGGAATTGGACCGTCTCCCCCGCTTGAAGCTTAGCGATGTAGGGTGTGGCCCAGCTCACTACGGATCCTCCCCGTCCAACAACTCCGCCACGAGGAGGAACGGCCAGCCGAGCACCAGAAGCACGAGCACCCCGGCGAGCATCGCCCGTGCCTTCCACTCCGACCTGATTTGCTCGTCAAGGTTCTGGCCGGAGTAGACGCTCATCACCACCTGCGCAAAAGCCACCACACCCGCAACGTACAGCCCGCCCAAAAACAGCGTCAGAAAAAGCCCTGAGTCCGACATCACTTGACAACCGGCCGGGCGGCGATGGCTTCGTTGAGCCACTTTCGGAGCTGTTCTCGCTCATCTTGATTCTCAACCAATTCGAGCAAGGGGACGATGTACCTGTGGGTCTCGTCGATGACCCGAGCCCACCGCTTGTCCTTGAAGACTGTCCTGCCTTCACGGAGGTTGCAGATTCGGTCGGCGAGCTTCACCTTCGCTTCCGCAAACCTCAAGGTCTGACGCAGGCGAGCGAGGTAGGCGATCTTGGAGTCCGCCGCCTCGTCATGTGTGAGGCTCACGACACCGAAGACGATGTTGTAGTGTACCCCCTCGGCCATAAGATCCGCCTCGGTCACCCGAGACCCATCTTCTTTTCGGCCGTCTTCGATAAGATCGTGCATCCACGCCACGTCGATGCAGTGCTCATACGTGGCCTTCTCTCGCTCGCTGAGGGGCGATGGGTGGGTCAAATCACAAAGCTCAACCAAGAGGTTTACGAGGTCTTGTGGGTGTTCCCACGCCAGTCTGTTGCCCGGCCCCTGCCGGGTACCCGACATCCAACGTCGGGCTAGTTCTTCACTTTTCCTCACTTTTTTTCATCCTCTTCTTCCTTCTCTCCCTCCTTGAACGAACGAGAAAGACGGGCTTCAACCTTGGCAAAAACAAAACTGCCAAGATAGAAGGTGGGACTTCTACTTTAAACATGTGACCATGGGGGCTCTTGAGTACCAGGAATGCTTGGTGCGACTCGTCAACAGGCTTGATCTCAAGGATCTCCCCAGAAAAAGCACGGACTTCCTCGATTTGGCGTGACTCGTAAGCATGAAGGACCTCAAGAAAAAGCTTGGTCCCGTTAGACTGGCTACTATCGCTCTCGAAGGTGAAAAACTGCATGATGTGCTCTGGGGGTTGCTTGTTCATATTCATATCTTTCTGGTTCAAAGTGACTTAGACAGTTCAAACGCCCCATCAGGACCGGTCACCTTTCTCTGAGGAACCCTTCAGAAGTTTGAATCTCTCCTCGATGGCCTTGTTGGTCTGCCAGAAGCTCAGGAAGCAACGGTCCTTTTGCTCCTTGGAGTGTTCGGCTTGGCTCTCACCACACGTCGGACACCAGTCATCAGGGGCCTTGGGCTCTTCGGGTTCAAGGTCGCGGTCGTCATCCCAACGTGGCATCAGCTACTCCTCTGAGAATCCTTCAGAAGTTTGAGCGCATAGGCCAAAATCACGAGGAGAAAAATAGGCCAAAACACAACAACAAGGACGAACCCTGCACATGCCCCAACCTGCATCGCCTTGCTAGGAAACCTGTCCCTAAACTTCTCGGATGAACGCAAAAGAGCAACACAAATACCAGTACTCCATGCGACCCCGACCAAATAAAAGACTACCCAAAGATGCATAGACACTCCATTCAACGAACCGACTGAGGTTCTTCAACGCTTACACCAAGCCCAAGATTCACATTAGGGAAGTCCCAGTTTTTTTCGACGTGCACGGATAGCCTGCTTTGAGTGTGCGATGCCCACATCGAAACACATGCCCATCCATGGGTTCTTCAAAACCCAATCTTCTGGATCCAGCCGCTCAAGGATGCTGTTCCCCACGTAGGGTTTTTGGCTGTACCAGTGCTGTAAAGCCCAAGGCAAGTCCTTGGGCTTCATCCCTACGAGCACTGCAATAGCCTCAGGGCACGTAGGACGTATAGAGGTGAAAACTGTCGCTTTTACTGCCTCACGTTCAGCACAATAGGCTTTGCCCTTGTCAAAGACACCAAGCCTAAACTTGGGGAAATAAAACCCCCAAGTGTCTTGCTGATTGAGGGCAACGTTTTCATCTAGCACATAGCTCTCCGTACCCTCATGCAACCGAGTGGGGTGCCACTTGGGTAGTATCAACTCCCCCCTTGCACTTGCATCGAGGAGGAACTCCTGATTGAGCTTTAGGTGCGTCAGGTACCACTCAGAGATGTTGGCCCCCTCTCGCTCGAACTCCTCTTCCGCAAGCTGTTGGATCACCCGCATTTGGTTAACACGAGCGGCCCATGTCCGATCTCTTTGAATCTTCTCCTTCGTTCCGAACATGGTGGGGTCCAAGGCTTCAAAGCCAGCCTTTAGCCCCAAGGTCCCCTTCAAGAGGAGTTTTGATTGCTCCCCAACTAGGTTAAAGACTTCCTCAGACACCCCAGCCCCGTACCGATCCACCATCCATCGGTTGAATCCAGTAGGTTTACACTCCCACTGATTCTCGGTACCTTCAGCCGTAAGGTCTTCTCTCTTGAGCGGAGCCAGCTCCAAGGACTGGTACAACTTCTCTTTCACAAGCGAACCTGTAGACCCTACAAGAGCTTGAGGTTCAACAACCATTTCCCCTGTGTAGGACAGCTCTGGTAGACGTACATTCTGATCCCAGAACTTCTCCCGGATCAAGTCGAACATGAGAATCGTCCATACAAACTCCTCCGCTTCAAGATCCCGAATATCCTTGAGCGGTACCGCCTCGACATTAACCGGCACCAAAGACGTCCGGGTATTAGCGAAAACACGGCCATTCCCCAACTCACCCTCCTGTTCTCTAAGGTCCAGCAACTGGTAAGGAAACCAGTTGCGGGCAGCACGTTGAGAAAGCTGACGGTCAGGCCGACGAGTCATGCGCTTGTGCGCCGGATGGGGTCCATCCGTATGGTCTGTGAGAATGGTCAGAGTACTGCCGTTACGAATAGCGAAGACGAAGTAGGAACGAAGAGCTTCTTCCGGGTCTCGGATCAAACAAAGAGAGATCCCTGATACCTTCTGAGCCCGCATCGCAAGGAGCAACGAATTGATGTTCCAGAACTCGAAAACCTGAGGAGTAAACTTGGCAGGGGTACCCCCTCCAGGCCCCTGAGTGAATTGATGCGCCTCTAGAGCATGATGGATGCTGAAGAGAGCATCCCTTCGGAGGTGCGCCAGGGCAACTTTATCCGCCAGGACCTTCTCCAAAGCTTCCGTAGGAAGTCCAGGTCGAACCCCGTATTGAACGGCAGCTTCCCTGAGCCGCTTCTGAAAGTCCTCGATGAGTCGAATCACCCATGGGGTCCCCAGAATAGCCTGCAACTCCTTCATTGGGTGAAGCTGAGCGTCAATCAATTTCGAGTCGAAAATGAGAGAGTACGCTGAAATCTGCACCTCTCGGAGGTAACTTTCGACAAGCCCACGAAGCATCATGAAAGTCGTAAGCCCGGTGGGGTCCAGAGTGCGACTTTCGTTGAGCTTTTTGATCTGCTCTTGAAGGTAATATCCGGTGCTTGCGGGTGCGCTGGAATATGCCCGCTTGTCGTGGACGCTCCACCGTTCTACTTCGAGCCAAGCTAGGGCAAGATCGGTCAGCTCATTAATCGATTCCATGGGGGGTTTCTTGGTCGAGATCATCCCTAAGTTTACACCAAAACGCTCTTTCCCCCTTGACGAGTTTTTGGTTGGGCGTAGATTACCTGAGACTCAGCAACCCCTTGTTGCACACATGTGTGCAAATGCCGCAGGGTCTACATACAATCAGCAAGTAGGCTACCCCATGCCACGACCACGATCTCCTCCGATGTGAAGAAGGAGACGAGCCCGGAACCCTAAAGTTCCGGGCTTCGTCATTTAAAGGGCGAGACCTCTTGACTAGTTTTGGGTTAGGAATAGGATTGCGTGTGCAGCATAGGATTGCTGAGTCTCAGCTTTCCCTTGCTGCACCACATGCTTTGCCCTAGGGGGAGTAAGCCCGGAACTTTGGGTTCCGGGCTTCGTCATTTAGGGTGTATGTAGCCCTATGTGCCGCTCAGTTAGGGCTGACCAAGTAGTGGTGGGGGCCCGTATCTACAGTAAGGATGCATACCACCCTCAAGCCAAATGGTTGAGAGTCACCAACGTTACCACATGCAGGGGATATGTGGTACTCTCAACCCCTGTGTATGATACCTGGAAGCATCCCGCTGAAGGGGTGTGCATTGAATGAGATAGAAGAACTGGTAGGTTTAGCTCAGGACCTCCGTAGGTGGGCTGCCCAGGGTGACGATGAAGCCATTCAACGGGCTAAAGATGAACTTGCCCAAAAAGTTAGGGAGTCCACTGACCCGGAGCTAAAGAGGGCTCTTCAGGTTGCGTTAGCTTTCACGGAGGGCTTCCGCTCCCCCTTTGACCCCCCTGAATACCCAGAAGAGCCTTTGGCTCTCCGAGCATGGAGAACCGTAGAACGACTCAGACAAGAGGCTGGGCTCGAAGTACCTGAAAAGTACACGAGGTACCATCGCCTAAACGAAGAATCTGACCCGATGGTCGCGTTCCTCGAAGCCCTAAAGCACCTCACCCGTAAGTAGCCTACTCCGTGACTCGTAGGGCTGCTTCATGGGCTTTGCGAGCTACCCCAGGTCGACGAGTATGGGGTCTTGCTAGGGCTACAGGCTCCTCCAAATCCACACTCCACCCCCCTAGGTTGCTCTCCTCGAACTCAATGTAGCCAGGATGAAGCCCATCGTGGACCTCACGATGGCATCGGGCACATAACAAAATGACCTTATCCAACTCCCGTTGGATAGCCTCCCAAGAGGTCATACGGTCTGAAATCGTGAACTCCTTAGCCCACACTTGAATATGATGGAAGTCGAAAGCTGTTGGGCAACGATCGTAGCTACAAATCCGACAACGGCCCCCAAGGTACTGAATTGCTTGCTCACGAAGCTGCTTGCGTCGTAAAGCAGCCTTGTGCTTTCGCTCCATCATCGTAACCCCTTTCAGAGCCTAGCAAAGATGTTTGTGAATTCTTGAGGCATGGCCATACCCAAGACGTAGTGGGCAAATGCCTCGGCGATATTCTCTTTCGGATTCGTAGCCCCATAGGGAGTTACCGCAAGAGGCTCATGGAGAAGGGTGTTCGTGCTCACTTCAACATCCTTGGAGCCTTTAACCGCACTGAGTAGTTTGGGTTCGTCTATCTCCCCCTTCAAGAAAGCAGTCATTGGCTTTCGTATGTCTTGAATCTTAGCCCAACGCTCCAACTCTGGAGTCATCCCAAGGAAGGGTCGCCCCTCCTTACGAGCCTTGGCAATCCCTACCGCTTCTTCCGCAACAGTCTCTCGAAGCTTGGCATCGTAGAGCACCTTCTCATAGACCTTCTGGGTAGATAGGTCCCACAGCTCTTTGCGAACGCCCTTGTCCAAAAACTTATGGTCAAATCGATGCCCAAATTCATGGATGAGGGTGTAGATATCGTCGAACCGCTTCCGAGCCCGCACGCTCAAGTGGATGGTGTCATCCGTGTAGACATAATGAGCAGCCGTCTTCGCAGAGAGGTGAGTCGAGAAAAAGACCTTGCCATATAGCACTTGAGGGAACTTACCTCGAATCTTGGAGGCTGCTTCGTCAAGCGCTTCAAGAGCCCCCTCTATTTCGGACTTCTTGACTCCCGGCATGGGGATGACGACGAACCCACCCCTCTTGATTTCTCGGTCCTCGTCTGTCGCTTGGGTAGCAAGCTCCAGGGTCCGTAGCTTTTTCTCCACCCCCCTAAGCTCGGCCACCCAATACTCACGCATACGGTTGGCTTGAGCTTGAGGGTCTGGGAACTTGCTGAATGGGGATGAAGGGTTTGTTGGGTCTGCTAGGTCCTGTTTGATTTTAGGCAGTTTACCTACCCAATCTTTGGCTTCATTGTACACAGATTTCAAAGCCGTACGCTTAGCCGTCCCAAGCGCCCAGAACCAATCCGGAGGAGTATTGCCCCCTTCTGGCAAAATGACCTCCATGACCTGGCCCAGAACTTCCAGCAGGGGCAGCTCATCCCCTCGCTCAAAGTCTAGGATAGCCTTTTTGAAGGTTGGAAGAAGGCTCAGTGATTTTGCAACCACGTAGCGGAAAACAACCTTGCGAACTACCCTCATCTTCCACCCGTAGCTATCGAAAGAATCTTAGCTACCCCTCAGAGGAGTTTCGTGTTACTCGGTGTTATAGGTATACTGTACAGCAAAGTACAGAAGGCGTCCACCTTCCTAGTATGAAAGGATGACAAGATGACACCACAAGGGGACCCCCCTGACCTAGACAAGCTGGAGCACCACCTCCAAATAGCCAGTCGCACCTCCTACCTGGCTGATGCTAGAGGGTTCGAGGACGCTGTAGATGCAGTGCTTGATGCCGCCCCTGCCCTTATCGCGGCAACACGAGAACGAAATCAGCTACTGATTGAACGAGACCAGCTACTGATTGAACGAAATCAGCTACTGATTGAACGAGACCAGCTACTTGGCTGCTTCAGAACAAAAGAGACCAGCTACTTGGCTGATTTACTACAACAACAAAAGGCGTCAGATGAATGAATTCGACCTAGAAGAGCTTCTAAAGCTCGCTCTAGCTGCGTATGCCAAGGACAACGATCTTCCCCTGAAACTCCAAACCGTCAAGGAAAAGGGGTTTGGAGGCGAAGCTGGCCTTCTCGTCTCTCTTGGCGAAGATGAGTTTCACCTCGCTATCACACAGACAGCCTTTGGTGAGGAAGAGTGACTCAACCCTTCGTAAAATGGGCAGGAGGTAAGCGCCAGCTTCTTCCTACTATCCTCTCTCGCCTTCCGTTCGAGACGCGAACCTTCTACGAGCCCTTCTTGGGCGGAGGAGCCGTCTTCTTCGCGATGGCCCGAGAGGGCGTCTTCAAGCGAGCCTGTGTCAACGACCTCAACGAAGAGCTGATCCAAGCGTACCGAACCCTTGCCTCCGAGACGTTGGCCAAAGAAGTCATCGACCTCTTGAAGACGTACCCTCACGACCGGACGTTCTTCGAGAGCCTTCGTCCAAAACTCCCCACGACAGCTTCTGAGGTAGAAAGGACTGCACGGTTCATCTACTTGAACCGTGTCGGCTTCAACGGGCTCTACCGAGTCAACAAGAAGGGGGAGTTCAATGTCCCCTTCGGTCAATACGAGAACCCGACGATCTGCGACGAAAACAACTTGCTGGCCGTATCCGAGTGCCTTCGGAACAACGTTGAGTTCCAGTGCCAGGACTTCGCCGCGAGCGTCTCGTCCGCTCAGGCGGGGGACACCGTGTACTTCGATCCCCCCTACCTCCCCGTGTCGGAGACCGCCAACTTCACGGAGTACACGGAAGGGGGCTTCCCCTTCTCAGAGCATTGCCGGTTGGCTCAAACCTTCCGTGAGCTGGCCAATCGAGGCGTTGCTGTCCTGCTGTCCAACTCGGATGTGCCTAGGGTGCGTGAGCTATTCGAGGGCTTCCAGATCGACACAGTATATGCACGTCGTGCAATCAACAGTAACGGGGCCAAACGAGGCCCCGTTACTGAATTGCTGGTCAGCGCTAACCTAGGTACTCCTCAAGAAGGGCCTTGATTTTCGCATAGGGGTTTGGGTCCTCCTGGAGCATCAGGAAACTACATCCGGCTGCCTTGGTATGCCCGCCCCCCGAAAGCCCTCCTGGACGGGTCTTCACCCAATTGCAGAAGGCAGCCGTATCGAAGTTCGATGCCCTACAGGACAGAATCATTTTCACGGCAGCCTGGTCCGCCTGGTAGTGAAACCCAACAAGCAGATCGACTTCACGACTCATTGTGTCATGGAGGTCACTTGTTACAGAAGTCCCCTGGATGATCGCAACCCTCTTGTCCCTCAGCGTGAATTGTACGCACTGAGAGACCAGCTCAGCCGTGTAGCTAAGCTTCTTTTGGGTTAGCAGGGGGCCCAACGCCATCCTATGGCTAAAGGTTGGGTCAAAAAACCGTACCCCATCCCAAGCAGAAGATGGGAAAAACTTGAGAACCTCTGCTTGCGCACATGCCTCCTCCCAATGAGGGCTTGTCCGCTGCCAGGTGTCCCGAATACCTGCCAGAAGCGCAAACCTCTCCACGACAGGTAGAGAAGACATGCGATGGATGGGGTTGTGGTAGAACATCTTCCAAACTTGGAAAGCTAGGGTTGCACCTGAGACCCCAGGATTAAGGGTCTCGTCCCCATAGACCCCATTCTCCCCAAACTGCTCAACCACTGCCTTGGCAGTCTTGTGGTGGTCCAGGACAATTGCACCCTTGTCCACAAACTCCTGAACTCGACCCTCTGGAGGCGAAAAGTCACAGAAAAGCATCCCCTCCCGAGCTTCCAACTCTCGATGCTCAAGGGCACCGTATTGGAGGTACGTAACCGGAATCTCCGGGAAAACATCCCGGAGAATTAGGGCGGAAGCAACTCCATCGGGGCAGTGTGCATGAGTAATGATTTCACGCACACTGCTGAGCTTCTCAAGTCGGATCATGTAGCCCCCTTTACGATTTCGTTCGGAGTGTAAACAAACGCGAGATCATAGTGACCTCCGGTTCGGAAGCAGTACCCCCCTGCCCCAGGTAGGATCACCACGGTGCAACCCTCGGGTACCTGATGCCGAATGGTACGAGCCCCATCCTGGTACCCAAGAACCAATGGCCCTTGATGGGTCCCTCGAAGGTTTGTATCACACTTGATCTCGTACATGCAATCCTACCTTTCAGTATTTCACGGAAGTTTCAGGGCTACCTTCTGCGCTGCCTTGGCCAAGCCTCGCCAGGTGGTCTTCTTCCTGGCCTTCAAGTTGGCCTTCCTCTTGGTCTCCTGCTTGGCCTTCTTCAGGTTGGTCTCCTCCTCCTGCTTGGCCTTCTTCAGGTTGGTCTCCTCCTTGGCCTTCTCCTTGGCCTTCTTCAGGTTGGCCTTCTCCTTGGCCTTCTCCTTGGCCTTGCGCCATGCCTCGATGTCTGCGATCGAAGCTGAAGCCAGGATGGCGTACAACGCCTCCATGTAGATACGAGTAGCCTGCCGAACTTTACTAGAGAGAGTCATTGTTTTCCCTTTCAACTGAGATCCTCATATCTTATCGAACCGAGTAGGATCTCGAACAAACTCGGTCTTGAATTCACCATGCACTATGTGCTGCCATTCCCCCCTTTGATTAGGGCCTGAGGCAATTGACACATGGGGCCCACGTAATACAACCACTGAAGTACCTTGGGTTTTAACCCCTCTAATTACAAGGGTTGTGTTTGGAGGAAATTCGCTGATTGCTAGCCAGCGAGGAGAGGCCACTCGAAACCACGTGTCTTCCCCCCGGGTTACAGCGACCCCCAAAACCGAGAGGCTCTCAGGTACTACTAGGTCCCCTTCTTTCACTTACTTGTCCCACAACTGGGCATGGGCCGCTTCTAGGGCTTTGTAGAAGGTCTGCTTTTGGGCTCTTGTTTGGGCAGCCGACTTCAAAGCGACGAAAGCTTGTCTGTAGTTTCCTTCCGCCATTTGCCGATAGTAGGCGTACATGAAGGTCTTACCCGTCTTACGTTTAGGCGGGGTCAAGAGCAGGCAAGCAGCCTGAAGGGCATCCGCTTGTGCCTGTACTTGCTCAAGAGACTCCACGGGGGGAGCTAGCTTTTGCTCTTTACGGGCATTGGACAGGCGAACAAGGTCTGCTGAAGACACCTCACCCACACCTACACCTGCCTTAAGGGCCCTAGAGCGAAGAACTGCCTCATTTCCATTGGCCGCAGACTCAAAAAACAGGAAGTCCCCTTCCCGCTTAACAAAGACCCCATACCAACGGTTTTGGACTATGTTGCCGCTCCAAGCAATCCGGTCCCCTCCAAACTCCACAGCATCGAACAGCATGAGCTGTTCGGTTATGTAGAGGCACCCCCCTCGCCCTTGAGGCAGGAAGTACCGGTCGAACCCCCCAGGCTTTACCGGGTTGATGTCCACGACCGCAAGCCAATTACGAGCCCGTTCCTTGCAAAGCTCCAACACAGGAGCTTCCAAGAGGGCATCGTTGACATGTCGTAGCTTGTAAACTTCCATGCGCAACAGCTTTCTACACCAAAACTCCCTTGTTCAACGAACGACCCCGAAAATTCTCAACCTGACCCTTGAAGAAATTTACCCCCCTTCGTTGAAGAGGCTGAGGTGTAAAAAAGAAGCATGAGCATCGTTCAATACACGGATCTTCGTTCTATTACGAGGGACTCTAACAGATGTCAGACCCTCGTGGGGCTCGATTTCAACGGGGATAGGAAAGTGTGGCTGGTATTTGGCCAGTGCCAGATCCAACAGCGTGATGAGCCTGGGCAGCATTACCTGGAAGGCCGCATGCTGGAAGGGGCCACGGACTTTGATCATGACAGCCCCTACGCCATCCGGCTCCCCCTCGTCGGCCTGACCTACAAAAATACCAACGGTGAGGTTATCCGGTTCGAGGTGGACCCCGCAGTCGCGGCTGCACGCAATCAACACGGAGTTCCTCAGAGTGAGATTGAAGCTCAGCTTCGTCAAATTGAGGGTGCTCTTGAAACGTGGCCGCCTTTCTGGCCCACCCCTAGGGCAATTGGTCCGTTTTGAGGTGTAGGTAACGAGAATGAACCTACCTCTCATCCAAGCTGCCCTCGAACTGATTCGACTTGAAACCGAAATGGGCGAGCACTTGGCTTACCTCCAACAGCAAGGGGGTGAGATTGGACCGCTCCTCAAGGAAGCTCACCTCAAGAAGCGAGAGAAGCTTGCCAACGCCCACCAAAAGATGCGGGAGCTTCTCCCTGACCCGAACATACTCCCAGAAGAGCTGCCCATCCAAGCTGCCCTCAAGGACCAAAAACCCATGTCCCCACTGGCAGTCTTCACCCGCCTGACTCAATTGGGGTTCCTCCCACATATGCATGAAGTCTCACACATGCTGTGGGAAATGGCACAAGCAGGGGAGATCGAATACCTCAACCCTGGGCTGTACAAAGCCCACAAACCCAAAAGTCGCTTCCACGACCTCTTCGCCTCCGTCCACCAACCCGGCGACATGCCGAAAACCTTGATCGAACGCCTGACCGTCGAAGCCCTCGGCTGGCCAAAGGAGTTTGAGCAAGAAATCAAAGACTTCCGCAAGCTCAACACGGAGAGTAGGATCCAAGCGGCTGGGGCCTTCCTTTTCAATTGGCCAGAGGATTGAAAATCCTCTAGTCTCTTCGTTCTAGCCATGAGGAGACGAAACTACCGGGAAGAGTTTGACCGAAAGAAAGACCTGGAATTCCTTGCGACCCTCCGCACGGCTACCCGGGAACAGCTTCTCACCCTCGAACACAACTTCCAACACGACAGTGCACCCGCATGGAAGAAAATCGCCATCGCGAGGGCCCTTCAGAGACTACCCAAAGAAGAAGAGACCTAAATGAAATCAGGATGCTGCAACGCCGAAATCACCTTCACGCCAAGTGCCTTCTTGGACTTTGGTTGGGACAGGTGCAGCCAGTGTGAGCTTGAAGTCCGCTACGCTCTCGTAGGCCACCCATGGGAGAAGGAACATGCATGTGGGGTGTTCCGAGCCTACGACAACAAGTTGTACTTCTTCTGGATGGCCGTGTCCTCCAAACAATCCTTGGACGATTACCTCAAACGAGGTTGGAAATTCGTCGGCGTCATTAAAGAGGTAGTCGCCACGATCGGACAGAAATACCACACCCAAGACACAGACATGTTGTCCCCGGAACAACATAGAGCCTTCTCGCACTACTGGATGCCCCATGTGGAAAACCCAGAGCTGGCCCTGAAATGACCCAAGAAGACCTTGACGACTTCCTTGAGTTTATTGACAACAAGCCTAAGCTTAAAGTCATCCAACCACGGGATGAAGGGGATCTCGACGACTTCATCCTTGCTACCCAAGAGGAAATTCCAGCCCTGCCCGTGTGTGAGGACCCCGAAGCCCAAGTAACTCGGATCCTCACACACGTGCCAACCGCACTCCCCTCCTACGTCCAACAGCTCGTCCAGCGATCCCCCTCTGCGTTCATCCAGACCCTCCTCAGCCCCATGAACGCTCGCACAACTGTGCCCCGTAACCGAATCCTCGAATTCGGCTACGTCACTGCCAAAAAAATCCACCCGCTAGACCCACGGGGCATCCGCTGCCTCTCTGACCTCGGCCTCCCACTCAAAAAAGAATGGGTCATCGAAGATGGCCGCCGCTGCGTCGCCTACACGTTCGAGCCCGAACGGTTCATCAAACAACGCCGTCATCGAGTCGCTACCGTAAAAATCCGTAACGCTCTCGCCAAACTACGCAACTACACTTGCGAGATTTGCAAGAACGTCTACCCCCTCTCTTTCCTAGAGTGTGACCATAGGATTACCTACGCCATCAGCGGAGACGAGAACATCGAAGCCCTGGGCCTGGAAGCCTTCCAACTCCTCTGCCTCTCCTGCAATCGACGTAAGCTCATCGAGTGCCGCCGCTGCCCCAACACACTCCCAGAAAAATGCGGTAGGTGCTTCTGGGCCTCCCCCGATGACTACGACCACATCGCAACCGTACCCGTCAAGTACTTCGTACGAGTCACCACGCCCGACAAGTACAACCAACTCGTAGACTACGCCAAAGTTCTTGGCATCTAGTTGAAGAACCCAAATCTGGTTCGTTGTGTAAAGCATGAACCAGCGCTTCATCTTCCGAACCAAGGACGGGACCCAGTACCACTTGGTTCAAGCGGGGCTCAATGGCCCCTGGACGGTCATCTACAACCCAGGGCCCGGAGGACAGAAGAAGTTCCCCTCCCTGAACCAAGCCCTCCATACCCTCGGGGGCATCGTCCAGTGGGATGCCTGGTCCAGAACCTCCAAGGCTACCCTCCTCGCCCTCAACCACGATAAGGCTATCTAAAGGATGACACCCTTCTACAAAACGCTCAACCAAGAGCACCAAGCTGTCCTGCTCACCCAGATGCGAGCATGGGGGAACGAGGCCATCCGACTCTTCGAGCAAGCACGCCTCCCACAAGGTACCATCCCAGTAGGGGCAGGGGACTTCGACGAGTACACCCTCCCAGGAGCCCTCCGACAAGAGTTGTGCTCCGCCCTCCGTACCCAACCCTCCCTAGAAGACGTCGAAGCCCAAGTCGCTCGACGCCTCACCCTGTGGGTCTTCAACCACAACAGGATGAGACCCAAGGACGTAAACTGGCAACGGAACCCAGATACCTGGAAGCGTGACCTGGCTAAGCTCATGCAAACCCTACGACAGATTCTGACTTGAGAAACCTAGAGGGCCTTCGTTTAGGTAGGAGAGAGAGCCGGGAGAAGAAGACGGGAGACTGAGAAGAAGCCGTGAGAAGAAAGAAGCCGTGAGAAACAAGGAAAACCCCGCCCCTTGGGGCCCGGTCCCTCCTTGTTTCCAGTGAGATTGTAATCCTTCTTAGTCCCTCGTAAACCAAACCTACGACCGTCTCAGAACAGCGTCTTTCAGGAGAGAAAATGAACCCTCTTGGCACGCTATTTGACGCGAACTTTCTAAGGCGAGGGCTGAGGTTGGATTTCCGGTAACGGGCAGGAGAAACAGTTGATGAAAACCCACTACCCTTTTGGGGTGGGTTGGTGTATAGAGTTTGGAAAGGAGACTGTAATGAGTGACCAGGAAATGAGTGCAGAGAAGATGTTGGCGTCCTACAAGGACGCCACGGCGACCATGGAGAAGCTGGAGAAGGCACTGGAGGTGCTGAAGGGCCAGCGGAGCAATCTCGTGAAGGGGCTGTACGACCTTTCGGGGAAGGGGCCCTACACGGTGGAGGGGCGCGAGTGCAACATCGTGGTCAAGGGGGATACGTACTACTTCTTGCCCGTGAAGACGGCTGGGAGCGGTGGCGGGCCCAGGAAGGCGGCTCCCTCTGCTGAGACCTTGGCGCGGTTGGCCGAGGCAGTGAGGGCCAAGGGTGGACCCGTTCCCGTGTCCGTGATTGCCAGGGACTTGGGGGAGGAGGTTGGTCCCAAGTTCTCCGAGCTGGTGAAGGCGGCTCTTGAGCAGGGCCTGATCACAAAGACCGGGGAGCGTGCGGCGACCCGTTACAGCGTTCCGGCCTGATGTCGGATCGTCGGAAGGACAGCCTAGCGCTGGCCTTTTTCGGAGATGCCCTTAGAGAGGCTCTGGGACTGGAGCCTCTCTACCAAAGCGGTAGGGCCCCCCAGAAAGAGGCAGAGAGGTTCTATCAAGCCCCCTTCACCTTCCCCTCGCCGAGCATGCGCAGTAGGGACTAGAGGGACCTCGAATTGAAAAAAGGTGTACTTCCTGGGAAAGGAGGTACACCTTTTTTCATGTGGGTGTCTTCAGTTTCGTATGTCCGGTTAGAGTTTCATATCCCCTAGGGGTCATGAAACTCTAACCGGGTGTATGAAACTGGATCTTGGATCCAAGTCACCTACATTGGGTTTTCGGGGTCGAACTAATTGAAGGGGGTCCGGGAGGGGCGGTTGAATTAATCGAAGGGGTGTTGTCTTTTTTGGTTGAGAGAACTCGCACCCCTTCGTTGAAGTGGTGTAATCAGGAAGAAACCACGAAGAAGGTAGGCGATTGACGTAAGCATTGGGACGCTAGCAGAATTCTGAGGGAGGGCCGAAGTGCCGTACGTGACCCTTAGAGCGGCGATAACCTTGAACGTACAACGGGCAAATTCTTAGAGGGGTGCCCTAAGCGTACGGTGATGTCGGGGACATGCCGCTCGCTCGTTAGGGGCCCCCTCACCACCCTAAAGAAAAGAGGTACGATGAGATAAGTTAGGACGCTAGAACTCGGGGTTCGCCATTGTAATTCAGAACCTACCGAGTGGAAAATTCTAGGGCAAAGGAGACTACCGACCCTAGAGCGGCGATAACAGCAGGTAGATGGGCGTAAATAGCCTGGGAGAAGGGGTCTTCTCCCAGGTGTATGTAGTCTGGGTGGAGGCTCGGTTGTTATAAGTTGGGACGCTAGGGAATGAGGGTGCTCGACGGGATGCATACCGGGTGGGACCTCAGACCGAAGAATTCTAGAGGGAGGGCCACTGACCTCTAGAGCGGCGATAACAGCAGGGGCAAAAGGTTTGCCTCGGGGAGGAGGGCTCCTCCCCGAGGAATTAGGGTTAGAGGATGGGTACATGGGTTGAAGCCCACTACCTGAAGCGCCCATCCTCTAACCCTAGTTTGTTTGGTGAGGACAGGGGACCAGCGTGACAAGAGACGGCACTTGACTGGTGTAGGTAGACGTAATACTATGTAGGTATGAAAAACCTACCTACGCAGTTGAGCAACACCTTCCACAACCTTTGGACGCGGGACGTGGGGACGCCGGGCTACGAGAAGTGGAAGTGGCGTCTTATGGATCGTTGGATTTCCGAGCTGGTTCGAGCGTGTCCGGAAGGCGCGGTTCCGGCTTTCTTTTCGGGTTACGAACGAACATCAGGAAGCCTGGATATGCCGCGAGGGGCTGACGAAGCTCCGGAGTGACCGAGTGTCACCCCCTGCCCTCACCCTACAAGCAGGTAGCTTTGGGGTTGAGGGGTCCCATTTCTAGAGTGGGACCTCTTTGCTTTTAAGCTCCAGGCGAAAGGTTTAGTTGGCAAATGCGAGGGAAAGAAGCTTACTGTCGGTTCTGGTCGGGCATCTTCTATGTTGCTACCTACCCTGACCAACAACGCATCTGTTCGAGCAAGAGCTTTCGGCGGGCCACTCGGAAGGCCCGTAACCTTGGGTTCGACGTCCGGGTCTACAAGAGCGAGTATGGCAAGGCTCCGAGGGACGCGGTTCAAGTCATGGGGGGTTCCTACGTGCTTCCACGGAAGAAAGTTAGTTGACAGAGTTTTCCCTTGTTCGTTGAGTGAATATGATGTGAAACTTCTGGGTGGGTTCGATTCCCACGAGGGGCCGCCTAAGCCCCTGCTCTAAGTGGTGAGACAGAAGGCCAGTAGCATCTGTGGTCCCTTTGCCTGGCAAACCATTGGGATTACCTCTGGAAAGGGCTGTTAGGCCAGACCGGCTTCTAGAGAAGAGAGAGCCCCCTTGGAACCTAAGGCCAAGGGGGCTCTTGATTTTAACCTACAGGTTCATTGAAGGACCCTTGGGCCCTTCGTTGAAAGAGTATGATGAAGAAGGGTGATTTGGTCAAGAGTGCCAAGAATCTGGTGAACCCCCGTACTTTGCGGGTCGTGGGGGAGCCTCGGTACATTCCCGGGGGGTACGTGGTGGGGGTCACGTGGGAGACCACGGCTGATATCGAGCCGGAGGGGTGCCTTCCGGATGGGACCTTTCATCCGGCTCATGTGCCAGGGTTCACCTGGTTCGTGCCCGTAGAGAGCTTGGTGTCGGCATGATCTCAACAACTTTCCAAGGGGACAACGGGGCCAAGGCGACTCTTACTTGGGGTGGTAGGCTCTACGTTCTGGACGTGGATGATGACCACGGGCTTAGTTACAACCTGGTTCTCAAGGAGAATGCTTTGGGGGCTCTTCGAGAGGCCCTGGAGCCTGGGAAGAAGGCCACGAAGGTTATCTCTGGAGAGTGGTTCATTGAGGTGAACCACTTCGAGGATCGGACAACTCTCCTGGTGTGGAGGAAGGAAAGCGATCCCGTAGTCATTCCTCTCCTGGCTGAGGATAGCAGGAAGCTCCGAGAGGCTTTTGACGTCCACTATGCTTCCTTTGGGGCGGATGGGCCGTTCCGGCGATGTGGAGCCTCTGAAGGGATCGCGGTACCCTACGTCCCTGAGGTGACCTGCCCGGAGTGTAAGAAGACTTGGAGCGAAAACACCTAAAGCCCGTTCCCCAAGGGGGTTCAGGCTATGTTGGTTAGATTGTCTTGTCTTTTCAGGAGTTGCTAGTCATCGTGACCGAGTGGAATCTCAAGGCCGTATTTACCAACATGTGGAAGGGCGGCTCTCCCAGAATCCGGGTACAGGAATCGGAGCGTGTCCTGAAGAGACAGCTTCAGGGTACTCTTTCGCGGAGCAATGTCAAGGCTCCCGGGGTAAGAGACTAACGTGACCTCAATTCTCGCAAAAATCCAAAAACTCATAGCCCTCAGTGCTTCCCCTCATTTGGAAGAGGGTCGGACGGCTGCTTACATGGCCGTACAGATGATCCGAAACAACGGGGTTGTTCTAAGCCATGGGGGGTCTTCTTCTTACGACTCTTCTTCCGGGTCTTCTTCCTACCACTCTTCTTACGACTCTGAGGAAGACGTCGAGGAGGAAGAGGAAGAGACCCCGAGGGGAAGAAGACCTCGTTTTGAGATCCAGAGGGTTGCCCAGGAGAAGGCAGAAAGGCTCCTTGAATTCCTGAAGACCAAGGCCGAACGCAAGGAATATCCCGTCTTTAGCCTCACTAAGCTGACGGAAGGTAGCGTGAAAAGTAAACTCATTTCAACAGAAGAGAAGGCTATTTTCCACTACTACCTTGGGCTTGAGCTAAAGAAGCTGGTAGAGGCGGGGAAGTTGGTTAGTTCGCGGGGTCGTGGTGGTGGGTTCCGTTGGGTCGTGGAGGAAGAGGAATGACGCCTGAGGAGACGTTTGACCGGGTGTGGGACATTTTGGTGGCGCAGGCTGGGGCTGACCTAGAGTCTCGTGAGGATTTCATTCGGGCGCATGCCAAGAAGGCTCCTCAAGGTAACCTGACGGAGTGGAGGTTCTGCGGGCACCTTGGTCTGGGGGGCAAGTTTCGATGTGATCGGAGTGCCCGTCGTTATCTCGTCACCTGTTACCCAGAGGATGAGACCGCTGATCGGAAACGAGTGATGGAGGAGACCAACCTGAAGCTCGCCGAAGTGCCTTGGTGTGAAGTTGGAGGAGTACAATGAGCTTAGAGGCTATGGAGCGCCAACAGAAGGAGCTGTTCGGGCTTGTCATCACCAAGGCGCTTGAGCTTTGCCGTAAGCTTGAAGGGGAAGAGGCGGTTTCGGCTTTCCGGGAGCTGGAAACCGCTGTTCAAGCAGCAAGTATTCAGACGGACATGGTTCGAGGGGCCAAGTTGGCTCTCGAAGAGGTTGGTTCCCGAAGAGGAGGGGCCAAGAAGAAAATTCGTTGAGCACGGTTGAGAGACCCAAGGCTGATTCGTTGAAGTGGTGTAACTAAGACAACCCCCCAAAAGTGGGGACCTAACATTGCGCGAAACCCCTCTATTGAATATTAGAGGCAGCCAAAAACCTCCAGCCTAATGGAAAGAGGGTAGTATGGATTAGATGACGCGGGTGGCCCCCGCTTGTGCAGGGAGGTTACGCTTCCCCTCCCCTCCGCGTAAATAGTAGTGAGATTAATGTTTTGGGCCCTTGTTTCCCCTTGCTTTTAAGAAAGGGGAAACAAGGGCTTCTTTTTTAGCTTGAAGAACCTCGGGTCTGTTCGTTGAAAGAACATGATGACGATCACAGAGGTCTTGGGGGACAATGGTTCCAAGGTTGCCCTCCTCTCTATGGCGGCGGGCGTTACCCTTGTGGTGGCTGATGACGACATCAGCTTCGTGCTTCCCCTCTCTAGGGAGGAAACGAATCAGCTCCGAAGCGCTGTGGGGAACCAGAGTGTTTCGGAGGTTAACCTGACGGGGCACGATGACCACCCCGTGTTCATCGTGGTTCACCCCTTCGAGGATGGGCGGCTGGTTTTCCTGGTGCGCGATGATGACAGCGATGCAGTCATCGTGCCCATGTCCGTTGAGGACAGTGCGACGTTCCGTAAGGCGTTGGCCTGAAAGGTAGGGGGAAATAATGAGAATGACAATTCGTAAGGGTATCGTGCAGTACTGGTCCGTGTACAACCAGGTCTGGGAAACGTGCCCTGCGCACAGTGTTCCGGACCGTGAACTGGCTGCGATGCCCGACCGGGACCGAGCCCGAGTGTTGCGAGCGAGCTTGAAGTACGGATGCGGGTGTGAGGACCCTGCCGCCTAAGAATTAATCATTCTTGGGGTTGAATCTTCCGCTTTTGGACGTTTAGCTACTATGAATACCCCCAGCCACATGGACCTTGTTCAAAGCTACATGCTTCAGAATTTCAAGGGGCAGCCCTGTGTGGTCTTTTTCGATCCCCTCGGGGATGGGAGCCGAGTTGAGGAGATCGGGAAGCTTCTGAAGCTTCCCAAGTCGAAGTGGAACACCCTAGTGAACGCGGACATCTACATCCATCCGTGGAAGAACATGATAGTGAACGCGGACGATAAGGGTAGTCCTCTCTCCAACTTCGTGAACCGTTTGGGTCAGGAGACCTATGGGTTCGTGATGGCTTGGAGTGGGTGGTCCTTCGTCACTGAGAACTCGTAGGAAGGTCATGAACGTCAAGCGCATCGAAGTTCTTACGAATAGGGCCGGAACCGACCTGCTGTACCTTGAGCTGGAGGCAGACACTCCCTTTCCAGGTACGACGTACACCCCTTACGCAAGGGTTGAGACCAATGCGGGGTACGGTCATACTTGGGCCCAGAAGAGCTTTCCCGGGGTCGAGGTTGTGGTCATCGACACGAAGACCGGGGCTCGTACGGTCATCAAAGGAGTCCAAAATGAGTCGTAGTACAGACCCCCGTGAGGCGGCGGAGTCGGCCCTTGCTCAATGGAGGGAGTCAAAGAAGAACAAGGATACGGCCCGGGCCCGTATGTTCCGACGGACCCTTCAAGCGTGGATCCAAAATGGGGGGGCTCGTCCCGAAGGATTGACCCCTCGTGAGCTGTCCGCCCTGGGCTTCGTCAAGGACTCCCAGTAAAACTCAATCCGAGGGCCCCAGGGGTTTTAGGTGTCCCCCTGGGGCCCTCATTCTAATCTCATCCGAGGGCCCCAAGGGGTTTTGACATTGCTCCCTTGGGGCCCTCATTCTCTTCCTCAACCAAAAGAATCAAACCATGGAAGTCGTAAACCCTGGAGACAAGAGCTGGGCCCGACATCGCTACCTCCTGACCTTTGGGGTGATAGGCCCAAAGGTCCTTCTGGTCTGGGCAAACTCGTTGGAGGATGCTCTTGACGAAGCCGTGGATTGGCTCGCAGAGCATGCTCCTGGGCTGCTTTGCGATGAAGAGGTCCGGGAGGCTTACCAGAATGCCCTTGCGCGGGGCCTCTCTGAGGAGGATGCCCAAACCGAGGCAACGATGGACACTACCCAAGCAGGAAACGAGGGTCACTACCTGCACTCCTGGGAGTGGACCCTGGTGGAAGACCCTTCCCGAAGTCAAATCAAGAACTGCGCCTGATTGAAGGGGTCCTACTCTAGTCGTTTAGTGAACATGGACTACGCGGCCAATCTTGCTCTGTTTTTGGTAGACCGGGTTGGAACTGTGTACGGGACCTGGGAAGGCAGGCTTTCCTCTCAAACTCAACGGGGCTTGTTTGGTCGCGTTCTTGGGCGAGGGCAAATTCGAGTTTCAGGAGACACCGAAGTGGTGTCTCACACCCGAAAGGTGTGTTTTGGGACGGACTGGGTTGAGGATCTTTACCGGTTTTCGGATTTCAGAGGGTGACCATGCCAACAGTGACTATTTTTCCGATTTACATCTGTCGGATCAACACGGATGAGTACAACATGGCAGACCATAGCTTTTGGTCTACCGAAGAGGCAGCCAAAGCAGCTAGCAAGGGAGTTTCTTGGTACGGAGCAGACGGAACGGTGGTGAAGGGCCTCGCAGTTTGCGTGGACGGCAGTCACTACCTGATCTCCAAGAAGATCGACCTTGATGAGCGAGAAGCCATGCGTCTCCTACAACTCCAGGCCAGCGCCAGGGCCAAGTTGACCCCCGAGGAACGTGCGGCCGTTGGGCTGGACTAACACAGGAAGAAGTCATGTCCAAGCGTGTAGTAGTTCTGGCACTGAAGTGCTATTTCGATAAGGATAGCTGGCGGACGTACGGTCCTCGCCTAGTGGAGCGCCAATTTGAGTCCTTGAGCGAGGCAACTGCATTCGCTGAGGAGCAACGGGCACCTCAAATGGCCGTCATCCTGCGCCCCAGCTACAACGAGGTAGACGACAAGGGAGACTACTTCCGGGAATGGCGTAGTTTCGATGGGTCTCCCCTTAAGGAGACCCGTTGGCCAGTTGCGTCGTCAGAGATGCTTCCGAGAGACGGATGATGGGCTTTGTGGAAGACATCCTATTCGCGGCCACCTACTACAGCACAAAGGTCAGGCTGCATGACCTGAGCCAACAAGGGGTTGTTTTTCGGCATGCTTTGGTTGGGTTGCCTGGCCTGAAGGAGTACATCCTGCCCTTCGACCAAGAACGAGTAGATGTCATGGAGCGGGTCATGCACCTGGATACCATTCTTGGGTATGACCTCGATGGTGTTTGCGGGCAGGCAATTCAAAAAGCATACCAAGAGAGTTCCCTGAAACCTGGGCATGCTTTTCAGTCCTGGATAAGATTTTTCAGTTGAGGGAAGTGGGGGTCATTTCGTTGAAAGAATACAATGAGCGACCTTCAGTTGCACTACGAGTCGATGACCTATGGCTACTGGGCGGAGGAGGATCCGGAGACTTGCCCTTGTCACGGTCACGGTTGGGCGCTTTCCGAGGTGGATACGTGGCACAAGTGCCCGGTCCATTTTGCGGGCCAGGCTCATCCGGAGGTTCTGGATGATGAGGAGGAGTCGGCTCAGGAGTTTTCGGTTCAGGCGGTTCAGGAGCCGGTACCCGTCGATAGCGACGACATCCCCTTTTGAAAGAGACCATGGTCAAGAAGCTTCATTTGGTAGTAAGGCAAGTCCTCACCCTGGAGCGGGGAGTCCTCGTCTCTTTCGAGGAATTCAGCTTCTCCTGCGGGGCAAAGAATGGGGAGGGCACGGAGACCCTGAAAGAGGTCACCTGCCCCAAGTGCAAAGCCGGTCATGCCTAGTCCCAGCTACGAAAACGCAATTCGGGAGCTTGCTCTGCAAGTGTACCGAACCCGAAACCAAGATGCGAAGTCCCTTTCCGCCTTGATGTTCCCAACGTTTAAGGACGCCTGGGATTACCTGGAGCGTAACGGATTCAGCAAGACTCTAGAGTACTTGCGGCATATCCATAACCGAGACTGAAAGGGAAACGTCATGCTAGAGGATATCCTGTACGCCGTGGTGCGCTACAGCGTAGAGCAAGTTCAATGCGATGCCATTTTGTACCAGAACAGCGAGACTCCCAAGGAGTACTTGGCTTTCCGGCGAATTTGCATGTTTGACCTGCTGATGATCAAGGACCCCTACACTCCCATTGGGATGGCCATTCGGGATGCGTATCTCAGGGGGCCGTTTGCATGCCAGGTCCCGGAAAATAACCTCCACGTCAACTAGTTGAGAAAACCCCTTGGTGTTCGTGAGGTAGGTATGGACGGCATCTTGTACGCGGCAGTGAAGTACAGCGTAGAGCAGGCTCAGCGGGAGAGCACCCCTTACCATGGGGGTGGGCCTACCCCGGAAAACTCCAAGGAGTACGCAGCTTTCAGACGTCTTTGCACGTTTGACAAGCTGCTGATGCAGGATCCCTACAACCCCATCGGAACGGCCATTCGGGATGCGTACCATGCGGGATGAGGAAATGACTCTCCTAGAGGGAGTACTGGATGCGGCGGCGGCAGCGGAGCTGCGCGTTCGGTCCTATTCGGGCCGAGGCATGTATGGGGAGACGTGCCTCGGGATCGTGACGGATAATGTCGCGAAGACCCTGCTTACCCTGGCAAGCTGCCTTCCCGATGGGATGCTAGCCGACTTGGCCGAAGAGACCGTCTGCACGGATTCCATGGGGCGGAACGCCATTGTGTATTGGCCCAACCTACCCTACAAGGGTGACGACGAGGGTTGAATGAATCAGGTAGACCCATTTTCACTGGATGCCCTTGAAGCAAGGGAGCTTCTCAGCAAGAACGGGATCCCGTTTTTGTCCGTAACTCCCTACGAGTGTTCGGACAACTGCGGCCCTGGGCCCAGGTTCATCGTACGTGGGCTTGCTTCGAGTACTGTCCGCAAAAATAGGCAAGGAAGAATCTACCCCCTCTGCTTCAACCTCTCAGAGTTGAAGGATTTCGTGAGGAAGCACTACAAGAAGTACTACCTCACGAAAAAGCACCCCTCTGGTTGAAAGCTAACCCCTTTCTTCGTTGAGAGAGTATGAAGACCTCTTGGGACGGGTTGGCGGTTCGGGTGATGCTGGGTTCGGGCTCGCTGAAGGCCAAGCAGGCTCAGCTTGCCCAGCTTGCCAAGCGGGCGAAGGACCAGCTTGAGAATCGAGTCGAGTGCCCCGAGTGTGGACACAAGGGTCCGCACGACGACAACGGGCAGACAGGGGTCCACCTGTCCTACTGCTGCTGCAACTGCGGGGCGCACTTCGACAGCGAGGAAATGTAACCCCAATGGGGGTTTTTTGGTTGAAAGCTAAGCGCTCTCTTCGTTGAGAGAGCATGAAGACCTCGAAAACCTACTGGGACGGGTTGGCGGTTTACGTGGTGTCTGGGTCGGCGTACGATTCGGTCTCATCGGCGAAGAAGCTTCCGAAGCTTCTGAAGCCTGCGAAGAAGGGGTAACCATGGCTCGCCTTACCACTAAGCAGTACAACTTCAACGGGCTTGCTGGGTGTGTGACCCAGAAGAAGGCCCGTCGGACGGGCACCCTCGTGGGGGTCTACAACAGCGAGCAATCCGAGGTCGGGGATGTCGGAGACCCCCTAACGGCTTGGATGACCGTCTGCGAGGAGCATGGAATGCTTGTGGGCCATTCGAGCCTCAAGCTCGCTCTCTCTCACTCGTCGGACCCTGAGGGGTGGTGTGAGGATTGTCGAGCCAGGAACAACTGGTACGTCCTTGACAATGGGACGGAAGCGTTCTCCTTCAACGACTTCTTCAAGAACGAGAACCTTCCCGTTCTTGTCCGGACCGTAAGGTCAGAGGAAGTCACTGAGGATGACATGGAAGGTGTCCGTGACTTGGAGGTGGGAGAGTCCCTAAAGGTCGGGATTGGAGGGACTGAGTTCACGATCACGAGGGTTCCTACAAGCCGTCCTCTGATTTTCGGTTGAAAAGCCTAAACTCTCTTCGTTGAGAAAGTACAGACATGCCCGCCCGAAAGAACAAGCCTGGGAAGTTCGGATCGACTCCCAAGTCACTGTCGTACAGCGCTCCGTTTCGAGAGTTCATAGCAAATAAGGTGCTCCAAGAGCGGATGGCAGACATCAAGGCTACTCTGGCCCTTGCGCTCCTAGCGCAGGAGAGTCAACGTCCTGGCGAGGCCCACTACGTGGGGTGGCCGCAGATGGCTGACGCTCTCTTCTTGGAGAAGCTCGGCTACCTCCAGGAGTCTAGGGCTGCAAAAGGATGCTTCCATGTGACCGAGAAGTTCAAGGAGTGGGTGACCCCCTCTACGTGAGATACCCCTGGTAAGACCATGCACCCTTATTTGGAGCAAATAGCCGAGCGTCACGGAATCCCGCTTTCCGATCGATCGTGTTACAACGATTACATGTGGAACGGGCGAGACCTCGCTCGAATGTTCCAGAGCGAAATTTACGACAAGGAGTATGTCGAGTTTTCGGTGTCGACCCCAAAGCCCATACACGACTTTCAAATGGCACACGAGTTGGCCCATTGGGTTGTGGCGGACCCCGTAGAACGTGAGTTCCCGGAATACGGGTGTGAACTTGGAATAGTTGGTTTTGGGGCCTACCCCTGGGGTTCCATCAGCAACCCAAGTGAAAGGGATCGCCTGCTAAACGTGGCACCTGGGGTACTCTTGCCAGACGAACAGCTATTTCGTGAAATCTGCGCAGACTTCCTAGGGCAATTTTGGTGTGATTGTGCTGGTCTCATCACCCCAAAGGAGTGGCGCATTAGTTCCACAAGGCTGGCACCAAGAAGCGCCTGATCTACAAGGCCGACTACAAGGTGGAGCCGGACCCCGAAGGGTACGCAAAGACCAACCGTTTCACGTTGGTTATGGATGTCGACGCTTCCAAAGCTATGTGGGGTTGAAGATGAAAGGCGACATTCTTCCATTCAAGATGACGGCGGAACAACGGAAGATTGCCGTTGAGAAGAGCAAGGCCACCCAAACGCCCGAGTACGAGGGCGTTCGGCTCTTTCGAGCTAAGCTCGAACCCAAAGCCCCCAAACCGCCCGCCGAACGCCCCAAGACCCTGACCCGAACGTGCGCTTGCTGTGGAAGCTCGGTGAAGGTCAAGCCTGTCAAGGCGAAGCGTCTCCCGGTCCAACCCCCGAAGCGGTGGTTCCTCTACTACGGCCCTGGTCGCATGACAGGCGGCTTCCGAACGAAGAAGGAAGCCATGAATTGGTACCTCAAGGGGGGAAGATGAAAACGATTTACAAGTATGAAGTCAAGCCTGGTGAGTTCACGGTTGAAATGCCTGCGAACTCCCAGGTGTTGACTGTCCAAGCGCAGTACAACAGTGCCTTCATCTGGGCACTGGTAGACACGGATAACCTCCCCATCATCACCCGTCGGTTCTTTTCGGTCCCCACAGGAGGAAACTGGACGGGTCATCCCCACTATATCTACGTGGGAACCTTCCAGCTTGAGGGCGGAACCTTGGTGTTTCACCTGTTCGAGGCCCCTACATGAAATTCTATCAAAATGACGGTAAGCTCAGCCTAGCGGGCCAGGCGTTGTTCAACGCGGTAAAGCTGGCGATCCGCCGCGTCCTCCCCAGAAGGAAGATGAAACGTACACCAATCCTCCATCGAGAGGTCCCCCTTGGCACTCGGGTACTCATCCCCAAGAACACTTACGTCCGGGACGTTGGCCAAAGAGGGCCCTCCCGAAGGGTCCTGCTCAAAGCACAAAATAAAAGAGAGGGGCCTTTTTGGGAGGCCCCTCTCTTCGTCGTTTTTACCTAGAAGGTCAAGCCCAGGTGATCTTGACCTTCTCCGTCCCCACCGGAACCCCACGGTCCCGGCTGGCCGAAGCCATCGGGCTATCGAAGCCCGCCTTGTCGACCCAGCGGAGGAGCGCCTTCACGACGATCCGAACCTCCACCTTGGAGGCCGCACGGCCCTGGGCGACCACGTTCCCATCCCGAAGGACGCGAACCCCGAACACCCCCTTGTTCTTGCCGAGCGCCGTAACCTTGACGACGAACCCGTTGACATCCGTCCGCATGACCCGCCTCCTTCCTACCTCTTTTCAACGAAAGAACCAGGAAGCCTTCAAGCAAAAGCCTTTCGATTTATTGCCCCACAAGGTCAAGGGGCGCGAATTACGCCTCATCACAAGGGAAGCTTTCGAGGAATTTCTCAGCTTGCATACGTTGATACTCACGTAATGCTGCGTCTCTCCTAGCTGGCCCTGTCTTACCGTGCCCGACCACCTCCTTCCCTTGTTCAGGCGGGTCTTGCTTGCGATGTACCAGGAAAGTGCTGCATTGGCCGTGAGCTGGGTCGGACCCGTGGACGTAGCCAACCCATGTGGCCACAATGTGCGTTACGCTACGACAGTCACACCCCGGCACACGGCAAGGTCGTGGCTGTCTGCTGTCCTCGCTGCGCGGCCTACCAATGTCAGCAGTATACCTGTGCGTCGAGAGGTGGTGCCCGCAGTTGACGCACACTTTTCTTCCCATCATCCCACCTCCTTGTCGAGCTGGCGGGTACGTGCATCACTCAAGGGGTTCAACATCAGACTGCTTCAGCCCCCTCACCAGACCCACTACGGCCCCAACAACCAACATCGCGACGTGGGGGATGTTCTCAGGCGAACGTAGCAAGAACACAGCACAACCAAAAGTCATCCGCAACCCCCCGAAGACGTAGAGACCCAAAAAGAAATTCAACACAACTTCCCCCAAGAAACTACATGTGGTTCGTTTGCAGTTTCATGTACCCAGCTAGAGTTTCCCAAGGTCACTTTCTTCGAGGCTGAGGAAGGAACGTGTAGGCAGCTACCAGGTAGCCCACCCCCATGCCTACCCCCTCCTCAGCCTTAGCTCGGACCCATACCTCTACAGCAGGTTGCCTCGACCCATCGTACCCTAGGATCGGAGTCGAACCAAGAACCGTATAAACCTCGATCTCCTTGTTCTCCAAGAACATCTCCATTTGGAGACGCTTGAGAAGCCTCTCCGCCTCCCCCTCTGTCAGGGTTAACGCACGCTTTTGACAGGTCATTTGAGTACCCCATAGCAGCAGATAGGACAGTCTGGATCCCCCTCACAATGACACAACCCCTTGAACTCTAGAGGGGGTCCGATTCGGACCTTGGCTAGAACTCTTCCTATGTCTTCTTGTTCAACCTTGTAGACCAAGGCTACTGCCAACCGATGTTTGCAGTGATTCCCCCTGTCCTCACTGTCTGGGCAAGAGCATGTACTTTGTTTCGAGATAGGGTCGACCGTAACAAGGTAGTCCCCTTCCACCCCCTCTACGAGCCAGTCCTTCCCCCCTAAGGGGGTACACTCCCCTACCAGTGCCAGGGTCCGTTGAAGGCGCCTTCGTAGTTGAGGGTTGGCCTCCCCCCATTGAGCTGCTAGCTCGACCATCCGTTGTGCAGGAGAGACCCCCATCCTACCCTCCACACCCGCAGGGGTACAGTGCAGCACTCCGCCAACTGTACCCCTTCAGCCTTTCGACCCCTCCGCAGACAGAGCACTTCCGTTCCATGAACACTCGGAACTCAGGCCCACTCTCACCCTGCAACTCCTTAGCCTCTCCGGTCTTGCCCGCCTCTCCAACGTAGAGTGTCGACATCTTCGTATCCAGTCCTTCCTCGTATCCTATCTATGAAGACTGGATACGATTAGTTCGTATCCAGTCTTTGAAACTCAAGGGTAGCGGCACAACATTTTCCTGAGAAAAAACCGCTCGATTATTTGTCGGGGCCCTTGCCTTCGGTCGTATACGGCACATTCAGTTAACGTACGGTTATGGTCCGATGGTAAGGTCCGGGACAGAAAACACACAGAAAGAGTACACCCTTCAATGAACGAGGGGTCAACCTTTCGACAGGGGACCCATGAGGGTTACAAAATGTGGCCCGGTGGATTTTTCGTCCTAAACGGGTTATTCCTTGTCCTGGAGACCCTTGAGTTTTGCTCGAAGGTCTGCAACCTCAATCTCCAACTTGAACTTGGCGACGAAATTCTCCTGCAACACGTCCCTTAGGCAAGCGAGTTCTAAGACGGCATCGAGGCTACGTGGGAGGTCGAAGTAGTTGTGTCCTGGGTCGTGGTGGGCACAGAGCCATACGATGGGTCCTGGCTTCAGTCGATTCGTTGTGTTGTCGACGACGAGCCCGCAAACGCCTCCATCCCATCAGGTAGCGTTACGGGTACACCCTTGGACGATACACTTGGGTCGCATGGTACTCCTTTAACGAAGGAGCTGAGGGTTTTGAAATGTGGCTCGGTGGATTTTCAGGGTTGGGCGGTGAAACCCCTGAGGGTCGAAATTTCCTACGGTGGAAATTTCAGGAGCCCAGGGTCGAAACCCCGGTGTAAAGAGAAAGAGATGTCACCTGACAAGATCAAAGCTTTGAAGGATGCAGCGCCCACGGTTTGGGTAGGTGATCGTTTTGACTGTGGGGATGGGTGGTTTGGGATCCTTCTGGGGCTGAGTTCGACCCTTGCTCAGCTTGAGGTTAGCGTCTCTGGGGTGAAGGAGAAGTATGCGGGGTTGGACTGGTACGTGAGTAACCCGAACCCCCCGTATGGACCTCCTGAGGTTGGGGCGCTCTTACTGGAGGCGAGGAATCAGAGTCTGGTCACGTGTGAGATTTGCGGTGGGCCTGGGAAGGTGTGTGCAAACCAGAACGAATGGGAGCAGACTCTTTGCCCTAAGCACTGTAACGAAAAAGGGTACAACTATCCTTGGGCAGAGGGTGAAGAGAAGGTGAGGAGACTTGTTGACGCTGCATGCGACTTGCTGCGTAAGTCCACGAACCGTACAGGCTCGGCTGAGCGCAATGCCTTGAGGGACTATGACCCGAATTGGGAGACCCGATGATCACGAAGCAGATTGTGGCGTACGGAAAGCAAGTTGTATTGGCCTGCGATGGTCAGTGTAACAAAGCGTGGGGGTTTAACGGACGTCCTCAACTTTTCTTCATGGAGGGTGGGCCTCCACGTGCTCTTCGGAAGGGGGAGGAGCCCCGGGACTACGATGACTACGTTTGGGTTGGGGACGATGAGCTGGGGGAAGCTCCAGCGGACCCGGGCACGTATGAAGGGGGGCACGGCAAGCCCTCTGGGACCCCCATCACGGATGGGGACCGGATGAACAAGTGGTGCTTCCGTGAATGCGAGCGAAGTTCGAGTTTCAATCCGAATGAGCCGATCCTTCTCCGAGACTTGAAGAAGCCTCGTCCGAATATCCCACGGCCATGACGACGAATAGAGTCCACGTCAAGTTCTTGTTTGACCTCGGCCTTTCTTCCCCAGAGATGGGGGATCTAGTCGAGTTAATCCGCTTGGCTAGCGTGGTTGAAGAGTATAGGTACGACTCAAGTAGTTACAACCAAACAGTCATTTTGGTTGTAGAGTGTCACCTAGAGGACCTTGAGCGAATCCAGAAGGCGTGCAGTCGCTATGATGAAGCCCAGGGCACCCTCTTGTTCGGATTTAGGTATGTCCCGAAGCAAGTCTTACGAAGGGACCAGGTGAAAGAGGTTGGAGAGTATCTTGACCGCTTGCGTACCCAACCGAAGATAATTCACCCTACGTGTTCTCCAGAGTTTGACATCAATTTCATGATCTCGTGTGACGATTTCAAGGATCTTGACCTTGCGGTCTTGTTCGCGGCACAACGTGAGAAGACGAGGTTCGATCGTCTTCTTCTTGAGGACACCTGATGGCACCTTGTGTAGAATGTGGGGCTCTGAGCCAAGTCCCCATACGCGGTCTAGCTCATGTTATTTGCGACTCGTGCCATGAAAAGCGGCGACAAGAAGGTCGGAACCGAGTTGAAAGGTTATGCAGTGGCTGCCAAAGGCTGCTATACTACGAGGCACGCGAGACGCCCTCTGAGTTTTGTGCCATTTGCCGAGAATTCGGTGACTCGCCTAAGGAGGGCGTTATCGACCGAGCGTTCAAGGACAAAAGCGGAGACCCAGTGCTCTATGTGGCAACGAGGGACATTTTCCTGGACAGGGACACAAGGATTCTATCTGGTACCCGCGTAGTCTTCGACGGTGTGGTCCTAGATACCCATGGGCATAGGGTTAGGGCGCCGGAACTCAATGAAGTTATTCGGTCGGGAGGGCTTAAACCCCGTAAGTTACGGGACCGTTTTGAGCGGCTCTAGAGGGTTTGGTGTAAGGAAGAGAAATGGACCCAGCAGAGCAGTTGAAGAGGGCGAAGGCGAAGGCAGCGCAGAAGGCTCTGGATGTTTACTACACGGAGCTGACCCGGGCCTGTATGGAGCTTGGGGTTGAGATCGGCACCTTGGTAGGGGAGCACCAGCATACGATGTTGGTGTTGACCTCGAAGGGCTCCAATGTAGTAGTGGAGGCGCAATGGATGGTTTCAGACCATCCAGCTCTCATCAAGAAGGCGAGAGATCGGATGAATGCAGAAAGGAAGAAGGGATGTTAGTGTACATCAACGGAACCGAAGTGGAGATGGGTTCGACGTTCGTCTCGTATGACGACGTGGTAGCGAAGGCGAAGATGAAGGGGTGGCCTTCGGTAACGTTCTACACCTCGGATGATGAGACGAGGGGTAACCTGTCTCCTGGCTGTAGCGTAACTCTACTGCCAGGGATGTTCTTCAACGTGTACCATACGGGATGAAACTAACCTTTTTACTTGAGGTGACTTCGCCGGGGCACTACGACCTTCTTGAGTCTATTTCGAGGGGGGGTGAAGTCCCTCAAGCTCCACTACCAGTTTATTAGCGGTGTCAAAGCGGCTGTCCTAGAAGTCGTCCTCGTATGTGACACCCTAAGTGAAGTTGAGCACGTACGCACTTGTTGGCTTAGAGCAGAAACGCTCCTCGGGCCTATTAAGAGTGTAGTTTCATTCACCTTTTTGACCTCAAGGGTTCCTCTTGAGGTCAAGGGTCATACGGAATGGCTTGAGAACCTATCTGGGGTACTCCGGGTTAGCTGTGTGGAGTTTCCCCCTGCTGAAGCCGAGTACACGGTACGGTTCATGAGCGAGAAGTTTTTGGTTGTGTCCCTCCCTGCAATCATCGGGCAGGTCCAATCCAAGTTTGAACGTCTCCTTCTAGACAACGGGGTACCTTGTTCGCCTTAGCTCTAGAAGAACTAGACTTATGCTGAACCCCTACCATAGGTATTTGAAGGAGTTAGAGCTTAACCCCTTGGTGGGGAAGCTACCCGTAGATGAGCCTCCGAATCCCCGCAGTGTTGAGACGACTTTGGGCTGGCTCGCCCATGAGATTGGGCGGCTGACCCAGCGTGCGTCCCTTCTCGGCGCCGCCACCCCCCAGGGAGAAGAGGTGACCCTTGGGGCATACCGTAGCTTGTACGAGGAGCTATTTTGGAGGGCGCAGCGCTTGAGCTGTCGAACGAGGTTCGAGCTTTTTCTTCAAGCTGAGGATCGGTCGTAGTCGTACCTAGCGGTGAGTGCCCTTGGGGCCAGCTCCCGCATATCGGCGAAGAAGTTCCAGACAATCCACTTGTTCGAGAGGTCCTCAAAAACCTCTAGGAACTTTTTGGACTCCTTTTCCGTGTACATGACACGGCGCATTTCTTTCTCGATCTCTTCCGAAGCCTGCTTGGCTTCTGCCTCTTGTTCGAGGAGGGCGATAGGGTCCTTGTCCGTGAGGAACTTGTCCAAGATGAAGACGATTCGCTTGAGGGGTGCTTCGATGGGATCCCTCCACAGAACCTCTTCCCTATCCATCTTGAGGACAGTTTCGTAACTATCGAGAATCCTCTTTGCCCTACCCAGTTGGACCTTCACATCGGAAAACTGATAGTCCCTCTCGGTAGGGATTGCGTACGCAAAGCTCTCTGCGAACTGGTGCTTGTCGGCTCGGTCAACCCCTAGCTCGGGGTTCTTCATGACGGCTTCGTACTCAGTTTTGCCCATTCCGATGATATGAGCTAGCAAGTCGTTGTAGCCGTCATCCCCAAGCCCCGATACTTCCTTGGAAAGCTTCTTGTCGAGCTTATCCTTGATCTTGCGGAAGGTCGTCGCAAACCCAGCGGCTTCTTGGGGGGTCAGTGCCTTCATCAGGTACTGCCTAACCGCATTGTAGTCTCGCGTCTTAGTCCCCCATTTGATTGGGTCTACAATACGCCAGAAGGTGCTTTCCGGCACTGCGACTGCAACCTTGGATGTAAAGTCGTAAGAATAGCTCATACTTGTCGAGGGGTACTAAAAGAGTACTGTTCGTTACTCTCGGGTAGTGCCAAGGGACTCAGGGCTCAAGATAGACAGGGGACGGCCAGCCGCATCAATGATGCCAGCTTTCTGGCCTTCCTTCACGAGTGTTTTAAGGTAGCTCCTACGCTTTGAGGCGGGGAGGTCACCAAAACGATAGTAAGAATGTTCTATTTCGAGGCCATAGTCCTCGTTGCCCTTGTACCAAGACCTGGCGGAAGCCCCAATGTGACGCATGAGGGCGTACTCCCACCCAAGGAAGCTTACCTCATCTGCGAGGTATGGCTTATCGTTCGTGGCGAAGATGTGCCCCATCTCATGGATCACATCATACCATCGAACCTCCCCACAATAGAGGATTCTCCGAGTAGGCCAAGCGATCCCGATAAGGAGGTTTGTGAACGGCGCCCTAAAAAAGGAATCGAAGATGGAGCCCTTTTGGTTCCATGCCGTCTCGTTGACCTTTACGATGTCCCCACCCCATGCGCGAGCAATGGACTGAAGCTTTCTCAACTCTGGGCCCATAGGCTTTAAACGAAGAAGGGGGTTTCTTTCAACCCCCTTTCTTTCACTCGTTCTCGTTGGCCCAGTCGACATCTTCAGGCGCGACGGGAATGTTCGCTTCGATGGCGAACTGGATGAGGGTCTTGAGGGGATCCTCTCCCGGGGACGTGTATTTGGAGATCCAGGCGATGAGCCGGAGCCCATCTACTGTTGCTTCCCGGAAGAGGTTCCGGTCAGCCCCTGCCTGAAAAAAGTCCGTGGGATCCTGCCATCGGTTGTGCTTCTTGACGTTCTCCTCGTATTGGCGGAGAGCCTCCTGGTACTCCCTCTTTGTGGCGAAGTCCTTCTGCACGGGGCTTACGGGGGGAGGGGGTTTCTCAGCGCGCTCTTCCTGCTTGTATCCGTAAAGCGTCCGAAGGCATCGAAATTCATCGTTGGTTAGTGTGACAGCCCCCGAGGTATGCCCACCCAAAAGACGGGTCAGTGCAGACGCCAGAGGCGTCGTAACGACGCTACCTTGGTGGGACTTAGGTCGATTCATGCTTGCTTAACGAAGAAGGAGGAGTTCTTTCAACCAGAACCTTAGTGGCGACTAAGAATAGACCCGTCCCACTTGTATACCTCCGTCAGGAACTTCTGGTTCAAGTCCGTATAGCGTTCGTCTAACGTTTCCAAAGAAGGGACTGGGTGAATGTAGACCGAAGTGTGGGTTTGGTAGACCGGATCTACTGTCAGGTTGAACTCCCTAACCGCGAAGTCTCTCACTTCAGGGTTGAGCGTGGGGTTGAGAATGACCACGCAGGGTGAGCCTTTGTAGTAAGCTTTCAGGTAAACCAGGGCGAGGTCTGGCAGGTCCACCAAGGACCTTGGAGCTTCGGTTTTCGGGAGATCGTTCTGAATCTCCCGGTAGAGCACATCCTTCTGTACCGTAAAACGGTTGGTAACCGTTCTGTAGTTACCGTCAGGTTGACGCAGGTAGTACTCGATCCTTTTCCCGTAGACTTTGGGGTCCTTCCAAGAGCCGGAATGGGGATCGTCCTCTTTGAGAAAACTATGGATGTAGGCCCTGCGATGGAGTTCCTCGCAGAATGTGTCGTAGGCTTGGTCTACAGCTTGGCAACCCAATCCTTCCGTCGTGAAGTACTGGGTTCGGGTCTGGCCGTCTGTAGTGATGTCCACACGCCAGGACTCAATTTGAACGGTATGTGTGTCGTTAGGCATGAGAGTCTCTTCAGGGGTTCCCATTCGGCAAAGTAAACCAGGTCCGTAGGGGAGAGAAAGCGGAGTGTCCTACCTTGGACTCCCATTCAGCAAAGCAGGTTTTGACTTGATCGGGTAGGATGCGGTCTACATCATCCTTTTTGAATCGGGCGTTGAGCGTGTCTGAGGCCGTCATTTGGCCTACATAGACATACCCCATTTGAAAAAAGGTATCCCAGTGCTCCTGTAGCCGACATGTGTTCTCGGTGAAGTAGTGCCAGCTTCCATCATGAAGCTGGCAAATCCCCAAGATGGAATTCTCTAGCCGAAACGCATAGATGATTGGTTTTCTACAACGGGAGCAGATGTCTCCGGGCCCGTACACGTAGCATTCATGCCAGGGGGTGATTGCTGCCTGGCAGCAATCCGAGAGAGGCATGACCACATCCACCCAAGGTAAATCGCTAGATTGACTTGTCATTTTTCACTGTCCTTCGATGCCAGTGCCAGACCCCTATGAAGCATACAGCCAAAAGAGGGGAAAGGGCACAACCCCCATACACGATCAAGTAATCCCGGAAACGCTTCCAGCTCATGTTTCTGGAGGGAGCTTACCGTACCTTAGGGGGTAAGCCTAAAGTCTTCAGCGGGATTCTTGACTAGGATGTGGTCAGGTTGACACTTCAAGGTCTTACCCGACCTATCCATCTTCACGTAGACCAAGCCGTTCTTGACTTGGGTTACACTGCCGAAACGGTCTCCCATCATCCACTGATCAGTACAGGGGTGAAGTTGAACTCGTCTCCCCTCTGGGAAGGTCCAGAGGAGAGTCAGGAAGTCCAGCCCCTTTTGAGTGATGCGAAAACCTGAAGAGTCTTCCGTACAGGGCTCCAAAGCCCCTTGTGCCTGGAGTCCTGCGCAGACCCTTGGTTGAAACCTCCCCACGGGGAACTTTGGGTCCACCAAGTGAGCAAAGAAGAAGAGTCCTTGGACTTGGGGCGCAGTAAGCTTCATGGTGTGATCTCCAGTTCGTCGATCTGGACCTGAAGGGTTGTGGCCAGGGTAACCAACTCAGACACCAAGTGCTGAAATGCAGCCGCTTGCACGACCGTCTTGTTAAGCGCTGGGAATTGCACCCGGATCATGGGCTTGATGACATTCTTTTGGTTGGAGTAGTCAAACTCCACAGAGATTTGCCCTTCCAGGGCAAACGTACGACGAACTGTCACATAGATGGACATGTTCGTTCGGTGTACCACTGCATCGGGAGGGCCAAACTTCTTCGATTGCCCTTCCACCAGATCCATTGCGAGTGTGCGAGTCATTTTCATGGCTGATTAACGTAGAGGGTTCGGGTTCTTCAATCAGAATTCTTTATCGGGATGCACCAGAACCAAGCGTTCAAGCTTGATCAACGCCTGGTAAATGGTGCAAGTTAGCTCGCTTGCGAGGTCCTTCATACGGACGCGGGTGTCCTGGATTTCCTTGTGCCGCTTTGAGCCGGGCTTGCAGCGGCGTAGCTGAAATTCGATTCGCCCTAGGGTCCGGTTGACACCCTGCAACTCGGTGAGGGCTTCAATGGTTTTGTTCTTCATTTCAAGTTCCTTAGGGGTGATGTGGTCAGGGCAGGGCCAATTGTTCCCACAGTCCCCGCAGCGTCCGGTCTTTGGGCACTTGACCTTGGGGTGGTGGGCGCCGTTCCGGTGATAGCCGCACTCGCAGCAGGCGATCTCACTCATGAGGTACTCATGGTAGAGCGCGGCATCGTAGGCTCGGTTGCTCACTTATGGACGCCTTCCGAGATGGCGACGACGAAGCCAATGCCCATTCCGCACGCCTTGTCGGTCTCGGCTCGGACCATGACCTCGACGGCCGGGTGCTTCGAGCCGTCGTTCATGATCATCGGCTCGATCGCTGGGACCGTGTAGACCTCGATGCCCCGGTGCATGAGGAACGTCGAGTGCCTAAGATGGCTGAGAAGGCGAGTCGCGTCGTTGACGGTCAGGGTGAGGGCTCGGCTCTGGGAGAGTTCGGTGGTCATGGTTCTTCAACGAACTAGGACCCAGGGCTTCAACCGGAAATCTTGGCTTTCTCGACACCGACCCGCTTCATGCTGACGGCGACGTTCTTGTCTCCGCCGATGAAGTTGATCTTGTAGTGCGGGAACATGAACGAACTGGATCCCTCGGGGAAGACCTGGGTTACACGTGCCTCGTCTCGTCCATCTACTAGGACACGGGCACCTACTGGAAAATATGGACTAGAAGGACGCACCTGGAGCCTCTGATTCTGAGAAGAAGTAGGGAAACCCATACCCTCTCAACGATCCATACAGCCTGCTCTCAACGCCATGGGCTGACTTCTCTGTAATCCTTCCTATGGACTTCAATGGCCTTGGTATCAAAGTCCAGGTGCACCACGATGTTTTCCCGGAGATCCTTGAGACCAATCTCCTTCGCCAAGAAGTCCCAGACGTAAGTCTCCAACACCGTGAGGAAGTACGGTCGTTTCTTGCTCTTCAGCTCATCGAGGCGACGCAGGAATTTGCCGGGAACCTGGGTACCGTTCAACGCCACCAAAGACAGGGACAAGAAATCACCAGCTTCCTCGTGAAAAGTGGCTAGGTATACCTTTCCGTTCAACGTGCTGACGGCAAGGTTGTAGACCTGATCGGGGCCTACCTGGAGTAGGTTTCGAGCGAAATCGAACGGAAGGATTTCATCCCCGTAGTTGTCCAAAACCAGAAATGCGTCCTGCGTTGTAGAAACCTCGAAGGTGAACAAGTTGGTAGCAGGAGGGGTGATTCCTTCCGCCGCCAATTCCCTTACTGCGGAGGGCTGGTCGAATACCCGAACGTTTTTGATGGTCTTGTTATGGTGCATGACTTACCCAGAGAGGTTCAGAGTTTACACAGGAAGCCATGCTGAAAGAAACTGGACAGTCGCCCTTCGATTTTCCCATCTACGGGTAGGCGAAGGGTATGTTCCGTCAGGTGATCAGCCTACTGGTTGAGGTTCCTAACCTTGGCCTTCGGTTAAAGAGTCCTATTGTCCAGCTTCTTTCAACACAGCTTCAGTAACTCAACGAATACACCAAGGGAGCTTCAACCTCTCAGTACCATTTTGAATAATTGCCACAGGGTTGGTCGGGCAAACCACATATCAGTCCTGCTCTGGGAACATGATGGTAATGACAGGCTCACCCTTATCCCCAGGGCCGCAGACGGCCTTGAGTTTCGTCAGGGTGGGCTGAACCCGATCGCGGACGACCAGGACCTTGAAGTGGATGGTGGTCGAGCCAGGGGCTGCCCGGCGAATGGCGTTCGAGAGCATCCAGAGCACGTCCCAGAGACGGCCCTTGATGTCGTTGCCTGCCCGCTTAGCAGCGTCCGTGAGATCCACACAGGCTGCGAAAACCTCGGCCGTCGCTGCGACCGGGAACTTGAACCCGGCGTTCTTGATGACCTCTTCGAGGTCTCCCTGGCAGAGGTCCACCAGAACACCATCCCTGATGGCTTGGGCTCGGGTGTAGGTGTGGATGAGGTCCTCTTCGGTAAACAGGTTCATGCCTACCTAAACGAAGGAGCCTTTATTCCTTCAACTCAACTTTATGGGCTACTCCGACGGACAGCTCGTACCTTACGTTCAGGTTAAATTCATGAACCGTCCCTTTCTCATCGATCACTCTGACCATGAGGTGGTCTGGGATTTTGTAACCCTCGCTTTTGATGGTAGCTGCGGACAAAAAGGCCCAAGTCTTGTAGTTGGGGTTGATCTTCTTGATTAATGCAGCCAGCATCTCTTTTGCATACAGCTCGGCTGCAAAAGCGGGGCTCTCTTGGAACCAGTTTTCCGGGATGTCCCATGGGCAGGAGTCCCTGTTGAAAACCTCCCCCTCAGCGGGTTCCGACTCGTACGCTGGGCACCAGAGTTTAGCTATCCTTGTGAGTACCATAACTACTTTCAGGGTTGAAAGATTGAGAATTCGTTCGTCCACTAGGTGTAAGCCCTAAGAGGCTAAGGGAGGTTCAGATGAGCTACTACTACACCCTTTACAACCAGGAAGTGATCAAGCAAATCAAGGCAGACCCCGAGCTGAGCTTGGTGTTCTTCGCAATGTACCCCCCGTACGATGATGAGCTGGACCCCCTCCATCGACCTAACTGGGCAGCAATCCGAGAGGCTGAGTATCTAGGGCAGGCCAAGGTAGCTCTTAAGAGGGCTAAGACCTGGGCCAGTGAGCGGGCTAAGAAGGAGGGATCTTTGGGTTGAGTTTGGTTGAGAAGGCATTCCTTTAATCGTTGAGGTAGTATGAGTAACGAAGCCCGTCGAGTTCGAGAGTTGGCCCGAATCGAAGCCTACCATCGCGGTCCTGCTGTCAAGTATGATGACGTAGCTCGGCACTGCCCGAGCCACTGGTCCCCAAGGTTCATCGCCAACCAATGCGAATTGGCAGGGTACCCCGTGTGGTCGAGTGCCCCGGATGCAGCTCTGCGGGGCTAGTATCCACTATACCCTCGGTCGTTGGGGAATCATGAACACTCGGTACATCGCCCGCCACGTCAACTACTTCCTCGGCAAGCCGGGCCACGATTTCGCCCTGGTCTTTGAGGACCGAGTGGTCGACATTCAGGACCGGAGTTACTCGAAGCTCCTCTCCGAGCCTGGGTTGGTGGGGCTCATCGAGTCGGCCCCCGCCATGAAGACCCGCTTCGAGCGGCTCACCCAGACGACCTGGAGGGGCAGCGTCCCCCTCCTGACAACGGACGGGATGAGGTACATCCCGTCCGTTGGGACGAAAGAGGAGGCTGCTGAGGCATGCCGAAAAGAAGCTCGTCTTCTGAGAGAGGAAGCTGACCGAGAGGCCACGGATCCAGCCTATGCCTTGGAGAAGGCTCTCAAGAACCACGATTGGTTCGCCCACTACTCCGACGACAACAATGTGTGCCTCGCTTCTGAGCAACACTGGCAGAAAATTGAGGGGCTCAAATTGAAAGTCCCGAAGGATGTAGCTGAGGCTCTAGTCAACCAGTACCAACCTAAGTAGGGGTTGGTTTAGCCGTACGGAGAAGTCATGTTTGCAACGGTTTATTTGTCGAAGGGGAACATGGGAGAGGCAACCGAGGAGGATTTCGGAGGTTGGGTCCGTTTTGTGTCTGAGCGTCTCTCAGGGATCGTAGGGTTTGATGTGAGGGTCGACTCTAGGGCGTTCTCTGATAGGAACGAGGTCCGTTGCAATACGGATGAACAGGAGCAGGACATCCGAGATGCTGTTGAGAGGCTCTGGGATCAATGGCTCAAAATGGGAGCCCCTCGGTAAGGCCCTTTTGAGCCAATAAAGGGGTTATCTTCACCCTCTAGTGGAAAGATAGGTTGAGCCCGAAGTACTCTAACCGTTAAACGGGCATGGGCTCGACCGTTAGAGCAGTACCGAAACCCAACAACGAAAAGAAGCTATCTGAGGGAGCCTTCGCTTGGAGAAGCTTCGGTACCATTGGGTACGACATGTACCTAAAGTGGGTTTTGGGGGAAAAAGTCGACCTTGAACTTGAAGGGAAAAAGTAATGTCGTACGACTATGACCGGAGAGCTTCAGATGAGAGTGGGGCGGCCAAGTTCATTGAGGACCTCACTAAGAAGCTGGACCTGAAGGGAAGGCAGGTCAAATTCCGGACGACTCCAGAAAACGCCCCCGGATCCCGGCGTGGCGGGATGGTGTTCGTCAATTTCTACAATCTTCCGACAGGGGTTGGGTCAGCAGGAGGCGGGGCTGAGGCGGAGAACAACCGGATGCTCTTCGTAGTGGAGGGGTTCGGGCTGCCTACGGGTAAGGTTAAGGTTGAGATGAGTACCTCAGCTCTCCCTCGTGAGCACAAGCTTCGTGCGAAAACGGATTCTCCGGAACGGGTCGCTCAATACCTTGCAGCCTTTATCAACAAGGTTGTCAAGGAAGTACCTCCCCATTTCACCCATACCAAAGTTTAGTCCATGTTGGTTCCTAAGTATACCCTGACCAGAAATGGTAGGGTTATCGCTTACGGTACCCATGAAGCCATGTACGCGGCTGCTCAACTTTTAAGAGTAGACGGAGAAGTCCTTCTGGTTACGGGTACTCACCTATTGCTACACATTCCAATCCATGAGGTTGAGTCCGAGCGACCTTACCCGTTGAATGGAGGGTGAGGAAAAGATGAAGATCGAAGCCGTGCCTGTTTTGGGGGGTTATGAAATCAAGGTTGTGGCACCCGATGGGTGCTTGATCTCTTGGCGCGGATCTCGCGCAGCGATCCCTCGCGCAATGGAGCTGGTTAGGAGGGCTCTTGCCAAGAGGGGTCTTCAAAGTTCCCTTACCGCTTGAAGCACGTCATCATAGGTAAAGTAAACCGTAGTCCCCCCAGCTATCTCTTCTCCGACTAGAGGGGAGACTCGTTTGAAGTTCTGCTCCCCATAGACAAGTAGGGTGTTGGGTCGAGTCGGTATGTGCCCAAGCAACTCACGGGTTTTGAAATGCTCGAAAAGAGGCAAGGACCCGCAGGAAGTTCCATCCGTGTTTTTGCCGAGATAGATAACCTGCTGGGCTCGACCTATAAGGTTGATGAGCCCCCAGTCGACGTAGTTTGAGGGCCATGAGACGAACGCGATCTCAATGGGCTCGACATCTTTAATGTCGTGGAAGTAGGTCCGTCGAACCTCGATGCGAGGTTCCCCGTCCCAAGAAAGGGGTGCTTCCTTGTCGATCGCAACGACCTTGAGGGCTCCTAGGTCAACCAGCGTTCTAGAGAGCTGGAGGTCTCCTGCTCCAAGGTCGTAGACGGTTCGACTCTTCACCGTTTTCGCGACGAGCTGGCGCTGTTTGGGGTTGAGTTGACCATAGGGCATAGTATCTAAGTCCACCGGTTTAGGCGGAACCCCGTCTTCTCGGTGCTTCCAGGCCAGAAACGGATCCCCTTGGGGTCCTGGTCCTTGAAGTTCCTCACGAAGAAGCCGAAGTCCCCGTTGGGCATTTTCGTAGTGAGCTGCTGCCCGAACGCCCGCGTCGGGAGGAGCTTCCGTGCGGGCTCGGGGATCAGGTCGTGGTAGCGGATGTCCTTGCTATTCACCTGGGTCAGCGTCGAACCGAAGCAGACGATGTGATCCACTGCGACGGCATGTGGCTTGGGAGTGTTGCCGTCATGGGCGTCGAGGGCAGGAGCGAAGAGGATCTCGGGATCCTTCGGCTCGTACCACCAGAGCAACGGCTCTGCCTCGATGGCGCCGTCCCAGCAGCAGACGGCGAGGGGCCAGCCAGGGTAGTTCTGGTTGTAGCTCGCGAGTACGATCGTGTTAATCACGGGTCGCTTGTTGGCGGGCACCCTCTGGAGTGCCTCGGGCACCTGTTCTGGCCTCTCCGCCAGAACGACCGTGTAGCTCCCCACGTCGAAGACTTCCGCGAGGTTGTCGAACGCAGGGACCCCCTTGGACAACCCACGGCTCAGCGTCTGCGTCTTGGTGGATTCGGCGATGTCGTCGAGGAACCCCTTGAAGCTCCTCGTGTCGATGACGTTTTCGGACGAGAGGGGCGTTTTCGCGGGGATCGGGAGAATCATCGCATTGGCCCCATAGCTATGCGCTGAGTTCTTGTAGGCCATCACGTGGACATAGATACCGTTGAGTGTGGCTTCTCCGGCGTACAGCTTGGTGCCACTCATTTTGGAAGCATGAAGGGTAATGCACATGGGAGTTTAGTACACCGGGGGTTTGTCGATTTTTGTCAGATTCGTCAATCATGTGCGTCCTTCTACCATGGCACGCACAATTAAACGGACATCTACCCTTCCCTCTGAACGCAAGGGCATGCGAACTTACCTGCGCCAAGCGGAGAACAGTGAAGTTCATGTTCTCGAAATGGCGGAGGGCGAACGCAAGCGAATTGGCTATGTCCTAGCTGCCTATGACGCTTGGTTTGCTTACTGGAGCACGATCGATGATCGTGCTCGCATTTCTGGTATGCCGCTTCGCTGGTATGAACGTGAAGCCAATCGTCTGCAACGCGAGTTCTTCCGTCGTTGGGACACTGAAAGAGCACTCCTTCAATGGCTTGGGTTCTCTGAGGATGACGTACTAGCAGGTGCGCGTGCGCTTCGGCGTTACGTGGCACGCAAGGGATTCCACATTCGATGAGGCAGGGGTTGACCCTAGAAGGTGGAGGGTGTATGCTCCTCTCCAAGATGAAAACTTTCTTCGCTCCCTTCTGGTAGCTGCCTCGTGGCCCTCCGTTTCGATTTCGTTTCACTTCTAGTCGAACGAATCGAATTGTACGGAGGATGTTATGAATTTCGAGCAGTTGAAGAAGGACCTTGCAAGTAACTCCGCCGAGGGTCGGCGGATCTCTCTAGAAATCAATAGCCTTAAGTGGCAGCCAGGGACCCTGATTGAAGTCCAGGCGCTTCGATCTAGGCGTGATGAGAGTGGGCGTAAAGTGGTTGGGAAACGGGCCCTGAAGGCTTTCAGGTGTCCAGAAACAGGCCCAACGAGGTTTGCTCTCTGGGAAAAGAAGCGGACTGTAGGATTTGAAGCCAGGATGCGCTTCCTAGCCTACGGGATGGTTCGCGGTCTTACCTACCACCAGATCGAGAAGACATGCAGTAAAGGCAATCTACCTCGATCCTACGCGATCCACAGTACCTTGACCCGTTACCTTTCGCCTGAGCAAATGGCGCTCTTCTCGGAGGAGACCATCCAGGCATGGCTTGACGGGGAGGAAGTTCCGAAGCTCGCCAAGGAGGCCGCATGAGTCTCCTAGACGACATTCAGAAGCTCCGTCAAGAGAGTGGGTCCAAGCTAGCTGAAGCTGATCGGCTTGTTCGGCTGATTGAAGCTTTTCCCGATCTCAAGAAGCACGTGGGACGGTGGAACAAGGTCGCCTACTACTCGAAGTCGGTGAACTCCAAGGTCACCCGCTTCGACCTGCGGCATAATTGTGGTTGTTGCTCCGACTCCCCGCTTGAAGTCTGGCCCTACCAGGAGACCGAGCACGGCAACATCTACTCGGACCCGCCCTGCTTTCAAGTCGGAGAGCGGAGCTATCTCGGCGGAGACACCCCCTACTCTGCATGGGAGGACAAGCTCAAGACTGCCGGGATCCCCGAAAGCATCATCGGGGCGATCGAGATGCACTTCGAGCGATGCCGCAAGGAAGCCCTTGAATCGGTCGAGGAAGCCTACGGAGGGTCGGTCGAGGAAGCCTACGGAGGGTCCGATGAATAAGCCCTCGTTGTGGCAGCGGCTCAAGCTTTGGTTCGAGTTCTTGAAACTCTGGGTAGAGTGAGGGATGTCTAACCCTAAGCTGTTTCTTGTTGTGCGTGGGGACCTGTCCCCAGCGCAACAAGCGGTACAAGCAGCCCATGCACTTCAGGAGTTCAACGTTCTAGTGTACCCAGAATCAGCTCGGGCAACCTCTTTAGGGTCTAGTCGAATGGCTTTTTCCGAAGCAAAGAGGTGGTTAAGATAACGGGTAGCAACTCGCTTTTCGATTGAAGTCGTCATGATTGACCGTCCTGAATAAAAGGAAAACGGGGCAGTCGAGTCTTACGTCACCCACGGCAAATCCACGGTTTGGTTGGCGAGTGCGTGTGTGCAGTCCCCGAGGAACTGGATCTGCCCGTCGCGCACGAATGAATGACACGTGCTCTCGAAGGGCTGTGCATCGATATCCTCTGGATTGGTGCGCCGGTAGCGTACCAGGATGGACGGTGAAAACGTCGGCCGCTCTACGGTGCCCGTTGATACCCATCCGCGATCTGTCGGGAGCACAGGGATCACGTGCGGCTCCAAGCAGCCGGGGCAGTTGAAGCGGTAGCCATAAAGGCTCCCGTCGGGGGCGAGCACCTTTTGGACACGGGCTTTGTTCATATAACCCCTAATCTTACAAAAGACTATTTGACGCATCGCGTCTTTCATGATAGAGGTCAAGTAATGACTCGATCTGCACAAATCCCCTCTCTTCGCATTTTGCCCTCTGAGCGTAGGCTTATCGAGTCTGCTGCGAGGGCACACGGGCAAACAGTGACAGATTGGGCTCGAAACCAGCTTCTTCGCCTTGCAAAAGAGCAGCAGCAGGCCAAGCCCAACCCCAACCTTAAACTCGTCAGCTCTAATCCTCGAAAAGGACTAGAGCTGGATGACGAGACACTGGCGATGCTTTCAGGACGAGGCTAAATACGCCAAAGTATATCACTTCGGGGGCTCTTCTTTTCCAACCGACGAAGATGGTTGAAACCATCAACCTGGTCTTTCCACTTCTTGGGGATAGCATCTATCCCGTAGTGGGTTCCAGCTAGGGCCCCAGCAATTCCCGCTATAGCGTCCGTATCCCCTCCAGCTCGAATGGCCACCCTAACAGCCTCCTCAAAAGAGTCTGTCAGTAGAAAGGAGGCAAAAGCTGCTGGGATGGTTTGGGTGGTATGGTCTTTTGCCCCAATACGCCGCAGGACTTCTTCAGTAGGGATTCCTTCAGATTGGTAGGAAAGAACTTGTTGAAGTCCTTGTTTTACTCGGCAGTCAACCAACAGCTCACTGACTCTGTGAATCAAGTCTCCAGGGCCTTGTTTGCACAACGGGTTTCTTCAACCAGAAAAACCGTGATACCTCAAAAAACTAGGATCGGTGTAGGCGACGCTGACGAGCTTCACAGCGAGACGGGCCACCTCGTCAGTGAACTCCCGAGTGAGGTGATCCTTCACACGATCATGCGCTAGCTCGTGGAGGATCAGCTCCAGGTGCTTCGGCCCGAGGGAGGTCTCAAACCATGCCTTCCCGAGCCGACCCACGTTGAAGGCGAGGGTCCCGTTCCCGTACCAGGCAGCATGCGGGAGGGCGATGGGCTCGTTGACGAGCTTTACGTGGATGGACTTGCCCAAGAGCTTCTCGGCCAGGTCCTCCGAGAACTCCACGAGGGCTCGCATCCCGTTCGTGTACTGGTCCTCGGGGATGATGCGCTCGGGGTCACCATCGGGGCTGTACTGGACGCCGCTCGGGCGGATTTGGCCAGCAGGAGAGGCAAGTCCTGTAGCCCGGACATTAGCCCACTGTCCCTTCGATAGAGCCCCGCCAGGGATGACCGTGTACCCCTCGTTCATTACCTGTTTGTTGGCCTCCTTGTCACTTGGATCGAAAATGGCCCGTTTCTTCCCGAAGCGTTCATCAAGGACCCTTCGGACAGCTTTCGGGTTTACTCGTTCATCTTCGGTCGCAGCATTCACCCAGACTTGAGAGGTGTCCTCTTTGGTCAACTCTTCTGTCATGTAGTTAGCCAGAAGGACTCGAATGGTTTGAAGGTAGGCTGGGGTTACGTTGTCCCGGTCTACGTTCAGGGGTACCCGCTGATGCACACACACATGCCATCGTTCCCCTCCATTGAACGGGACCACGGGAAGGCCCAACTCATACAGAGAAGGCTCTTCTCCTGGCAAGGGCTCGAATATGGTCACTTGAGTTCGACGCTTGGTTCGTCGGAGAAACTTCTCTTCATCCGCGTACTCAGTTTGGAGTTCGCACATGAACGTCTTGATGGGTTTTCGAGCTGGGATCAGCTCCCCGTTGAAGGTCAGAGTCACTCCGTTTAGAGGAATGATCTTCTTGGCAGCTAGACTTACTTCCTGGAGTTCGGATCGGGTCATGGGCAGCCGGACTTCGATTCGGCTGCCCTTTTCCCGCTTTGCCTTTGTGACTTTACGCCCCGAAGAGTCAAAGAACACGGTTCCAGTGGTAGTGGCAATTTTAGCCTCTAGAGCTAGCGCCAATACCATCTTCTCGCCCATGGTGAAGCGTCCCGCTTTCGTTGGGTCGGTACGCTTTGTGGTATCTGCAAAGAGAGTCCACGCAAGGGCGAGGTTTTCAAACCCCTTGGGGTCATCGTCTTCGCAAGTGAGCCATGCTTGAGGCGTGTGCGGGATCGAGCGAAGTTCGACGCTGACCTTACTCACATCCTGATCCAGGCCGTTCTGGACAACCTCGTATAGGGCCCAGGCAAGACCCCGACGCTTCATGAGGCGAGCTAGCCCCTCTTTGTCAGCTTCAAACCAATCCATGGCGGAGATCCTTTAGAAGCCACGTAGCCTCATTGAGGTTTAGCCCTACAAGTCCTTGGGGGCTAAACCCCATGATTACGAACGTCCCTTTGATGGGGACCCCCACCACGGTTCGAGTGCATTTCTCTTCGCTGTACATGGCGCAGAAAATGTCGAACTTCCCCGCTCGGATTTGCTGAAGGCTCCCCCCCAAGATGTCTCGGAGGTGGGGGTAGCCCTCGATGTGGACCATCTCAGGTTTACACCGGGGCCTACAAATGACAGCGTTCATTTGATCAACTCAACCAAATCGGAAAAGTAGATGTCTACCTCTGCGTGTCCGTCAGCATGGCCGTAGTCCCATGCAAGCTGGAATGCCTTCCTTGCCTTGGGGTTATCCGTGACTCCATAGTGCTCGAACAAGTCCTCCTGAAACTCCTGGTGAAGGAGTCCTTGCTCGTCTCGGTAAGCATCCCGCTCGCGGGTTCCGGCCTTTCCGTAGGGGGCCTTGCCCCTGTAGTAATAAGACTCTAGCCGCTCTTTCAACCTTGAAGCCATTTTCTCCTCTTTTACAAGCCCTAAACGAACATAGACCTGACCTCTCAACCAGAAAAAATCACACGAGGGGGGTTAAAGGATTGGACCCCCCTTCGTTGAAAGACCATGCGAATCAAGCTAAACCCTTTCATCGTTGAGCGAGATGGTGTGGAGATTCCTCTGGTTATCCAGGGGAATTACTTCTCTGGGGATCCGGGGAAGCTGTACGGCCCCCCAGAGGATTGCTACCCCGCTGAGCCTGAGGAAGCTGAGGTGGAGCAGATTTTCCTCAATGGGAAGCCCTGGGAGGGGCAGCTTACCTCAGAAGAGGAGAAGGAGGCCCAGGTAGCGATTATCGCGGCAGCTCAGGATGAGTCGGAGTACCTTGAGCGCGACCCGTCTTACGAGGAGGACTACGACTACGAGGAGGACTACGACTACGAGGAGGACTACGACTACGAGGAGGATTACGACTACGACAACTACGACGACGGCGCTAACTGAAGAGACCCAAAATGAAAATCCCGCTCACAATCAAGGTTTCCTATCTTCCGTCCTGGGGTGCGTATGAAGGCATCCGGGAGTTGGTCCAGAACGCCAAGGATGCGGAGGTCGAGCACTCGGCCCCCATGAAGGTGGACTGGTACAACGACACACTTCGCATTGAGAACGAGGGTACGACCCTCCCGACGAAGGCGCTCCTTCTCGGTCACACGTCAAAGCTTGGGAACTCCCAGATGATCGGGAAATTTGGGGAGGGGCTCAAGCTCGGTGTTCTTGCGCTCGTTCGAGCTGGGCATGAGGTGAAGATCCGTAATGGATCCGAGGTCTGGATCCCAACCATCGAGCGTAGCGATGTCTTCGGGGAAGATGTGCTTGTGTTCGATATTACGGGTGGTCGTGAGGTGAAAAACCGCATCCGGGTGGAAATCGCAGGCGTCACCAAGGAAGCTTGGGAGAAGATGCGGGAGTGCTTCTTGTTCCTCAGCAGGCCGCGAGAGACAGAGCAGGTGGTAACCAGCGAGGGGGCGCTCCTGATGGGGGCGCGTTTCAAGGGGCGGATCTTCGTCAAGGGGATCTTTGTGCAGACCGTACCTAACACGGAGTTTGGGTACGATCTTCCTGACGTGGCACTGGATCGAGACCGCAAAATGGTGGAGGCGTGGAACCTCCAGTACCATACGCGCAAGGTTTTCATGGCCTCCCTAACTCAGCGCCAGAGCCTATTCTCCAACTTTGTCCAAATGTTGGAGAATCCGACCCTGGAGACAGAAGGGTTGGATTCGTTGGCCGCTAGCTACAGCATTACCCCGGATTTGGCTGAGAAGGTCGTAGAGGTCTTTCAGCATACGCATGGGGCCCACGCTGTACCCGTGGCTAACCTCGCGGAGTCCAGAGACGTGGAACACCTGGGAAAGATTGGGGTAGTGGTTTCCAAGCCTCTTGGAGCAGTTCTTGCTCGTTCCCTTGGGGATGCCCTTACGGTCCGTGAGAGCCTGAAACGAGAGGTTGTTCGGTCCTACGGCTGGGGTGAGCTTACCCTCGAAGAGCGGAGGATCCTGACTGACGCTATTGATCTGGTGGCGAAGGTCGAACCCGTGAAGCTGGACGACATTGATGTGGTAGACTTCCGCTCCCCTCTCCATGGGCAGTTCAAGGATAATCGCATCCTCCTTGCCAAGAACCTCTTGACCGACTTCGAGGAGACCGTCTGCACCCTGGTCCATGAAGTGGCCCATCGGATGGGAAACGATGGGGATATGGGGCACGTTCAACAGATTGAGCGTATCTGGATGGGAATTCTCCGAAACTTCCGAAGAAATTAGATGTAAGGGGGTTGAGCCTGTCAGGCTCTTTTCGTTAAGGCTGATATGAGAGGTGTGGCGCTAAATAAGGAGTCTATTCGCTTGAAGGCTGCCGCACGACGGGTAGCCAAGCAAGAGAAGTTGACTCAGCTTGCGAAGGTCGAGGCCAAAGAGGCTAAGATCCGTGAAGCTTTTACCGAGCGCCACCACTCGGTTTTTGGTAAGCTACCTCCTTCTGTGCCCTATACGGTGGCCGAAGTAATCCAGAAGAAGGCTCCGAAGTTGCTGGAAAGCGGGGACTACCTTCACGCCTTGTCCAAGCTTTCCCAAATCAATTGGGTTCGCCCAATCGCAGACTGGGAGCCAAAGGGGAAGGGGAAGGGGACGAACTTCCGTTCGCTCTGTGAGCACCTGCTGGCAAAGTACCCGATGCCCGCCTTCCTTTGGTCAGCCTTCTTTGAGGACCAAGCTAACGCATTTACCGCCTTTGTTGTCTGGGTCGCTCTGGGGCACAGCCCCTATGAGGCTGTGAAAAAGAATATTCTCCCTGTTCCTTTGACCCGTAAAATGTGCCATGCCTTGATGGCATCTAAGGCGGATATGCCATTTTTCAAGGCCCTTCGCCAAGCGCAAATTCAAATCCTTGGGGGAAGCCCCCGCTTCTTCGCAAATTGGATGAAGACCCAAGCTGGGCAAAGGCTTCACTCGGAAGAAATGGAGGCATTTTGGGCTACGACTATCGAGTGGTTCACTAAGCAGCCCATGGTAGACCCTGCTCAAATGGGACCCCTTGTGGACTACATCATTTTTCGGCGAAACCAGAATGACAAGTTCACGATGACGGGGCGCTCGTTTCTGGCGTTTTTCCGTGAAATGCAAGCGTGGCACGCAACTCTTGGCAATGACGACACCTATCGTGGCGCGTCCATGTTCGAGACGAGTGGGTTTAAGGCTTTCTCTTTGGACCACCATGGGATGGTGTGGGAGATCCGGGAGATTCTGACGGCTAAGGCTTTGATCGACGAAAGCCGAAAGATGGCCCACTGCGCAGCTTCGTACGCTCCTTCCATCACAAGTGGGCGTATCTCTCTTTGGTCCCTGACTGCCACCGATCCGAATTCGGGCGTTGTGTCCAAGGCTCTTACGGTCGAGGTCCAAAACGTTCCACGTGTGATCGTACAGGCTCGGGGCAAGTACAATCGGCTTGCAACCACTCAAGAAATTTACGTACTCACCCAGTGGGCAGCGGTTAATAACCTTCGGCTTAGCCAACGAGTGGTGTAGGATCAGGTTGCGCTAGGGAGGGGCCCCCACCCCCTAAATTACGGCTTCAGCAGAAGAGGTAACCTTCTGTGCGTCCTAAGCTCACAGACCGTGCTGTACGGGCAGTGGGGGCACTCTATGTCTACTGGAGAGTGGCACTCAACAACTATCCAAGAGGATGTATGCTGGGGCCAGAGTACGTGTTAGGGTGATGCCCCTAAGGGGAACTACAAAAGTGCTTTAGTCACCCATTTACCAGATACGATAAGGTTTAAATCTTGCTTCACGGGCTTACCTACCTAATGGGCCCCCTCCAGACACTAGAGGGAGCCTTACCTCGCAACTCCCCTGAGGGCTCTTCTGCTACGCTGGATAAGCCCAACGCTTGGAGAGGGGAGTTGATTTCGTATGGACCCTTGCACCAAGAGATCCATCGGGTCTTACGTAAGCAAAACCTAGACCTAGTGTCTATCCGAAAACGAGTAGGTTCGCCTGAATTCAGCATCACCTTTTTCTGTAGTCAGCGTAAAGGGTGGTCTCTGCTGGTGGCTGTGCCTTTAACCGTCCCTGCATTACTGACTGACTATGCAGTGGTTTCAGGGTTACTAGACCAACTTGCGAATTGGCATAAGCTTCGGAGTTGATATGCCCATTGTTTACTTGAAAGGTGATGCGACCGCACCTCAAGGGAAAGGGCCTAAAATCATTGCACATATAGCTAATGACCAGGGCGGTTGGGGGGCTGGCTTCGTTTTGGCTATTTCCAAGCGTTGGGCTTACCCCGAGCAAATGTACCGCCAGTGGTACCGCCAGCGGGACCCCATCAACAACCCGGAACCCATCGTGATGACCTCGGGAAGGTTTCAGCTAGGGGAGACCCAGCTCGTCATGGTCGCCAGCGGGCTCGCTGTAGCTAACATGGTCTCCCAGGCAGGGATGCGAACCAGCTCGAAGGGGCCGCCCATCCGGTACGACTCCCTCCAGGTTTGCCTTGAGAAAGTAAGGGATTACGCGGACTCCTTCAAGGCGAGCGTCCACATGCCAAGAATCGGGACTGGGCTTGCTCAGGGAGACTGGCGTGTCATCGAGCCAATCATCCAGAAGGCGTTGTCCGACATCGACACCTACGTCTACGACTTTTCTGGTTGAAGAACGGGGGTCGGCCCCGTTGAAGGAGCATGATGAACACGAATTGGCGTGAGGAAGAGAAGAAGGGGCTTCAAGCGAAGCTCAAGACCGATACGTACACGGTGAACGGCGTCCTCTGTTGGACGTCCTGCCGTCACCAGGAGGACCGTCCGGTCCCGATGCACGTCTTCGCGGACGCCGACGTGGAGCCCCCGCCCGGCCAGAAGGCTGCGTGCGAGGCCCACACGAGTGCTTTCCTTGCGGCCTACCGCAAGGCGATGGAGAACCACGTTCCCTCCGAGGAGGAGATGTTCGAGATGCGAGGGGCCTTCGGTCCTGGCGCCACGGTCGTCAACGTCGTTACCGGCAAGGAGATCAAGCTGTGACCAACTACAACGTGAAGCCCGAGGGGCTCAGCAAGACCGGGACGAAGGCGTACGAGGTCATCATGTCCGTGCTCAAGAAGCACGACGCGACCTACACGGGGGGGTGCAAGTCCTTCTACAGCCCCGCCGAGTGGAAGGGACGTGGCGAGGAGTTCGGGCTCGACGCCGAGCTGATCGTCGTTTATGACGGGGGGAGCTTGCCTCCCTATTTCAGCCTCGATCACAGCTACCCTCACTACACTCAGTACGAGATCATGCGTCAAGCGCTTGAAGCCGAGGGCCTGTACTTCGAGGAGTGTACTGGTTGGTACGCTGCAATCTATAAGCTCTAAAGGAATCCTATGCGAGTCAGGATCGTCTCAGACCTTCACTTTGAGTTCCATAGGGATGGGGGTCGTACCCTCATTGATATGATCCTGGCAGACTCGAACTTCGATGTTCTTGTAGTTGCTGGGGACATTTCCAATATGGAGAGTACTCGGTCCTTGTCTCTGGTAGAGTTGGCAAGTACAGCCAATCCGAAACCAGTTGTCTACGTTCTTGGTAACCATGAAGCTTATGGGGGGACCCTAGAGGAAGCGGAAGCCAAAGCACGAAAAGCGACGGCTACCTGCGGAAACCTCCATGTCCTTGAGCGGGAGGTGGCCGAGATTGCTGGACAGCGTTTTGTAGGCTGCACTCTATGGTATGAGTACTCCGGTTGGGTGCCCCTTGATGACCGAATGGGGGACTTTACATGGATCGATGGGATTCGCTCTTGGCTTCCAGAGCGAGCCAAGGAATCCGCAAAATTCCTTAGGGAAACCGTACAACCTGGGGATGTGGTGGTTACCCATACCCTCCCCCATGTGAAAAGCATTCACTCAAAGTACCGCCACTCACCCACCAACAACTACTTCCTACATAATGTGGGGGATGTAGTTGAAAAGGGTGGGGCTAAGCTCTGGGTCCATGGGCATACCCATGCGAGTGTGGATTATCGTGTGGGGGAGACCAGGGTTGTCTGCAACCCGTTTGGGTACGTCCACACTCGATTGGACGATGAGCCTAATCTACGGTTTAACCCCAAGTTTACCGTGGAACTCTAGCCAGATACCTTGACGGTGTAGACCTTACGGCAAGCCGTACGTGCGAGACGTACGGCTTGCCCCGTACCTGAGTTTGGATTTCCGTTCCAAAAGGCTAGAACCAGACTAGCTATCTCTACGAGATATTGGTTCCGAATCCGAAAGCTGGCATACTTGTTGGACGCCATGATGGGGTTTCGGAGTTCAATGACTTCATCCGCTTTACGGGTCCACTCCCGAGTATCCCAAGGCTGAGCCCCTATTGTGTCAGGAACGACAACAGTAAGGTGAGGGCGGATACCGCTTCGCCAGATAAGGGCCGACTTGAGGGCTTCCGTGTCTACTCCACGAGCCCCTCCAAAGTAGATGGCATCGACACTAGAGTTCCGAACCACAGTTTGGATCGCGGTCTGAACGAGCTGAAGGTCCCCAGCCGAAGAAAGGGAGCGATGCCCCGTGACGCTGACGATTTTCCACAACTCTCGCTCTGGGGGCCTCATAGCTTCTTAATGGCACCTAACCAGCGAGGTCCTGCCTTCCAGCTCCAGTCTGCCATACTTGTATAGGCCCAGACTTGAACAACGGGGCCCCCTTCTCTCTCAACCCAACCATTTTCAGTGGCAATGAGGATTGTCTCTTCGTTGTTGGGTCCTCGTTCCCCCGTGAATGGGTGGAAACTATCACAGGCTTGGTACCCGTTGAGAGATGCAACTTGATCCTTGGTCCAAGGAGGGGTGGTTACCATGGTTCTACTTCCTTGAGCGAGAAAGCATTTCGCCAACAATTGCTCGCTCTAGTACAAAGAGCGCATTTGCGTGAGCGTGCAAGAAGAAGGCTTCTGGGTACCTGAGAATCTCTCGGTGAAAAGGGCTCATTACAGCTTGCCGTTCATCGTCCGAAACGTCTGACCGTAAAGACAAGGTGTTCACCCAAAGAGACTTTAGTTCGGGTGAGGTTTTCGTGATGGCAGCATGAGCTTTTTTCCTAGCTTCCTTCATCCGAGAGGTCACATAGGACTTCAATGCTGAAAGCTCCTGGAGGGTAAGGTGAGAGAGGTCGGGAAGAGGGATGGGGGTGTTAAGGTGATTAGCGGGCACGCCTAAAGATAACACCGGGGAAGAAGGTTCCTGTCCCCGGGTGCAAAGTAGCTGTGCGGTATGCTCTTTGGGCAGGGGAAGGAGAGGTCCCCGAGTCAGAGACAAACCCCCCTCTAGAGTAGTATTGAACCACTACAACCTGCTGGAAAGGGCGGACCGGAAAAGGTACGGGAGGAGGTTGAGGTGAAAGTGTAAGCTTGGCGATGTCTTCTTTCAGCTTACATAGGAGCCTAAATCGTTCTGTTGCTGTTGGGTCCCCTCCCGTATGATCCGGGTGAAGCTTAAGGGCCATTTTGCTGAAGGCTTTCTTGAACTTGTCTTGTAAAGCTTTGAGTCGTTCAATACCTTCAGCAAGAGAAGGAGCTTCTCGGATGTACCGAAAGTCTTCTAGGGTGATCCCCATTTCTCTAAGCAGGGCTTCAACTTCGGGGGTTTGTTGCATGGGGTACCACCTTTCTCAAGTTGGCTAATAGGAAGAAAGTGGTGTATCTACCTGGAGCGGGTCCTCTATCTTGCCGGTGCCCAGAGATGAAACCATGAAGAAGAATACGACGGTGGGCGAGTTGCGGGTTCTCTGCCGCGAGGCTCATGCGGCGTTGCGGGACATCGCAGAGGTGGCCAGCGGCAGGGGGTGTTCATGCGAGTGCGGGCACGATCAGGAAGGGCACGACGACGAGTGCGAGCGGTGCGATATGTGCCTCATCGGCGAGTGCGTCTCGACGCGCTTGATGGATCGCCTCCGCACGGCGGGAGGTGGGTAATGGGCCCTGAGTACACGGATGAAGAGGTTCTCCTGGCAGTTCGGGATCGACCTGACTTAGGTCAGATCCTAACTCGGCTAGCTTACTTCTCGGATAGACTGGCTGAGAAAGGGCGAGCTGTTAACGCCCTACAAGAAGAACTCATGCGTATCGGAGAAGATACCCCCAAGGTTGTAGCTCTTGCTCGACGAGCGAGTGGGCTTAGCGAAGATATATCTCGACTTACCTCTGAACGTGACCAATATGTACTTGATCTTATGGGCATACCCCCTAAGATAGAATCAAACGTTTCCTGTCCAATCTAACCGTAAGGAATTTACCGAGAATCATGAGTACCTACACTGACCAGACTCTAACCTGCAAGGACTGCCAAGCCCCTTTCACTTTCACTGCCCGAGACCAGGAATTCTTTGCCCTACAAGGGTATACGCCTCCCAAGCGTTGTAAGCCCTGTAGGCAAGCGTTCAAAGCCAGGATTGGTTCGCCGTCGCAGGCCCCTTCTTCGGGCTTCAACTCAAGCAACGGTTATTCCACAGGGGGCACCAACAGTTACCCTTCAGGAGATCGAAATGGAGGGGGTGGGGGTCGTCGTCAGGGTGGTGGGGGGAAGCGTCGTCGAGACCGAGACAGTTTCGGTAACTACGATGATTGAGATGTGACGTCCCAGCGGGGTTCGTCCTAGAAAGGGGGCTAAGGTTACACTTAGCTCCCTTTTTTAGTTGAAAGGTTAGCCCTCCTTTCGTTGAAAGTAACATGGAACAGAACATGAAGACCGATCTCCAGCTCGTTGAGGAAGCGTTCGAGGCAGTTAAGACGGTCGTCGAGCGCTGGGAGAAGGCGGGGGTCCAAACCATCGCCTTGCCGCAGTCCCTCGTCCAGCTCTTTCCCGTCGCAGACTTCCTCCTGTCTGCCAGGGAGCGGCTGAAGGACCCTCACACTCAGGGGACCCTTCAAGCTTATTATGAGAGAGCCTCGAAGGGTACCAAGTGAACGGGGTATAGGTTCCCATGGAACGTTTCAACTTCGACTGGAAGCAGTACAAGGGCAACCTCACATGGCTTCCCGAGCGAACCATCTACCTCACGCGCCACGGGAGCCACGCTTACGGGACGAACCTTCCGTCGAGTGACCTCGACCTCCGTGGGGTCGCCATCGCACCAGCAGCTTACTACCACGGGTTCCTCCAGACCTTCGACCAGGCTGTCCAGAAGGAGCCGGATCTCACCATCTTCGAGATCCGGAAGTTCCTCGGGCTGGCGGCGGACTGCAACCCGAACGTCCTGGAGATCCTCTACACGGACCCGAGCGACCATTTGCTCGTCACCCCGTTGGCCGAGAAGCTCTTCGAGCACCGAGACGAGTTCCTGTCGCAGAAGGCCAAGCACACCTTCAGCGGGTATGCGACGAGCCAGCTCAAGCGGATCAACCTCCACTACCGTTGGCTCAAGAATCCCCCGACCGGCGCCCCCTCTAGGGCAGACTTCGGTCTGCCCGAACGGACGGTTATCCCAGGGGATCAGCTTGCAGCAGCAGAAGCTGCCATTCGTAAGCAGCTTGACGAGTGGTCCTGGCACGAGCTGGAAGGGGTCGACCCCTCGGTCCGTCAGGCCGTCAAAGACGAGTTCTTCCGTCGTCTCACGGAGATCACCCAGTGGTCTTGGGACCAGATGGACGAGAAGGTCTGGCTTTCCGCAGCCCGGACCCTCGGCTACGACACTAACTTCATTGAGTTGCTCGATATGGAGCGCCGGTACACGGCCCGTCTCCGGGAGTGGCAGCAGTACAACGACTGGAAGAAGAACCGGAACCCGGACCGTGCCAAGCTCGAAGAGCAGTTTGGGTACGACTGCTACCTCGACGACACGGAGTTCCTCACAGCTCAAGGGTGGAAGCGGTACGATGAGATCCCCGAAGGGCTCGCTCTCGCGACCTTGAATCAGAAGACTGGGACCATCGAATACCAGGAAGCGACGGAACGGGTCAGCAAGCAGTACAACGGCCCCATCTGCTTCTTCGAGACGCAGGATACGGCTTGCGCCGTGACGCCGAACCACCGGATGTGGGTGTCCGATGTTCGTGGTGGGCGGGCCAACACAAACGGGACGACGTACAACGAGGCTAAAGCAGACTGGAAAATCCTCTCGGCTGAGAAGATGTTGGCTGGACGGCGGTACAGTTACCACTGCCGGACGGCCAGTGAAGGATCGGTGCTCACGAAGGACGAGCACACACTCATCATGGTGGGGGCCTACGTTTCAGAAGGATGTGTCGGTCATCGCCTCAAAGACGGAACCCCCTCGGTTTTGCGGTTTTCGCAGAAGGTGGGAGGGCGACAAGAACCCTACCTCGAACGCATCCTCTCGGAACGAAGGGATACCCGGAAGTTCACTGACCCTCGGAAAAAGAAGGGTCGGAAGACGCCGATCACCGAGAACGTTTACACGGTCGCGAACCGTGAACTCGCTAAGTCCATCGTTCGGGACTGTGGAGAGGGCTCCAAATCGAAACGGCTCCCCCCTTGGGTACGGACTTTGAAGCAGGAATCCGCTCGTTTCCTGCTCGACGTACTCGTGTCTGGTGATGGGACGAACCGTAAGTTCAGCCGAATCTACTACACGTCCTCGAAGACCCTCGCGGACGACGTGCAGGCCCTCGCGGTCCTCGCCGGGTTCACCTCGATGGTCTGGGGGCCGTACGAGGACGACCGAAACCCCAACCTTTCGATGTACCACGTCTACATTGGCAAGAGCGCCTTCAGCCGGGTCATCACGAAGGGCAAGGACTCGCACGTCAAGGTCGAGAATGTCACGGGCCGACGCATCGTGTGCTTCACGGTCCCAAACGAAATGCTCATCACCCGCCGCAACGGGAAGGTCGCCATCCAGGGCAACACGAAGCACGGGATGCACCTCGTGAGGCTCCTCCGCATGTGCCGAGAAATTCTCACCCATGGGCTGGTTTTCGTACGCAGACCCGACTTTCAGGAACTCCTAGCCATTCGGCATGGGGCCTGGAACTACTACGATCTGGTCACGTGGGCAGAGAAGCAGGACGCAGAGCTGACGGAGCTGGCTAAGGCTTCTAAGCTACCCAAGCAACCAAACCGCCACAAGCTTGACCGGCTTTGTATCGAACTAGTCGAGGAATCTTTCAAATGAAGGACTTGACCATGTTCGACCCTGCGGGGGAGCCTTACCCAGTTACACTCCAAGATATCCCCTTCGGGGTGTTGTTCACTATGTTGAACTACAAGGGTAACTTCATGAGGGTGAAGTGCTTGACCAAAAACTTGGGGGTCGTCCGCCCTTATCGTGCGGGGGGTCCAGATCCTGTCCCTTTCAATGATGATGGGTTCCATGTTCCCATTGTTGAGCTGGCTACTGGGAACGTCCTCTGGATGTCCAAAAGGAAGCCCTGTAGAGCGCAAGAAACGTTTTGTTCTTGAAAGCCCGATGCCCTTGCCTCTGTCAAGATTTGACTTGAGAAACTTCTTGGTTGTTCGTTTAGGTAAGGAAGAAAGGGAGCTGGATTGAAAGAGACTGTGTAGTAGGACTTCTAACTAAAGCGCTAAGTTAGGAACCTTAACCCTATCAAATAGGGGGATACTCTACGACAACCCTAAAGTGGGAAATCGGAAATGAGGTCGATTACACAGTCTCTTTCAGTCTAGCTCACTAAGGGAAAGAATGAGCTACGATATCGAACTTACAGATCCCGTAACCAAGAAGGCTTTGGTGGTGGACCATGTTCACCACATCAAGGGGGGCACTTATGCCTTGGGTGGGACGAATGAACTTCACCTCAACATCACCTACAACTACGCCCCCCATTTCTATCGCATCTTTGGCGAGAATGGGATTCGCAGCCTGTACGGAAAGAGCGGAGCTGCGAGTATCCCGATTCTCCAGGAGGGGATTGCGGCTCTAAAGGACGATGTGTCCGATAATTACTGGGATGCGACAGAAGGAAACGCCAAACAGGCTCTTTATGGGCTTTTGGCGTTCGCTCAGATGCGTCCCGATGGGATCTGGGCTGGGAACTAAGGTGAAGCTGGCGTAGGCCGCCGTCGAGGCAGCCTACGCCAGCTTCACAACTATTTCATGATGGAGGTTG